TCTTTTAAGGCCTCCAGCTGCCGTTCGTGACGGGCAACTGCTAGCTTCCATTGGACGGGTTCCAAATCCTTCCCTATGGGGATTGCCTCCAATAAGTCAGTACCAAATTGAGGAGCCTCTATAGCTGGCAAGCCTTCAAAAATAGAGTCAGCCAAATGTGCTAGCCATTGAGGCCTGATTTGTTTGGCAAAAGATTCATGATTGTATTCGTTCATTGTACAGCCGATAAAACAGCCACGTCCCCCTGAAAAACCCGTACCTTGGAGTACTTCATCAGCGACACGGTGTTGATCAAAACGCGCTTGAAACATTTCTTTTACTTTGGGATCGTTTTGATAAGAAAGAATGGTCATGATCTTGTTCCTTTAGTTGGGTTGTTGGTTCACGCTTCAGTGCAGTGATTCCAGTATAATACAGATTGAAGCTGGTGCCAACAATTATTTTAAATTACGCCAGCGTCCATTAGAGGTGGACGAGTCGCGAACACTCTGTGATTAAGATTAGGGTTCATCAGGCTCAACGTCACTTTTAACACTGGTCGCTGATCAGGGTACATTTCATCAATAAACAGAATGTGAGAAATGTGCATATTCGGAATGTGATGCTTCAAGTCCAGCACGTTCATAAACAAAACTTTACGAGCGGTTAAGCGTTGTTCCTTCAGTGAATTCACAGTGAATCGCCACAAATTGTGCATAGCCCTTGGTGCAACCACAATTATAGGTGACGACCGGTCAACCGGTACTTGACTCTCTAACGCGTCCAAGACAGCTAGGAAACGAGCCTCACGTTCGGGCGGTGAACCCAGTTCGTGACCAGCGAATCGCGTGGTATTGTTAGCTAGTTTCTCGATTTCCTGGTCCGTGAGCTTTCGTGGATCTTTGTTTGAGTTCATGCAGGTTCCTCGTTTCCTTTGTGCTTGTGTTGTTGATTGCTTGCTCGTGTTCGGTGTTTGAGTTTAAGCCAAATCCTGAACATAGGATAACACAAGATCACTATTAAAGAGGCTTGACCCAAGCCATACATAAAGGCTAGAACTAAACTGAGCTTCGGGTACATTGGAGCACCGCAGATGCTGGCCGTCAAGAATAGAACAGACAGACAGTAAATTAGTTTGGACTTCATGGGTTATACCTCAATTGTAGTCAAGCAGTAAGCGTGGTATACATCGCGTTTTTTGCGCCCGGTCCCGAGGTAATAAGTTTGATGAATCATGATTTTCCCTTTCGTTAGGACTTTCAATGAATTCAGTATAGTAAAGATTGAAGCTGGTGCCAACATTTATATTTAAGTTTCGGTGAAGCTATCCAAAACAGCTTCCAAGTCTGCTAGGAGTATTTGCTGTTTTCCAGCAATTTGCTGTTTTCCAGCAGTTCGACTATAAATAGTGTCTAAGATGCGTCTCTAGAACTTGAGTAGCTTTAGCATTGGCATTCGTCGTGTAACAGAAATGCACGAAAGCCATGATCAACAAGAGGGCTATTACAAACCCAAGGGTTTCGTCTGGGGTCATTTTGTCACCACTGCAGCAAGTGCCGATTGTAAATCAGCTATGAGCTTTCGGGCCGTTAGTGCAGAGAGCGTCTCAAGCATGCGAATCTCCTTTTGGTAGGGAAATGGGGATACCAACAGTGCAGTGAGTAGTATCCCCATTTATTTACTACGTGCTATAATAGGTGTGATTACTTCAGATTGCTATTTGCCCGGACTTGCGCAAAGGTCTGGTCGTTGTACGATACACCATTCTCGTACACAACACGCAGAAGATTCTGACTCTCAGGACGCGAGCCTTTCGGGACAGCAATCATTTTGCCTGTAGCGTCATATACAACCATCTGACGACCCTTCAGCGACGCTTTCTCAGGTGCAGTAATCGGACTCTTGTTGATACCCGTCCAATGTTCACCATCAGCGGAAATCGCTGAAGCCTTCTGCGCCCAACCTAAGTCATCCCGCATAACTTCTTGCAACAGCGCACCACCCATACCGTACCCGTTATTCTCGATTGAGAGCTTGTTAAGCTCCAAAGCGTGACAGATACCGTTAATGGATGTACGGTTTACGCCGTCACCCTGGATAATGCGTGCTGCAGGGTTCACCACATCGTAACCCTTCTTATTGGTGTGGAAACCGTAAGAGTTAGCGATAGACTTAACCGCGTAAACAACTTCTGCGATAGGCTTACCTGAGTCAAGACGGATGACGGCGGTACCACCTTTCGCCAAGACCTTATCCTTCAACTGCTTGCCCCAGATGTTATCTACTGAGTTACGTTGATCGTAAGCATCGCAAACACACGCGTACTTCTTGCCTTCGCCACCATACACATCAATCATGCGTTCGTAAGCTTGGGCTTCCCTTTCACGACCCCATGCGGTCACGGTGAAATGTTCCATGGCAGGAATTGAATACCCCGCCATCCATTCATCGTAGAACTCGGTTGCGGCCTCTAAGGCTGGGACAGTATCAGTGCCCATAAAGTTGATCAAATGCGACATACCACCAAGCGCAGCTGATTCTTCAGAACTGGCACCGCGACCCCCAAAGTCATGCAAGCGAAATGCAAGCTCTTCCTCGGGATTATCGCACGTTTGCTCTAACCACTTACGCAAGTCCTGTTTGATATGCCAGCTCAGTGTAGCGACCGAAGACTGATACCATGCAGCACGCAGAATCTCGGTCTCAAGAAACGAACCAAGAGTCGGCAATAACGGGTCCGTGCTTACTACCTGATAACACGGGACACCGACCGGAACAATCAACCCCTCGGGAAGAGCTTCAATGCGAACCGGAGGCAGTCCGTTATGGACCTCAACGATACGCTTGAACTCTTCGTATGGAAAGATGCCGCAGTGCTCGACAATACGACGGTTTGCGTACTCCACACTTTCCATTGTCAGCGGATTCTTCATCAGCTTCCGCTTCCAACTTTGGAGACCAAACCACAGTACCTGCTTGTACATGTTCAGACTACGAGCTGAACCATAGTTACTGGCGTATTTCAAATCGTCGGGCAGCTGCGGTCCATGCGAATACTTGTAGCTGTCCGACCCTAAAGCAAATCCGTAAGTCATGGCAAATCTCCTTTGCAGTTTTTAAAGACCCAGGCTCTCTGCCTAGGGTTTGGTCTAGTATAAACGACCGAACACGGAATTATTAATCACACGGAATCAAGTTAATCATCTTATGGATGATCCAGAAGTGATCCGAGTATAGCTCATGCGCTTGAAGTAGCCCGAGCGGTACCCACTTGACCTCTTCGAAATCATCGTTTGCCTCTACGAGAGGTAAAGAAGTATTGTCGTTCAGTAGATACAGATACGCATGCGTGATGATGCGTCCCCGGTCATCTGACCGATTCGGATCAGAGAACACGTGCTTGAACCTGAATGACAGGTCCAACATTGAACGCGGTAACTTAATGCGTGTTTCCTCGTGAGATTCACGCAATGAACTGTCAGCTAACACTTCGTCATCGTGTGCAAATCCACCTGGTAGCGCCCACAGTCCTTTACCAGGATTCAATTTGCGTTTACCCAGCAGTACGTGTGATGACTGAATGAACACTGAATCAGTAGTCGTCATTATAGGACGATAGGGTTTGTTGCCCGCATACTGGTGCTCAATTTTGTACTGAGCAGCAAAGTCACGCTGATCGCGCAAACCATCTATAAACTCAACGTTACGTGGAATCCAAGTATCAAGATACTCCGCCACGGGTTCAGGTACGTGCTGCCGTGAATAGTTCCACGTACCGGCCAGAATGGAATCGCGTAGATCCGTTGCATTTAGAGTCACACCTAAGCCGGGCATACCCAACTGTTGTACCTTGTAACCATGCACGTTGACTGAACCCCACTGCGGGAATTTCTTCAGATAGTACGAGGTATGGTCCTTAGAGAAACCAATCAGTCCTATAGTCCTAGGTATAGGCCAATCATCATCTGCAAGTTTGTTCTGAACGTAAGCAACCTTCTTATGGACATCCATACACCAGTGGAAATCGTGGTCATGCATGTGATCGTCTAAGAACTGAACGATGATGCGACTGTCTCTGATTTCCTGCTTGTACGTGCGCCATAGCATCTCTTCGACTTCAACTGCCGTCCAGGGATTCTTTCGGGTACGAGGGCGGTTGGCTGAACCCGTCAAGACCAGTACATGACGCGCTTTCTTTAATGCTTCATCAATAACATGCTTGTGGCCATTATGTAAGGGGCGAAATCGACCAATGAACACAAGCATATCGAATTCATACTCATAGATGTTTGACATTTGCAAATCTCCTTTGCAGTTAATAAAAGAACACTCTCTGTGTTCAGTTTGATTCAATTTGTATTTACTCCGCCGTTTTAATGACGAAAATCCTTAGGGTGTTGTCTCGTACTCCGACAGGAATGTGCGCACACGATGTAACCACAATTGTTTGTCTGACATTGAACGAACGTTTTTAGTTGGATGACGGTCATAATCACTGTGATATGCAGGCTTGAATAAATTAACTGCTTGAGTTGTCCCAGTTTTTCCTTAGGCACCAACTTCAGTAATTCAGCCGTGCGAGCTTTCTCGCTTTCAAGCTCGATGTTGGCCTGCATCCACAAATTCTTGAAATGCTCGGCCAGCGCGGCTTGGGAACGAACTCCGTTGCATAGGTCATCCGCGATTGACATAGTAGTCCTCAGATTTGAGCCGAAACTAACATCTTCGCGAATTTGCAGGCGTTCGACCAACCGCTAGTAGTGGGTTGGAAACGAGCAATTGGACTAACCCCGGAGGACGCGAAGTGCGGGTCTAATTTGTTTTGTGCTTGGTCCAGAAGTTCAGCCACCGAGGAGTAACCAAGATAAACCAAGGTCTTCATCCCTTCATAGTTTTTGGCATCGGGGTAGTGAACTTGAAGAACCAACACGTCTTGGTCCAGGCCTGGGAATGTTCGCGAATTGATGATCTTGAAATTCGATGGACTTGGATTGCTGTTGGGTGCAGCGTAAGGAGACGACGAGCAACTCTTTAGCGGTGAGAGTCCCATGACTACTCCTCAAAGGGAATGAAACGGGAAAGAACCCGTTCAAGGTCAGCGAATAAAATTGAGTGACGACCTTCCTTTTCACTATTGACGGTGTACAGCGTAGGATTGGGCGAAGTATACCAACCGGGTGCAGCTTTGTAGGCTTTGACGAAGGCACGTAGGCGGGAAACTGCGTCCCTGCTCGTCCCACCAACCTTCTTTAGTGGTTGGTGGGAAGACACACTGGAGTCTACACGTTTAACTAAGGCCTCTGCCGTATGAACGGCATCACGGGGACTTAAATACGGCCTATACTTAGCTGGTACTGTATCACACTTCGACACCCAGCGAATCGTAGTATCGTGCCAAGTGATCGTATGGATATACGCATCGGGCTTCTCGCTGCCCATCTCGTCCAGCTCTCTAAATGCGTCTTCAAGTTCTCTCGCTGCTTCTTCTGCACTGTCGTTCGCCGTTCGATCGGGATCCGGCTTGGATAGTGTCAGAAAGTTTGAAACAACGTGGTTGTTGACCGTAAGCTTAGCTTCAGCCACTAGCTCCGGACCAAGCTTGATGTTAGGAGCGCATAGAATTGCAAGTGCATCAGTGATGTTCATATCAATTTCCTAATAGACGTCTACGATTTCTACTGAGTTTTAAATGATCGGCTTCCGTTGGGTCCCATAGAATATCATAGAATATGCTGGCGGAAGTCAATATCCCAGGTACGTGGTGCATGCATGGCGAAACGTGGGTGGTAACTATCAGATTCAGATTTCCTAATGTCGAGGCGTAAGATTTGTAGGTCTTTCTCTAGTGGCAGGCACGCGAGATCCAGCTCATTTAACATGAGCATCAGTCCGTAGTCAGTGGGGGCAAAGACCGGGCTTTTATACGCGCAGTCCACTCCTCTAGGTGAGGTCCATGGCCTATAGACTTCACCGACGCGCACCATGAGACCCGCCTTTACCAGCGCCTTACACGTATTGGATATACCAAGTGCTACATAGCCCACACGCCACAAGTTGTCGAACGTCCGTGGGCTTAGCTTGTGAATGTGACGAGCTTGCAGCCCTCTCAAGTCCTTGAAGGTGGTCCATCTAGTGTAGAAGGTGAAGGCCCCGAGTACTGCCCTATGTTTTAGGTTGAGTTGCATTATTGGTTAGTTCCTGCAATACGTGGTCCTCAATCGCACGGGCGAAGGCCTGCCGCAACATTGGTTCCCACTCTTTGTACGGCCGTCCGCTGTCTACGATAGCGCGTGGATCCAGCCCTTCCCACATGGCGCACACCTGATTGGGTTCCAGCCGTTTGTAACCGGGGTCGTTGATGGATCGCCAAAAATCGTGGTCAAAACGTGAAGTGCCATGGCCATACGTGCTATGGTCTTTCCAGACTTCCCCCTCGGTGATCTGATGCTTAACTATATAGGCCTTAACTGCAGAAATAGATTCAAAATCTGGGTACGATTGTTGCGGATCATACGAGTAGATATGATAGCTCGTCTGGTGACCCCAAGCGCGTTCAAGCTTCCATATGTGTCTACCACGGTAGTCCCTGAGCCGACGCCTGTCCACAATGCGTACCTCGCCATAGCGACCGGGCTTGCGGTATATATATACCCACGCTTTATCGATTCGATAACACCGCCAACTAATACTTGGCAATACTTGTTACGGTCGTAGCTTATGATCTCGACTTCGCGCACGGGTGCCTCTGCGTGCGGGCGGTCACCCAATTGGGTTATCGGATAGTCAGTCCAGGCTTTCAGCGTAAGTAGTCCTCGTCGTCATCGTCAACAACATTTATGACTCTGTAAATTTCTAACTCTGTACCATACAGTGCTTCAGCCTCCTTTATGAAAAAGTGCGTAGGACTCAACAAGAACGTAACGCATACTTCATGCTCTGGTCTATGCTTGTCAGCTGGGTAACTATTGACCGCAATGTAATAACCACCGACCATCATGTTGAACGAAGCACGTCCTTCTGAGAGTGCGTCGTAATTCTCATCTATGATTTCCCGCATGTCTTTCAGAATCAGCTGCTCAATGTCCTGAACTGACCCGTAAGGGTACGCAGTCACCTGCCCCTTAAGCTTTAAGGCAACTACGCGAAGCTCGACTTCGTTGTAGGAGTATTTCATTTCGTTTGGTTCTTCGGGTATAGTGCCTCGTTCAACTTATCGATGATGTCCATACGTGCGCGCACTTGTGCCACGTGAAGGTCGTAGTCGGCAACACTAACATTGCCGGTAACACTGACGACACTACGCAAGCACTTTATCGCAGAGATTATAACTTCTGCGTCGTCCTCGCGTAGGTCTTTGTCCAGCACAACTGTAAGAGAATGATAACGATCAGTCATGTTATTTACCTTTAGCGTTTAGCTAGTTCCCGCCGACGGCGATTTCTTTCTGTTTTCTGTGCTGCTTCATCTAGATCAATTTCAAGCCCCAGCTCTTTCTGATAACTGATCAGAAAATCGCCTAACGCTTCTTTCATAGTTCGACCCCGACCTACCGAGGGTGACCCACATTTTTCATAAGGATCAATTTCGAACGAACGTCCATGGTTAATTATGCGAATTTTCATAGCTTGTCTGTTCAATATCAGGAAATGTTTTTTGAGTAGACTTGATAAAATGATGAGTCGTCTATTAAATCATTGGTGCCTAGAGCCTTAACTATTTGTCGGGCAATCAATGCAGCCTCTAACCAATCCTCATCATCAGCCGCTGATGAAGTCTTAATATAAACCTTGTTGAAGGCTTCGGTCAAGACCTGCATTCGTTTCAACTCTGACTTGAGTAGATAGCGAGTCACATAATCTTTTCGATACCAACGAAACCAAGAATAAGATATGGAGAATAAGCTCAGGGTTAGGGCAAGCACAGCAAAAATCAGAGCTACTATTTGTGGATTATGGTTCATAGTCTTAGACCAAAACTTGATTGTGTTTAGTAAAGAATAGACGCATGCGCGATAAAAATATTTGACGGTCGGTACAGGCAGACCAATCTACATAGTCCTCAATTTGTTCGTTAGTTTTTACTGAGTCAAAAAGTTCCCTAGCAATAAGGTCATAACAAGTCCTAGGAAAATTAAATAATTTCGACAGCGCGTTAAAACTATAACTCGGGTCCGCATCTTCTGATGTTCTAAACACTAGGTGGAAGTACGTCAGGTCGTCGTCAAAAAAACGCCTATCACGTTCTAGACGTAATCCAAGGTCTCTGAATTTCTTTGCCTGTGTTAACTTGCCAGCAGCACAGAACTGCGTTCCGCACACCCAGGTATCCAGGTTGATTTCCTCGTCAGGAGAATCTTTTATCACTTCGTAAGCAGCACGCAGCAGATCGAAGTTTGGGATCCCCTGGTCTTTCAAGACTGAGTCCATTTGAGTCCTTAAAGAGTTTGGCCTTCTCTGATAAAGTATACACGCATACGGGACAGGAAGATTTGACGGTCAGTACATTTCTCCCAGTCTACACTGCGTGGTTCGTCATGGTAATTATCGATAACGCTATCGAATAGAAATTCTGCGTCGGGATAGGGTATACCGAATAGGTTAGACAGGGCCTTAAATCCCAGAAAGTTATTACCATCCACAGACAGATACAACCAATCTGGTGGGTATCTCCGATCACCATATAGAGGTGTGAGTCCAAGACCTAGGTCTTGGAATTTCTTAACCGTGGTTAGCTTACCTCCGGCACAGAACTGGGTGCCGCACACCCATTTATCTAGGTTGATTTCCTCTTCAGGTGAATCCTCAATAACTTTAAAGGCTTCACGCAGAAGATCAAAATTAGGCCCAGATGCGGGGACTTCAGTATTCATGTAGCTCATGTGGCGCTCCCTTCTTTGTTGGCATTGGCTTTGCGGAAAAGCTCACGCATCCGCTGTTTGAGTGCGGCGTGTATTTTTGCGTATGCGTCTGGGTCGCGTAGTGAGTCACGGTTGTAAGACGACGCGAATTCGTAGACAAGCAGCATGTGTTCTTGCATATCCTTCTCTACTTTGGCTTCAGCTCTAACATCCTTGCCGTTGACCTTTACGATGTCCCGCACCAAAATCAAGATTGGGAACCCCGCTTTGACCCAAGGTGCCACATAAACCCACTCAGGCTCCATTGGGCGTCTAGCACCAGGATTTATACTAATGATGGTACCATCTTTAGTCGGCCTCGATTTTAATCCAGATCGGTCGCCGCCTAGCCAATGTATCTTGTCACCGACTTCCAACTTCATGACCGTCTCCTTAACTCACCTTTACGCATGGCTTCGAACTCACCCTCTGATAGGAGTTGAAGCCCTCCCTTATTAAAGGCGACGTCAACTCTCTTCTGGATCTCGCGAGTGCGCTCTAGGGCCTTCACCTCGCGCAACATTAATTCTTCTGAGGTCTCACCACCATCACCAACAACCACGGGTTTCTTTGGCGTCACGGACATATCAAACCGTGAGTGCAAAGTCCCGACATGGTGTACTTTGTTCTGTCGTGCGTAGACCGGTATCTTTGCGCGGTTATAGGCTTCATCCATTTCTGGCGGGCGCGGTGACCTGGCAAATCCTGCGGTCCTAGTCTTCAATTCTGCTACGCGTGCATTTACTGCTGCAACCTCTCGTTCGCGTTGCAGTCTTAATTGCTCACGTTTCTTCTCTGCTTTAGCCTTCGATCTGAGGCTCATAGTGAATCCCCCAATTAGATTGATTGGTGTGAATGCGTGTGACACTTCAATTATACCACACGCACACTCAACCCGTCAGTCAGTCTCTTAATCAATTCTGAGGTAGCGGCAATTGCGTTACCTTCAACATAAAGGCTTGGGTGTCGTCTATACCGAGCTGGATTCTGCGTATGTCTGCGCGATAGTCCTCGACAACTTCGCCTAGCTTTCGCTCCCAGCTCTTTTGGAAGCTCGTAAACGTACTGAACTTTATGGTAAAACGTGCGCCGTCTACGTCGGTATCCTCGTATGCAGTCCATAACCACACATCAAGTAGGAAACTGCGACGACCACCCACACAGGTACTCAAATCTACCTGAATCACCAGATTATTTATATTCTGCGTGGGCCAGCTAACACCGTGTCCCGTGCCGTAATAAGATTCCAACTCATAGCCCGTACCTAGGAAGGAGCACAAGAAAGCCATCACCTTATCTATCTGCTTGTTGCTATTCTTTGTCGTCATGATATATGTCTCGTTCAGCGTACCCGGTCGTCCAGCCGTCTGCATAATCAAACCATGCCTGAGTATTTAGGTCTATGTAGTTCTGGGCGTACACACCTTTTAGACCATAGGTGTGTCCATCGTTCCAGGCGGCAGACATGCAGTCTGCGTTCGCGTAACAGGGTTTGTCGTTCATGGTAATCCCTAGAAACTAGGCAGCGTCAAACTCAGGGTCGTTCCAACACTTGAGAATGACCTTACGGTTCAGATTCAAGCTTCCGACTTACACCATTTAAGGAATTCCTCGACACCACCCGAGAACAACATTTCGGGCTTCCGACTAAAAACTTGAACGCGCAGAGTTGGGGCTTCAAGCCCAACCCAGGTTTCGACTCGAATATCGTATCTGAATTCTTCAGTCGCAGCTGCGTCATAAGCCCGAACATAAATATGGCCGGGGCATGTTTTGAGTGAAGCAATCAATTGGGCAGCCAAACAGCCAGCGCCGTTACAACTTCGTTGTGTATCAGCTGGACCTAACCCGGTAACTAAACGCTGGGTACTGAGAAATTCTGCCAGTGCCAGTCCGTGGCCCGAAGGATAGCCATCGCTATGAACGTACAGGCTAACAAGAGGCTGTTGGTTTTCAAAAACATTGGTGATTGCTCGCGTACCCATTTTATTCTTCCTTTTCGTTGGACTGTTTGCTTCAGTGCAGTGATTCCAGTATAGCACAATTTAAGATGGTGCCAACATCTAATCAAATCTTTTTGAGTTTCGCCAGCAACTCGGCAACGTCAAACTCGGGGTCATTCCAATATTTCAGAATGACCTTACGGTTCAGGTTCATCCATTCGATGACGGCCTTCACATCTTTCGGCGAAACCTTCACTTCGCCTTCGATAGACTCATCGTGAAGCGCGATTGAAAAATTGTCCTCGCCCGAGAACTTACCGCGTATATTGGAAACTTTCACACGACAAGCATGTGTTGGTTCCTTCTTTGAAATCCACACGACAACATGAGGTATGCCCGTCGTCTTCGGATTCAAGTTAGCCATAGCCCCAACGAAGGACGTGGCAATCAATCGTTCTGCTGCCTTAACATGTGTCATTTCAAGTCCTAGCTAAGTTGAAAGAATATGGTGATGGCCAGAAGCATACCAAGGATACAGGCACCAAGCAGTCCCAAGGTAGAATTTAACTTGGATTGTTGTTCAAATTTGTACATTGTTGGGTCCTTAATATTCGTTGCTTTCGGCAATGCGGTGATGCTTGTCGATCTCGTACTGTTCCATGGACTCAGTAAAGTCTAGACTACATTTACCGCATATACTTTGTTCCATCTCTTCGTCGTAACCAATATATCCAAATTTGTGGCAACGTTCACATAAGGCTTGCTTTAACGACATGATAAATCCTTACTGTTGATCCTGTACGATGATCTTCGTACTCTGAATTGGGGGGACGATTGAGTTGGAACTGTCGGCCTTGTTGTCGGCTTCAATTTCTTTCGTGTCCGTATCCTCATCGTCAGACTTTTCTTGTTCACTGATTTCAGCCTGTTTCTTATTCCAAGCCCAAGGATTCTTTGCGTACCAGTCGACCACGCATTGACGAGCATTGTTATCATTTCGAGCCATGCACTGGTCCAAAAACTGGTGTTCAACCTGTGACATCGGGGATGGTGCATTCGGGTTGCTGGACTCGTTTGCTGGCCCAGCCTCGTCGGTCTCTGCTGGTGTGGAACTCGCGCTCGCAACCGGAGGCACATCAGCATTTGAGATGGCAGACGAGGCTACGTCAGTAGCCTTGTTCAGGACGTCACCAACAGTTACTGGCGGAATGGTGATTAAATTCTGATTCAGCTTCGCATGATAGGCATCAACGGCTGAACCTAAGAAATCGGAGACCCCGGTCATCGGATCCGAACTGTGGCCCATGAACACGAGTACAACAACAATTAGGGCTGCTACCAAGGCAATTCGCCAGAAGGCGACGATCAAGGCACCAGCAATAACAGCCACTAGGATTAGGGCTAAAATATGGGGGTCTACTGAATAGTTCATGATCTTTTCCTTTTTCGTTAGGACTTTGAATCGGTTATTACTTAACCATGAACCCAGTATAGACTAATTTGGTGCTGGTGCCAACATTTATTTTAAATAGTTTATAGTTGGTCTGCCCTCTAGGAATCGAACCTAGACCCACAGCTTAGAAGGCTGTTGCTCTATCCGTTGAGCTAAGGGCAGATTTGACACTAGATTTTATAGATCTTCTTCGTCCATGTGGGCATACTGGGGCGGAAAATCAGGATCGAATTCAACGTACTTGGAGACTTGGCTATAGTCACCATACATGTCAAGTGCTTTAGACTTGCATTCTTCTTTGTTATAACCACAAACTTCAAAAGTACGAGGAAGACGGTCGGCACCGGTTCTGTAATCAGTTCCACCGAAGGCTGTGATGGTGATTCGCGCGTGGATCATTTTGTTCTTCCTTTTCGTTGGGTTGTTTGATTCAGTGGAGTGATTCCAGTATAGTTTAGGTTGGTGCCAACGTCAACAATTATTTAGAGTTTAATTAAGATTCTAGTCTAACCAGTAATTTAGCAAAGGCTAAAGCATTTCGCCAGCCTTTCTGCGTAGGCGGGAACCTAGCATCAGGACATGGTCCTGAATCATTGAAATGAGGATCGATTTTGTTACTCAGTTTAGCCAGTAGGTTATCAGCACCGTCTATATCACAATATACCAGTATTTTTATACCCTCAAAATTTTTGGCATCTGGATAGTGAATTTTAACAACTAAACAAACTTTAGAAGCATAGCGGGTCACCACAGACTGAAGAATCTTAAAATTATATGGATTCGGATTGCTGTTAGCTACAGCATAAGGTGAGCTGCTGCAGCTATCATGAAAAGGTTTCCAACCACCCATATTGAAATCCTAGATTAAATAATATTGCTATTAGTTGGGACTGAGCAAGTAGTGATTGACCTGAACTTTCAGTATTTTGATTTTCATGATAGCACATTTGAACGTATGTTATAGCCCGGGTTAGCTGCTTCCCAAGCTTCCAGCCTCTGGACTCCAACGTACAGTTCACCGTTCAAGAACTTTTGATGTGCTTCTAGTTCCTGTTCTGGAGTCAATACCTCACAGCACGGGGGCGCGTGAGGGTATTCGTTGAGCCTGTTAGCACACGGAATACAGTAATAAGTTTTAGTTGCTTTATTAAACACGGGTGCGAATTTTGAACTACAAGCATCGCGATTACATTTAGGTAACTGCAAGCTGCGTCCGAACTCTGCGTCATAGCTATTCAGATTAACTAATGCCATATCTTTCCTTTGGTTTGATGTCAAGCCAAGTGGCAACGTCCGTAATGAAGGCCATGAACTCGTCACTAGGCTTCACGTTATGCACCTCGATGTAGTGTCGATAACCTTCGGGCCACACCCAGTCACCAACGTGGAATTCGCGGTAGCCCATATCACGACCCTGCGAATCACAGATCCGACAATTAGACGACCCCATGTAACTAAGGACTAACGCTTCTTCGTATCGCGGCTGAGGGGGTCGGTTGTCGGGATGAATGCTGCCCCAGGTATCATAGTACTCTGCGTACTCCTTGTTGTGCGCTAGAACGGCGGACATAGCTTCAGCCAGTAACTTGTCCTCGAATGGAACTAACACTGCAAGAAATTGATAAGGGTTCCACCCATCACTAGCACTCACTGGGTGAGGCAGACCCTGTTCGTACTTCGAATACCAAAAACCTTCACGCTTGGTCAATGCTGATTCCATGATTAAGTCTACCTCTCTTGTAGTCGTAATCTATAGCCGTGTAGAAGGCCCGTAGGTTAGGACGCGCATACCAAGGAAACGTATGCAATGGTGATATATCGGCGGTTAGAGCATAAGCTCTAACCTCGAACCTCAGGTGAATTTCGAAGTCAATAAGTCTGGCATGGTGAAACCGAATACCACCTAGGTGCTCAGTCTTCTTTTTCTTCTTGTTGTATATGCGTTCGACGTTACGCTCATCGAACGCGCCCATACTTACTACTTCTCTATAGAAACCTTTGTCCCTAACATTCAAGCGCGGTATGACGTGGACTGCCCGTTTCTCACCCTCGGCAGACTCTGTGAAATACCATAGGTCCTCATGCAGAATCATCATTATACAACGCCTGCTCAACACACCAAACCGAAATACCAAGCATCCTACCTATGGCACCATTGGAGTGACCAAGACTCACGAGCTTTCTAATCAGCGGTCGACGTTCTGTCGGTGTTAGAGAATCAGCACTACGCAGCTCATCATGCAGGAATAGAACAGTCTTGGTTACGCGCCCACCTGTTGAGGGACTATGCACAGAGTTCGCATACGTGAGTCCTGGACAACCTACAATACTAAAGCCTATGACGGTGGGGTCACGAATCAATGCTTCTAAATAATTAGAGCTATTAATCATACTCATTTCAGATGCTCCCCAATTATAAATTCCTCAAAGGCCAATGAAGGCCTGACGAGATGGACCTCAACGTAATGTCGGAACCCAGAAGGCCAAGTCCACCCATCAGACGAATATTGTGAACAACCATTTCCTTTATTGCAGATGCGGCACGTCGACCAACCACGGTACGAGGTACATAGTGTTGCTGCATCTTCCTCTTTGTCTTTTAACTTGTCAAGAAAACGTTGGTGCCCCGGCCAAGGCTTAGCTTTTGTCCTGGGAATCGGTAAGATCGAATCGGCACTATCTCGCCAGAATCCCTCACGTCTAATAAATGGTGTGGTCATGTCTTTTATTTATTTGCCAATACTAGACCTTCTGCGACTAAGCCTTTGATAAGGGTCTCTAACTCGGGTTCAGAAAAATCGGTGTCTTTAATGGTGATCGACCGGTTAACCAGACTATTTTGGGCTGGAGCCACAACTTTACCATAACCCAAGTTCCGTAACTCGTGAACCAGTTGGCGGCACTCGCTTAGGCTGAGGGGCAATCCTTTAATACGAACAGTTAGGTCCAACAATGGTACTTCTTGGACTAAGGATTCGTGGACCCTGACCTGGACCAAAGATTTAGAAGCTGGTGTTTGTAGACTTTGGCTAGTGTTGACGCTGGGCATTTCAAGTTTCTCCGGTGCAATTTGCATTACTTGTTTTTCAAGTTCTTGCTTGTCAATATTTTTGTATTTATAGTTGGCATCCGTTGTTGTGTAGCTATGCGGATCAACTATTTCAGGCTTGAGTCTCCACATTAATCCCGCGACAGCACCTTTAGTCAGGCCCGCTGCAGGTTCAGTAATGAACCAGCCCTTGGCTTTCATTGTTGACATCGTGTTCTGAATACGTAGGGCCTTCAAGTCGGGTCTAACTGCCTGAATTAATGCCGCGATGTCAGCTGATTTATAAGGCTTCCTATCGGACATCGCTTTCCATATCAGGACAATCAAGGGATCATCTTTTGACATTGAAGCTGAGTGATCGACAAATTGCGAATTAGTGCTGGCGCTGCCTTCAACTGAAATTGATTCCTGTACTACTTGCTTCCAACCCAGAGTCATATCCAGATTATTTGTTGGCGCTTTATGCTTTGTTTCGTGGCCCTGACTCTGATTATAGGCATCAACCTCGACCTTAGTGGGTTGTGTCTGGTCAACTAAATTTTCAGTAGATTTCAGCAAGGACGGCATCGGGAAATCCTTTCTCAATGTATAAGAAGTACCACTCCCTTTATGTGACCGGCGTTCAAACCATCGATTGGTTCTAATCAGGGTGTCCAATCGTTTGTCAGTAATCCGGCTATCGAACTTGTATTCAGCTAGAATTTTTCGAATTTCATAAGCGGTACGTGGCTTGTAATCAGACATCACTTTCCAGATACCGATGTCTAGTCCCTCCTCCGGACGAATCACGCCTTTCGGGTCAGGGGCCAGTCTAACATTCGGTTCTCGGTGAACCCGTTTAGCCCTATGCGCGGTAATTGTCGTGTCCAAGATTTTCTTCTTTAGAGTAAATGTCAATATTCCGTTCGCGCCACGGACAGCCTCCAGTCTACCATCGGCTGCGTATTTAGCCATAATCGTTGGCACCAGATAACATTCTGGGTGATCCGGTAGCCTTAATTGTACGTCATGCACGGTCCATCCGCGATAATTGTACATTAATCCTAATACAGCATCATGGATATCCTGAACAGGTTCTGGTTTATTTTGTTCCTCCTCCAGCATAAGCCCGAAACCTAGTTCCGGCTCTGACTCTGGCTCAACAAACAATTCTGGCAACTGTGTCAGGTCGTTGACTTTGCGACTCTTAGTCATATGTGTTCCTCATGTATATTTGTTAGACGCTCGTGTCAGTATCCTGTATATGCGGAATAATACGTATTCAACAGAACTAGGCATGTCCAGAGCTATACTAGGCCCACGTTGCTGGGCATAAATCGTTCTAATAGTGTGAGCCTCTAATTTTGGACTGTTCACTAGTATAGAATCTAAAATAGACAAATTCAGTTTGCCTAGCCATCGCTCAGCAGCCAACAGTTTTGACAAAGAACGGGCCTCGGTAAATTGTCGAATCAGAAGTGACAAAATTGTAGCCAAGGTTTCAGCGTCTAAGTCCAAGTTCATACTTCTACCAACTGTATTTACACAGTGCAAAAGTTTTGGGTAGTCTTGCACAGTTTTAGGACTCATTATTTTACTCCGTACTTGATACAGAATTTATCCCAGGTAATGGCCTTGGCACCAGCTTTTTCGATTTTGTCCATAAACCTTGCAGTTTCGCGGTAAAGCAGGATGTCCATGGACGCACCGTATTTCACGATGTCGCCACCATTTTCTTCTACGGTTTTTTCTTCATCCTTTGATCTATAACTGGTCCAAGCAACTTTTAGTCCCGCCAAGGGCAGGCCCTTAGCCCTAACTTTTTTCTTGGGTATTTCGCCATCAACGTCCAGCATAGTCTTCACCCGCTTGTACCACTTGCGAAACTCAATAACACCAGCTACAAGAATTTCAGCAGTTGTGGTATTAAAACCTTTGATCTTGGGGACCTCGCTACGTATTGTCTCCGGGGACATAGTTAAGAGCTCGCCCATAGACAAGCCAGCGGCTTCCAGCTGTTCGAGTTTACGTTTGCCCATACCACCTTTTTCAAAACAGCCAGAGGCCACCATCAAAAGCTTGATTGGAATCTTGGACTTCAGGACACGGCACAACTCAACTACGATTTTGGCTGATTGTTTTTCACCTAAGCCTCCGTCAGTAACCAAAAAATTGGTCGCTACCGATTCATTGTAGTTGTAAACCAAATCAATATACTGCTCAGGTGAATCAAGTCCCGAATAATATAGTTTTTCCAAAGTCTTAGCGGCCAGGAACTCAACATCCAGTGTGGTCATGAAATGATGGATGCCCCGCACATCGGATGCCTTGTCACCTTCTAACATCAAGAAATGCACACCTTCGATTTTGTAGGGACCAGGAGGCGGTTCGAATTTCGCGGTCTTGACGACACCAACAATCTTTGGTATGACACCACCTGAACGTAGGACCTTGATTATAGCTCCAGGCCCTATACCACGGTCCATCATCCACTTGGCGTTGTGTGCTGTCGCGTGTTCGACCATGGCACCGTCCATTAGTGTTGGGGGAATCTTAACCTTACCTATCCAGCGCTTTAAGCGAGTTTTCTGCCAAATAATGGATTCAACTTTGACTTGGGGTGCGTTATCCTCGTCATTGAACTTGAAGGCCACCAACTCTTTCGGCTTGTCGCTTGTTTTATAGTCCAGTACGAAATTAGCGGGGGCAATTACTAAACCGTCCATCTCGTAGTTGGAACTATCCTTATGAGCTGCGAGGTGTAAGGAGTGCGCCGCTGAACTACGACTGTCGACGACCACAGAATAGCGCACTGTTTTAAATCCCCAATCTTTGGCAAGTTCCAAACCGCATTCAAGCTCCAGGCCGTACACACCCAACACAACCATATCAATTAATTCAAGGGCAGGGTGTGCCTTCTTCTGGTTGAAGAGGCCGTTAGTCATATTGCGTATATTGTCAAACCCCGTTTTGCCCTTGGCCTCGCGACTCCACCGAGCCTCAAAAGTTTTGACCCGCATCAAAGCTTCCAGCCGAAAGACCGTGCTTTCGTTTACAGGAATTTGTGGCGGTATGCGCCCCCACTTAACTAGAGCAGGAAGCAAGAAGCTGACGTCGCCACCAAGTGTGCCGTCACCGCGTGTGAATAATTTGTAGGGCTTACCCTTCTCATAAACGACCTGTAGGCTTGCACCATCCAGTTTATCCATCCAAATCCATTTACGTGTCCCTACCATGGTCATGCGTTTATAGAACTTGTCCACCCCATCTTCGTACATTTTGTTGAGAGACGGCATCAGTTCAAAAAGCGGGGCTTCAACCTTCTTATCTTCGACCTGCACGCCAGTCTTCTTGAGTCCTACCCATTTTGGATCAAGCTTACGAATCCTGTCCTCCAGAGCATCAAACTCTGCATCGGACATCAACAGTTTTTTCTTGCTGCCGTCAGCACTGTAGTACGCGGCCTTGGCCTTCGTGTAGACCAGTTTCAGTTCGGCCAGTAGTTCTGCTTTGGTCTTCATATTCAGTCCCTTATTCTGATGATCTTAGGTTTGAGTAGTCATAAACAAAACCATTGTTCGATGGCGGCTATTAATAATAGGTAGTTCTTGCCATACTTGTTATCCCGATGCTCGAAAATAACGCGTTCTTTGAACTCGGAAAGACTACCCACGAAACATCCTCTGTTCACCCATACCCACTGGTCAGAGCATCGATAGGCAGTTAGTACCCCACCCTCAGACCCTACGCCGCCGTACCACTGCACGTCCTCATTGTGCTGTATGAAAGCAGTCCCTAATAGTCTAGCCATGCCACTCACTCTAGCAACACCTGCAATATGCGCGTCGTCTTCCATAACAACATTGTCGCTAATTCCGCCGTTTCCTGTGAGCTTTGATCGACCGTGCATGACAGCGTTACCAGAAGCTACTGTGTAGTCGGTAACCAGAGCATGATCGAATAGTATAGCGTTACCAAGAACTCGTGCGTGACCACTTAGGCTTGCGTGGTCTGATATGCACGCAGTACCGTAGAGTTTCGCGTCTTCAGTAACACGACTATAACCGCAGGCTTTGGCCTCACCACCGACCCAGCACTGCCCTTCATGTGAGAGATTGTCTTCAGAATGTATGTATCCGCCTAACGCTCCGGCCTTGACAGAAGAGCTACCGCCGCCAAGACTTACTAAGGCACGGATACGATACAGCTCGTATCCCTGGTAAGTGATAACGTCCCCGCTTACAAACTCATATTTTTTGGCTATCATTTTATTTCCGTATGCGTATAATTTCTAAGGGTCCCAGCGAAGTGCTCCCAAGGCTCATCATCCTCCAGACAATTAGCCAAGTGCAGGTACAGGCCTGTTGTCATGCTGTCTAATACGTGCAGATCTCGAATCGGAAACCTCTCCAGTTTAAGTTCGGGGTTTCCCACGATTACACCTTTATAAATCTTTTTAAGGCCCTCGCCCATAAGTGGTCTAATCAAGATATCGAAGTAGTCGTCAGCATTAAGCTTCTTGCCCTTCTTTATGTTGCTACCCGTATCCGCTACCGACGAGTACCAGGCATTAAGTTCCTTGAGCCAGCCTTTAGTATAGGTACAGTGCGGAAACAAAAATACCTTGATGATGTGCTCTGCGATTTTTGGGGCTAAGTTTCCAACATGTTTTAATGCGGTCCCCCGATTCAGTGACATAGCAAGAATTTTCACTTTGAAATTCCCTTTTAATAATTTCTAGTTATTCCCGTTAAAAGACACCCAACTTAAAGTTGTTCGTTATATCTAAGTATATACTAAATTAGGGTTGGTGCCAACAATTATTTGCTGATATAGCATCAACTAAAGTACAGCGGATTTTTGGTGACAGCTACTCGGATGTTACGCATAGCCGCAGCCGATCCCCAAATCTGATTAAACTTTGCATTGAAATCTTCAATCGTTTTGACACGTACCACCTGAATAACTTTACTGCCTTTGATCAAGAACTATTTTCACAGGATAATCCTGATAGCCGATAATTTTAGCCTGCATATGCAATACGCAATCCTGTTGGGGTCTCTAGATTGTGCTCAGCATACCATTTTATAATTTGGTCGTATAGACGGAGTGCGGAAGCCTCATTAGAAATCACGATGACCGTATTGTGTTCACAGACGTCCTCAGATTCAAACATGGGACCATCTGATTCCGAAAAATGAATCAGATGTCGATAGGTAGGACCTTGGTCACTCCAGTCAGCAAGGGACACCGGGACCACGCTTCGAATCACAATGAAGAACTTGGTATCCAAATGTGCATAATTTGGTACTCGTCTTGATACACCTTTCTTTGATGTATAAGCCCTGTCCTTGGAGTACTCGGCAACCACTTTAAACGTTGACGATTGGTCTTTATTCTTTGAGACCTCAACAATACCTGCTTTCTTCAACAAAGATAGTGAGGAACTGATTGAGGCAAACGTAGGACGCTTACCGTATTGTAAGGACTCTTGGTTCTTGACTATGTAGAAGATCGTACATCCAGCCGGTTGGACCTTCACGAAATCGTAGACACACTCAATCAGAGGTTTTCCTTTGGCCTCGGATTTGAATCCAGAATCAGTTTCATTTTCCGTTTCTTGAAATACAGAACTGAGCAACAAACGCATTGCTTTTTTAGCTGATTTATCAGTGCCCGTGCCCACGCTCGTGACGACTTGATTTAACATTTGAGACTCCAGTTCACGTATTATGGACAACACTGAGCTGCCTGTTAATGAGATTACGAAGGGTCTCTAGGCCACCCATAGTGCAGGTAATCTTATCCAAAGACGATAACTTACCCTCAATGTTGGCCCACTTGGTTTTGTAGGTCCAGTCCATGAGTTCTACCGTTTTCTTTAATCGGTTAAATCCAATATTACCGTCAAGAAAATGTAGGTCCAGCACATTAGCATATTGGTGCCTAAACAATTCTTGTTGAGAGGGCAGCAAACCTATGACACATACTTTAGGTAATCGAGTACGAGATACAGGGTCCTCAAAGTCGGTCCTTGGTTCTTCTGGTACGTCTGGTGCCAACACTCCGGGTAGTCGACGATTCAGCACGTCATTAACTTCCGATCTGATGAGGGTCCTCAGTTGTTCCGGACTAGAAAGGTCTTTGATGCGGACCGTTACTTCTGCCAATAGTTCGTCTAGGCTAAAAGTTTCCATACAGTGTGCAGCACTACATTGAGATTGAGAGTGGGTGTGGGCTTGAGCCAAGGCCTGTCTTTCGACTTCAGGAACAACCATTGGTTTGATTGCCTGATATTTCTCACTAGGGGCTGCGTCTACTCTTGCTGCAGATACAGGCAGCAAAGCCGACTCGGGATTGTCAGGATCCAGATGAAATGTAGATAAGCCTTGATTCTCGGCTGCTAGACCAGCATCAAAGATTTTCCACAGAGGCATCAACCAAGACATGTAGCTTTGCGACTGGCGGATGTCTCGGTGCCTAGAGCTTACGATTTGCTCTTCCATAGAGTCTCTAACGATTCGCGTCAAATTCCGGGCTGGGTGAATTTGACGCGTTAGCCAAGCGGCCAGAGCAATCTTGTGCTTCTCTTCCTTCGTCCATATGATGTGTGCCATTTCAGCCTTTTAGTTCCATGTACTATGTAAATAAGTTTAAGTCTGAGTCTAAGTTCAGCACAACATAACTTATATGAAAATATAATAGCACAAGTTTTTAAAAGTGTGAAATTTACGAGCCGACGAATGCGGATGAGAGGTTAAATGTAGAATTAGGCCTATAGATTTCATTTTCTATAGGCCCTTCATAGTTTAGACTTCGCCGTCTATAAGTTTAGCATGACGAGTCTTGCGCGCTTTCTTTGTGCCTTTTTCGACTTGCGGGTTCTGACCAGAACTGTGAAACGCGCTGGTTAGGGCTGCAAAGTTCAAGGCTAGTGCTCTTGCTAAATTATCCCAATCCACCTTTCCGTCCACGGGAATACCTCGGATGTCATCGTCGCCGTCACAACCGCATTCATCGTAGTCCTGGGCATGCTCATCATCGTCACACTCACACTCACAACCGCCACCGCCGTCAATAATGGTTGTTACCAGAGGTCCAAAAGTCTCAGTTACAGCCTGAATAAAGACCTTGTCTTGTGCTACATTTATCAAAAACTCGTAGTTGCTACACTCGGTATCCGATTCAAATATTTTGCCGTCTGCCGCTTGGTAAACTGTTTTCATTTTAATCCTTGTTCGTTGATTCTGACTGAACTGGCGTTAAATGCCGATTGAGTTTACGGTTATTCGTCATCTGGATCAAATAGCATGGATGCGTAAACTTGTATGTGCGATGCTACCCAACATTTGCTTGTCCGCTTGAACGCACGAATAGCTGAAATCTTAGTTTCGAATTCGTAAACGTAGGACGTGGCCGAGAGGCTTTTGGCTGCGTTCGTGAAGCCTCTAGTCGTTGTTGTGAACAGTACCGGGTATTTACGAGCACCCTCGGTATTAGGTAAGTCACAAAGTCCATCCCCTCCTGATGGCGGCATGGTCAGGTCCTCATTAATTTAAGATGGTGCTCATAAGATCTGGTAGTGGCCTTGTGCGCAATCTTCTCCTCAACTAGCTCGGCTTTGACGCGTTCCAACTCTTCGCTGGCTTGCATCCAAAGATTCTTGAAATGCTCAGCAGCTTCAACCTGAGACTTAACTTCTGCTGCTAGATCCTCCGCTAGAGTACCCATAAAAATTCCTTAAATTAGAAGTTTAGCACTTTAGATGCTACCAGTATGGTGAAACAGACTAGCAAAAAACACTGCGCAAATGAACAGAATGACGCCCAGCATCAAGGCGAAGGGTCCCCAATAGGGAAAGGTCACCTAGTACCAAGACCAATCGACAACTAGGGGCACGCGAAATATCTTAAGCATGGGTAGCGCGAAGTAAGAAATGGACCAAACGATGCCTAACAGACGTAGGAAATCAATCCTTAGTTTGTAGCCTACCTGTGAACCTGAACTAGCCTTGGTCCCCGTACCATACTTTTGATTACTGTCCATGAGTCTAGCCTTGTATTTAGCCTCAACATCAGAAATAGGTTTATGCCTCATATTCAGTAGTCTCGGTTACTAGCTTGACTAGCTTGAATAATTTAACGCTTACGCTTTTTATTTCCGTAGGCACTCAAGTTTAAGGCCAGATAGTTTTGTTTTGCCTCAACCGGCTTTGGCTTAGTTTTGGACTCGGACTTATCCCCAAACCTAGACTTCAAGCAATAGAAACAAGCATTTAATAAAGCTTCACTTTTTCCGGACCGTCCTGCGCGGTAAGCCAACATCCTGAACACGTTAAGTTCCATGCTACCAAAGTCAATGTCTGATTTGAAGTCTACTAAGGAGCCGTCAGACAAAAGGGCGTCAGCTTTAGTCTGAAAATCAGGATCAGTCATGATTAAGGCTCCGGTCCACCACTAACTGTTTATGCCACTTAACACACTCTTGGATTCCGTATTCAAAGGCCTGCGGTCCTGCTAATCTAGGACTCGGTCGTAAGTTACGTATGTCAACAACCCTTATAGGTGCTCCATCCATGAGTTCAAGATTGTGTACTTGGGGCACTGCATACAAGACAGGCATTGTCGAAACAAGTACCATTGTGAAAGTCATATTGAGGCTCCGAACGTCCACAGAATAATCACAGATGCCGCCGTTACGTGTTGATTGGATATCACCAGATACGGTTAGTCCATCACATAAACAACTGAAGGGCCGTGAATAAGTGGTCATTCTTTAGTCCTCAATTTAAAGGCTTTACTGTCGCGCTTGGCCTGAGCCTTTAACAACCGCTGTTTATCTTTCTCAGTTAAACGACCAGTAGTGAGACCAGGTCCGTTATGTTTCACGTGAGTCACTAAAGCTTCAGTAAGCTGAGCTAATTTCGTTTTAGATTTAATCATGTCGGGCAAGCCTCAGGACCACAGGTGTACACCGCGTGAATAGTCATACCCTCGTCGGTCTCGTTGATGCTGGTCGGCGTCCGGCCCGGAAGTCTCAGAATGTCCGTCATTGGGCTATCAATTGTTCTGGATGGCTGGTGTTTCGCAGTTCTTCACTGCCCACTGCATCCAGAACTCAAGCCACATCAGCCGAGCAAGGTGGTAGTCATAGTTCGCGGACCCCTCGTAAGTCCAGTCCTTCTCAAATCCTGCGGGAAGGGTCGAGATCGACCGGTACCGATTCAACGCAGCAGTTACAAAGTCAGCATCTTCTTGCGTTATTCCGATACAGCCAGGATGATCTGCATGAAGGTGCCCCCGTGCATCGTAGAAAAATTCGTACAGACTAGTCGCACGGCAAAAATCTGACCACGCGGAATACGTCGGGCTCCGTGAATTGCTTTTTCCTGTCATCTCGTCACCAGGAAACGATGGGGCCTCGTCAAGTTCCTTGCTCTCCACCTCCCATCTTGCGCTCAGGTGTGGGAAATAGTCTTTGTGATGCACGGGCACTGCGTTGCCAACCGTAAATGTGTAACCCATATCAGCTCCTTTCTACCAGTTAATCCGATTTCCTATTGTGCGGAGGAATCATGTTGTCTACCACTTATTCCGGAGAGCCACTATAGGCTCTAAACTATTCCTTATCCCAAATATATTATAGGGATATCCGCTGAATTGTTTATCAAGGCTCATGATTATTCATCATCAACATGTCGGTCACCCGCTTGTAAGTCACGAACTGACTCAGTCAGAAGCACACCATTGTCAACGAACATGGTTAGGGCTTCAATAGCCATTTCGAACAACTTGGTTTCTGTCTTGGCCTCCATGACGAATGTATGAATGCTCAGTACGTAACCGTGGACATTACGCACATACAAATATCGAGATTGCCAAATTGTTCCGGATTTGTAGATGATGAAATCGTAGTATGCAGAGGCCACCCTACACTTCACGTCAAATATGTAGTCTTTGATAGGCTTAGTTGAATCCGCAGCAACAGGCATCAAGCTTCGCGTAACCGTGCCCTCAACATTGAGGTTCGGTATGGCAAAGGCCTGGACTTCACCTTGTAAATCTAGCACTGTGGTTGCGGACATTAGATTCTCTATTTTAAGCCTAGTTGTTGAATTATACGATTAGCCGTGTCTACGGTCAGTCGTCCGCTCTTAGTCATTCGATGCAGGCTTCGAAACACGTCTATAGCCTTCACGTAGTCACCCGTTTCGTCTTCCACTAGAAGGTCTATGTCAGGCGGTCCATAGTTGGTGCACGGACGATAGCGCTTGCACTTCAAATCAGAAATAGCTTTTGTCATGTCAGGCTACATTTGTCATGTCGGATGTCAATTCTGTTTCTTCTGACTCTGGCTCCTGACTCAGGGCCATCAGCAGAGCTACAGCAGCCCTTGACTCGCTTAATACCGGACTTACATTCAGACCCTTAGCTCTAAGAAAAGCACCCAGTTTGTGAACACCAACCTGAAGCCTAGTGAACTGAATTTCTGAGGACTCAGAGTTCCCGTCTGGCAAACATTCACTGAGAGAGTTTACAGCGTTTTTAATATTAGTCAAGGCATCTGCATAATCAATATTGGCGCTGAATCCTGCAGCCTCTGCCTTAGTCAAAGGGCTAGTGCTGAATCGACGTTTTACGTTTTGTACCATGGTAGAAAGCTCCAATTAATATATCAATATGAAAGACGTGGGAGTTGCCATGTAATAGGCCACGTCGGTTTAAGCCAACCGAATTGTGAACTGGTGAAGGGCTTGCCGAAGCCATCGTTGTCCAACCAATTCTTGAGATGCAAATGCATACGAGCCCTGAACTGCGTCTTGTGTTTCTTTACCTTCAGCAGTTCAAGGACCGTCACCAGTTCTTCAGTCCTACATACGTGTGTGAGCTTTAGAAATTGAGCCAACGTTAATCCAAATTTCGCGGCGAATACTTCTTGCCTTTCGCGTAGCGAATTCTGCAACTCGATTTCGCCTAGATCACGGTCACCAGCTTCATGCTCGTACATAGGACTCTCCATTTATCTTATGTGTTGTTGCAACCTTGTGAATAGTTTTTGAACCTGATTATCCGTGTACCCGAAGTAAGTTTGAGCCTTCTTCTGGTACCTGCTGAATGCTACATTATCAACTAATACCGAATTGTCGGATCCCAAGAATTCAGAAAATCCTTCATGGAAGTGTCCGGCACAACACAACAAAAATTCTTGCGCGTCCTCACGAACCCTGTGCGATATATTTACTAGGGCCTCCAGATGCTCCTTAGCATGCGCTAAATAGGTGCTAGGGGCCTCCAAAGACAGTACTTCATCCACCTGTACATGATAGCTCTCGGTCATACCCTCGTGGTTGACGTACAAGCGTTGTCGTCCGGGACTCGTGTGATAAGTAATTAAGGTCTGTCCTGTGTTGTGAATCGCTGATTTTGCCGTGTTCTCAAAGTGCAGCAACGATTCAAAACGTGGGTACGACATATACAACGCCTTTATTGCTGCTGTCTCCATGTCGGCTTGCAGATCATCCCTGCGTACACCATAACTCTTGATCAGAAAAGTCATCTTCTTGCTGATAAACTTTCCGATGTACGAGGACAAGGACTGACCAGTAATCGTGTCCGAGACTAAGGTATCGAAGTCCTCCACCGAGTATGCAGGATAAGTCAAAGGCAAGTGTTTCAGATTCAACCTAGATAGAAACTTAGCATCTTTTAAAGTGACTCCAAAGTCAGAGGCCTTTGGCTTAGGTGAACCGAACCTAGATTTGTAGAAGGCCCAAGCATACAGCTTGCAGTTCTTTAACACCTCTCCGTCTGTTCGCACCATAGAGAGTACACGTTCGGCCTTCTCAGGGTCACCTACTAGTTTGACTAGTGTTCGTTGATCAATATCCGGTCTGTGAAACAGATAAGCAAATAAAGCACCGCCAACATATGCCATCTCATGACTGGATAGCCCCAATTTATTTTGCAACATGTTAAGTCCCCCGACGAGTCTTGAATACGTATAAGTACAATTCAACGTGTGATATTGAAACTCAATTGATCCACAACATCGGCAACGCGACTTCGCCGGGACCTGGACTTAGAGCTAGTCTTGGACTTATCTTTAGTATCAAACATTTGGGGAAACGTATCGATAGTCGGCGGTTCATACGCATCGATAATAGAGTTTCGTACAATCACTTTATTATTGGGATCATGAATCTTGTTGGCTAGTTGCAGTTCAGTGCGCTTGACTCGCCACTGCTGGGCCGTCATAAGTCCTTCTGAATTTTGATTGATATAAGAAACAAAGGATGAGCCACGTGTGCGCTTGTCAGGACTACCCATGAGTATAAGTTGACCACCCGAGGTATAACCCATGACGAAAGCAGCCAGATAGTTTGAAACGAAGTCGCGACCCACCTTGAAATAGAGTTTGGTTCCCATCTCGAATTGACGCTTGCGCTGGTCCCTGAGCAAGCCTAGAAATATCTTACGTTCTTTGGTAGTGAAATTTTGAAACAGAGAAGCAATCTGTACAAACTGATCGCTATTTTTAGCTACTTGAGTGACGTCAGGGGTGAAACAACGAGGGGCAATACCCACGCCCTTCACTCCCTCCTCGATACATACTTTGTCTCTACTTGAGTGTGCATGATGTTTGTAATGCAGACACTCGTTGCAGCGAAATGCTTCACTTAAGGACTTTGCGCTTGCAGTACCCAGCGAGTCTTTTTTCAACATGCTCTGTGATCCTAGTTAAGGCCTCAAACACTGTCTAGTATGAGTCCCTTAATGTGTAGCCTAGTCCCTAATCAAAGGTCTAGATCCCTTGTGAACTAATGTAGCCCCGAGTCCCAAGTATAGATGGGCTACATTACGCGTGGCCTACACTACACAATAATACTGGATTTATTTTGCTGGGTCTGGGGCAGGGACTGGGCCACCTGAATACTGGTCGTTGCCTTGATGTAGTCATTGACCAAGGCTTGTGGCGCGGGCAGCATGACTAATACAAGGTCATCGGGTAGAACCAATGATTCTAAGGTCGGTAGAAACCCACCTAGACTTAGCCAAGGGCTTAATGTAAGTGCAGGTGCCCCCGTTTGAGGGTTACGTGTGGGCACCACTTCTAAGGCTCTGTGAACCCGCAGTCCAGGACTTTCTTCGTCGCTTAGTTCTGATTCGAATGTGGCCTTGGTCAGCAGAACAACACCGGTCTTGAGATGGATAAGAACCACATCGCCGTCATTCATTTGCGCACTCATTTTGCGTACTCCGTTGTTGTCTTTGTGGATTTAGTCTGAGAAGTGTCTACGGTACAAATTGTCTAAGGCTAGATTAATCAAGGCCTCTCTACTGCGCAAGCTTGGATACACTTTCTTTAGTACTTCTAACTGATGCTGCTTTTTTCGATCAAGCGTTAGTATAACAACGACTCGTTTGTTTGGATCATTTTTTACAGCTTCGAACGCATTAAAAACACGTGTTGCCAACCACAATATTTTCTGTTTAGCCTCGTCCGGCTCACCTAGCAAAAGTTGAAAATAGGGTTTTTTAGACTTGATGCTCAGCGCGATTTTGTGTAGGCAAGTATGGTGTCCATCGCACAGAGACACCGTGGGCCCGTCAGAGCCGCCAGCTGCACGGGGGACTATATGATGTTCCTCTCTGTTGGCCGAGCCACCGCAGCCTACGAACTTAGAACGACACACCCAACAGTGGTCAAGAACTATTGAGTCCATGATTAACTCCAGTTGGTTACAAGTTAAGACATGGTTGCTAACCAGTCAGCAGCCTGGTCACTATCGTCAGAGTCACAGCCAAGACCAATACCTAGAGCAGCTGCAATCTCATTGGCTAGTTCGTCACCAACAGCACTTCTGGGTGCTTCTAGGACAGAAACCTCAGCATTTGGATGTGCAGCTTTGAATAAATAGCCGAGAGGGTCGCGGACTAGTCCGCAAATAAATTTGGTTTCTGTTCTCTCCAGAGCTATACAAGGACCAGTAATACAGCCCAGGAATTCTTGAGCCAACATACAAGGTTCGACAGAACAGCAATAACCGCAACCATTACAGGATTCACCCATTTTTGGTTTTGCTAGACTTAAGCTGATTTGAGTCACGATTAATTTTAACTTTGAATTTATTTGGGATTGGGTTGGGGGCAAGAACTGCCAGATAGCCTTTTCGATAGCTTAGATGAATTTGGTATGTGTGAAACTATAGTGTATTTACTAGCTAGCTTTAAGTTTTAGCGTTGAGTCTCAGCCATCATTGATGCATAAAAATCTGCTTGAGGCACCGAATGAAAGTCAGATGCTGAAATAAGCTCAGCGTCAAAAGTAAGGGGTTGATAAGAACCCTGCAGGCTGTTCGAAATACTGATAATAAAGCTGCGGTAAGACCGGCTCAACGAGGGCATATCTGTTTTGATCACTAAATGCGGAAAATAGTGATCACCGTAGAAAGCAGATGGTGCGTGCTCGCGGACTTCAAGACAACGGTCAGTTAGCGATCTACTGGTCAACGGAAGTAACAAGGACGATGTCATAGTCGAGGTGTCAAAATATACTTTGGCCGTGCCAGCCTGAGCCTCATAGAATGCCTCTTGATCAACTTCCATTTCATGCGCCGAAGAATTGATTTCAACAAAGGTTTGGTTCAAGTTCAAGTCAAATGGACAGCCGCTAAAAACATTCGACAAATAGCTCAATGTTTCTTTGGATGGTAAAACCAATAATTGATAGACTAACATTTGATGCCTCAAGTTTTGATCTGCAAAGGAATTTGGCTGATAGCTGCGAACGTCCTCAAATGTCCCGCTTCAGTGCCCCATAAATCCTTACGATGTTGAACCGCATCTTCTATAGAACGAAGCTCTATCAGTTTGTTTGGTGATGTCCTTCGGTTTAAGAAATAAACCCGCAAATTGCTTTCCAGTGCACGATTAATAGCGTAGGTCCAAAATCTTTGGCCTTGTGAGGTCTGCTGCTTGTCTGCAATAAGTGCCTTGTACTTTGGCAGCAAATAGTCAAAGAAGATGTGGGCCGCAAACCCAGCAGAAGCGGGATCGGTTTTGTTGGACCACACCAAAACCTGACGCCCCAGCTCAAGCCTGTTGTGCTTCACGGCTTCATATCTAACGAAGTACAAGATTTCGTTATCACGTGCAAGAATAGAGTAGCCGTTCTGTTTGTCGCCGAGAAAATAAACGTCGGCTCCATGATATTTTGTTGTTGGCTTCGCCTTCTTCTCTCTTATTCTGGAGACAAGCAATTTCTTAACATACTCCACTAGGGAGTCGTCAAGTGGTTCTATTAACTGAGTTGCAAGATGCTCTTCCATGATTTTTCCTAATCAAACATTAAAAGGCTGGCCCCCAGGATTTCAACAGTATATGTGATCCTGGGAAGGCCTTGGCAAACAGCGTGACCTCAGAACTAGGCATGACCCAGAACCAGGCTCCACCAGCCATACCACAGGGCTTTTCTTCCACAAATGATAGCTTAGTTTTGAGCTGGAGTTCAATTAATTTTTTCACCGCGAACGCCACTTGTAGCCATTTGTCCCTAGGCACTTCCTGCCCGTCAGCATGGCGTTTGCTGAGCTTCACAGACTTGGGGTTGATGCCTATCACAAGCTGGCCGTGAACCACAGGGTAGCCACCAATCGAGTCAACGTTAAACCCATTGGCCTTGAGTGTTTCATAGTGCATGGACTTTAGAGCAATCGGTATAACAGGAATTCTGGAGATTACAAAGTCTTTATCCTTCAGCGATTCTAGGTTCTTGCTGTCTTTAGAAAGACGTTCAATAATTGATGCGGCATCAACAGAAAACAGGGGATCGGCGTCTTCACCCAATAATAATCGTTGGTGCTTTGCTAAACTGGCTTTAGCCTTAACCAATTGTTTGTCGATTTCTACTAAGGCCTTCGGCAACTCAGTCACTTCAAGCATAGACTCTTCTATGTCACCTATGAACACACCTTCTCTGAGTGTTGTGAGTTCATTCATATATGATTTCAGGACCTTGCCTAGTCCGTGGGGGACCGGAGCCTTGAATAGGAGCTCAAGCTTACGCCTAGCAATCGTTAACTTCTTGAGCTTTAATTCTTTAGCTACAACTGGTAATGCCGCCAGACTGGCTGCGGATTTTCGCAGTTCAAATCTCAAGTCGGTTAGTGCTGAAACTCTACGTTCTAATTTGGTCCCTATCTGTGCGTCATCGGGTCCGGCCTTGGACCCGACTTGGAGTAAAGGTATGAGTTTCGTCAACTGCGATTGGTTCTTTGCTGATAAGCCTTGTCGTGCTTGATAACGATCAAAATTTGAGTCAACAACCCGTGTCGCGTTTTTCATACGTTTCTCTAGTGGCTTGTACTAAAATTGAATTCCAAATAAAGAATGGGGCCGAACTCTTGACCTTGAGTAAGCCCCATTCTTTTGTTTCCTTCAGTTACCAAACGTATACTGATTCAGCTATTAAATCAAGAAATCGTCCTTGCTGATTTTCTTGACCTTGGTTTGCGCCGGAACTTTCGGACCCGGCTTTGTTGCTTGCGGACGGATCTTATTCTCAACTTTACCCTTGGTGTTGGCTACTTTAGCCTTCGGTGCCGGGGCAGCTTGGACTTTGGCGTTAGCACGAACCTTACGTACCGGCTCGTCATCTTCCTCAGCTGCACGCTTGGCACGCGGACCCTTCGGGGCACCCAGCTTCTTACCTTGGGTCGTGCCCTTAGCTTCAGCCTTTTCCTTAGCAGCTGCAGCGCGAGCCTTGATGTTTTCAATGCGTTCCGACAGCTTTTCATTCTGAGCTGTCAGCTTTGCATTTTCACGACTCAGATTTGCGACTACTGCCGCAATGTTCTTTGCTTGTTGCACTACGTTTTCTTGAGACGTTGCCATTTTGAATTTCCTTTGAGGGAGGGGTTTTAATTGCATGCACGTTTATTGTAATGCACACATAGTATTTACTACAAGACAAACAATGTTGTTCGAGAAAATAAATTTGTTTTTAAATCCTCGAACTGAATCATTAAATTACGGTTTGTGCATTATTCGGGAAACGGGTAGATACCAACCAAATCAGTCTGACGGAAACGACGTTTTGCTGTCGTGGACTTTGGGTGACTCAATGTCGCAAGCATAGCGAACGGCTCTTGACTATCACCACGGACCTCGCAGCGAATACCCGTTGAGTTACCGACCTTGATCCAGGTGCAACCAACATGAAGGAATGGGCGGAAGAATTCTAGTTCTTTAAACTTGATGCGTGCCTGTGCCTGACTCGGAGTTGGTTCTTCGGCTTCGGCTTCGCACTCATCTGAACTTTCGTCTCCGTCCTCATCTAGTTCAAGTTCTGAGGAAGGAACTAACGTTAAGCCAGGAGTTAGCACTTGTTCAAAGTCTACCAAGGTCACCAATGTTTTCGGATGGGTAGCTTCAACTACTACACCATTACCAAACACTTTGTGATAGACGGAGGTCCCAGAGGCCCACCAGGATTCAGGTATAACGTCACACATCAAATGCTCAGTGGCATCATTGTCTTCATCGGATTTAGCAAAAGTGTCGTCAACCCAAACTGAGTGCCATTCGCAATAAGGATCAAAATCAAGATCAACAATTAGACCAAGAAGTTCTCCACTAGACTTGTCTCTGGCTGCCATATCAACCGCGAACTTTACACCGTTGTGGACCAAGGACACGCACTTGCCGTTTTTGTAGACGACATCACTGATCACGGGTTTCTGGTTGGCTACTGTGACTGTGCAACTAGTCTGGTCCACGCTAGACCGGCTCTTCTTTGTTTTCTTGGTCGATTTTATAGCAGTCTTTGACAACAGATTAGAGATCTTGGCTTTATCAATTTCAGCATCAGTGGCTAAACTCAAGTGTTCTTTAAGAACGTAACTTGTCTTATCTGAAAAGTTTAAGCGAATGTCCAAATCACTGGAAAACGGAAACTCCACCACTTGACCGGTACCATATTGAGGATGACTGTACCAATCACCGGGCCTGAAGTCCGGCAGTTTAACTTTTTCAGGAAATTCTACAAGCTGACTATTATTGACGACGCTCCCTGCCTTATTGACATCTGACCTAAGTGCTGGAGTAAGATCAGAAATCTCAACTAGATATTTCCCATCCAGAAAACTCAACCACGCATGGTTAGGATCGCAGTCTTGAACTGATAGCGCCTGTCCAGGCCCCCGTTTGGGATGAATGTACCAAGCACAAGCAATAATGCGAATATCTGGTTGATTTTTGGCCTGTGCTTTTTTCGCAGCCTCAATAGACTTGCGGGTCGGAAACTGAAATGCAAGGGCCTTTACCTTATCCTGCTTTTGTTGATCGCTTACAGCCTGCGTGTCCAGTGTGAGCTTGTCCCCATCCCCACCTTTTGGCTTCAGTTTAGAACTACGATCAGTATCTTGCACAACATTAGATTTTGCCATTCTTTTGCACTCTTCAATTGCCGGACATTCGATAGGGAGCCCGGCTAGCCCTTTGAAATTAAGACTATACGTGTTTACGATTACTGAACACGATGATGGACCCATTCTTGCCGTACTTATGAACAGAAGCTGTGTGGTTGTCACCAAATGTTACGACCTTTATGTCCAAGACACCGCACTTATTACGTTCGATGGGGAACCCGCCCTTCCACCATTTGCTGGTTGAATACTTATTAATTCGCATCAACCGGGCGATAACTTTCGAACGTTTGCTTGCCACGACCACGGACACCAGTGTGCGTGATTCGTTGGATTCCCTCTGCAGCCATGCGGTAACCGGATGTAACCCGGCTTCTCGGGCTAACAAAAAGGCCCGACCTACGACATCGGTTTCAAAGCCGATGCTCTGTAATCGGGTGGGAATTGCTGGCCTGTATTTTTGCATCATTCGTACTCCGTGGTATGCCTGACATTCGATAGGGAGCCCGACTAAGCCCTTGTACATTATTTACGAGCATATCAAAATCAAGAAATTGTTGTCAGGAAGTTGCGTAACCAATTTTCATCAACGAGCTATGAAAGTGGGGGTTCAGCCCTTAACGCAGAGTACTTGTTTCAGCGTAGCCTTGATTTCTACCAATTCCGATTGTGCCTCCATAACATCATCAATATTTTTATAAGCACCTGGAATTTCGTCCAACACGCTACTATCTTTTTTGCATTCAACACCGGCTGTTTGTGTAGCAATATCGGCTAACGAAAAACTACGTTTTGCTTGCCCGCGAGACATGACGCGACCGGCCCCATGACTGCAAGAACAATAAGCTGCTTCATGTCCCTTACCACAGACAATGAAAGAACGGGCACCCATGGATCCAGGAATGATACCCAGTTGACCTTTGTACGCACCTACAGCACCTTTGCGGGTGATCCATAGAGGGCGTCCACCAAATTCCTCTTTAGACAGAAAGTTATGATGGCAGTTTACGGCTTCGTTCACCAAAGTGAAAGGTTTAATTGTGCGCTCAACAGCGGACAAAACAAGCATCAGCATGAGGTCACGATTCAGCTTCGCGTATTCTTGGCTCCACAGCATGGCTTCAACGTACTCATCAAATAGCTCGGTGCCCTCAGCGAACCAGGAAAGATCCTTGTCTGGCAAATTGACGTGCTGCCTGTACAGCTCTTCTTTTGCCAAGTTGGTCGCGGCCTCACCCACGGTCTTGCCAACATTACGACTACCCGAATGCAACATCACCCACACATTTTGGTTTTCATCCACGCACAACTCGATGAAATGATTGCCACCACCCAAAGTACCTAACTGCATGTTCATACGAGCTTCGTCAAAACGTTTGATACGTTTCATGATACGAATTGAGGGAAATCTAGATAACAGTTCCGCACGACGACGGCTGAGTTCCATGCCGACTAAACCTTGATGACGCAGGTGAATATCCCGTTGATGGTAGCTAAAACCTACAGGTACATCGCGTTCGATTTGATGACGGACACCAACCAAACTATCAGGAAGGTCAGAGGCCTTAAGTGACGTCTGTACAGCACACATGCCGCATCCGATGTCGACTCCAACAGCTGCGGGTATAACTGCCCCAGTCAGAGGTATAACGGAACCAACAGTTGCACCCATACCAAAGTGTACATCAGGCATCACCGCAACGTGTCCACCAAGAATAGGCAGGTTTGACACGTTGCGTAATTGATCAAGGGCCGTCTGTTCCACGGGCATATTGCCCGTCCACAGTTTGATTTTACCGCCAAACATTTGCTCATAAACTTCGTTCTGTTGCATAATAATCCTCTATTTAGTGATCGGAGTATTTTTACTGCTAGTTTTAATTACTTAACTTGGTCTAGTGTACACCAAGTCTTTCCACTGACAGATATTTAATGTTGGAGCCTAAATTAAAGATCCGTCAGTCTTATTTACGATCAGGAAACAGCTTGGAATTAGTATCAATAATTAGGTCGACTGCGTCTACTGGGACTTCCATTTGCGTGCTGATTTCTTGTTTGGTTGCTTGAGAAACCCACATAGAACGCATACGGCCTATGATTTGGTCAAAGGTTTTGCCTTGGTCTTTACCATCAATCAGATGCTGTTCTACCTTACGTGTTTCAGTCTCAATACCATACCAATATTTTAGAAGCATGGACCGGTTGGTACTTACCCACTCAGCAACAGATGCTAAGTCCTGATGCGACATACCTTTTGGGATTTTAGTTAAGGCTTCTGGATGTGGTGCTATGGACAACGACATGTTCAGACTATTGTTTTTGAAATCTGTCGTAGCTTGTGCAACCTTAATACGCGGTACCTTTTTGTTTGATGGTGCGTCACTGATCATAACAGCCAAGGGCAGACCCGTATCATTTCTTGATAGTCTGGACATGCCGGTTATTTCATGTTTGCTCATTTTATTTTCCGCACACCAGTTATTTACGAACAGGAAACAAAGCTCGATTTCGTTTAACGATAAGCTCAACAGCCTGAATATTTATTTTAGCTAAAGCTGCCCGGGCCTGCGGCGTCAAAGATAGGTTCCACGCAGTACGTAACAGGTCTAAGGTAGTGTCAAAGGGCACACCGTAGTCTTTGTTCGAAATAAGCAAATTCTGTACAGTAATGCTGTCCGTGGTTATACCATACCAATATTTCAGGAGTAGCGAGCGATTCGACACAACCCAATTCGCAACTTTTCTAACGTCGCTAGCTTTAAACTTTATGCCTACAGGTGGGTCCATCAATTTTTTAGGCTCAAGACTAATAGACAATGAAAAATTCGGGCCTTTGTCGACTAAGCCGTCAGTGGAGTGTGCGATCTTGACGCTAGGGTCTTTCTTATTTTGAGGTGCTGCGCGAACCATCACAGCAAGAGGCAATCCTGTATGCTGTTGGGCCAGATTCGACATACCAAATATTTCATGCTTGCTCATTTTCATTCCTTTGACTGGGACTTAGCCACTAACTATTTGACTCTATCCTATACTAAGACTTTTCCACTAGCAAGACTTTAATGTTGGCCCCAACAGGGGGTTGCTTTTCGTGACCTATAAAGCAACCCCATCCAGATTTAAATAACTTTGAGCTTACGTGTATCCTTGTTGGCCTGGAACGAACGATCTTTTAGAATCGCTGCCTTTACCTCAGCCAAGTCCAGCAGGACCTTGGATCGGGGTCGTTTAAGCCATTCATCCAGTTGCTTCAAAACTAATCGCTGTTCTTTCAGCTTGAGCTTAAGTACCTCTTGATCCAGTTTTGAAAGTTGCCTGACCCTGAGTTCAAGAATCTGCTTTGCCTGATCCCCATCGATTTCTAGATTCTTGGTGAGGAACATATCAGGGTCCTTTGCTCGCAGGGCCTTGACTATGATATCAAGTTTATCACAGGCATAAATCAAGAGTTCCGAATAAGCAATAGCTGCTCGTTGCTTAGTCTGCCTGTAGGCCAAACTCTTGCGTTCCAACTCGATACGCATTACCAGCCACTGCTTAAGCAACTCAGGTACAGACAGTGCAAGAAACTCAGTCTTGAACGTGGTGACGCCATCCAGGATCTGGGCCTTACGTTTCGTCACATTGAGTTTGAAACTCACGCTCTTGCGGGTAGCCAGCCTAATCTTTTCCACATATTTCTCAAACTGCGTCAGATTGTACGCCGGTTTGCATTCAATGGTAAGCGTGGCTGAACCCTTCGAATTGAAGCATCGTAGAGTCTCAGGCATAGCCCGAACCTTCTCTACAAATTTCTGTAGGTTGGTGCCCGGAGGCCAGTCATTGATTATCAGTTTCTTGCGGTCTAGTTCTACTTGAAGTTCGGACTCGAACTTAACTTGGGTCTCGCTGCCGGTGAAAAGCCCCATCCACCCTTTTTTGTTCTCCGGAGTCTTGAGTAATTGACCACCCCATTTGTGCGCAAACTTCAGGGTTCGTGCATAATCCGTTGGGGCCAGCACTTCACCTTTGAGCATGCGTTCTAGAATCAGAATTACGGAGTCCGGGGTAAAAGTAGGAATCAATGTCGTGATGCCAACGCCAATTCCTTCGCCACCATTAAGAATTACATTAGGCAATTGAGCGGGTAGTGTTACAGGCTCCACTTCTTTGTTATCGTAGTTAGGTACAAAGCTAGTGACGGATGCATGTAGGTAATTGGGATCAAAGAATGTTTGCCCGTATGCTGATAATTGCATGTTCGTGTAGCGCATGGCCGCCGCACCATCAACCATGTTACCCCAGTTACCTTTTCCGTAGAACACAGAAGTTGGGTGGTTGACCATGGTGGTTATAGCATCGCTAATTGACTTGTCGCCATGTGGATGATATCGACCTAGTACAACGCCTACAATACGAGCTGTCTTTTCAAACGATGAAAAAGCTTCCTTTGCCGTCCCATACATATTGCGGCGCTGTACAGGTTTAAGCCCGTCATACATATCAGGTACAGAGCGGTCTAGATTAACAGAGATTGCATAGGTAGTCATACGACTACGACCAAAATCTCTTAACGTGGAAGATTTAATGTCATTGTCTTTTGTGGGCACCAAATCTGCAGAACTTACGGTTTTACGTGATTTCGTCGTAATTCGACGTTTGGCTATCATCTTATTCCTTGTTGATTTGGGCTGGGGCTTGAACTTCAATCAGTCAGCAGACTTAGCCCTCGCTATCACAGTTTCCACCCGTAGCATTTGCGGGCAAGCCTAACATGTCCCTGCGATAAGCTACGTCTTCATTCATGAGTCTGACAAAATCAACGTGGTCCTCGGACTCAAGAGCCTTGATTTTTATCAGGGATCTAGTAGCTGGATCCATAGCCATGATACGCATCAAGTCTACATCAATCTCACCGTACCCTTTAACGTGATTTATTAGCGTTGATGATGGGGCTTTAATTTTCTTGAGCTTAACCTGAACTTGACTTAAGGTCTCACCGCACACTAATTGGTCCTTATGAATAGCATAAAACTCAGGGCTGTTAGCCACGTAGATCAAACCTCGGGTGAACAGGTCCGGCAGATACTTATAAAACAGAGATAGGAGCAAAGAGTTGATGTGACAATTGCTGGACACGACTCCTGACGGCAGGACGAACGAATGATAGCGTGGGACTGTCAAACAATAGACGGGCACCGGCTCTTTCAGTTCTTGAACTCTAAGCTTGGATACCGCTTGGTAACCCAATCCACTTTCTTTGTCTGTTAAAGCCTGGTCTTTCAGATGATTGTTTGAGGGACACCACACACGATCACCGACCTTCATATCCTTGGACTTAACGTACACAAGTTTTTCATGCTCTGGATGTGGTTCAGTATCACGACCATACATTGCTCGGGTTACTACACACACCCATTTATGATTTTCATCAACTCTGAATTTCGAACGTCCGATTTCAAAAGCCATTAGTCGGTCTACGTTTTTGACCAATTGCGCGGTTGCTGGTGCCCAGATTTCTTTTCCGTGGTGCCATACAGGCACCTCAAACACTAGTTGTTCTGCAGTGTTTCCCCGTTCCTGAGTTAAAGAACTATTAGCGAGGCCTCTAATAGTTGCCGTATGCTCAGTCCAAACAAAGTCCTCTGATTTTGACTGGCTGCGGGCCATACTCCTGACCCGAATTTGAGTGTCGCCAATAAATGGGCCATCTGGATCCGGGTCAGCCAAACAGATGATTTTGCCAACCGTGAGTTTTGCACAAGGGTCTACGGCCTTTGCGTCATATCCAATAGCTGCCAGAATATTAACAATTTCTTCACTTTCCAGTGTTGTACCTTTTTTATCCTTTTTTAGTGCATTTTTGACTTTGCCTTTTAATGGCAGTACAGCCTGGTAGGGGAACCTGGCCTCTTTGGCCGAGCCGCCTGCCGATTCCCCTTCTACGATAAAGAGTTCACGATCCGCAACTTTGGTACGCATATCAAATGAAGCATATTTGGCGGGCAGTCCATTGCGCTTCACAGCATTCAACGTGGCTGCTGCCTTTTTCGACATCGTGAATTTGGTCTTCAACTCATTGAGCTTAGTCGCTCTTTCACATAAGCGTGAAGCCAATGCTTTATTAGCCTTGAAGAATTCTATGGTGGCTACCGTTAATTTCTTTTGAAATTCAGGACCCATGCGCTCATCGCTAAGTTTTACCTTATCCTGGGAATTGAACTTGGCTTTATGCAATTTTGCGTTGACTAGGCCAACCAAGCCTTCTTTGAAATCCGATTCACGGAAAGGCAGAATTACTTTTCCTTTGACCGTTCGGGTCTTGATATGGGGCTTTAAACCCGCGTATAGGGCGCTGACAACGCTATCAACGTGCTTGCCACCCTGGCTATTGGGTAGCCCGTTGGTGAACCCCCTGAGATCACATCCATCGTAATTGGAGAACGACACAACTACGTCTGCTGCATTCGGATCACCGGGTTCTGATTTATACTCGAAATATTTTGATTCGGCACCAACTTTAAACTTGTCTAAGCGTGCTTGAACATACTCAGCGACACCTGTCTTTGACAAGAACTGACGCTTGCCCCTGGGGGTGGAAATAATGATGGCGAAACCTGGATTGAAATAAGCCATGATTTCAGCCCATTCAAGTGCTAGTGCCCCAGGGAACTTGTTGGTCGAGAAAATTGAAGCATCGGGCTTGAAATGAATAACCGTACCCTTCTTGACCAGTGTGCCGTCCGGACCTTTCGGAGCCTTACATTTTGCAACGGGGGATGTTAGCTTACCTTTCTTGAAACCTACCGAGTACCATTGGTTCTCGTAGAAAGTATGAACATCAAAGAATTCGGCGGTAGCATTAGTTCCTTTAGCGCCAATACCATGAGTATTTGATACCAGCACTCCGGGTTCAATAAAATAAGTATGTTGGTTGTCAACAGTCATGCCGTAAACAGGCACGGGTTCTGTTGTGTGGAAAGTTTCCACACTAATGACCGTGAGCTCACTGTGCGTATACGGCGTGATCAGCATTTGTCCAGGTTCCAACTGTTGGGCCTGAACTTTCAACGTCCAGTAATCAGTGCGAACGTAGTACGGATGGTCGGGAGTATTCTCAATAACCGAACCATCGCTTAGGGTTACGCGCACCAATTCATCAACGTATTTGGTTAGTTGTACATGTGATATGAAAGACTGTGCCTGGACATCATTATCAACGTCCCAAGCAACGATAGGAATTGGTTCTTTATTCGTGGTCCAACGTTCGTATAGTTCTTTGAAGGCTACGGTGTTTCCTTTAGCTATTCTGACTTGTGTTGAACCAACAAAGCAACCAATCGACACCTCGTAGGCTTCGCTATCATACTTACCTGACGTGTGCAAGGCACCAAAAGCCGCCTGCATCGTGTCCATTTTGTTGACGACATCCTTGCCATTCACATGAATGTGAGTTTTGGTCACGCCTTGAGGGATGCCGTGGCCCCTATCCAGTACCCAAAAACTACCGTCGCTATCTACGTGCAACAATACTGCATCGTTACGACCGGCCAGCCCTTCGTCCAACCCGTTGTCCATAAGCTCACGTACAACTAACCACAATCCCGACGAATCAGTACCCCCAATGTATTGACTTGCGTTTTTGCGAATAGTGTCAGGCCAAACAAGAGTTTCAATATTTTTACTGGTGTAGGCTGCTACTTTCTTTAACGCTGGATTTGCTTTTGTATTTGGTGTAAGGGCCATGGTCTTTATTAAGTTAGGCAGCGATTACGAAACGATAGGTAAATGGTGTAATTGCTTTCTCTAGTTTGGATTCGAAAGCTATAAATTGAGTATGAACGTCTCTAGCGGTTGGTCCCCACAAGTCAAGAACGTTATCCACTAGTACTCCAACTCTGTGTCCTGCATCAGTTTGATGTGCAAGTCGGTCTCCCCAGAAATACATACCATTAGCATCCGATGATAGTCTTAGACTCGAACACACGTAATTACCAGTTTTCAACAGCTCACGAATAAACCAATCATTGGGGCTAGTGGGTCCTCCCAGATCAGCAATGAGTTCCCGCCATACTTCTACCTGAATGGCTATTCTAGGTAGCACGGTATTACGCAAGACCAGCATGTGGACTAACCAACGTATCTCTGGATCGCAATAGGGTTCTTCCGTCGAGTGTATCAAATAGACTTCGTTGTGGGCTAAACTGAATTCCTCGAACTTGTTCCCGTTAAAATAGTTGGTGCTCAACAATTTATAGTCTTTACGGAAACGCTGGAGCTCAGCTGCATTAAACGCAAGATGACCTTCGGCATTAGCCTTACCTAGACCCAAGTCGAGTAGATATGCAGCAGACGCAACATCGCAGCCCATGTTAGGTTCTCCTGTCTATCAGTCAGCAGTGTTGTCGAAATTATGCTCGTCTTTGTCCAAGACCGACATCAAGGCATTCAGCATAGGCCTAACACTCGATACCTGGCTATAGAGACAGCGCGTCGTATGCAGCGGTGTAAAATTACCACCTTGGCTGATCTCAATCGCAGTATCAATGTACTTGGTCCCGAACTGCAGGGTAATTCTCGTGAATCCAAGCTTAAGCTGGATCTTGGGTAGCGGTTTAGGTTCTTCTTCCAAGACCACGATGGGTAGCTTCTGGCTATCATACCAGTACTCTACATTTAATTTACAACGACCACGACTTTCGCTGTAGTCAAAGGTCGAACTGTAGCCCCAACGCTGAAAGAACGCACGCAGCTTTTCCTCCATTTGGGGCACCCAGCGCTTGGCCTTGTCCAACACTTCCGGTTTCAGGGTCTCGAACTTCATTGTTCGGTTCCCAATCGAGGCTTTAAAAAATTCTTTACTGTTCCAGGCGGTCCCCACCTTGTCTAAGAACGGATCCAGAATTTCGTCTTTGAACGAAACCTCGGTACCTCGCAGTTTATGCTTGTTGGCCAACAACTTTACCGCTGGCATAAAGTTAATGTGGATACGTGTCAAGGGTAGTCCAATTTCCTTGAGCGCGGTGTACGACTCAGCATCGGCAGGCAAGTACCACTGCTTGATACGCGTAAGCCTGACTGGCTGCTTTTTGTGTCCAGTCTTTGACGCTGGCTGGACGCTAGGCTCCGACGTGTCGTCGCTATCGTCAGCGTCGAGGTCAGTATCTAAGGAATTGGGGGCTTGGGATGGAGCTTTCGTAACTCCAGATGGGATATTCACTCGGGCGTCTCCGGTGTTGTCTCAATAGCTGAATAGAAGCGTTCTTTGAAGGCCTCTGTTTGGGTCACAACAAAGGCTAAGATACGAGCCTCACTTACAGCATCACGTGCATTACGCGCTTTCTTTATTTGTTCGGCCAAACGATAGGCCTTACCCACAACAACGATCTGAACTTCTTTAGCTGGACAGTAAGGATTGCCTTTTGTGTGATGGCACGAACTCCACTTTTTAGACTCAGCAGGGTCAAGGTGTCCACATTTCTTGCAATTTACTGAATACAGCGCGAGGTGATCTCTAGTGTCCACCATTACCCCTACTTTAAGTATAACAAATGAAGATAGGGCTAGGATCTACAAAAAGACCCCAACCCTAAGTTTACTCTAAAATGGCAACAAATTAATCATCGGTATCAAACAAATCTTCTTCGGTATCATCGCTATCATCGCCGGAATCCGAATCATCGTCATCGTACTCCGAATCCGAGTCCTCGTCGTTATCAGAATCGTCATTGTCAGAGTCATCGTAATCTTGATCTTCGTCATCGTCCGGCGCTAGTTCATCGTCATCCGAGCTATCGTCGTCATCGTCATCCGAGGACACATCCAGTTCATCTTCGTCATCGGCGGTATCATCCGAATCGTCGTCTGAGTAATCATCAGCGTCATCCGAATCGTCGTTGTCTAAATCGACCTGATCTTCGTCGTCGCTGTCATCCGAGTCATCGTCCTCACTATCCGAATCCTGATTCTGTTCGTCATCCGCAGCTGCTGCAACACCGCTGACGAACACATAATTAGGATCCAGGGCAATTACCGGTCCTGCCTTTGTGACGTAGATGAAAATACCGTCTTGCAATTGCACATCGTCAATCGTACCCACTTGTTGCAAAATTTCGTGATAGATCAGGTTGCCGACAACTGCCTTTACCGTTGAGCGCGGAATAACCAATCCACCGGCACCGAAGTACGCAACTTTTGAAGGCTTGCCCGAGGCTACAGTAGTCGTAATCACCCGGATAAACACTTGAGAACCCGTTTTAAGGGCCTCAGCTACAACAGACTGGGTGCTAGCCTTCGGACGACCAGGCTTAGCCTTTGGCGTGGACTGGGCTTGGGCCTGTGCCTGACGTGCGGCCTTGGCACCAGGCTTCGGACCACGACGCTTGACTTCAGGTTCCGGCTGGGCCTTCGGACGCCCTGGTTTAGCTTTGGCCTTATTGGCCTGAGCCTTACGCGCTGCCAGCGCATCTGCTTTTTCTTGAGCCAGGGCTTCGGCCTTGCGCTTAGCCAGAACTGCAGGGTTCACTTTCTTCTGGACCTGCTCTTGAGGTTTCGGGCCTCGGCGTTGTTGCTGTTGTTGAGCCGCAGGACGTCCGACTTTTTTCTGAATTGCCATTTTTGAAATCCTTTGTTTAACGCGTTAATTAATTAGTTATAACTAGTTGGTGTTGTGACGGACACCCACATAAACCGTTTCTTCACTTCTTATTTACTAGGGTCTTAATTTTCGAACAGACTTTCCCCTTGAGCTATTAGTTCAGTCTCGTAGGCTCTTGCAATGATATGCAGATCGTCAGGTGTTACTTGCTCGTTGACCAACATATAGTCCAAGGTCTCCAAGGCTGATGCCTTTTGGTTCTCTTTGATTTCTTTCTGTTTGAGAGACCCTAAATGTTTAAGCACCAACGCTAATTGAGACTTAGACAAAATACCTAACATAGGCAATACGCTGTGCAGTCTGCGTGTGATAAGTGCCGTGGACTTGAATTGAAACGAGATCAAACCTGAGTCCTCATTTCGTACTTCTTTTACGTTGGTGTCTGTCCTACGAAGATTATAGCTGGGTACCAAGATCGGGGCTTTTGATTCAACTAATCCGTTTAATGTTGGCTTTGTTGATCCTTCTACTAAGGGAAACACAAATAAGGTACCGTCGTCACTGATCGTATAACCTGGGGTCAATGTCTGTTTCTGTGTCTTGCGATTAGCCTCCAAGGACGCAAGCTGGAGTTCATGAACTTCAAATTCCTGGTCTTTTCCGAACTCCAACACTTTTGGTATAAAAACAAGGCTAGTGAACCGTTCAACTTTGGCTGTCATGGCTGTATGGAACCTCAAAGGGTGTTGTTGACATGTATTTACTAGCTTGAAATTAAAAGCTCACAACTAGCTATTTACTCTGCTTCTTGAGTCTCAGCATTTTGTCCGCGTGTGCGCTTCGGTGGCATCAATACGTCCTTGAATGCAGCGGGCAACGTGCGCGAGGACTTACGGAAAGAGCGATAAACCGGATCACTTTTTTCCAGGTCAACAATGACGGGACGTCCCGTTTTTTCATTCTTCGTGATTTGCTGAATGTACTTGAAGAGCACAGACAATGAACCATCAGCGGCCTTGCGGTTGACGCGCAGGATCAGACGAAATACGGTGTTGGCAGGAAGTCGCATTGCGCCCTTGACCTCGGTACGACCTTTAATTTGAGTTGGAAATTTCTTGTCATTGGTTGCCTTGAACAAAGGTCCCGAGATACGAGCCATCAAGCCATTCAATGTACGTGGATCATAGGATCCCAAATCTGCTTTCTTGTTGTCCGCTGCGTTGACATCATAACGACCTTGATAGCGAATGGCGCGAACGGCGTTACCCAAGAGTCCATCTTTTTCGGTACGGACCGTGACTTCAAGAAAATGCGGTTTGAAATCCGCTGGTGCCTGGAACGTAGGTAGTCCTTTGCGGGCCACTGTTTTTGCTGCAGGCTTAGCCTTTGTTTTTTGGTTTGTTGATGTGGTGGCGTGGGCTTGGATGGGTGCTGATGTCGGACTTTTGGATTTCAGCTTTGGACTTGAACTTGATGACTTTGTGGATGAGCTACTGGCTACTTTCTTTTGTGTCGGTGCTGGGTGCTGGGTGGAAGCTTGATTCTTCGCTACTTTCTTGTTGATCATGGTTATTTCCTGTTGTGTTTGAAACTGTCAATAGTGAATGAAGCTCTGCATTTAAAGTTACGATCAGTTCCAGCAATCTGGTTTGAGCCAGAATAGATGCTCCTTTGTGATCCCCTTTCATGTGCAATCTGCAGATTTCAAATTCCGGTGTTGTCTGCAGAATTTTGGTGCTCACTTGCGGACGATCTACTTCTTGCTGCATATACAATAGGCCGTCTCTACAGCGCCAGAACGGATTGTCAACTTTCAACGTAATATACAGCTCTTGGAGGAAAGTTAAATCCTTGAGTCTGTATGCTGCATTTACTAGCTGAAATAATTCAGGGTCTCCACCCCTATCTGGATGCACTAAAGAAGCAACCATTCGATACGCAGCTTGTACCAAATGAGATTCCGCGTTGTATAGCTGCTCGGTGCCAAAACTAATGTATCCAGCAGTTGTTATAGCGTCCTGTGCAATTGTTTGTGGCGTGCCTTTGGTTGCGAGTCGGATTTCACGGCGCAATCGAATGACTGTTTTTGCTTCGGGTAGGGCATCAAAATATAAATTGGCGAATTTCAGGACCTGTGTATGGAGCTTGTAGTATTTCTGACGATTGGCCTCCATCCTTGATTTTAGAATTCGATAATGATGAAGCTTAGCCAAGTCAATTGATGATCGTTCATAAACAGTTAATTGTCCCATGACTTTTCCGAAATTTCAGCGTAAGCACCGCAGCCATGGGCCTGAATTTCGTAGATGCGGATGACAAAGAATTCGCGATTCGGTGGTGCCTCTTCCAAGAACACAATAATACCTAGGTGACCTGTGCTCAGTACAGATTCCCAATTGTTGGAATTCTTGTTGAACCGCGAAGCCGTAACCCAGTTATCATTTGTTACGTCATAAGCAATACGACACAGGTAGTTTCGACCATCAGTAGACAAGGTGATGTCGTCTGAGCTCAACGTAACTTCCGTACCTAGTTGCGGTACATTCTTGAACTTAGGAATCGGCGGCTTAACGAAAGGTTTTTCTTGCGTGTTCGTGTTTGAGGTGGTCATTTTAGTGTCTGGTATTTTGGTACTGATTAAATTCTATTTAGGCTAGGCTAGCACACCACGGGCTGGCGGCTTCAACAATCGTGCTTGATCCGACGAAGCTTCGATGAATGCTTTTATTTCTGAGGGCTGGCGAACAACGGGCAGGCACTCAGGCAGATTGTCCGCGATCCACATATCGGCTTCGCCCTTAGTCTTGAAACTGTCGATAGCCGGACGCTTTTGAATTTCTACACCGAATTCATCCTGCACTGAAATGCTACGTGTTTTTGAGCGCAGGGCAGTCCATTCTTTGTGCCCTGGATTCTTGATGAGAACCACCCAGTGCGGACTATGATATTCGATACAGACTTCAAGTTTCGGACTTTTCTGTGCACGCCACATAAACTGTATCCTTTATTTACTAGGCTAAAAATGGTGATTGGGTGAAAGCTGTAATTAGTGTTGTTTTTGTCTATTTACCGGGCTTGAATTTCTGCTCCTGCCTGGTCCAATAATTGAAACAACCCGTCACGACACTTTAAAGCTCTTCCTTGCGAGTCAGTGGTACTCTTACGATCAACTGATCTATAATAATCAAATAATAAATCAAGATCAGCACCAACAGGGATCCTTTCGCGTAATTGCACATGGAAGATCTCACGTTCGCCTGCGGGCAGAGCTTCGAACATGGTGTCGTTTAACTCCACAAACCAAATAGGCCATCCAGCGCTCTCAGCCACGATTTCATGTAAAAAATCTATATTAGTGTGAAAATTGGGTTTGAGCTCATATGCCATGCATCCAACGCTACAACCCTTGAACTTTTGTCCCTTGATTGCAGGGAGAATACCGTAGGTGCCGGACATAAGCATATCCAGCTCGTAGTGCTTCTTGGCTAGATTGACGTGCAGTTCTTTGACTTTGGGATCGTTGTGATAAGACAGAATCTTGTTGGACATTTCGGTTTCCTTTTCGTTGGGTTTTTGTTTGGTAACTGCTAATTATTTACTATACACTACTATTTCTCGCAGGCAGCAAAAATGTGTCAAGAACAGTTTTGTTGGGCAGTATAGACCTTTTAAACGTTTGAATTTAGGTTGGTGCCGGAATAGGTGCTTTAGCCAGCAGGTAAGTAAGCATCAAGGATTCGAACACATAGTAATCAACTTCGGGTTGTCCACGAAATACTTGGGCTGCGCTAACTGTAGCACGGGATGAACGTGTTAAGGATTGTACTGCAGACTGAGCCGCTGATTGATAGGACCAAGCCTCAGGATTTGTTTGAGACAACGCTAGTCTAGCATGGGCCGCCGCTTGTTCACAGGCGTCAATAGCCTCCACTAATTTCGAATATACAGGGTTACCAGTTAGCACCGAATTGCAGTAATCCTTGCACAGTTCAATAGCGGCACGGGTCTCCTTAGCGTAGTCCTCATCATTGTTGGTCAGGGCCGTCAACGTTTTGTTGGCCCTAACGATTGCCAATTGCCATTCAACTACAGACAGATCGGCACCAACGGGAATTGCTTTCAGAGTTTGTACCAAATAGGCCCCTGAGTTGTCAGCCGGTTGTCCATCCAAAATAGCTGACACCAACCGAGCTAGCCACGATGGGATTCCCAGTTTATTTACTTTTTGCTCGGTAAAGGCTCCACCATACATATTTTGCTGTTGAATTAAACCTATTACTTCACGCACGTAATCAATGTCTGTTGTCAGTTGAGCAAGGCACTGGGCCTTGACTAAAGGATCACTATTGAAGGCTGGCATTTTGTTTTCCTATTTTCGGTTAGGTTTTGATGTAATAATTTTGTTAAGACTAGCACAGCACAAAAGATTCAACTAGACTATTGTTGTTGCTTAATTTCATCGCGTTGAAAAATCAAATTACTAATCTGGTCTTGCATATCATCTGCTTGCTGTTGAAGCTCGTCAACTTGTTCTTGAAGAGCCTCATGTTCTGATTGTAGGTCAATCAGATCATTAGTTTTAGACCCATACTTGTTATCCATATAGGTGTGGAAAGCATCGGCTAGCATCATGGCGCAGAAAAACAAAAAGGCGCAAATTATAAGTACGTTGAGACTGTTCATTTGGACTCGTCCTTAGGAAATTTTGTGGACAGCATCTCTTCTAGTTTAATACAATCCTCTAGGTTAGATGTCAGCATCCAATGGTTAAATAGTTTTCTCAGTCTGCCCCGTGTTGTTTTATTTGCTTCTGAGTTCGGGGGCCTCATTCTCAGGGTATTGTTTCGACGCAGCCCTTATTTATCGTGGGCAATAGCGATGGCTTCAATCTCAGAAATGGCTTCACGTAGAGCCTGCACATATGAATAACAGGCAACGCGGTCAAACGAGAAGTACGAAGACGAACGAATTTCTGGGGAAGTCTGCCGCTTACTTACGTTCAGACAAGCGTGTGGGTTACCAAGCTGGGTTACTACGTTTATAGACAATGTGTATTCTTCCAGCTTATGGACGATCCAATCGATCAAGCCTGCCTCAACCTTGACAACAGGTTGACCGAACGGCCGTTCAGTGTTCGCCATCCGGGTCACAGGAAATCCCTGTTCAATGTTTATACCACGAGAATTGAGGGCCATCGTCAAGTAAGCTGAAAATTCAATAACCGACATTTTGGCGACTGCACGCTTGCCGATCAGGGTATTGGCGTATCGGGTGTAAAGGACGGCACATAATTCCTTGACCTCTTTTATGGTCAGATGACTGCCGATCAATTCGTTAGTACCAATACGGTTTGTATCTGCAGATACCTCGCCTTTACGATTGTTGACGATGACGCGCATGTTGTTCAACACATTAAACTGGATCAATTCAAATTTCTGTTCGAAATTCATTTGCTTTCTCTTCTTGGTTGTAAGAGGGTTAGACCGGCTTGGCCCTAGCGGTGTTGTCTGTGAACTCTATTTCAAATGTCCATTAGTTACGAAATGTTGAAGCCAGCCAGTGTCTTGGCACGCACACGTTCACCGAGATCGCGATTTTCAAAACGTTGTGCACGGATGCTGGGTGGTGCACCAAAAAATCCCTGTGCTACGTTGAAGCCATCGGCTACACCCGCTTTGACAGCCGCTAGGATGTCATCCTTAGTCCAGGAAAAATTCTGTGTACTGGGGTTGCGAACCTCGCGAACTCGATCAAGCATGAAATCAAACTTGATTTCCTCCTCTAAGGAATAGAAGGTAACGGGTAGGTGGCGGTAATGATTGTATATGACACCACGTTTCACTAGATGCATATCGATGTCACGGTGCATTTGGCTGAAGGCCCGACCCTCAGGAGTATAAGCACCAACGTCATAGCAATAGCCACGATCATCGCGTTCCATATAATACTGGATAGACTGGATAACCCAAGTGTAGGTTAAACGTTCCTTAGCAGTCTGCTGTTGAACCCAAACTTCGTCACCTTCCCAAAATTTGGTATCAGGTAATGGTCCGACGTAAGAACGGTTCACGAGTTTATTTTGCAAATCGTTGTAATTGTCCTCCTTAAGAAGACTGGCATATTCTTCTTGGTAGCGACGGTCGTCTTCTTGTTTGTCTATCAGACAGATAGAGTAACCATCACTGTTTTCAGTGACGCCGTTGTCCCAAGACACCACGGCTACCCCGTCTTGTTCATACACGCCTTGTTCGCGACACAGATAACCAATGCGTTCTCGATATGACAGAATACGCGTCTTGGATAGTATGGTGCCCTCTGTGCCATCGGCTACGCCCCGGCGACCCCAGACACGAGCCTCGTTATCCATTTGCATTACGACGCGATCACCGACACGAAGTTGTGAACTTAACATTTGATTAACTCCAAATTAGGAAATGAGGCGCATGAGGCGCTTCAAGTCGAGTAAGGCTTTCAGGGTTGCGGCGGTGAAAGACTCGGTATCCTCAGATGCGTATATACAGCGCTTGCTGGCGCGACCTTTGGCGAAGGTCTGCACATACATACACATACCGTACTCGAGACCTACCAAGTCGCGCTTGATCGAGATCTGAGGATTGAGCTCAGCTACTAGCCGCATAATTTCTGACAGGTTCGCAGCGGTCCCCGTAGGTTCAGGCTTTTCGAAATCCTCGATTGCGAGGTGCAACGCACGTACATAATCAGCTGTGACCGAAGGTTCATACAGAACCCAAAGCTTGGGTTCGCTGCCGAAGGTGTGGACGCCTAGGTAATGTCCATCGTCTTCCTTTATGGATACAGCCAATCCGTTGTGCGCCAGTCTATGGATCAAGCTGGTTTGATCGAGGTGCTCGTCGGTCGGGTCAACGGCTTTGTCGTTCGTAGGTTCGTCTTCGGAAGACTTGCCCAACGACTCGCGCGTGGCTTTCTGATTTGCGACGGCCAAACGTACCGAACGTTCAACTTTGCTAAGTCCCTCCTCACCGTGGATGGCGAGAATCTCGTAGAAGACCAGAAGCAATTGCTGTACGAATTCCTCGCCGGTCTTGGACCGGTAGCCTTTAAATGTAGTGAACGGGACCCGCAGGGCGGAAGTCAGGAACCGAATAAAGAACGAATGGTCTTCTATGCAACGAACAAATCCTTTGAGCTCAAACTGCAAATCACATTCGGTGTACACTATGAATTCGGTATGAGTACGCTTAGCTTGTCTTAAGCTTAAGCAGTTTAGGGCAGTCAAAACCAGGCTACAAACCAGGCTACGGATGAGGTTGGTGTCTTCTGTTAAGTTGCGTGAGGTCATGTTATGAAGTCCTGTCTTTGATTGTTGTGGTTACGCGGGAGCGCCGTTTACCATCCAACGGGCACAGAGGATACGGTCGTCATGTAGCAACGATATACGAGCATTGACCGGAAAGACAAATTCAGGGCGGTTGCGAACCAAGGCCCCATACAGGGGGATCGAAGGCTGCGCCAATGCAGCGGCCATACTTTCGGACACAACCGGTTTGGAGTCGGCAGAAGCCAGTGTTAGGTACACACATTTTTGTGTGGATTCGACCACGCGTCGAGCCTTTTGTTGGTCGATCGCACAGAAGCTACAGACATTAACATATGCGTGTTGGTGCGTTGAGCAGAACGGCATGGTCTCTTCCTTTTCGTTGGGGTGCGGTTCATGACTATGAATAATAGTTCTCAGTGCGTGATAGGTAATCCACGAATTTTTCGGGGCCAGCGGCACGTGCTTTCACAAAAGCTGGATAGTCCTGTAGATGCTGCAATACATGAAGAAGATCTTGAATAGTACTGCCGTAGCTATCGGAGATAATATAAGTATGATCGTCATATTTGCCCAAACCCAGTTCCCAACGTTCATCTTTGGTGGCGGTGTATAACAATTCGCCTCGAAACATCGGTTCTGAGTAGTCCACATTATCGTCCAGCTTGTCTGTGAGGGTTAGAGTTAGGCGGGACTCTGCGTGTTCGATAGTTATTTTGTTTGCATTGTCCTTACGCTCAATAGTTAGACCCCATGCTTTTGCGAACTCTCTGAATACTATTGACGGTTTGTTGATTTTCATTTTGATTTCCTTTTCGTTAGGACCTAGTCACTACACTATAATTTATATTGCAGCTGGTGCCAACCTTTATTTTACAAATCCAATGACATCAGCCAGTAACTGAGCCAAAAAATGAAGGGCATCTAACTTAGACAGCTCGGTATGAGTTGGGCTTAAACTCACGTTCACGCTTGTGCGTAACGCACTTTAACTTCAATCCACTCTTCAGTTTTGACCGGCGGTTGTTCTTGAATGTCCTCGAAATGGGCACGTACTAAATCTTCGTCTAGGATTTGGTTCGAACGGTCCTTGAATTCGAGTTCCATCAAATAACCTTCATCACCATTGAACTGGAAATTCTGACCTTTAGCCTTATCGTACACGAACTGTTCCAAGCTCTCGATTTCGGTCTTGATATCTTTAAGCTGGGCTACTAAGGCCGCTCTCTTGACGCGTAGACTATATAATTCGTTGGCACGTTCACGTATCGTTTTGTTGTTAATGAACTTCATAATCAGTCCTTACAATGGAGCGGGGCAAAGAACAAGTTAAGTAGATCGGACATTTGCATGTTGAAACCAGCGTAGGCCTCGTTTTCAACATAGTCAACTTTATGTTTGAGTAAGCACAAACGGAAGCACGAGGCATTATTTCTCTCAAAGCTCCAGAACCTGGACAAAAATTTTATAGCTACGTTATTGTCTGCAAAGCCATCATAGGAATCCCATACAATTTCTACTGCTGGGTTCCCTCTCAAAAGCATACCCGGAAGTTTTAGAATCTCTTTTTCCAGGATAAGTATAACTATAGCTTTTTAGTTTGAGAATTCAGTGCTAATAGCTCATTGTATAAATCGAGATTGGTTTTCACAATTTCTCCTTTTCGTTAGGTAGTTTAGTTGGTGCCTAGGAATTTATGTTACCAGTTCCCACTTGAGTTCTGAACCGGGCAGGAAATCCTCTTCAAATACAAGTTGCTCAAAAATTGAGCCATCAAAACGTATGACTAAAGCCTCTGCTTGACCCCTGAACTCGGGCACCTGACGTTCGGTAATAACGAATGACTCCAAACTAGAAAACACAACAACGTAGAACATGGTAACTCCTAATTAGGATCGTATAAATTCAAATAGACATTAAATTTCTACAGGCATGGGCACAGGCACGGACGCAGCAGATAGCAAGTTTAGAAGTGTGTCGCGCTCCCAGAGCCAATGAGCTTCAGCTGAATCTGCTGCTGAGTATGCTGAATCTATTGCTGAGTATGCTGAATCTGATAATGACCAGTAGGCTGACCGTGCTGCTGACTCTGCTGACCAGGATGCTGACTCTGCTGACCAGGATGCTGACCAGTAGGCTGACCGTGCTGACTCTGCTGCTGACTCTGCTGCTGACTTTGCTGCTTCTTTAGCCCTCAGTCTTTGTTCAGGATTAGCTAAATTTGCAATTTCGGCCTCAAAATAAGCCACGCATTGTTCAATTGCGCTAACACAAACGATGGCATACTCGGCGGGGTTCAAACGCAAAGGGACAAGTGTATGTTCTGCCCTAGCCTTTGCTAACTGCCATTTAACTTTAGAAACGTCGGCGCCTACGGGTATTACAGTCAAAAAGTCTACCGCAAATTGTTGAGCATCAATGGGAGAAAGATTCTCAAAAATAGTGTCCTCAAGTCGCGCCAGCCACACGGGTAGACCAAGTTCGATTGGATACTGATCGTGATCGTAGCTCTCCAAGGTACAGCCAACAGCGCATCCATGTTTAGCTTCAGGGTCCCAGCCTACACGCTGCATGATATTGTCTGCTTCATGATGAGCTTTAAGACGCGCTACGTATTTAGCTTTAATTGCAGGGTCGCCGTGAAATGCTTTCATGATCTTGTTCCTTTTCGTTGGGTTGTTTGATTCAGTGATTCCAGTATAGTTTAGGTTGGTGCCAACGTCAACAATTATTTTAAATAGTCTCGTCAATCTGAGATTCGGCATCAAGCAACAAGCGTGTGAGAACCTGGGTCTTGTTCAATTTCCAAGTCTTGGCTAGGGCCTCCAAAATTTTTGAGGTTTCGGGACTAAGTGTACTACCGGGCAGGCGCTTGCCTCCAGCTTCTTTCAGTGATGTATAAGCATTGGTCTTACGAACTCGCTGTTTTGGTTCGGTCTTGGGTTCAATCACGGAGTCATCACTGGTCAGGAGTCTCGCCAAATAGGCGGTCTTTGCATATTGATACTCATAGGCGGTCTTTGCATATTGATACTCGGTGAACATAAGTTCAGAGACTTCTTGAGCATACTCAGCAGTACGCAGACTTGCTGAGAAAGTACTCCAATTAGGGGCCTCCGGGTAAACCGAGCTATACAGAGAAGTGCTTTTGTCAGCCACAGCTGCTTCAACCAAGCTGAGCATGTCGGCCTGAACTAAATCTGCCTTGAGTGTTATTTTGTCAAAGAAATCATGACCATCAGCATACGTCGCGGTCAAAATTTCCACCAGTGAGGCAGCGCTATAATATTGTGTGTTCATTATCTTTCCTTAATTACGATTTATTTTGTTTTATTACCTACGTTTTACTTCGAGCTGGCACCAATACGCTTAGCCTGACGAATCAACGATTCTTCGATAGCCGAACGCTTGGTCCCATAGTGTTCGGTCAATGTAGCTAAGGCTGCGCTAGCCTCAGCGTTGATGCGGACGGTTCCTAGTCGCTGTCCACCATCTGCAAACAGTGAATTCTCCATGGCTTGTACGCGCTCGTTAGCCGTCATGGCTGTGCCTGTGAAAGGACGACCGCGCTTGACTACTATGTTTTTAATTTTTTTCATTTTGCATGCTCCAGTTGTTTATTGATCGTTGGTGCCGTGCCTTGCCCTAATTATAGCACAGAGGATTTAGGCTTCAATCAACAGCTTCAGTAAGGTATCGCGCTCCCAGAGCCAATGAGATTCAGCTGAATTGGCTGACAGTGCTAACTCTGCTGATGACCATACTGCTGACCAGTAGGCTGAAAGTGCTAACTCTGCTGACCAGGATGCTGACTCTGCTGACCAGGATGCTGACCAGTAGGCTGACCGTGCTAAATCTGCTAAACGTGCTGACTCTGCTGAATCCGCTGCTGAATCTGCTGCTTTTTCAGCTTCTTTACGCTGGTCCTCCGTAGCTGTTCCCTCAACCTTAGCTTTGCAATAGTTGATTACCAGATGGAGGGCTTGGTAGCATTTAACAGCGTAGTCCTCTTTGTTATATTTTAATGCTTCCAGCTGCCGTTCGTGACGAGCAACTGCTAGCTTCCATTGGACGGGTTCCAAATCCTTCCCTATGGGGATTGCTTCCCTCAAATCTACATGGAATTTAGCTCTAAGGTCTGCGGGCAATCCCTCAAACATTGACTCACTCAAGTATGCTAGCCACAAGGGCCATCCGGCATGATCAGCTACTGTCTTGTGCTTGTCCTCACTATCTGGGTCAATATCGTGCGCCATACAACCAATACTACAGGCTACAAATACTTCGTGGTCGTCACGCTTCTCTAAGTTACCGTATGTACCGGAACGAAGAATATCAAGTTCGTAATGTCTACGGGCCTGAGCTACATGGTAGTCTTTTACTGCTTGATCGTTGTGATAAGAAAGTACGGTCATTTTAAGTTCCTTAGTGGTTTAAATTTAGTGCAGTGATTCCAGTATAGCTCAACTTAACGATGGTGCCAACAATTATTTTAAATAGTCTTGAGCTTTTACCATCAGGGTCTCGAATTCTGAGGCAGTTAATCCAGTATTCATGCCACAACCACCGTCGCAGGTATCCAGGAATTCGGAAATCTCTAGAACGTAGGGGTCAGTGCCGTAGACAATCAAACAGTGGTCAATGATGCGTTGACGAGCTACGAACGCATCATTGTTGGATTCAGCCAAAATTCTTAAAGCTGAATTCAGGTTAGCCTTTGAAAGTTTGGTCTTCATCAATTAGTCCATAGGTGGGTCAAAGGAACGAGCCTCTATGCACAGTGTATGGGCTTCGCTTAATGCCTTTTGCCCCAGTTCAAAGCCATTACCGTTGCGGTCATTTCCGTGATGCATCAAAGCCGTACCTATAAGCTTCTGCAATTCAGTGATAACCCTTAACAGGTCCTTACGTGTGGGCTTACGTGTGGGCGCGGGCTTGGACTTGGTCCTCATAACTCATTCTCCGGTTGCCAATCATGACCGCACTTAACACAACGCTTGTACGCTGCGGTGCCACATCTCAGACTGTAACTGGTTCCTGCGCGGCCTCGACCCTCAGCACAGACCGGACATTTCGGCCAGTGACTAGGTTGATACACAACGTCATCTTTAATGTCTAAGTCCAAAAGTACCAAAGTTGTAACAAGTTCTTGGATAACCTCATGGGCTACCAAATGATTTACAAAATCGGTCAACAGTACCGCGCAGTGGTTTAATCCCGAACTCTTCTTAGACTCAAATAATTGGGTTCTGTAGTGTTTAGCCAGATCATCAAAGTCTAGGCCTACAGGACCTAGATAAGGGCCCAGTTCGTAATAATCGTCAGACGGGCCTTCGCCAAACATATAAAGAGTCATACCCTCGGGAATCAAAGTTGACGCGATGTTTGAGACGTTCATTTTTTGAAACTCCTAAATTAAATAGGCTTAAACATCGGTTGGTGCCAACTTTTTACGGCTAATCTTTAACTATACTTTTGTGGGTCAGATGAATTTTACGCTTAACGCATGTCGGGCAATAGTCCAAGGTTCCAACGGAATACCAACCTCTGGTCTTAAGATCAGTCCTAAATTGAGCCTTAGTTGTATTTGGGCTATTCGTGTTATCCACTCGGTGAGGATCGTCACAGCCCTCGCAGGAAATTTGAAGCCAGACCTCAATCCTGATTTGACTCAGGAACAAAGTATGAGCCGTCAATGCAGATAGCGCCGCTAGCCAGATGCACTTCGTATATACCGTTGTGGTAATGCCTCAAAACAGTAACTGAGAACCCACTATAGGTTCCACGTTGACCTGGAAAAAGTACAACAGGTTCAAGACCACGCTGGTCCATGCTCGCTACCCAATCAGCATCGGTTCTGTGTGTCTTGGCAAATTCTGCTGCTTTCATTTTGCTCTTCCTTTTCGCTAGGTTGTGCGCTTCAGTGATTCCAGTATAGTTTAGGTTGGTGCCAACGTCAACAATTATTTTAAATAATTTATAGTTGCTTCGTCGGAGCCTTGCCATTCGGCAAACAAGAAGTCTGTGTTCTCAGTGTTCAAGCGTTCGTTCATGCGAATTCTGATGAATTCAAGTTCGCGTGCAGACTGAGCGTTACCTACGTGATGAACGAAACCCCGAATACACATGTCAGCCAGTCTACGCAGTCTTTGATCGCTAACACGTTGGGCTATCAACTTCTTGTTGATCATCACTTCTTGTTGGGCCTTGAAATTGTTATACAGCATGTCACTGGTGATCATGGACAGAAGTTGCGGGGCTGTCAACTTTGCCTTCTTGGATCGGTAGCTCATTTTAGTCTTCCCTTTCGTTAGGAACTTAATTTAAACTTGGTGTATGTACTTATTATACACAGGACAAAACGAAAAACAAGTATTTAATGTTGGTGCGTGCGTGGGTGGATGCCTGCTTAGAATTATAGACCCCTGATTAGAACCGAAATAGACGCGCCACGTGCTGTTTTGAGGCCCTTTTGAGGCCCGTGGCGACCCTAAATTGGGGGTCCTTGGTATTTGTACATAAACCGAAGTTTTGCCCGTAAAAGCATCAATTTGAGCCTCGAATGGGAAAAGGCTGCAGGAATCCACTAATCAAGGATTCCTGCAGCCTTTTCTATTAACGAACAATACTTTCTGTTATTACCTGAATTCGTTTATTTAAATAATGCAAGTTATTGAGCTGACGATTAATTGAATGTACTGTAGACGAAAGTTCTGAACCATGTTGGTTAAACGGAGAGATTTCACAATCACCTTGTTGAGCTTCTTTGTCCTCGAGCCAAGAACGGGGAAGATAAGGTTCAAGAGCTTGGACTAGACTTTTGATGTTCTCCTCTGCTGATGAAACTTGTGCCTCTAAATTGTATAGGGCTTCGTCCATAGGTCCTTGAAACTGAGTTTCCGCCGCATCATAGTCCTCGTCGTAATCTGGAGCTTGGGTAACGTCAACGTCATCTTTACATTTGGGTTGGTGTTTAGTCATCTCTGCATAAACTCCTTTTAAGCCACGGTTAATTGATTCCTGATCCAATCCGCTGAAAGCATCATGTAAATCAATAGACGCATATTTGTCATTAGCATACATCGCTTGTTCCTTTTGAACTAGCCTTTGGATATTGCGAATCTCTGGGCAGGGCTAGGCTAAGTCAAAAATCTTTATTTAGCTACTTTGGACGCAGCAATAAAAGACTTAACAGCAGCCACAGCTTTCGGATGATTCTTCAGGTTGTCACGGATGAACCGCAATTCTTTACGGCTGAACTTCGAACGTGTGCGAATCGCGTTTAAGGCCGAGATATCGTTCTCGGCCTTAATCTTGTCGACAAACATTAGGAACGATGGTTTGTAACCATCGTTGTCCTCAATGCCAGCTAGTGCAGCTTTCGCCACATTAACTTCTTCGTAGTCCTGTCCGTAGACGTCAACACGCAAGTCCTCGTCGTCCTTGTCCTTGCCGCCCTGCGAATTTGGCACATACATATCAACGTTAGAGTCACTAATGGTCCGGGCTGTCCCTGCCTGACGCACGTGACGATCAGAAGCTAGCAAACGTTGCTGTTCCTCACGTGCACCTTCACGTTCAAGAATTTTTTGAGCTTGGACCGGGTCAACCAGCGATAATAGACCGCTGTTAATTGCTGACCTGAATTCAGAACTCTCCAGCAGACGTTCTTTGGGGAACTTGGAGCTTGCGTCAAATGGGAGCCAGGATTCTTGAATAATCAGCGGGTCACCACCATTACCATTTAGTTTCGGAATACTAACAATAACGTTGCCACGGAAACCATGAACAGAGACTGCAGCGGCAGCAGAAGTAGACGCAGTATTCAGCACCCACACTGAACCCTTGACACCCTGCTCTTCAAGTTGCGATACGGTAAGAAATTTCATAAGTAAAACTCCATCTATTTAATAAGTTTGCGCTTTAGTCTGTGGATTTGTGGGGTGGGTAGGTTTTGTTTTAAAAGCCGTCTGTTAAACAGATCTTTGCTTATGCACTTTATTTACTAGCGGAGTAGAACTTTAGTCCAAAGGTGTAATCCTTGGTTTTATAGAGCCTTCAGGTTCCATGTGGTTCATCAATTCAGTCCAATTGCCGTAGGCTGTTAGAGGTTCCATATTTAGGGCTACTACTTTTGTCCTAGTAATGGGTCCTAACGGACGGTTCTTCTCCGGAATTCTTTCTATTTCAGCTTCAGTTAAATATTCTTGTACCTTTACCCTGCTGACATAAGTTCCACGTTTGAAGAACTGCGGGTAGTCGTTCCAATTGACACCCTTAGCAATCATCAGGTCATGCATATTAGCCGTATTCTTTTTATGCAGTTCTTTCTGCGTGTACAGAGCCTGTGCCGCCATAGACACACTATTCTTTGTCGCATCCAGTTCTCGCCACAAGAAATTATTGTAGACTTCCGTCGTATTCGGCAATTGAAATACGCGACAATCGAAAATAGGGCTCAGATGATTGCACTTGGGTAGAAAAAATCCAACCTGCTGATTGAAATTAACACTGGCACCAGCAGCTAATAGCGACGTCCATTTCTGGATACGTCCGTCAAACATCATCTCTGCGGGGGTAGGCATTGGCTTCTCCTCATCCCACTTTTCATTACGCCAGAATAAAGTTATTTCGTCACTCTGAGTGTACCCAAGATGAGCCTCAAATTTGTCTACCAAATAACGCGTGGTCTCGATCATGCAGCGACTAAAACCTGAGTCATAAGGAAGGTCTAGTCCTTTCGTGAACGTGTGAAAAGAACGACCATCTAGTCGTGCCATGATAGGCAATCGCTGCATTAGTCGACGGCCAGCATTCTCCATTTCATAGCGCTTCATTCGGTCACCCAGCGGGTCTTTCTTGTTACTTGGCATATTTGTAATAGTCCTCAGTGTTCAGCAGGTTGTGGATTATACGTTGCCAGTCTTCTTTTGGAAACTGTGCATGAAACTTAGCCTTCTGTTCTTTATACAGCTTCTCGCTTAACGTTGCATCATCCGCTTCAATAACTGACATGAGGATCGTGCCTGAGCTAACAATCATGCCGTGATAAACAACTGAACCTTTGTGCCTACTCATTTGGTCAACTCTTTTTGTAATTGGTTTACAACAGAACGTTTGAGCACCGCTTCTAATGAAGGATCCAACAAAGGTAGGCCAACAATCGAGGCATAAGTGTTGGCACTAAACTTAGAACTGGCAAAATTCTCGTCATAAGTACAACGACCATGAACCCGGTGCTTCCACATGCAGCTATTTTTTGGGAGCGGGCAATTGGCAACTGCTATTTGCTGCTGGATAACCACACAAAAAGTTCCACGTTCAGGATCAATTTTCGGAGTCAGAGTCAGAGTATTTTGCATTTGATATTCCGTTTTGTACACTAGCCATAAGTTCGGTCAAGGCCTGCATCTGCGCCAAGCTAAAGGAACCGTCGAGATGGATACGATCTTTATCATACTCGTCCCGCACGTCGTAACGTGCGTAGTCCAGTTCACGAACTTCGGTATGGACGCGTGACAGCTCTGCATCGATGGCGTCCTGGGTCCAGGTTTTGTACACCGGCAGTTCGCTGGACTTTAATCTCGGGCATTTAGAACTAATCAGTTCTAGGAACTGGGCACCACTGTTTATATGAAAACGGACGTCGACAACCACGTGCATTTCCACACGTTGGATAATATCGTTCTGATCCACATACACAGTGACCGCGTTGTTAGTACCCATGTCCGCCAGTATCTGATCAATCTCTACAACACGCAGGGCCACAGGTCGCAACGTTGAGATGGCAGACAGCGCAATATGGTCCCACTTCGTACCCTTCAAATATTCACAGACCGGAAGCTTGATAAATACCTGACTCAATGGTGTGGATCCGGCAATAGTCTCTGGACCTACAATCGGCTTCGGTTCCGTTGGAACATCATGTAGAGCTTTGTATTGGCAGAACTCGCCGTTCTCGTTTTTATAGTTGATCATAAATATCTCCAGCTGGTGACCAGCCGTCCAACAGAATTGTCCACATCATGGTCAAAGAGCCAGCCGTAATGACCGCAAAGCAAAGTGTAGCGAGCAGTGGTAATGCGTCCGTTGGAGAACTGGACTTCGACCTTGACGTCTGTGGCGGGATAATTAAAAATAGTCCATTCGCGGTCGCTGGTCATTCGATGTATCTCCACCTTTGGATTTCACTTGGGCTTATGTGCATGTGTGGCGCGTCGTCGGACATCCACCAGTCGACAAGCCCATGATGATGTATGCGCGCCTTGATAAATATTCCGGTCTTCATTTCGAGCTCGACCAAGCGGCCTACCACTGGATAATTGTAGGTCATCCACGTGTTACACTGCTTGGTCTCGAAGTCTTGAGTTGGAAGATACATGATTAGGATTCCTTTGCATTGTTAAGCACCCGCCTACGGACTTGGCACACGTGCTTACGTGTCTCTACATCAACGTCTAAGCCCCGGACCCAGGTTTGAAAGAAGTCCTCTGTCTTGATGATCAGTTCTTTACATTCGGATAAATCTTCAGTCAGGACCAGGGCTAAGTCAGATTTTGATTTGTAGTTCTTAATAATTGCGATGTTAGTCAGGGACGCCCAATCAGAAGGTCCTACATCAGCACCATCTTGAATCACCAACTTTACCAAATCGAACTTCGAGTGCGGTATCAGTTTCAAGTCTTCTCTATGCTCCAACACAATATTGTGCAACTTGTATTTCGGCTCGTGATTGACCAATGTTATGTTGAAATCTTGAGCACTATTGAACTCGATATGATGGAAATACTTGGGTAGGGACTCTCCAAAATTAGTCTGATACAGGGTGCCGCAGTAATGCGTGTTACGAATCCTGTGTGCCGTATGTAAGTGACCGCCAATTGCCACAGCCTTTGACTTGGACAATGACTCATCGGTAGCTAAACGTCCGCTATCACCTTTCGAGCCATAGACCTCGTTGTGAAATATGTTAAGGGCATTAGGATCGAAATTGGTAGAAGGATAAGGCAAGAATCTTACGTCCACACCATCAACGGTTATTGATTTAGGACGGGTAAAATATCGAACATTGGGTTGCTTGAAATTCTGTAGAATTTGAAGGCTGTGACCGGTGTCCGGGGTCAGTCCGTAGAGATCATGATTTCCAGTCATCAAATAAAACGTAAAATCAGGATTGCTGGAAAACAGTCCCGAGAGAGCCAACATGCCAGGATAGCTCCCCCTAGGCCCGTCAAAGATATCACCAGGAAATATGATTTTGTTCAGGCCTTTTGAACGTCCATAGGCCAGTACTTTATCAACCTCAGAAACTACAAACTGGTCGGGGTCCTCTATGTATTTCGATAGTCCACCAGTTCCATCTGAGGCGGTAAGATGCAAGTCACCAACGCAAAGCAGCTCCACTATTTGCTCCGTTTACGTCGTGATAAAATATTCCAATAGCCAGATGCCTGGTCCTCCTCAGGTTCTAGCTCAGGTTCAAGATTTGGAAACGGATGAAATGCTGGTTTCTGTGTCGGATAGGAATGGTCACTATCAGACAAGACGCGATCAATAATAGGTTTGGGTTCTGTATCAAAGAGTCTTTGACGCTCTACAAGTCCTTCTTTGGACTTCAGCAAAAGCTTGGTGCGCCACTCAGGAATCACACGTAGTGAATCCCGTTCAACCAAATTAATGAAATCTGCGGTCCAACCAAAATTAGTTAGTGGTGCTTGCATTGTCAGATCAATGGGTATCCACGCAGCAGGAATCTTAATAGCGATGAGGTGTCTGGCTTCGTCAGCGCCATTAAACTTAGGAACCGAAAACAGAATCTCTGCCTGCTGGTGGCGAGCATGGGGAATCTGCGATGTTTCCCACGTACTAAGTTGGTGACTATTCACCACGTACAGAGGACCTTTAGCTTTAGCTAGGATCCCGCGTACCTTAGCCAAAGACTGACCCTTCAACAACCACAGAATGTAGCTCTTACGTAAATTAGCAATAATTTGTTTCATTGAGAACTCCTTTGTATAATTACTTTTTATTTACTAGACTCGAATTAGTTACTATTGTGGAGATAGTGTGCCAACGCATTAAAATCTTTAGCACTTTTGAGTTCGGATATCAATTTAGGATGAATAACTAATATAGGGTTGCGTGCAAATTCAGTAGCGCCAAGAATGTAGACCGCTGGTTCCAACACAAAACCGTGTATTAAATTTAACTTTTCTTGTTGGCGATTAATCCACCACTGGGGATGGAACCACTTTTTGTTGAAAATTACTTTTGGAATCGTTCCTGTCTTGGTCGCTAAATCGGAGACCCTGAAGTCTAAGCCTAGTATTTGATTGTGAGTCTTAACGTTGGTCCTCAACATCAAGTCCCTCACCTCGTTGATAGATTTAAGAATATTGTCAGTAGCTAGGGATGGGGGGTGGGGGTGGGGACGAAGTATTCATTGAATGGTTGGTAGCCGTTGTGGTCATATTCTGGGTGGTCCCAGTCCCAGTCACCACCCAAGCCTTTCTAATTTGCTCTCCAATACTCGATGCAAGTTCTGTTTCGTAACATCGTGACCCCACGGACATCTCTTCTATTACTTGAACCGTGTCCTTGCCCGTGCTCTTCTTATAGTCTGCCATTTCTCAACCCTCTTTCTCAAACATGCGCTGGTTGATAATAAGCCATGAATGAGGCCCCAACTTGTTCAGGTCTAGGGCAACGAGTCTTAGCCAAGCTGTCAACACTGGTGACCCCGAAATGTAGGCTCGTAGTTCCTCAGTGAACTCAACATGGGTTATGGAAGAGACCAAATCTTTAACTGAGGTCAAAGCCTTAATCTCACCGTAAGTTTTCTTGTGTCGATCTCTGTTGTTCGTGATCTGGATCCTGGAATTAAATCCTTGTTCAAGCCTAGTTGTTAAAAATGATTGTATCAATTCTAGCAAACCTTTGAAAACTAACAATGATTCTACATGAGGTTCAGGTAGCAACAAGATGGGTGCCAACGAAAAAGAAATAAGAGTTCCACTTAGATAGACATTTGCTTCCTTGTAGCCTACCTTAGTTCTAGTGAATCTGAAGCTTATGAACTGGGTCAACACGTCTAGACGGGTTTTAACACAGTCCCTAACATAAGATTCTTCTGTCGCATGTTCAGCTCTTCTATTTGTGTACGGATGTCCTGAAAACAGAATACATCCATTGTTATTAATTGCTTCGTCTAGAATTTGTAGGGCATTCATTTGGTCCTCAGTTTAATGTTGGTGCGTGCGTGCTTGTTGTAATTTATCACTTTCGTTGGCTTCTTGATGCTTGTTTGGTAATTCCAGTTCACTCTTCATTCCTCAGCTTTTATTTACTAGAGTCCTCAATGTTGGGTAGCTAGGTTGGTTCTAGATCAAAAAGTTAATATGGAATTTCTCTATAAGATAGGTAAGTTTCCTGTTTGTATTAACTATAGCGTGTGCTGTGCTGTGCTGTGATGTGCTGGGGTTCCAGATTTAAGCTTAAACTCGCGTTGTTGGAACCCTGTAACCAAAGTCGCGTTGTTGGCAGGGGGAGTGGGTAGGCTCAGCTATCGACTCTTCTCTTCTTTTATAACGTAACAACGCGACTTTAGTCGAATAACAGCGGAAAAACAGCCAAAAACGCAAAAATACCCAATGATAGATTACCCTTAAACCCCAATCTATCCCCCACCCCACTCCAGCCAATAATGGAGAATAACCCCCCAAGTCTAGAGGACTATGAAGTTTAAAGTCCTTTTATAATAGTTGGCACCATCGTCCAAGCGTACATATTTTTAGATCCGCCGTTTCAATTAGAGATACGCGCCTACGGCGCAAAACAATTTAGAGACCTTCAAAACTAAAGTCGACTGTGGTTTTAGGGTTTAAAAAAGAAATATGCATGAAGGGGCAAAGCCCCGAATGCAATTGGCAAGCAGCGCTAGCTGCGCAGCCAATACCAAACAAAACAGAATCTAAAATGAGGTTGTTGTGGTTGTTATATATTGAGGGCTTACGCCCTCCCTGCCCAAAAATACGGATTCTCCTGCGGGGCATTCGCCCCTTGGTGAATTTCCGTATTTTGTGTTCAGGAAAACCTAAAAACCAAAACCACAATCTACATTTTAATACATATCAGAAAATATATCGTAAAAAGCATAAAAAACACTATTAAAACAGGCCTTTAGGCCAAAAGTTAATATGGGATTTGTCTATAGAATAGATAAAATCTCTGTTTGTATTAACTGTAGTAAATATAGGGTGTAGTGAAAACGGCGGATCTAAAAATATGTACGCTTGGAGAAAACAATTTATGGGCACCAACACTAAAAGATTTGGACATTTGATTGAATTTGTAGACTCGCTGCCTGGCATGGGCAAGACTGAAGCAGCAATAAATTTGATGGCTGAGCATCTTCTATCGGATGTGCCTGGGCTTCTCATCTACGTGGCACCAACGCATGAACTGCTATTGCGCGTGAAAGATGATCGATTGATTCCATTGCTGCGTCAACGCAAAGCCACACCTCGTCAACTGGGGTCCATTCGTTCATACGACAGTAAAGTCAAATCTGATCTTTTTTTAGGATCCGTCGTTGCGTCCATACGTCGAGACATAGAAGGTGGGTACGAGGCCAAAGGTAATGTAAAAATAAATGCACAGGTGAACGGCGTGTTACTCGTCACGCATTCTGCTTTCTTTCGTTTGCCAATGGCTTTGAAAAATAAGGAGCACGTTCAAATTATTTTTGACGAAGCTCGCAAGTGTGTGTTCGAGCCCTCAACACTACCTATGACCGACAAAGAAGAAGAGCTGTTCAATCAGTATCTTCAAGAGGACACGCTTCCTGGAACTTCAGCCTTCAAGAAAATTGTCTTCAATTCCTCAATTGAGGTCCAAGCTGAACTGAAGGCCAAGCTCGAAGTATGGAAAAAGAAACGTAAGGTCCATGCTGCAGCTTATGGGCGGTTCATATCCATGGTCGAATCTTTAGAGCTGGGGACCACTGAGGTCTACTGTTTGCGCCGCGAGTCTAAGAACCACCGCCAAACAACGTTTCAATTTTACGAAGTTCATATCCCATCCAAGATTTTTTCGGGGTGGAAACGCGTGATCGTCATGTCTGCCTTTTTAAAGAAAACTCAGTTATGGGCCATGTTTTGCCGGTCGACCTTCGTTCTTAATGGAAAGTCTCAACGTATGGGCCAGCGGAAGGACGGGGCTTGGATTCCAGTACCTGCCGGTCGAAATGACACTGCCTACTATCACCTGAAGGACATAACGCAAACCTTCATCCCAAAGTATAGACAACGTGAACAACAGATATTGAAACGTTATGGTCAAGCAGTTATTGTTTCCTTGACTGGGACGAGCAAGACTAAAGCTACGTGGAAACATTTGATTTCCTCGACCAAACTCAATGGTATATTTGTTAAAGATAAAGAGGCAGCTCAACACTATCAGGAATCGTTCAAAATTTTCTGCCGAAGTCATGCTAAGCAGGTATCAAAACTAACGTCTCTCGATTTAAAACGCATCATAAATCCTACTACTGCTGGTGCAGAAACTTTGAGTGAGTTTGGGCAAGCTTTGAGAGACTGGGTTGACTCTGTGGAAAAAGTCGCAGATGCTCCGTACCTTTGGTACTTGCGCCACGGTCTTAGTGTTGCTAAACAATGGTTCACTAGTGACACAGGATTGGACCGCCCATTGTTTCTCGCCAATAAAAATCATATGTCTAAGCTTCAGCGTAGTTATCCTCAGGCCAAGCAGCGATTAGAATTTTTACCACACTCCTGCCATGGTCTGGACAACTACAAAGACCATTGCATGGTCCTGTTTCAGGCCGCAACTAATCCTAAAAAAGAGGCTCGTGACTTTTATGAAAGCCAAATACCCTGGTATGACTACAATCAAGATCACATCGTTGAGACGGCTATTCAGGCGGTGACCCGCACATCTATACGCGACACCACACAATCGGATCCAGTACTGATTGTTGTGCCTGATCCTTACCTGGCTGCATTGTTGAGCGAACGTCTTAATGATGCACCTATAGAATATGCCAATGAAAAATATGGTGTTCCCTCATTCAGCATTCTGTATATAACCAAACCTGATCTGACCGTTACTGAACGTGGACGTAAATTTAGAGACACTGAAAGTGGTAAGACTTCTGCACAAAAAGTTAAAGACTCGCGAGCGCTTAGTCCTTTTTGGGGCAAACTCAACAGCAAGACAGTCATGTTGTCTAAAGCTCGTAAACAATTCAAAGAGACTGGCGATGATAAGGCATTCGAGAAATGTCAAACTCTGTTGAAAGAGCAGGAACTACTGTCTGAACAACATGCTAAATGGGTTCGAGAAAGTCAGTGGTGAGGAACCTAAACTTTTAGCCTCTTAGTAAATAACAAGAGTGACAGAAGCAAACGTGCATAGGCACGCACCCAACCAAGATTAAAGCACCAACATTAAATAATTCAACAACCAAAGGAAAATTATGCCATACGAAGAAGAAGTTCAAGATGTAGAGTTCAAGCAAGTCCAGGATAACCAGGCAGAACAAAACACTGGCACGGGCACTGATACTGAACAAAAACTGTATCGTGTGTTCCATGTTCAAGTGGGAGGCAATCCGACTGTTGAAGCCCTGTCCCAGATTGCAACTGGCGTCAAGCACATGTTGGAGTCCAAAAGCGCTCAAGAAGTGATGGTGTCCAATCCTGATATCTCAATCTTTGAATACGCGCTAGATACTCCGGTAGATAGTCTAATCATCAAGGGCGCTATCACTTTGGAAACCGTAGCCAAAACCGCGTGGACAGTCAATCAAGGTTATTGTGGTTCGTTGGGTGATACATCAATCGTTGACTGGGAGCAAGCTGGTACAGATCAGCAACAGAATTATCTGAAGGCTATTAACAATAGTCTGCGATTCAACTACACGCCAGAGCAACAACACGAAGCTTGGTTGAAGTCCAAGACTGATGATGGCTGGACCTATGGATCAGTCAAAGACGAGGGGACAAAGAAACATCCGTCAATACTACCTTACGCAGCCTTACCCAAAGAAATTCAAACCAAAGACTATTTGTTCCGTAGTGTAGTCAATGGTTTGAAATCGCAACTCCCTGTTCCTTCAGAAACTCGCGAAATTGAGATTGTCGTTGATGATAAAAACAATCCGTTCCTGCCCTGGAAATTCGCGCACCTTAAACCAGGTCTGATCTTCCGTTTCGTTGGTGCCTCTGACGAACTCGTTTATCGGGCAGTCAGTGAAGTCTATGTTGATTACTTGTCTGAGGCACCGGCTTTCACCGCCGATGTTGAGACCCTAAATTTGAGTTCAGTACTTGGGACTCTAACAGCTACCGAAGTTACTATCACTGGCACGGGCACGGACACTGGTATTGAATCCAGTAGTAAGTCGGATACTACGGTTGAGACCAAATCCCAACCCATAGTCCCCAAGTCAAAGAAAGTGGATAAGAAAATAACTGAAAAATGGACAGCACCCACTCCCAAGCCCACTCCCAAGGCTAAGACAGGTCCAAAGAAATCTGCAGAAAAGAAAGCTAAGTCCAAGTCCAAATAGTACGTGCCACGTGCTGTTTTAAGGCCCTTTTAAGGCCCGTGGCGACCCTAAATTGGGGGTCCTTGGTATTTGTACATAAACAAAGGAAAAGCTCTAAAATCACCAGTTTTAGAGCTTTTCCTATTTAAAATCACCAATTAAATATAAGGAATAAATAAATGACGAAATTGACGCATAACGAAATTAAAGTCTTGGATCACGGACATGTCCGACTTGTTGAGTCCATGGGCAGTGACTTGTCTTTGGTGAGGAATGCACGCGTGAGCTACGATGCAGAATGGCGCACAGGTGAGGACGAAGGTAAGGATGCTAAATTGATTGACTATCTAGTCAAGAACCGACATACCAGTCCTTTCGAGTCCGTGATCTTTACATTCGACGTAAAAGCTCCCATCTTTGTTTTTCGTCAATGGCATAGACATCGTACTTTTTCAATTAACGAGGTGTCCGCCAGATACTCAGAACTGCCTGAAGAATTCTATGTACCGGAACTGGAGGACATCACTACGCAAGCTCATGGTAACAAGCAGATGCGAACAACTGATCAGCATGAATTCGCTGGTGCCTTGGCCGCAATGATTAAAGAATCAGGTCGAGCCTCGTTCAAAGTCTATCATGAACTATTGGCTTCCGGTTGCCCTCGTGAGCTAGCTAGGTCCGTACTTCCTGTTGGCACCTATAGCCATATGTTCTGTACAATTGATCTTCACAACTTGATGCACTTCTTGAAACTCAGATTGCACGAACATGCACAGAAAGAGATTCGTGTTTATGCAGAAGCTATGCTTGCTTTGATCGAGCCTATTGTGCCTATAGCAGTGGCAGCAATGAAGAAACATTTGTTGGGACTCTAACTATGGGACCCAAACTTGAGTTTATGCGCGGAGACTGCTTGAAGTTGATGTCCCGTATACCTGATAATTCTGTGGACTTGATTTTGTGTGACCTGCCCTATGGAACGACTGGCTGTTCCTGGGACTCGGTAATTCCATTTGAACCCCTATGGGCTCAATATAAGCGGATAATCAAGGACCGGGCACCGCTAGTTTTAACCGCTAGTCAGCCTTTCACCACTGCATTAATAAATTCCAATTTCGATTGGTTTAAATATTGTTGGGTTTGGGAGAAAAGCACGGCTGGTGATATGTTTAATGCTAAGAATAAACCTATGAAGAAGCATGAAGATATTTTAGTGTTTTCTAGTGGAACTACAGCTAATAAATCGTTGAGACGAATGCCTTATTATCCTCAAGGTCTTTATGACGTGAACAAAATTTGTAAAAATAGCGGCAAGGACAGTGCCTTTTCCAGAGGTAGTAAAAATCCTGAAGCTACGTATACCCAGACTTAGTCTGGGTACCCAACATCTGTCCTGAAGTTCAGCAATCCTTCCAAGAGTGTCCACCCGACTCAAAAGCCGGTGGACTTGATGGAATACTTGATCAAGACTTATACTCTTGATGGTGCTACAGTACTGGACAACTGTATGGGTTCAGGTACTACCGGCATTGCTTGTGTCAATACAGGTAGAAATTTCATAGGCATAGAGCAGGATCCAAAATACTATGAATTGGCCGTTGAACGCGTAAAGGAAGCTAAGGCTGAAATTGTCAGAGAAATTCAAGAAGCACCTTTTCTGATTCATCGTGCATAAAAGAGTTGGCACCAACTGCAAAATAGGTATATAGTGAAGTCCTTGAGCTGAAATCCAACTAAAAGGAAGAACAAAATGACTGATACCTATTTTGCACCCCTGACCCTTCTCCCCTCAGTGATTAATGAATTTGGTGACTACTTGACAAGGAGTGGAGAAATCGTGACTATTATGTCATTGTCATCTAGCTCCGACTTTAAGAACCTTGGAGTCCACGAGACGGGGGTCCTTGCTGCATGGCATCGTAGCGGTCGTATTCTGACTTCAAGTGAAACGTCCAATGACATCGTGCGGCCTATCTAAAATAATTGTTGGCACCATCGTTAAGTTGAGCTATACTGGAATCACTGCACTGAATCAAATAACCCAACGAAAAGGAAGAACAAAATGACCGCAATCCAACAGACAGAGAAATTCATCGGCTACACGCTCGGTCTTGAATGCTGGGTCAACGATAGATTGATTATGACTAAAGTTGAGTATAGCAAGACTGATGCCGGCGTTGTACTTCGCGCAGTGAGCGGACGTAATCTTTCTGCTCTCCCAACATATCAAGTGATGCTTTCCCAAGCGGAATTTGAAGAACGTCCGGTCAGCGCAGTTGATAAAATTCCGCAGACGATTTGGGCGCTAGGAAAGCTCGGACTTAAACCGGCTGCGATTGACTAATAGGAGAGACGAAATGACGAAGGACCAACGAAAAGGATAATATCATGGATCATCTGCGCGATAATTTAAATTCGAACAGTAAGGTGAAGATGCCGAGCACAGATGTTCAATCAAAACCTAGCGCTATGGACACGGGAGCCTTGATTCTGACTCTTAATCAGCTAGACGAAGAACATTATATGTATCCTTGGGCTGATCGCTTTGTTATGGGGTTTCCTTTGCCTAGTTGGCAGCGTGCCTTTAAATGGAGCCTACATCAACAACGGGCGTTCATCGACAGCATGTGGCGGGGCCTAGACCTTTCCAGCTATATGGTCAATAATTGGCGTATGACCGATAACCAACATTTTGACAAATTCAGCAATATACTGCTTGACGGTCAGCAACGACTGTTCACCATTGAACGATTCATTACGGATCAACTGGCAGTGCCTGATAGTCAAGGAAAATTGCGTATTTGGTCTGACTTAGGACTGCTTGAACGTCGGCGGTTTGCTCATACCTTGTTTGCACGCAGCACTGTCGATGTTTGGACAGAAACAGAGTTGTGCGAGATTTACAATCGTCGTAATTTCGGTGGAACTGCCCACCTTGAAAGTGAACGTGCGGTCTCCAAGAATTGAAGACCTAACGAAAAGGAAAGGAAAGAAAGTCATGAAACCGAAAATGCCATGTATCACGGAACCCGACGAAGACTTGGTGCATTACGAGTCTGAGTCACTTATGGGAAACGTCACGCTCTGTGGAATTACAGACTTTTTAGGCAGTACTTCTGGCGAATACACTGACGAGTCAGTAACTTGCAGTGCCTGTCAAGCCATTTTCAAATTCTGCAATTCTCACCGAGCCTAAAATGTCCAAAATTCTGTCCTACCACAACGACCCCAAAGTCAAAGATTTCCACGTAGCCTTGGCTAAGAAGCATCTGGCACAGGACCAATTAGTTGCCAATACGTACGGTCAATTCGAATGGCAAAAATTCAAAGGTTGCAGTGTAGGGTGCATGGCCCAGGATATTAAACACGATTGGAGTTTTGCACCTGAATCAGAATTACCTCATACTATAGTAGCTGAAAGCGCTGGCTGGCCCATGTGGCTCGTCTACTTGAACGACGATATTTTCGAAGGACTTCCGGAGGGTGAACGCGAAGTCTTTCATGTTAAGCTTCGTGAAGCTATTCCTGTGGGTATTGACCTGGAACCCTTGTTCTGGAAATTAGCCAGTATCCGGCTGTCAAAAATATGGGCTACTTTTTTGAAAACCTCAGGCATCAAGCCGGATGAAGAAATTCAAGCCAAGATCACGACCTGTTTTAATTATTTTGAACGTGAGTTAGCGAATAGGGCAACTATTGAAGAACGGGAAACGGTGAAAAAGCTGTATTTCGCATCCGAGGGACGACGCACTGGTAATACGCTGACTAATGATTTAGATGAAACCTTGTTCAAATATTTTGGACGCTGGTCTTTAACCAATTTAGCTGGATGGGCATCCTCTGGTCGACTACTGATTATAGGTCCCACAAGCTCAGACCTTGAAGTTGAACTAGCCTTCATCGAGCATTGGCGTTTTGAACGCGATACCCTGTTCCGGTTGCTAGCTGTAATGACAAAACATCAGGTCTTGGTCAACAGTCTGGGAGACGAACCATGTACCTAGTCTTCATTTATCAAGGTCACAGTGAATATGGTGGCCTCAATGATTTGGCTGGCACCTGTGCGGAAATTACGCTTGATTCGATAACGCCTATTATACAAAATTTCGTTTATGACTCTATGCGTGACGACGGTTTCAAGTATTTTACTGGCTTTTGGACGGGCTTCATTTTTGTACAAATTATTGATGGCTGCAACCCTGACCTGAGATTTGGTTTCGATCTTTTTATTAGTGACTCCTATGACAAAGACCTTGGGCGTAATATTTATAAGGTCGAAATTTCGGAACATAAACTGTACGTACCTTGTGGTCCCGACCTAATACTGCCATTTGTCCCAGGTGCTCAAGACGAAGACTGGGCCTTGAGACTAGGTATCAATCTAAAAAACGCTAGGATCAAATATGAGTGATATCAAGGTGAATTACGATCTTAATTTGGTATTCCAGAAGAGCACTCCAAAAGAGCTCCGGTCCTCTATTTATGACTCATTTGCATTGGCATTGGAGCCAACTATTGGTAAATCAACTGGTATAGCAGAACGAACCTCAACAGTTGAGACTTGCACTACTTATCTTGATTCCTTGATTGAGCAGAAACAACTCGTGGGATACAACGTTGTCCCTGGCGAAATCTATAGGGTGACGAGGACTAGGCTCACGAAACACAACCAAGTGCAGGAACTACGTACTGAGCTTTCTACAGGGGCCCTTAGCTGGCACCCAGTCGATGACTGGGTCCTGGGCCTGGAGACTTGGCGTCAAGGTCCTCACAAACCACGACGTAAACTAAGACAGGCAGCCCGTTGTCTTGTGGGCAGAACCCATCATCCAATGAATGTTTGGTTCACCCTCGTACAGCCCGTGAACCACATTATGCTGACAATCCAGGCTGAACCTGATGTACTAACCAGTAAATACAAAGACATAGTTTTCGAACGTGACTATTGAGGACACCTTCTATGCCTGCCCCAAATAAAAAGAAAAACATTATCGCTAATTTCGTGGACCACCGTGTCTACGTCGATACCTACCGCAAGAACGTGGTACGGGTTCTACGCAACATTCAAAAAGGATCAGTTGTTGAAGACGATTTGAATAAACTCTTGAATTTCTGCCAAATGTCACTGGCGTTGCTCGAAGTAGTAAATATAGATCACATACGTCAAGCCTGGACTAATGCAGAACTCATGTCATTCATGCACCCGGAAGCCGAAGACCTAGAAGTGGTGTTGGATCCCAAGTTGCAACTGCGAACAGTTGATGACGAGTTCACACGCGTAGGTGCTCTATCATCTGGTTACGAGCGTAAGGTTGGGACCCTAGCCTCAGAAATGTTGGGACTAAAGATTAGAGATACTATGGCTGGGAATGCTCATAACCTACCGGAGCTCCAACGCATGATTGACCATGTTAAGACCTTGAACATAAAATCTGTAATCCAAGATCATGTGGTAGAAGGTGAGAAGACAAAACTAACGTTGTTTGCCTTGGGTGTAGACTACCCGCGGCGTTTGGTCGCAATCTCGGATGATAGGTTTGGTATCTTCTGTAGTCGGGATACCGCTCAGTATATTCTTGATACTTATAAGGAATAATTCATGACCACTTTCTTTCTTAATCTACCCAAAGAAATTATTGGTGTATGCGCCGAAAACGGTATTGACGGAACTACCTACAGTCTCAATAACGGACAAGCCTTTGACCTATACCAGAAGCTTCAGACAAGCTTAAACGCTGTGAGTGAACGCCAACTTGAGTCTAAGATAGCAGAACTTCGGAAAGAAATTCTTGAGTTGGGTCAAGTCAATACTCAGATTCAGGAAGAACTTGCTGATACCAATGATGAGCTTAAGAGCAGTCAGCTAATGCTTGCACTGACTCGTCAAGAACTGGCCGAGGCTAATAAAACAATTGACGAAACCTCAGAAGGTCAGCACCGTAAGTACAGCCTAGCTGAAAACTCAAGTATCATAGGCTTCGATGTCATTTCAGTTGGCACCATAGAGGCTATTGAAGATGAATTCGAACATATTTTGTTTGCTGATTTGCTAGTATCCTCATGTGACGCTGAGGAACCACGAAGGGTCCGTTTCTTCAACATAGAAAAAGATAGCGGTGTAGATAAGGAAGTAGAATTTATTGATAAACGTATAGCTTATTTGACAATGGTATCTATGTTGGAGTCGAAACTATGACCTTCAAGAAATCGAAGGAGCACGCTGTGTTTGACGCCGATTCGATGACGTCGTTCACCGGTAGCATCGGATTCGCTGGGGCTGAGCCGGCCACTGAGGGACAAGCCAACCAAAAGGAACGTGAGAAGAGATCTGAATTCTTTGGTCGTAGTCTAAGTGCATGGATAGAGAAAGCTCATATGTCGTTGACCTATGAAGCTAGGGTCGCAAGTCCAGACGCCTACACTTACGAATATCAATGGGTTGCCACCTCGCACACGATTGACGGGTTCCCTGTTGGGGCAGCCAGGGCTTCAACACCAGAGGACGCAGTGTACCAATGCATCTATCACTCGACGCCAGTCTCAAGAACAGCTATCAATAGACCGGAGTACTAATTCATGAACATCATTAAAGAAGGTGAGAGCGATGACGACAATACGGCGTCAACCAATTTCGATGCCCAACTCTTGAAGTCCTTCAGTCCTACGGGGAACAACCAGGAAGGCGCGGGCTTGCAGACTGTAACGGATGAAATCATAGGGTCGGCCATGGACGAAGACATGTACCACGTAATTGTGGTGACCCACAGTAGTTTAAATACTCAGCACTGGTATCTTACGGGGAAGCAACTGAAGAACCGGCTTGAAGAAAATTGTTGGGGAACTGCACAAGTCGTCGAGCCAAACGACCTGAACTTAAACAACAGTGCGGGTGGCTTCAATGGGCTGTTGGTTATTAAAGGTGGAACTCATGTGGTTCCTAAGTGCGAGACCGTAACCACGTGGAATCTGCCCTGATAAAAGTTTAAGTCCCCAACACTCAACCGAGGCTAATCCATGCTCTCACGTTTGCACCCAGCATTAGATATGGCTTGGAAATTGATTAGTGACAAATTCCCATTCATTGGCTATTCCGCGTTCATGAGACCCTTGAACTACGAGTGTGTAGAAATTGTGTTGGCTCCCTGGACTACTGAGTCCCAAAGTCCTGGCGACAAAGAATTAGCGTTGGTGCGTCACGTTGCAGGCCTAATCAATGGGACGATTGCATACGAGAAGAGGGGGAGCGATACGTGCTTTAAACGTAGAGACTTCGAGTTCGGTCGAGTCCGTTACGAGCTGACGTTACCTCCTAATTTAGGGCTTATGATTCATGTAGAGATATTGAAACTTAACGCCATAGGTACTAAAGTGATCGAACATGCAAAATCATTAGTTAAATAAGGAGCTGGATCATGATCTATCTTAAAAGCACTAGCTGCAAACGAAGAATGAAACAACGTCAAATAGAAATCAATGGTGTTGATGATTTGGATGATGAACTGACACTCATCTTGTCCTATGGGACAGCAGAACAGTTACTTATTCAGATTAATAACGAGCTGGTCAACGAATCGATTCTAAACCCAATTTCGACACTTAATGAATATGTAATCAAGCAGTTAACAGAAAAACTGGCGGTAGCACAAGAAAAATTGAAAGTGACTGAACGTAAGCTAGCTGCTGTAGAAAACCAAGTAAGCCACGCGAATGAAACCGAACGGGATGCTACAGATTTGTATTCCTCGACGTCCGCAGAGAAAGAAGAATCTGTAGCGAAACAGCAATTCAATTTGGCACCAAACACTAGAGTCTTAGGTTTCAGTATTAAGACGTTAGGCACAGTCTTAACTGAGAATAAAGAAGCACCCTTCTTTACCGATGTTGACATAACATTTAAGAATTCCGCCGGTGAAGTGGTGACGCAGCAGACCCGATTCATGGAAGTGCATCATGCAGAGCATGTAGAGCGTTGCATACAAGACGGTGTTCCTTATAATATACTTGTGTCTATGGTTAATCCGAGTACTACCAAATGATGATAGACAAAACACGAATCAAGCTGCAGGAGCTGAATGAACAGTATTACGATGAATGGCTTGTACTGTTCAACGACTACAACGTGTTCGGCATCCCTGACACCAATGTTGTATGGCGAAAACTGATGAACCCCAAGTCAACTTTAGCTGGGTTTATTGCGGTCTACGAAAATAAACTCGTTGGCTTTGTCCATTATCTTCACCATGAATCAGCACATTCAACTGCCTTTGACTGTCATCTGTCCGATTTATACGTAAGCCCGGATTTTAGGAACTTGGGGTTAGGAAAACAATTAATTGACCAAGTGCGATTGGTTGCTAAATTCTGGACTTGGAGACGTGTCTATTGGACGACCGGTCATAACAGTGACGCACGTAAGCTCTATGACAAATACGTCAAGTCAGATTGCGTGGGCTATCAAATAAAGGCTTAGTTCAAGTCAGAAACTGAAGTCGAAGACTGCTAAATAAGTCAAAATATGGGAAACAGAATGCGTGAAATCAGGTATGTTGAATGGGCCGACTACGATGATTGGGCTTCTATGGTAAGAGACTACGATTCAGACATACCTGACCCGGATGTCGCATGGACGAGGTTCTTCACTCTAGGTACGGACTTACGATGCTTCGTAGCCGTGGAAGACCAACAGCTTGTGGGTTTTGTTAATTTCTTCCCCCACCAGACGCCGTTCAATACGGGTCAAATCTGTTACTTAGCTAACCTATATGTTAAACCTGAATTCCGCCGCCGTGGTATTGCCCGAGCCTTAGTCAACGAGGTGATAGAGAAGGCCGTGGCTATGAACTGGTTGCGTGTCTATTGGGTGACAGAAAACGAAAATCCTGCGCGAGCCTTGTATGATTCTTACGCCGAGTCAGATTATGTACGCTATCACATAAACCTCAAGGGCTTTGTATGAAACCCATGTTTGCAGTTCAATTCACAGATCGTGACGACACCGAACTACACAAAACTGTCGACGCCCTAAAGTCCGCTAGGCTGGACTATGAGTTGTTCGGTTTAATTCACTACTCGGATGACGTTACCAACCTTGAATCCTTCCCAACTGATCGTCCGGTCATACCACTGGGCTCGACGAAGATGCTTGAGCTATACCTAAATGGTAAGTTGCCGTCGAACTGGAAAGTGATTTATGATGTCAACGCTTTTGATCAACAGCGCTACGCTAATCATTACGAGGGTGAATTGTTGAACTACGATGCCAAATACGACGTATACTGTTATGCTCGTGATTGGTGTTATCTCAAGGATGTATTCGTAAAGCCTGTCAATGACTTAAAGGTATTCGGTGGTTTTATTCTGGAAGCTCACACCACCCTTGACCAAGCACTAGCAAAAACAAGTCATGCTGAAATCAACTCCTACGAAAAGCTACTGTTCGCTCCTACCATTAACATCTACCGTGAATTCCGACTATTTATTGTCGACGGTGAAATCGTTGATGCTAGTGAATACCGTAACAACGGGCAGATCAAGCATCGCAAGGTCAGCGAAGATACTGGGTTCAAGCTTCAAGACTATTTCCAGAGCATCAAAGACCCTAACGCACCGTCTATGTATGCATTAGATATTGGTGAAGTCGACGGACCAGAAGGTATCGTCTTCAAGGTGATTGAACTTAACTGCTTTCACTGTAGTGGTATGTATGCATGCGATCAATCATTGATCTATCAGGAAGTCGCACACTACATGGGGCACATGAAATGACGCATCTACGCGGAAGCCGACGAGCTACCCGCCTCGTTAAGCGTGCAAGACCACAAACTTCCCAGTCTCTACTACTGAAGCCCACCCCTATGCAGAACACCTACATAATGACCGGCCTAACTCCTTATGACACGGCGATGCAACTACTGATCGCCGATCTGTGTCGATCATTGGAAAACTTAGTAGCCGACGTAAAGACCAGGGCTGCGTGTGCCGATCTCAACCAGGATCTAGAAGATTTGTGTGACAGGTACAAAGCAAGTGACCCTCACTTTGAGGTGCTCCAGCCAGGATCAGCCACATCGTTCAAACGTGAGGCCAATTACCCGTACCGTTTGATACTGCCCATCCAACTTATCTTGCGCATGAAGGGTAGAACACGTCTGACTTTCATCAATTGCTATTGTCGCCTCACCGGGGAAGACGATTACGGACGGTTGCCGATTCGCAATCTTGACAACCAACAGTCGGATGCAGAAAATCAAGAGCTAAACAGGGAAGCCCCATGACCTCAACATTAACACCCGATTACAAGGTAGAGCCGACGTTCGCGTCTGGTGTCAACATAGTCCCGGTACTGTCTGGTAGCCCATTCGCGAAATACCCTCAGCTACGCACCATTTGGGCGTCATCCTTCAATCTTTATACGTCATGAACTATATAGTTGAGCCCTTAACCTTGCTTAATAGTGAGCCCTGCGCGACCCAAACCAAGGTCTGGAAAGCTAAGAAATTTAAAGCTAAAGATGTGGCCTATCGTGTGCTGATGAAGTTACTACAGAAGTACCGGATAGTTATCTGCGATATGTCTCAAACCCCATTGGGAAAATCCTTCTGGGAGAAGGCAATGCTTAGCGCACTTCAGTCTGGGCTAGAGGTTGGGTTCGCTAACTTTGAGGACAAAACAATTAGCCGATGTGTAGAGTCCAAAGAATTCAACCAGTGGTTGTGGGACCTGCAATGGGCTTGGAAATACAACTCGGCCAAGCATCAAAAATATCGATTCTTCATTAACCGTGCTGGTGTATTTTAACTAAAAGGAAATTCAAAATGTCAGACACACGACTTATTCGCGGCATCAGTCTAAATTATTCGGATATCGAAGCGACTATCAAGAGCGCGGCCTACCATCAGTTCCCCGGAACCACAATGATCGTGTGTGCCCTAACTTTAACCTTCGGCGGTCATATCGTCATTGGTTACAGTCGTCCTATTGATGACAAGCTGTTCAATGAGACGCTGGGTAAGACTGCAGCCCGCGACCGTGCAGTAGCGCATATATGGGACATCGCAGCTGTACAGGTGCGCATCGCAATGGAAGCAGAGACTTGGCAAGGGCCACAAAACCAACGTTCGCGTACACGTCTTATCAACAAGGCGTTGGGACTTGCGGCGAGTGACACGGAGCCAACGCCAAAAGTAGTAGCAGTAGCTTCGACAACTCCGGACGTCGAAGACGATCTGCACTTGCACCTGAGAACTGGTGGGCCATCGGAGTGATTCCAGAAGCTATAGCCTTTCAGTTAGTCCCTGTATACGCGGTGATTATCATTGGAGCGATCTCATGGATCGTGGTGATTGGTAGCGATTTGTATTTTAAACGACTGGCCTATTCGTGGCGCACTGCGGCATTTGCGGTGACTGTTACGGCGGGTATTGCTTGTGCTATTATTGAGAGACATTAACAAGGAAGCAAAATGACAGTGCTAATTGTGCCAGCGACAGGTGACCCCTTTGCGCTGTACCCACAGCTTCGTACAATCTGGCCCACACCATTTAAAGAAATGGCGGAAGAAGCGTCTAAGGACCATAGTCATACGGGACAGGTGTGGTTGATTCTGAAAGACAACGATGTGGTAGGTATTACGGGTGTGTTCGACGATGACGAATGGCCTGATGTCGTTTTATTGCGGTGGCATGGGGTCGTGCCTCAACTCAGGGGCCAAGGTATAGGTCGACTAGCACTGGACCTTCTGGTGGCTCATGTTTGTCCTAAATTCTATCCTGAGTACAAACGTTTGGTAGAATTCGTACCTCACAATGATTATGGAAAGACCAAGGTGTACCAGTTCTTCAAGCGCTGCAACTTCGTAGACTATGGACCATTGGTGGACTTAGGCTATGGTCCCAAACTGTGGCAACCTGTTTCCTTAGATATAGGAATTGCATGACTAGGGTCAGTACTAACGATATTGTCATGACCCCAGATTGGGTTGCTGCAGATGTTATGTCATACTTCCCAGTCAAGGGAAAATTACTTGAGCCTTGTCGCGGCGATGGTGCGTTTTACAATCTAATGCCTAGTGGTTCAGATTGGGCCGAAATACGCCAGGGGCGTGATTTCTTCGATTACAGGCATAGAGTGGATTGGATCGTCACCAATCCACCCTATTCAATTTTCAATTCATTTCTGGACCATGCACTCAATATAGCCACTAACATCGTATTTATTATACCGGTCCCAAAGCTTATGGCAAGCTATGTTAAGCTAGATAAAATTTATGCTTGGGGGTCAATAAGGGAAGTTAGATACTATGGTACAGGTCGGCAGCTGGGGTTTCCTTTCGGGTTTCCTGTGGGCGCATTCTGGCTGGTCAAGAGTAGAACGCGGGATACAATGAAGATATCATTCGCAGTCACACCAAATAAAAGGAAGCGCAAATGAGACCGCTTGAAGAATGTCGTAAATATGAAGTGTTGCTACCAGATGGTACATGGCAACCTGTGCATTGGGAGCAGTTGGACAAAGGTGACACCATTCGCTGCAATCCACCGTTGTTGGGTGACATTTATCACAGCTATGAGCCTTTTCTAGTGAACCGATTACCGTACTTATCCGCTGAACCCTTACCTGCTGAGGTCAAGTTATGAACCCGCTTGGCTGTACTGGTTGCTTCACCGCAGAATGCCCACTGTCCTTCTGCCACTGCGGTTGCCATCGTGAAGGTTCGAACATGATGCACTGCATGCCCTGTTGTAGTTTCGTGATGTGCCGTAAGTGCGGTGAGGCTAAGCCTAATGTGACAATGGACTTGGGTGACTTCAAGTCCACGCCCAAGATTGAAGCGGAGAAAGAGCGTGAACTGTACGCAGAACTACACAAACGTTTTGGTCCGTGTCCCAGTAAGACTGTGGACTAATAAAGGGAGAACTAAATGAAGATGTCGGACAAAACCTATCACCTGACGGTCAACACTTGCATAATCATTGTCGTCTTACTAGCGGCGGCCGTATCCTTCGCGCCACACCCACACAAGAAATGGGTTGAGCACGTGGCCGTAATTTTGATGGCTGCCCTATGTTCGATCTGTGTTGGTCTACGACTGTGGGCTAAGAAATAAGGAAACCTATATAAAGGTGTGGAGTAAAATGATGAACGATGAACTACAGAAACTCGTAAATGAACACGACAAGGCGAAGATGGTTGCCCAGATTGCTAAGCTGGAAGTTGCTGTAGCCTTCGAGAAAATAAGAGCCGCGTGTATGCATGATAAAGAAGATCTAGAAATAAAGTCGGATTACTTCCCTGGCAGTTATTCGGATACGGCATATACTGACCGCTGGAACCAGTGTAAAGTCTGTGGTGCTAAGAGCGTAGTTGAACGAACCAGTCACGGCTACTATGGGTGATTGCAAATGAAAATCAGAATGCACAGAGGTTGTCGTACCGAGTCCCTTGCAACCTTAGAGGACATACCATCAAATTTAGAGGCTGTGACTGATTATCTAGTGAGACACGACCTAGCCATCACTGATGAGGTGACAGTAGAACTCTACGTAACCATTGCAGGCGAGGATACGTATGTTGTTAGGGTTGGTGATGTTCCATGGGCATTTGCGGGCGGAGGCATACATAAATGAATGCACATCAGAGACGTAAACTTAGGCGTCATCCAGTAGTGCGTAAGATAAAATACGTTCCTTCCGGTGTCTACGTGTGGGAATTTAATTTCTCTTCAGTGGTTCCTAACCACAGCGGTGCAAAATATCTTCTTACCGGCTCTGTGGTGTTATGACCAAAAGATTTATTCTGGGAAAAAATTACACGGCTTGTAGCATGGGAGGCCGCGCAACGACGCGAAAAGCGACTTGCCTCTCGCCGTAAGCAAAAGGAGCAATCGGATGCGTAACAGTATGAATAGCAGTCTAACCACCTCGGCGGTACCCATTTTCTTCTGTGTCGTATTTGTTCTTATTATCGCCTTTGGCGTATATGATCGGATACAACATCAAGCACTTTTACGCGCACATGGGTGCCTGTTATACACGGAAGCGCCCACCGGTCACTATCGTCTGGTAGGTAAAGTAATAACGCCTGAATACGTGTACGTCTACGAATGCACGGATGGCCTGCGCACAGAGATACGCTGAAAGTTATTGAGTGATTGAATGAATGACAATGGATTCAAACTCAGCTAAGCGAAAGGAAAATAAGAAATGTCAGATAGCACACCTGTTAGGCACGTGATTGTTTTGCGATACCTCTTCAAGACCCACGAGATTCGTGAATGGCGGAAACCGTACTACATATCACCCAAAGGCAGATGGTGCTTCCGCTGGGGCGCTGGTACATGGAACGGGTTGAATCCCGCCCGTATTGGTCAATTCGAATACTGGGGTGACTCCGCTGAGATGTATACGACACCCGACAGGTATCACGAGGATCGTGCCCATTTCTATTCGTGCGTCGTCAAAGATCTCCACAGAAGGCACTTGGAGGTCGTGCGTAAATACGAAGTCAAATTCCAGCGCAAGGGTACTTGAAATGGCTGTGGCTACACTGAATAGGGATTGATAATGCATTTCATATTACACGTATATCAACAAATAACTGAATTAGCAAAGACAAACCAGTTGGTGGCAGGGGCTATTTCATTGTGGGGTTTATCGGTACTTACGTACACGGCACGTAACATACCGTCTCAAGTACGGAATTTTGTTCTCGGTCAAGTTACCACCAGCTTAGTATTCAACAACACTGGGTTCTATGGTAATCGGTACGTGTTCTTGGCTTTCTGCGAATGGTACAAAATAAACAAGGGAGCACACCTATCCAGAACACTATCTTTGGATGCCACGGATGCCCATGGTGGTGTTGTTATGGGGCCTGGTTATGGCTCACATATATTCTGGGCAGAAGGTCGTCTATTTTGGTTTGCTAAATCCAAGCTTGAGAGTAAAGCGGATATGGGCATCCAAGAAATAATAACCCTTACCACCTTTGGTCGCTCAAGAAAACCATTCGAAGTTTTAGTAGATAGGTTCAAACCTCGCGAGGATGCCGACTGTACTAAAATATTTGGGATAACAAATGATGGCAAGTGGGATTTAACAGCTGAAGTACCTAAACGATCCTGGTCATCCGTTGTCTTGTCACCGGCAACAAAGGATCAAATCACAACACAGCTAGATCAATTCTATGCAATGCGGTCTTGGTATATCGATAACGGGTTGGCACATAAGCTGTGTACGTTGGTGCATGGTAAGCCTGGGTGTGGAAAGACATCTATGATTAAGGCCTTGGCCGCCAAGTACGGGGCTAATATCTACTCGTTGAGTTTGAACTCAGTAACTGACAGATCGCTCCCAATATTTCTATCCAATGTCCCTACAGGATCATTTGTACTGATAGAAGACTTCGATTCGTATTCGGCAGTAAAGTCTCGAACGGAACCTAAGCCGGATAGCAATAAAGTTACGGACCTGTTCGCAGACGCCGGAGGTTTGACGCTATCTGGGGTACTTAATTCATTGGACGGTGTAGTATCATTGGATAATGTGGTGATTTTTATGACCACAAATCATATTGAAAAGATAGACCAAGCAATGCTACGCAAAGGCAGGACTGACTTGATAATGGAGTTAGGCTATATGGAAACACCGGAGATTCAAGAGTATGTGCACTCAGCTTACGGCAAAGCTATTAATGAGCAGTTCATTCCGGTAGCTGGATGCGAGCTGCAAGGGTTGTTACTAGAACACAAGCAGAATTTTGAAACTTTCCACATAGCACTTACAACCAAGTTCGGAGCCAGTAGCACCACGGGTTCCAACATTAGTACCCTGGTAAATAGGAATTGATAATGCGTGAATTTATTCTCAACCCTGATATAGAACCCCGCCCCTATACTATGTGCGGGGCCGAAAAGCTTGGACATAAACTGGCGTATATACTAAAAGAAGCAGCTAAGTCAAAAGACTACACCTTGTTGAGCGCCAACTATGAGCAGCCACGTGATATGAACATGCCTCAGCGTATGACCCTAGGCTTCTTCGACAATTTGGCTGTTGCTTATTCCGCACACAGGTCTATAGAACTCGACCCAAAGGACCTGTGGTTTATTGTCCTATGCGAATTGGCCGACTACATCAAAAATAATCATGAACAGCTACGTTCATTGTTCACTAAAGAAAAAGGTAAGGTGACGATCCTTGTGCCGACAGCTGATCATGCACAAATTGATCTGTTAGCAGTGCTGCGCCAGCTACGTGATTTGGTGCCCTTGGATGTAGATTTGTTTGTACCCAAGCTTAGTACGCAGACTGAAGCCTGCGAACTGGCTATGGTCGCTGCTCTGTGTGATGGACTTCAACGTTATTATGACTACATGACATTTATGTGTGGCATAAAAGCCATCCGCTTACTGGGGACTCCTGAAGACTGGCTAACACTGGCACGCACCGCAGTTCAGCTGATGGCCTTGTTTATACCCATTGTTGGAACTACTGATAAAGTAATCTCATATCTGAAGAGCATTCATCAGACGTTCATCAAACTAAGCAAGTGCTACGATGAAGAGCTGATGTCCAAAGCTGAGACACTAGACTTCCTTGGACAAATATTCTCGACAACTCGCGTAGGTAGCGGCGGACAGCTCGATATCGATGGCTGGATAAGCAGCCTCTATTTCCCACGCAAGACCAAGCGTTTCGAAAATTTCCAGAATTCACTGGCTATCGTCCCTTACTCGAATCTTGAGTCTGGACGTCAGTTCAAGACTATTCATGGTGCTTTTTCGAACTACGATGCAGACGATTTTATCGCCACGGGTTACGGACATTTTGTTTTTGAGGAAGTAGAAACTCCACCTGAACAGAAAGCAGGAGCCTAATATGGCAAAAAGATTTGAGGGCTATTCAGAGTTCCAGGCTCGCGTGTTGGACCTAGGTACTGCCAACCTTATAATGCAAGGCAAATCAGGAAGGCTGATCAGTTTCAATATTGCTGATACGCATCAAACGGCGTTCCCTCGTCATCTGTACGAGAACTGTCAGGCCATATTCGTGGTCGAACCATTTAAGGGCGAGTTCAAGTCGCCTTTGCCTGAAGGCTCAGCTTTGTACGGTGAGTATTTAGGAGCTGGTCCATTTGTGTCATGTATCAACTATATATCTGAACCTGTAACTGGGTTCAAGGTGGAGAACAGGGACCTAAAATGCGAATAGTTAACTTGGACCAGTTCTTAGGGCTACCAAACGACACTGTGTTTTGCAAATATCGCCACTGTAGCTTTGGTGCCATACAGATCAAGACCTCTAATCAGGGTGGTGAATCCAAAGACTTCTACACGCAAGATCTTCTGGAGGTCAAGTGCAGTGGTAGTGGTGAATTATTCAATATTTTGTTAGACGCTGCGAACCACGACCTTTCGTTTGAGTTGGACCTTGACTGCGTGGGCCGGGATGGCTTCTACGAAAAGGATCAGCTATACGCGGTCTTCGAGCCGGCCGATGTCCAGGCTATAATCAAGCGCCTGCTCGACACGTTACCGTCGCTCCGGGAACAACCACAGTCCAGCATCCCTCCTGTGGCTCCAACTCTCGTAGACGAAAGAATGGCTGCGATGCAGCAAGAACTGTACGAGGCTATTGACCGTGATTTCTTAAAGCGGGCGATTGCAGAACAATCTACCAAGTGATAAGATAATGAAAACTTATTACGAAACCGGGGAATTCTTTCATCCCGAAAGCGTTGATGGTGGCGAAGACAACCTGGAGATCATTTGTTGTCAGGAGTTGATGCCGTTCCAAACTGAAAGCGGGATCCGTAATGACTTCATGCATTCTGAATACGTAGGGGTGTTGATCTCACCAGGGGATTCGTACAAGCTCCCGAGTGTAGAACTGTACTGCATGGCCCTGCACCGCAGCACCCCACGGTCTGCATCTAGATTTTATGTATGTCGGTCAGCAGCAAAGATGGTCAAGGCTGTTTATCCATTGCCTGACCTGGACTCAGTGATGACGGCCTTGGGCTACATGAAGATCTTGGGCTGCACGAAGATCGACAAGCCAAAGTCAAAGGCCTGTGCATGCGTAAGTCCTGCTGATAAACAGCAAGGTCCATGCGAGTATCAGTGGATGGTGTGGCCCGAGGGAAGCACAGAATGGGTACACACCTTTAGCAAGGACTTCGCCCGTCACGTTGCGTACACTGCTGGAGGCTCGAACGTTATTGAGTACATGCGTGTTAGGCCTGAAAACGTAACCTACAACGAGGGCTTCGCACATGAAATCTCTTGATCAGTGTTCAAAATTTCAAATTCTAGATAAGGACCGCACGTGGATTGATGTTCAAATGGTACAGTTGGAACCTGGGGATGTATATCGTAGACTCCATCCAACATCTGGACTGCCAGACCCTCAATTCGGGTTACCAGAGAAAAGAATTGTTAAGAAGGGTCCTTATATAGAAGTTCAGATACTCTTCGAAAATAATCCAACCGACGTTACGGAAACACCTGAATGAAGACTTTACAAGAAGTATTCGCTGAAAGCTTCCAACGCGATGACCTAGCCGGGGCCAAGGCCTGGGCCTTACGTTGGAATCGTGAATGGGATCAAGTCGTGCCTGATCACGACGATCCGAATGATCCTAGTGATTGCTACAGCCAGCGGGCAATGGCTGGTCACATCTCGGACTACCTGGAAGGTTTCACTGGTACAGAACCTGCGTCATACAGTGCGAGCAACAAGAACTATATGGTGACAAAGTACGGTTCGGAAATCTATTGGGCAATGGGATAGCTTGCGTGCGGTAGTAAATAAGGTAAACACAACCCCAGAGGTTCACTTATGACCGAGCAGGAAATTCAATGCGAGATTGACAAAATCGAACCGCAGTATGTTGCGGAAAGTCGCGAGGCAGAGACCCTATCGTTGTTCCGTGGTTCGCTCGCGGCGCTTCGTACCAAAGTAGAGTCTTTGATAGATTCTTACGATGAAGAAACTCTTATTATGTTCACAGCTGACGGCGAGACTTATGTGTTGAGCAGCACCGACGCTAGAGCTCACGCTATAAAGCAAATTGAAGACAGAGAAGCTAGAGCGCAGAGAAGAGAACAGAGAAAAGTAAAATACGATCGGGAGCTGTTCGAAGAACTGAAAGCACGCTTCGAACCGGAGGTTAAAAATGACTGACAACATCGATATTTCCAAAACTAGTGCGTCCTCCGTCAAAGGAAAGGTTAAGTTGACAGGCTTTAGTTATTTCGACGGCTGGGTGTCCGAGCTACAGGACATGGTTAATGGTATTGCTGAGACTTACGGGGCTGACGCCCGCATAGAGTTAACGGATTACGAAGGCCTTGAAGTATGGGTGGTGACCGCCGCCAAGGCCCGTGAACACGTAAAGAATGAGGGGCTGCGATGCGCAGCCCGTATGAAGGCCCTATCCGAAACTCAGGAGCAGAAAGAGCGTGAAATATATGCCGTGCTCCATGCCAAATACGGGGCATCGAAATGACCAAACGAAAAGAAAACGAATTGTTAGATGTTCATGACATGAGTGCTAGTCTGGTCGTACCTAATAACCGCGTCTACGAACTAGAATATTTTGAGGGCTATCTGTTCGAATTGCAGGAACGCGTAACTAAGCTGATAACTACGTATGGACCACACGCGCGTATAGAGTTTTCGGCAGACAACGATTCAGCTAATGTTTATATCGCGACGCAGGAACAGATTAAAGTCCAACTAGCTAGGGACCAGGAGCGGCACAAACAGCAGGCCAAGCTCACAAAAGAACATGAGCTTCTGCTGCTAAAGAATCTGCAAGCCAAATATGGAACTCCGAAATGAAGTACATCACAATCTTGATCATGGCCTTGTCCTTGTACGGTTGCGATGAACACTACCAAGGGACGGTGAAGGGCAAGCAGTATACGCCTGCAACTTATGGGACTGGTATCACGTCAAATGGAAAATTAGTCTCTACATCAACAGACGCCCAATATTCGGTGGAACTCGATGGTGGGGCCTCCGACTTTGAAGTAGACCACCTATATTACAAAAAGCTAAAGCTAGGCGACGTCATCGACTACCATCGACATTTCTGGACCAGTGAAATGATGATATCCCGAGGTGGTTCGGTCGTCTTCGATAATGAGAAAACACCATGATCAGTGTCACCGGGCTAGGCCCAGACCACAACCTAATGCTTGAAATCCACAAGGACTCTAAGTCAGAATCCTTCTTTATCTGGACCAGTGACTATTTCAAGGACTCGAACTTCAGCATCGAAGATTTGACGCGTATACGTGATGCACTTACGCGATTCATTGACTTGGAGACCCAATTCAAATGAGCCTCGACTGTTCGCACTGCAAGTTGCCTATCAATCAGGGCGACAATGCAATAATGATGGAAGGTGGTATCGTCCACCAACATTGTAAACAAGCTCATGTGGCACGGCTAGAATCCACAATTGACATAAGCAACGTCAGCGCTTCTCTTGTGGACGGGAACGTCGTAATATACGAACTCAATTTATTCGATGGTAGCCTGTCTGATTTTCAGACCTTGGTGTCCTCTGTTGTAGAAAAGTATGGGATCGACGCTCGTATCGATTTGACCAACGACTGTGGTTATTTAGAAGTTTGCGTGGCGACGGCCGAGCAGTGCAGGACGCATGTAAAACATAGGGCAGAGGTCGACAAGCAGCGGGCATTTAATAATGAGGCTGCTCGGCAGCTGGACGGGGAGAAGTACAAAGCCTTGTTCGATGCAAACTACGCCAAGTACAAGGGACTCGAATGATGCTCAAGGCCTTCCTATTAGCTTTATTGCTCTTAGCAGTGTTCTTTGGCGTCTTCTACTACGAACACCTTCTGTGGGTCGAATGCCGGGCCACCCCGCATACGTGGTGGTACTGCTATCGCACGCTTAGCCGCTAAGGACTATCATGAGAGATTATTTCTTTGAGACGGGTCAGCCGCTAACTGACGCCGATTCTTTTGGTAGGGCAAAGAATCTTCTAGTGGCCGCCAACCTACCTGATGCTGAAATTGATTCAATACGGTTATACCACGTAACTGAGCCGCATGAATACGCATGGGTCGAGATCACGTACTGGCGAGGCGGTGGCTTAACCATAATGTCTCGTCCCTTTGAGATGTTTGACAACAGTAGTCCAATCTATTTAAAGGCAAAATAAATGTCGAACTTAAGAATTACCCCCGAGCATATCGATGCAATGATTGTGAATCAGCAGTACCATCAGTTTCCTGGGACCACGCTGATCGCCTGCGCCCTGACCCTCACTGTAGGCCATCACATGGTTGTTGGCTATAGCCGCCCTGTCGACGAATCCAACTTCAAGTACAAGCTTGGACAGGCTGCTGCACTAAAGAACGCACGAGACCAGATCTGGGAAGTAGCGGGCACCGCCCTTCGCCTTGCATTGGCGCGAACAGATGGCTATCGTGATCCAGGCCCGTTCTTTGTGGTCAACGCGCTTGACCTAAGCTACAGCCAGGACGGCAGTCTGGTGCCAACTCCAAAAGCAGCAGTAACTTCGACAGGGCCGGCCGTCGAAGACGAGCACACGCTTGCACCTGAGAACCGTGAGCCATCTAAAAAGACGAAAGGTGACTTAATAGCGCTTCTTCGGGAGCGGAACGCGGAAGCTCTTAAAAAGATTGAAGCCCTGGAGCAGTTGTGTGCGGCTGCTTATCAGATGGCGGGCATAGTCAATGCACCTGTGCGGTTTCTCGACGCACTGAGTGATGCTGCTAACGGTGAACTCGGTGCTCGTGTTCTGACTGATAACCTCCTGCCAATCAACGCCAATGAAAGCGGATCCTTCTACGCCGATATGCCACCGGCTAAGAACAGACGTGTGTACCATATCACAGCAGGCGCTGCCGACTGGAATCCGACGACGGCTCAGCTCAAGGCTCTTGAGGACCAGTTTAAAGATGCAAAATTTGACGACAACGGAAATGCGTTTGTAGCCACTCGCGTCGAGGCCAACGTTTCGGTACTGGATCTGTTCTGATATGTTCAAGATTGATTTTAGTATGGACGGTTCTTTGATCTCTACAAAGCCACCGACAACAGCCGAGACCCTGCGCCACATTGCTGACCAGTTGTTTCCCGGTGAAGTGATGGTGGCTAACGTATTAAATAACGCGGCACTTGAACTAGAGACCAGATACACCGAGGCTGAGCTTAAGGCTGCGTTCTGGAACGTGTTCCACAAGGCCGGGGAGCTCTTCTTCCCAAGCGATTCTGAAGAAGAGGATTTAAACACGGAATTCACTACCGACTGGTTTAACGACCTACTGGAAAACTTGCACAAGGAAAAGAACATGTTGGAAAAAGACGCCGAAAAGAAGATCAGAGAGTCACGTGACAGCCTTAATCAAACGATAAAGGCACTGTCGTTGGTGGTCGTCGACCAAGTTGACGGGACTACTGATTTTCACAGTGTGTATCTATCCAAGCTTCGTGATAATTTGGCGAAGCTGCTGGAAATACGTGCTAATCTTTACCAATAGGCATGACAGTAGACCACGCGTTTCGTGAGGGGTACGAGGCCTATCACATGGGAATGACTAGCAGCCAGTACGAAGATATTGGGGACACCAAGCCACACTACGCGGAATGGTGGCGCGGCTGGAACCAAGCACGAGATGAAGACGAGTACGACGTTTAACCTTGCAGGAACGTCGTTGGTTGGTTCAGTACAAAGAACAACTGGCGGAGTAAATACAATGCAGTAAGGGCCGGTGGCGCAATTGGTTAGCGCGGAGAATTCATAATTCTAAGGTTGTCGGTTCAAGTCCGGCTCGGCCCACCACTTTTGTCTGCTTCGTCTAACTGGCCTAAGACGCCTGATGTCAGGAAATACTGGTTCGAATCCAGAGCAGACGCCACAAACACAACCGAAGGACTCTATGGAAATCCCCGCGAAACAAATTCTGGACTTAGCTTTAAGAGCTAATGAGGTTAACGGATATTTTCACAAGAAAATTTGGGACTGCTTTAGTCTAGAAGAACAGACTCCAGAAAGACTGTACCGGCACCTGCGCGATTTTCAAACTATTGTCCTGGGCCTGCCCCATCGTACTGGAAAAACCACAGCGGTTGCTCAAGAGTTACTTCCTGGTGATCTTTTAGTACTAAGTAATACCACGTTTATTCAAGAACATCGTAGAGATTACCCACACCAACACCTAGTAGACATATTGCCCCGTTACTATCTAACCAAAAATTATCTACCAGCCTGGGCCAAAGGCAAGGTCTACAATCGAGTGTTCATTGATACTTGGAGTCTGCCGAGTCCAGCATTTTTACGTAATGCCATAAAGCTCTTAGGACATAATATCGATCAACAGTTCATAGTGGTGTTCTGATGTTCAATTTTATAGCATAACCTTAGATCGTCATAGTAAATAAAGGGTGGGACCGTGATAGGTCCCACCCTTTTCTTTTGTTACCTGAGGAATAAATCATGTCCATGGTCTTTGCCAAACTAAATCAGCACCAACGAGAATTAGCCTATCGAACGGTAAGTGCTTGGTCTTTCTTCTATATCGTCGGTGACTACTTGCTGAACAATAGACCATTATCAATCGTGCGTATGGGTGACGGCGAACGTTCTATTATAGACCTTTGCATCAAGGCCTCTGCTAACGGTACTACAGTCAATTCACCTATTGATATCTATGATCAGGCAAAGCGTCAGAACATGGGCCTTGACGGCTTGACCTACAAAGATTTATACCGTCGATTGCTAAGGGCTGGTAACGACTGTACTTACTTTGCACCCTCGGTGTCAGGTCTCACCCAAGAAGCTTATTCCTTGCATCATTATTTCCATCAGAGAGAATCTTACATCGATAATTTCTTTGTCAATATTTGGGACTATGAGGCAAAAGCTACATTGTACAAAGCAGCCGGATCCATACTCTTCATCCACAAGAATCCTAATACTGCGGCCTCAATTACCCGGCAGTGTAAAGACAGATTTAACATCGACGTTGAATTCATTCAAATGGATAAATGGCAACAGGCTGAAGCAACAATTGAACAGGCTCGATCCAGCAGTGCCCGCCTAGTCCTGTTTGCTGCGGGTCCCGCATCTAAGTATATTGCATCAGACATCGTGCAAGGCACCAACAAAATTGCATTGGACCTAGGCAATAGCGTTGATGCTTGGACTTTCGGCAACAACTAAAAATTAGCATTACGTAAAGTAGAGAAATTATGAATCCTAAAATTCTGTTTGTACTAAAGCACGTCAAGAATCCCTATGACGGATACTCATGGGACCCTAGCGAGACTCTAAATACTTCCTATTCTGAGGGCAAGCCCCCAATGAGCAGCGGGCTTTATAACAGTGCCAGATTTGTTGCCGATATGTTGAGTGCCCATGATATTGAAGTGAAACTAGTTACGGTCAAGGACAACAATGCTATTGCTGCTGAGGTTCAATCCTTCGGTGCCGATATAGTCATTATTGAAGCTTTCTGGGTTGTGCCATCTAAATTTGAAGAACTAAAGACCCAGTGTCCTGACACTAAGTTTGTGATAAGAAATCATTCGGAAACCCCGTTCCTGGCATCTGATGGAATTGCCTTTGACTGGATGCTGCAGTACGCGGATATGTCAAATACTTATTTAGCCTGTAATTCAAGACGAATGTTTGACGATACGCGATTCTTGGTCCAGACCAATAGCCCAACTATTAGTCCTCAACAATTAGACTCCAAGGTATCCTATCTGCCTAATTATTATCCGTTGGACTCAACCGAAATTACTAGGGTCCAGGCCTCAGAGTTTGTTGACGTCGGGTGTTTCGGTGCCATACGTCTACTCAAGAATCATATGACGCAGGCTGTTGCATCCTTGATGTTCGCTAAATCAAGCGGAAAGCGTTTACGGTTCCATATTAACAGCGGTGGTAGCGATCAATCTGGTGAGCAGATACTGAAGAACCTGCAACGCTTGTTTGCCCACTATCCTCAGCATCAGTTAGTTAGTCATGCTTGGCTTCCGCATCCGCAGTTCAAGGCCCTCTTGCAGTCAATGGACATCATAGTTCAAGTCTCGTTTTCAGAGACTTTCAATATCATAGCCGCCGATGCCGTGACGTCAGGTGTAGCAACCATTACTTCAGACGAAGTTTCGTGGACCCACAATTGCTTTAAGGCTGATCCAACGGATAGCTCAAACATAGCTAAGACAATGGAAAAAGCGTATCTCATCAAGAAGGCTATCCCATCATTCAATCCAAGTCTTAAAGGACTGAAGGCTTATAACAAAGAAGCGGTGCAAGACTGGCTATCTTTTATTGCCTCACACTGATTAGGATTCCGAAGTGACCTACTCTGAATGGAAGTCCAGCTTTTGGTACACTTCTGCGCTGACCGGTGATCCGTCCATAACTGGGTCTAAACTGTTTATCAATCCTCGCACAGGTGAAGGACTAACACTAGGTTATTATCAGTTAAAACACTATGTTGATAGTCAGTGGTTGTCCTTGAAGTTTCCTCATGCGCAACTAGACGAGCTACAAGAACTACTCCAAATCATTCAGATATTTATCAATGACATGGAGCACAGTATTTATCGCTATCACGGACAGAAGGTTCCTGTCCCAGGAGTAATGCATGAACGAACTAACGACGAAAGTTATTCCTACTCAGCAATCGGCGGAGATCGTCCACCAAAGTCCAAGTCGTGAGCTTTCATTAAAGCATGGAATTTATGATCTACTCGTGTCGGTATTCAGACAAGGTGCGTTCTACGAAACCTATCTAAGCCAGGTTCGTGTTGGTGACAGTTTCTGTTTTGAGAAAAGAGATAAGGATTGGTTTTTATGTGTGACACCGATCAAGAATATGTGTACGTCTAGAGGGGATATGGACAACCCAACATTCTTGTTAGGTGCCCTAGAAGTGCTGCAGGCCAAGCCTATTGCTATTGAGTACCCAGCTCCAGAGGTCCCTAAACTTGAATCATCCAAACCCAAACTTGAGTTTGAAGACGTTGAGTTCAAGTCCTCAACTTAGTACAGGGCTCATAGCATCGAATGCAGACAGCAGTAAATACAAGTAATGCCAAGGAGAACTATAGTGACTAGCTTTGAAGAAATAGACGATTTAATTATCTGCATCGATGCTGAAGACCCGATGACCTACGATCAAGAATTCATAAATCGAGTGCGTTATGGAAACTTCGTCAAATGTAGTTCAGACTTTAGCGATGAGTCTAGGGCCTTTGTTCAATCTGATGTAGACCGCGATCCCTTGATGCTCAACAAGTTCTTTATCGAAGTCTACACTGACAAGTTTTTGGACTTCGTGCAGGCTACACTTTACAATCATCAGTGGCAAAGAGCTTTAATATTCAGAGAAGAACGATCAATAGGTCCGGACATCGATTTAACATCTGAGGACTTAGACCCAACCGAAATTTCAGAAATGATGCTAGTCAGTCATATCTACGAGTTGAAGACCCTGGCTAAAACTGACCTGAGCGTCTACGATGACTCGGATGTCGAGGTCGAAACCTCGTCTGAAAAAGATGAATCAGAGCTGGATAAAAAGATGGACGCAGAGACCTCGCTGTTCTTGAAGGCTCCAAAATCCGTACACTAAAATCGAATTTAAGTGCATAAGGGAATCCTGTGCTATGCAGCATCCAAATAAAATAGGCAACGCTGTTAAATCGCTGATCAAAGAAACGGCCTTACACCTGAACCTTAGCTCACGCGAACTTCTTAATTTGGTTGCAGCTTTAAAGCTGCATACCAGTCCTCGTCTTTCTTTTTGTGCCTGCTGTCTTCATCTTGAAAGTGTTGCTGACTCTCCTTTGAGACTAGCCTTGAACGAGCACGAAGAGGGCGAAGACATTTTCATAGAGGAGAAGACGGTCAGCGATTTTAGATTTGGACTTGTCTATGACATGATACAAGCCTTCTATCTGGGAAAACCCTCGACTTTCTTTGAGACCACAACAATAGAGTCAGTTCCCCATATAGGCGTAGGCTTAGCTTTTAATAATAAGTCTCAACCGGTACATACACCCGAGGAAGAATCTGATATCAGACTTCAGATCAAAGAATTCGGAACAGCCCCAGTTTTCAAGGTTCCGATGCTTCCGGGCGAGCGTCCTAATATTCCTTGGAATGCTGAGCAGGATAAATCATTTGCTGCTGTCTTTAATTGGTTGAAACAGAAAAGTATTAAACCTGTATTCAGGTTGTTCGGGTATTCAGGAACAGGCAAAACTAGTTTAGCTCGTGAAATTTCCTGGAACGTTGAGACTGGTGCGAACGGAATACCCAGAGGTACTGTCTTGTTTGCCGCCTACTCGGGTAAAGCAGCAGCCCGATTACGTGAAACTGGATGTGCTAGTGCCTGCACCGTTCACTCTTTAATCTACAAGCCTCAGATCGATCCTTTGACAGGGAAACCTATAGGTTTCATTCTCAATCAGGATTCTCCTCTACGTTTCGCTAAGCTTCTGATTTTGGACGAAGTTAGTATGATCGATGACGAGATGGGCCTTGATCTATTGTCATTTGGCGTGCCCATACTGCTTCTTGGTGACCCTGGACAGCTCAAACCTATACGAGGACTTGGATTCTTTACCCGAAGCCAAGATGCCCCGGATGTGATGCTTACAACGGTAGAGCGTCAGGCTAAAGATGATCCTATTATTTATTTGGCAACCAGAGCTAGACTAGGACTTCGGTTGAAGCCCGGAACTTATGGTGATTCACGAGTACTAGCAGCATCCTCTAATATCACTGATGCTATGATTGAAGCCTCAGACCAAATTTTAGTCGGCACCAATCGTTCACGTATATCCTACAACACTAGGGTTCGCAGGCTTAACGGAAACTATGAACTAGATACACAGTTTCCGGTTAAAGGTGACCGTCTGATGTGCATCAAGAACAACAAAGACAACGGACTTTTGAATGGTACGGTCTGGACCTGCAATCAGCCAGAAATCAAAGCAATAATGAGGCTCAAGGACTATCGAAATCCTAAACTGGGATTGGTGGCTACGAATATAGAGGGCCTGCACATCAAGCTCCGATCAGAGGATATGTACCATAGCAATGGTAGTCCGATCATTGTAAATACAGTATGTAGTACTCATCATTTCGATGAGAATTTACCCGAGCCACCTTGGCGCGAAATAGCGGGTACCGATGCATTTACATTTGGCTATGCATCAACTATTCACAAGGCGCAAGGTTCAGAATGGGGCTCTGGAATCTTGATTGATGAATCCTCTATATTCACGGATCAAATAAACGAACATAGGTACACTGGAATCACGCGTATAGCAAAAAATTTAATAATTAGACTCACTGACTAGGTGGCAATCATGACGACTACGGAGAGCGTGGAAGTTTTAGCTATAGCTGCAATTTTGTATGGAGCCTACATTTTTGTACCTTGGTTTCTAAAACTGGTGTTGACTCACGATGACGAAACAGAATTTTGGTTAGGCTATAGCTATGCACGCTTGGCTATTCTAGATGGACGAGAAACTAGTGAATCCCTGCTGTCCAGATTGCACAACATTGAACACGATCATTATGAACGTGGCATCAAATCAGCAGTTGATGACTACGAATTAAAACAAAACGAGCTACGTTAAATGACCAATAGAATTTTTGTACAAATTGATTTGGAAACTCTGGGTCTACACATGAGTGCACCTATCGTAAGCGTTGGTGCAGCGGCCTATGACTATGATCGTGGAATTTTTGATGAATTCCATATGTTCTTTAATCTTGATGAACAGTTCAAAGATGGTCGGTCCATGAATCAAGACACGTTGTTTTGGTGGCTTAAGCAAAGTGCGGAAGCCCGTGCTAGTCTCGCTGATGACACGGTGCTACGTGAAAGTACATTGGGCGTATGCAATGCGTTTCATCGCTGGTGGCTTGGCCTAGCTCCTACCGAAGCCGAACGCAAGAACATCTACCCAATGGGTAATGCTTCTGAGTTTGATTTGGCAATGCTCCGTAACCTATGGGGTACTCAAATGCCTTGGAGCTACAAAAACGTGTTGTGCTGGCGCACTATTGCTACCTTGCATAAAGACGAATTAGTCTGGGAGGGCAAAGGTGCGGCTCACAACGCAGTAGAAGATGCTAGGGCACAGGCCAGAGCACATCTAAGATTGATGGCTAACAATCCACGTCTGCGGTAGATAAAGAGAGAACAAAAATGAAGCACTGGAAAGAATGGATTGGCTGTGATTTCGATGGCACTTTATGTGTGTACGATAAATGGCGGGGACCAACTCACGCTGGTGCACCTATTCCAAAGATGGTGAAGCGAATACAAAAATTGATTGCCGAGGGCAAAACCGTAAAAATTTTCACCGCCCGTGTAGGTAAGCTGGAAAATGACACCGATGAGTCCGTAGAAGAGGCCCGCAAGTTTGTATCAGACTGGACCTTGAAGCACATAGGGACCCGTCTTGAGGTCACGAATATTAAAGACCAAGGTATGACACTTTTGTACGATGACCGAGCAATCCAAGTTTTGAAAAACACAGGCCGCATTGTTGTAGTGAAAGACAAACAGTAAATAGAAAGTTCTACCCTTAGAGGTTCCCTCAATGTTAGAAAACGTATTCAAGCCAGATGCTAGTTTTGATGCATTCGGCAAACGCGAAGGTTACGATTTAGAACTCCGTATTTGTGATGGTTGGACCCGGTCTAAACGTAGGATTCTGATCGTAGCTCAGACAGTTGACGGACGTGATTTACGAGCTGGTGAACTGATGTCCGATATCGCTACTTCACAGCCGCTGTCGAATGCCATCAAATATGCACGTAAAATAGCCAACAAATATCTGAAGGACAGGCAAGTCCCTGATGCCTCATGGGCATTAGTAAATTTTAACTCCTACAAGCATCTCCATCTTCCAAAAATAAAACAACGAGAAGCTGAGTCCACGTTTGCTGAACGCGTGCACGCTCTAATCAGAAAGCTTAGGCCTACACATATTCTTATGTCCGGCGATGAATCAATGTATTCCTGCTTTCCCCAGGTTGAACACCCACAGTACAAGCGAGGATGGGTACACAATTTAGAATTGGATGATCTGAAGTTCAAGCTAGTGAATACACTGGATTTCTATCGTTTGTTAGAGAAGGATGGAGCCAAGGCTAATCTGTTAGGCTTCTGGTGCCGACACTTGGCCAACTTGATGTTGGGACGTAACCCCCATGATTTATCAGGTCTAGAGGTAGAGCCCCGCTACGTTGATACAATTGAAAAATTCGATCAATTGATGCACAGATTCGATACCGCAGAAAGATGTGCTATCGATACAGAAACACGTAATCTGTCCGTGCTCCACAATAAAATATACACGATTCAGTTTTGCACTAACCACAATGAGAATGTAGGATACGTCCTGTCAGTTGACCACCCTCTGACTCACTGGACAACCGATCAAATCAAGTATATCAAACAGCAATTACGTAAGCGGTTCATGGCCCGTACAGGACCCCTGCTCATTACGTTCAACGGCATGTTCGACTTGCGTATTATTCGTCAATGCCTAAAAATCCCGTTCATGTGGTTGAAAATATGGGAAATCACTTTCGGTGAACATGGGCTAGACGAGAATTACACAGCACTGAACGGTGTCTGTGCAATGCCTGATCTGCAACTTGGATCAGCGTCTAAGTTCGGTGGCCTACGCCCTATCTTTGCTAGCTACGGAAATGACTTCTACCTAAGAGCCTCAGAATTCGGTAAGCAGGATCGAAATACGACAGGTACAATCGCACCGAATAATCCAGCATTCTTAAAATACGCGGCAACGGACGTATCTAGCATTACCGGAATTTATCACCAACAGCTAGCAAGGGCCGCAGTTCAAGAAATAGCAGGTAAAAACTTCAAGCCTTATTTTATTCGTCACATGCTGTACCAGATGTCTGACTGTGCCCATGTACTCTCACACATGAGTCAAGATGGCTCCCTAGTAGACCGTAAATATCTGCGTAAACTTTTAGGTGTAGGATCAGAACTTAGAGCAGAGCTTAAACGCAGCTTAGGCGCGCTGTCCCTGCACAAAGAGGTGAAGCAAGCCAACGCCGAACTTCTAGAAGAATCGGGTTTCAGATCGAAGTCATTGTTCAGTAGAGCCAAGACCGCTACTCAATGGATGTTTGGTTTCAACAAGACTGATCACAAGAAGAAACTGTTCTTCGATATCTTGGGCCTAGAAGCCGTGTCTCAGACAAAGACTGGTCAGGACTCGGTAGATAAGAAATTCATTGCCCATCATAAGGACAAGAACAAGATTGTTGGACTCTACGGTGAGTATAAACAGGCATCAACTTTAGTCTCAACCTATGTCAAAGGTTGGTACAAAAAGATGGTGAACAAGCTGGACGAAGCTACTGATGGATTCCTTCGTGCTAGCTACAGTATTGTTGACACAGGACGCCTGAAATCGTTTGATCCTAACCTTCAGCAAATTCCGAGTAGGGGACGATTGGTCAAGATCATCAAGCGTATGTTTATCATACCAAAAGGTTATTTATCCTGGCGGTTTGACTATTCAGCGCATGAGGTCCGTGTGTGGTCAATTGTCTCTGGTGATGAAGTATTGGCCGATGCTTTTCGTGCGGGTCAAAAACTGAGGCAGGCCTTTATCCAAGATCCAACAGAAGAAAACTTAAAAGCAATTAAGGTTAAAGGGGACATTCATCTACTTAATGTTTACAGGTTTTTTGGTAAGCAAGTAGATAAAGACCACCCATTGCGTGACGCAGTTAAACGGGTCGTTTTTGGGGTCCTCTACGGTAAGGGTGCAGAAACTTTAGGTATAGACACTAAGGAAGGTGATCTGTCAGCATTGAAATCTAAGATTGGTGTTCTCTATGACGAGTCGTTGGTCACTAAAGACAACAAACGGTTATTGGAAATTAATAAGCTTCTAGAAGAACTTGACTTCAAGCTCACGGCTCTATACGAAGAAGATCGTACTGAATATGCTCAAGGCATTGTTGACAAAATGTTCCAGGAGTTCAAGGCCGGTGCACGCTGGACCGAGAAGATGCAGAAGATGGCTGAAACAGACTTTATGGTCTACGCGCCAAACGGGCGTATACGCCATTTGTTTGCGGCTCTTACCGGTGACCGCAAAATCGTTAGCCGTCAGGTTAGACGAGGTTCTAATGCCCCTGTACAGGGGTTTGCCTCGGAGATTGGGGTTAAAGGTGCCTATCTTATTCTCAAGTCTTACTATGAAAACTTGAAAATCTTCAAGGAGAAACTAGGAATTACCAAAAGTGATTGGGAAATGCGTGTGAAGTTCAGCCGTAGCGTGCATGACGCACTATATCTTTATGTTCCCTACGCAATGAGTATTCCATTTTTACATATTCTTCAGTGGCAGGCTACTTATGGCGTTACTAAAGCTTATAAAGATGAATTCAATATAAAGTTCACAGTCGAACCTGAATTGGAAGTCGAGGTTAGCGCCCGTGACGATTTGTCACGTAAATGGGACTTTGCGCTCCCCAATCTGGTGACAATAACCAAACAGGCAGTTGCCGATGCTGAAGAGTTCGGACTTCTTGAAGGCACCCAGTCAGAGGTCCTGAAACTTATTTTTAAACCTTGGCAATTGAAGTCCATGAGAGAACTCCTGCAGTCCAAATTCCCACTGCTTAACGTTAAGGACTTAGACCAGCAGATCAAGGGTGCGCTCAAGGACGCAACGGTTCCCTACGTCAAACCAATGGAAAAGGAGAAAGTCTAGGATGTCATCCTATCGCTATATTATTGATAGGGTTGGAACTCATGAGTGGCTATTGTTTGACCGAATGACCAAGCAAACGCCACTCACGTATTTATTGTACTTAGTGGCTCTGAATGGGAAACTCAATACTCAATTGATATTGACGTCCTATGATGCAGTGGCCTCCGCTGCTCACGAGTTTCCTGTTTTAGGCCCCGAGATATATTCCACAAAAGTTTATATCCAAGGTGGACTACCTGTCTATTCAGAAACTCAGTCTAAGTCAGATGAGTTGTTGACCGCTAATTTCATGGAAGACTTCTTCACCGAATTGATGGACCTTGATCTATCAAATCCCGTGGAGCTACCCCGGATGTTTGGCGGTCATACTTATTCAGAAACTTCAAGTCCCGACCAAGACTCACGTCGTATACTAAATACAAATTAATCCATACCCTAGAGGTTCTTTATGTTTTCCCACGTCTACGGGGAGCTAGTGGTTGCCGCTAGTTCTCCAGCTACTAGTTTCAAAATTTTTGATGATCCCAACACAAGATCCGGTGACCACAGTGGACATTCGGATCACAGTCTTTTGTTCAATACAAAATTCAAGACTTTGGCCCGTGGACTATCCGTGGTCAGCCAAAATGTAGCATTGCCTCAACGAAACAAATACATGGTACTCGATTGTCTAGCGAATTCTAGTGAGGCCGCACTAACTACTTGTACTGAACTGGCCGTTGGCCTGACCTCACTGGATACGAAATTTGAAAATAGTCGTCAGCTCTACAAGGTTCATCAATTAATGCTAGACGTGGGCACAAAAACTTCCGACTTCGTGGCCGTCATCAACAATGAAAGCGAACACTGCAATTTCAATCTGTTGGCCTTCGGTGGACTAGAACTTGAAGTCTTCGGTATTTATGACGTAGTAAATAAGAGTATAAGACTGATGTGGACTACGGACTCGTCTTTTGTTTCTAAAATAAAGTCTGAGGACTCAACACGCTACATATTTTATCGATTCCCTACGCTCCGTAATCGACCCTTGTTTATTCACACGCAGTACGTGGTATCCAAACTCTACAAGTGGTCATTGGTCTTTGACGGACGTGATAGTGTATTAAAGTTGTTCAACGCTCTAGAAAATTTCTTGTATGGAAATCCTAATCAGCCAGAATGGATTCCAGTTTCTAAGTGAAGGCGGCCATCCATGAATGACGCGCTTAGACTTAGCACTCGGTCCCAGTTTATATCATCCCAGCTAGCATCTTACAGCGGACCTAAGAGGGAACAGGGTGATCGTCTGTTCATCAGCTGTCCATTTCATAGTGAACGAACGCCTAGCGGCAAAGTTGATCGTGAACGTGGGACCTTCTATTGTTTTGGCTGTGGTGCTAAGTGCTCTTGGGACGAACTGGCGGCCAAGATTGGGCTTCAACCCTTTATCAAAGGTAAGCCCAAGGATGAGACATCAACCGATTTGTTCATGCAGAAAGCACTGGCTCTGTTAAAAAATGAACAACCTTTTGTTCAAGATCGTTTACGTTTCACAGCCATACCCAAGAACAAGGTTTGGCGCTCAATATCCACCAATCTGTTGATTGATCTTGGTGGTCGCTTGTGTATCAAATATAGTAAAGAGTATGAACGCTGGGGCTCCACCAAATTCATACATTTTCCCGTCATAGTAAATAAAGAACAGTGCGGTTATTTCTTGGCCAGACTAAAGAAGCATCCGGACTATCCATCATATATGTTGGCATCAGCGTCAGTTAATCAAAAATGGGTCTTAAGCCGTGGCTTATGGCCTTTTGACTATTCGTTGGAGCTAATGAAGAACCTAGGTTCAACGTCCATGGTGCTGGTCGAGGGTCAAAGAGATGCCTTACGTTTAATTCTTTCAGGAATCCCCGCACTCTGTATTTTTGGCACCCAAAGTTGGTCGGATAAAAAGGCACAACTACTGGAGGTTGCGGGAGTAACCAAACTCATAATCCTCATGGATGGTGACGATGCTGGAATTAAGGCATCCGAAAAAATAAAAGATCGAGCCTCGTCTTTGCTGAATGTCGCTGAGATCAAACTCTGGAACATCAAGGGCAGTCCCTACTTAGAATTCGAGGACCTAGCCGAACCTAGTAAGACCGCAAAACTAAAAGGTGTGGAACTGTGGGACCCTTGTAACGCGCCGCAATGGATAATTGACAAATTGAAATTTAAATACTTTCACAAATTTAGGGAGTAAACGATGCCTATCACATTAGAAGCACAGTTGATCAAATGGGGGCTTATAGTTCTGGCCCTTGCAGCCGTCCTATTCGGAGTTTTCGAAATGGGCACTAGCCATGGATACAAGCAAGGTTGGGACATCCAGCAGAAAACGATTCAGGCTATGGTTGATAAGCAAAATGCGCAGACAACGGCACAGAATTTGGCAATCACTGGCTTGGAGCAACAAGCCTCAGATGCGGCGGACAAAGCTAGAGAAGCCAGCAATCTAGCAAGTCAGGCCCGTAGCACGGTGATTACGAAGTACAAAACGCAGTATCAGACAATTGCCAGCTCCTGTGGCTGGGACGTTCCAACAGTCCAGGCCATCAATGCAATCATCAACTCCGATCCGGACAATGCTGCAGCAAATGCGCTAGCCCCTTCTACCCCAGCATCTAGCACAGGAATCATTCCAACACCAAGCCTACCGCTTCCTAGTGCACCAGCTACAACACAGACCAAATAATTGGAGTTCCAAATGAAGACCCTATTCTCTATAATTCTGCTTTCTTTGGTTAGTGCATGCGCCATTCATGAGGATCCCAGCGCTACACCCTTGCCTATTGTTGCACCCGATCAAGAAGTCGTTATCCCTAAATCTTTAATGAGTCCGTGTCCTACAATGAATGCTCTACCAGTACAAACGTATAACCAAGGTCAAAGCCTGGACCAAGTCAAGGCTTGGCAGGATCAGTACACTAGTTGCCGTAACATCCAAATTAAGTTGATCCAGTTGACGGCCAAGGCCTTCAATATTCAGGATCCAACAATCGATAACACAATTTCTATTCCTAGTACCAGCGTCAAAAAGTAAAGTTTGAGTCTCTAGTAAATAGATTACGTGATGTATAAAATCAAGGAACGGCCGTTCCCTTCCCACAAATATAGAGGACTCTAGAAATGGCAACAAACAACTCAGCAGTTCAACTTGAGATGTTGACTCAAGGTTCAGTATGGAAACGTAATGTAGGAAAGTTTAAGGGTAAAGAAGTCAAATTTCTTTTCCTCACCAATTCGAATCTTCCGGCTAAGGGTCAGCTCAAACACCCGCCTCAAGTGATCTACGTTGATGAAAAGAATGCGATCTACAACCGTGAATTGGATAGTTTTTTGTCGGCCTACACGTTCTACAACGTTGACAGCGATCTAGAGTCAAAGCTTGAAAGCCTGTTTGTTTTCAATGAGTCTCTTATTGAAGATGACGAGGAAGAAATTGAATATCAAATCCCAGAGGGCTCAGATCAAGAATCGGTAGAAGAAGCTCAGGTACAACCGGCAGAAACCGAAACCCAGGTACAAACAGATATCAAGGCCAAGACTGTAGCAGAGCTGTGGTTGGAACCAGCCGAAGATGCGGTAAAGGGCAGCTTTATTATTTCGAAGGTTCCGGGTTACGAGAACCCACCGTCAATTGACGAAAAACAATTGGCACTGGCTTTCGTCGGTTACAGCCAAGAGCCGTTGCTTTCGCACGGCCTATTGGGCCATCGATTGACCTTTAAACAAACTGATAACATTACGGTTGAATCGATTGATCGTGCATTTGCACCGAATGACCACGTGAATACGGTTGAGTCATTCATCATTCAACATCGAGACAATATTCAACAAGTGTTGTGGACTACTTGGTTGGGTGTCTACCCGCAATTGACGCTTCAGGGTAATTTCTTGACCGTGCTCGTTGCTACAGATGACTTGCCTTTGACTGCTAATGATGGTCAACAAGAAACTGACATTGAATTGGATGCTGAACATCAAGACGTGCTGACAAACATGATGCAAGAGCTTGGACTATCAGCTTTTGGTGGCTCCGAAGTTGAGAAGGCAGAAACAGAAACAGGTATCACCACGGAAGCAGCTACCACGGAACAATCAGTACTTGCTGAAGCACCCGTAACTGTTCACGTAACTAGAATTGAGGCAGCTGTTGATCACAGTGGTATTAACGTCAGCACAGACCCCGAGTTGGTAGCGACTCCGGTGCCCGCAGTTGTTAATGCTCCTGGACCTGTACTAGCCGAGAATCCAGCCTTGGTTGCCCAAGTAGCTCAACAGGTACACGCACATATAACCCAACCTCAGCAAGCCTTAGTATCGCCTGTAGAAGCCTTTGTGCAGGCAATTGCGGTTACTAATGTGCAACCTCAAGTAGTGGTCCATAACCAGCAACAACCATTCGTACCACCTACGCTATAAACCAATGGTAGTAAATAAGGCTTATACAAGCCGAAAAGCCCGGTACCTGTATTTTGGTCCGGGCTTTTATTTTATCTAAAACGAATATTTCAAACTCCAGGATTACTTATGATGATCGAAAAAGGCCGCTATGTGGTGGCAGCATTAAAGACAGACAAGGGTCGTGGTACACCATTTCTACTCAAGGTTGACTCGGTAGATAAGTCAATCGTCCAAGGCACATTGGAGCGTAACTCACATATTTCGCAGCTCAAGAAAACTGTGGAAGTCCTGGTTAAAGACGTAGTAGCTGATCTTGGTACTAGTCCTCATTATGGAAAGGCCTACGGCTGCGATACTTCGAATATTTATGCGGGTCGAAAATCGCATGACGATTTTGGTAGTCTCCATTTCTTCTACAAACCTGAAAAGGAAAAGGCCAAACAACTGACGGATGCCTTCACCAAAGTCAGTAAGTCATTGGTTCATGCTGGTCTAGACTTTCTTATTGATCCTTCGACCTGTATATGGGAAATTCTACCGTACCATGGTGAGAAATATGCGGGCATGTATATTCGGTCCAAGAATGTAGATAAGACGCCGCACAGGTTCCAAATCCGTCCAGAGATGATGCCCTACGGAGAATTTCCTTATGTGATTTATCACGAACTGGGACACCACCTACACCTTGAGTTTGCGACAGGTAAAAAGCTGCAAGCCGAATGGGTACGCCTGTACAACACGTCAATTAAAGTCACACCAATCAAGAAAGAGAAAAGCCAAGAATTACTTGACGCCTTGTTAGCCGGTGAGGACCGACCCTCTGATTTTAAGACAAACCTTAGTGAAGAAGATACGCTGGTTTACAAGTGGATTATTCGTGTGATAGGCCAGCAGCATAGTCTTTCTATTAAAGAATTGGACCTGTTGTTTGAGGCCCAATATTTTGAGGATATCCGTGGAATCTGGCCTGTGCGTGGGGTACCCATGAAAGATCTAGCACCTATTGTTACTGAGTATGCCACTAAAAATTTCAAAGAATTAATCGCTGAAAGTTTCGCCTTCCGCATGGTAGGTAAGAAACTGCCCAAATCAGTTGATGCACTGCTGGACAAGACCTTAAGCTATGCAAAGGCAAATCATGACAAATCCTGAGTCCGAATGGCGTTCCCACTTGACCTACACTTTTGCTGGTGTTACCCATTCGTTCGCACATACCGGACATGAGGTGATTTTAACGGAAGCCGACTTACAGCCATTGACAACCGACCAGTATTTGGGAACCCAGCCAAAAGATAGCAATCCGGTGGTACTTCCTATTGATAGCCTCGTGGGCCTGACGCTCCCTGCATTTGAAGGCGGCTTCTATTTCCACGAATCATACCTCTATGATCCCGTTTTGCTCAGAAGCTTGCGTAAACTACATAACAAGCGCAAGAAACAGGCACGTGCCAGAACCGGGAGACGCTAATGATAAATCCAGATGAACTGGAAGACGTTGACGTAGCCTACCGCGATTCAGCTGCAAGAGAAGAGACTGGAGTGTCTCGTTCCGAAAAGAAGGTGCGATTCCAAGATCAGAAGCAACTCCAGAACAAACAGAAGTCGAAGATGGGCAACAACTTTCTAAAGCTAAAAGGGCGGCGATAATGAACTCTGATTATACCCTGGCACTCGATCCGAATGTCTGGTACTACCTTTTGCGGAATGCTGGTGGCTTTATCCTAGTATTTGGTCTTGCTGCATCCTTAGCCTTTGGTGCGTGTAAAGCCTTTGAGTTCATAGTATTTGAAATTGATTGTGGCTTTTTCTTTAAACCTAGACGTGAGTTTAGCTTACCATCCAAGGCTAGTCTGCTCCCAGCTCCCGATGTTACTATCATCACAAAATTTGAGTCTAACCCCAAGCCTGTTGGCGCTAGCTCATTGAGATACATGTATGCTGGACTTACACTCTACAATCAAGTAATTCTTGTAGACTTCGGAAAGACTAGACCTAGACGCTGTTCTGAAACAGATTATAATAAATACGAATCATTCATTTCTCAAGGTAATAGAATCCATGGTCTATTCGTTATTGATGAGGTCGAAGGTCTCGATAACATATGGGAGTGTAGTTATGACTATTTCGAGAAACTTCCAGAATGAAAATTCAGGGCTATCATGCATCAGATCGTAAATTTGACAGGCCTTGTACTATGGAATCAAAATTCCGACGAGATTTGGATTCATCGCGTCACGTGAATGGTTCCTTGGGTATTTGGGTGACCACGGACCCAAATGAAAAATCGAAAGACGCCTATGGTAAATATTTATATGAATTCGAAGTGGACTTGAAACCAGACCAAGTTGGTACTTATGGGATTAGTCAGTTACGTAGCCTATCCTCTTTTGCAGAAACTAAAACTGATGCAGAGTTCGCACATCTCCAGCTTCGTGACCAGTGGCTAAGCCTAGGTCTTAAGTTCATAAACTTGTTAGAACACGATGGAAAGTCTAAGCTCGGTATTATATTAGACAAGCGCGTTATTAGCCGTTGGGAACTGATCAAAATCAAGGACTGATCATGCATTACAAAAATAAAGACGTGCCATTGGCTACCCCACGTTTAGACTTCACCACGCTAGAGGATTTTGAACTTTTAGCAAGCTGTGCCCCCGCCAACATACAGGCCTTGCATATTTTGGTGGACGCCTCTACCTATGCAATCCTGTGTGATCAAATCGAGGACTTCAAGTATCTCAGGTTCACTCAAGCTGGATTTAAGACCCCGATTCCACATGATGGTTATGTTTGCTACGTAGCTAATGCTCTGGTGTTCACCGATGCCTGGCTACCAGTAAATAAACAGTGGGTGAACGACAATGGACAGGCCGGACGTCCTCAATTCTTGATTGTGCCCGAAGAGAATTTCAAACCATATATTCCGAAACCAAAACAACACGGTGACTGACATGGACCTAGCCGATGACGATGCAATTAGACTAGCCTTGATTCTAGGTATTGTTTTGCTACTCATGTTCAGTAACCAAGCATTAATCGCCATAGATGCTGTGCACAACAAACTGTTGAGGTTCAATCGCTGGCTTATCCATAATAAGCTGAAGGCTCCCGTTGTCTTTACCTTGGTGCTTGTTCTCTTAGTTCTGTTAATGAGACCCTAAAAATGTTTGATAAGAACTACGATTGGTACGTCGTTGGATCAGGATTTACTGGTGCTTCATTCGCTAGGGCGCGTGCTGATAAAGGTGACAGAGTGCTCGTGGTTGAACAACGCAACCACATCGGCGGTAATGCTTACGACTATTGGGAAAATGGACAACTACTAGCCAAGTATGGACCTCACTTGTTTCACACGAATTCACAAAAAGTAGTGGATTTTCTTTCACGATTCACCAACTGGCGTCCCTACGAGCACCGAGTAGCGGTCGAGGTCGACGGACAGTCTATACCGTTACCCATCAATTATAATTCACTTGAACAGTGGTTTGGAACCGAGGGTTCTGCTGAAATACTTATGGACCTGCGTGACCACTATGGTTTCGACAAGACAGTAAATATACTGCAGCTCCGTGAGGACAACAAGACAAAGCTCCTTGAAGCAGTTGCTGACCTTATTTATAAGAAAGTGTTCGAACCTTATAGCCGAAAGCAGTGGGGCTCGCATTTCGAAAATCTAGATTCTTCGGTTATGGGTCGGGTGCCTATTCGGTTGAATCGAGATGACCGATATTTCACAGACAGTTTTCAAATGATGCCTACTGACGGCTACACCACAATGTTTGAGAACATGCTTAGTCATCCTAACATTCAGATTTTGCTGAACGCTGATTACAACGATCTCATGTCTGGACCCCAGCCAGTTCCTGTTTTCTATACGGGTTCGATTGATGAGTATTTCAATTACAAACTTGGTATCCTTCCCTACAGAACCTTAGACTTCGCCAACGTGACAAGTGAATACTATAAGCAGAGCATAGCTACTATGAACATGCCTCAGCATATGCTTTATACACGGGCCACGAACCAGACATTGGTCAACGGGTATAAAGGACAGCCTCAAGTTATTACCTTTGAGTCCGCACGTGAATTTGAACTTGGTACTTCAGATATTCGATATTACCCGGTACCCACGTCCGAGACACAAAATTTGTATAAAGACTACGATAAATATGCTGAGACCTATCTCAAGGGTTGCACACCCGTGCATTTCGCCGGACGTTTGGGTAGCTATCAATACTTGAATATGGATCAGGCCTGTGCTCAAGGTCTACAGCGGGCAGCTACACTATGACTACTATTATGAAAGTTCGTCGATTTTCCGGGCGTTCTGAAGAACTATGCACTTTTATCAATAGTCGCCACATGTCTGAAGCTGTGGTGAGCATATCCGTAGTAGCTAGACTTAGAGATGGAGCTCCTTGGACTTATGATATTTTCTACAAAGAAGAACAAAGTGAGTTTGCCCCATGATCATAAGCCAGGCACACAAATTCGCGTTTATTCATAATCCAAAGGTGGCTGGTACGTCTGTACGCAAGGCTATTGCCAGCTACCATGATTATCCAGAGCGCTTCTGGCACCAGGGATTCTTGGAGGAGCATAATCGTGTAGTGGACTTAGCACATATCCCTTACAGGGACCTGGATGCACGCATAAAGACTGCGTTATCCAAGTGCTTCGTCTTTGGGTTTGTTAGGCACCCAGTGTTAAGATTTTGGGCCTCTTTAGCAGAGTTCCGTAGGCAGCATGCTGATTGGAACGTTGCTAAGCTAAGTGCTGACGAGCTATTGAATACTTGGTTGACACCAGCCAACATTCGTTACGACTGGCGGTTTACGCATTTCTGCCCTCAGCATTACTTCTTCTACGAGGGCAACAAGTGCAAGGCCGATTACATTGGTCGACACGAGGACTTCAAACGCTCGTGGTCCAATGTTCAAAAATTAATTGGCTTGGACCTCGATCCTTTGGACAACAATCGAAGTCGGGGATATCTAGAACCAGAGGCTCTGGAACCAGCCTCTTACGCACACATACAACGCCTGTACATGAAAGACACGCTGCTCTTTGGTTACGAGCGTTGGGACACTAGTTGCGATGCCATTGCTGAAGACGGAAGGCCAAGTCCTCAGTGTCAACCAATTCCCAATACGCATGAACATCGTGTGGAACTTATCCATGTCCCTTATTTGGATGCCAGCACGCTAGCCGATCTACCTTTGGGCGAACGTGTAGCCTTTCTCGAAACAAGGGTTCGTCAGTACGAACGTGAGTTCAAGCTCAGAAATAAACACCAAGAAGCTCAAGAAATAGGTGATAAACAATTTTCTTTACCCGATGAACAAGTTCAAGATATATAAATAGGAACTCACTATGAAACGTCGTTCTTTTCTATCCGTGCTCGGAATGTCTCCGGCCTTGGTAGCGCTGCCCTCAGTCAGTAAAAATGTTCCTGTGGTTAAAGCTTGGACACAACCGGCTGCTGAAAACATTAGTCCTCTAGACCGTCTGACAGAACTTGATAACCAGGGTGTTCCTATCCCTATGCGCGTATGTGCCCGTGCTGCAGGCATAAACTACGATTTGTTGCTTAAAGATATTCAAGCTGATGCTTATTACCGTCAACTTTTATCGGAAGCCTGACTATGTCTAGAATAGGTGAACAACAATTAGAAGCATGGACATCTGCAAAAACACGGTGGCCTGCATACACATTTGCTAGGCACTACAAGGGTGGCACTTATCGCGTACTACGCATAGCTTTCGCTGAAGCTGATCTAGAAATTCAGGTGGTGTATGAAAATGGTGAAGGCCTAGTATTCACACGCCCACTGGATGATTTTGAGTCCTATGTATTTACTGATATTTCACTTAAGCGATTCGTTGCTATCGATGTGGTACCTACTGACTGGCAGTCCGTATCATGGTGAATAAAGTCATGTTTGGAGACTTTAGCGCTCTGACCTCCAGAGTAACCCCTGATTTGAATCCTCCACCACTAAGTCCTAGCCCAAACCCAATAATTCTAAGGGAAACAATGATACAGACCCTAACGTTCGAAGACTCAACTATCCCTGATACTGATTTTGAGGCAATGTTTCAACTCGCTAAAGATCGTATTGACTTGTGTAAGAAGAAAAATGAGGAGTACGGGAGTAGTTGGTGTAAGCGTGGTGGGGCCGGTGCTTTCTTCAGTGTGATACGTAAAACAGACAGACTGGAGACTCAGGCTAGGAATAGAAACTACGATCTGTTTAATGTTGACGAGGACCCGAATAGCACAGAGTCTCTGGACGAAACCCTGCTCGATACTGTTGCTTACTATCTTTTGATTCTTGAAAAGAGACAGGCTAAGCGTCAAATGATGGCCAATCTAATTGAACAGTTCCAAGCAGCCGATACATACCCTATCGGAGCCTCTGTTACGAATTCAAGTAACCATCAAACTAATACGTTTGATATTAGCTATAACAACGGTATCAAAGATGACAGTTAATCCTCACATAATTATTTGTGACATTGACGGTGTCTGTGTTGATGCTGATCACAGACTACCGTATCTTATGTCCGGAGACAGAGAATCTTATATCAAGGCCGCTGTTGATGATAAACCCCTAACCCCAGGCTGTGTCATATACAGAAAGTTTTTGAACGATAAGAACTACAAACTATTGTTCGTCACCAGTCGTAAAGACGTTCTCAATTATCGTCAAGTCACGTTGAATCAAATTCGCAATTTTGTCAGTCAAGAAATCGAGGACTGGCAACTTTTAATGCGTCCAGCAGATTCTGATTTCTATACCGTACCTGACGCCGTACTGAAGCCCCTATTAGTAGAAGAACTGGGCATCAAGATCGAGGACATTTTTCTTGTGTTCGAGGACCGTGATTCGACGGTTAAGGCTTGGCGTGATCTAGGCTGCATAGTTTATCAAACAGCTAGCTGGGATTAACCACGAAACTCAATAATCTCCGGTGCTTAATTTTATAATCTATACCGGAGAACTGCATGTTAACTCTATCCCAGATAATTAAGAAAACAGGGCCTCTCCGAATTGAAGGCTCCAAGTACGTGGTTATTACAGGTATGAAGAAGGGGTTTGACAGCTTGGGCCGTCCCTTTGTTGCAGGTGCTAGTTACACCACACATATCATTGGTCCCTATGGAAAGCCCATAGTAAATAAGATAAGACACCGATATGTAACGGTCATCACGTTCTTGGACCGTCAACTGAATGTGCTCGTATCCTGTTCTTGTGACGATGCTCAGTACCGAACGGAATATGCACTGCATAGCAAAGGTGCTGCAGAAATCGAGTACTCGAATGGGGAATATCCATCACACACGAATCCAAAATTAATTCCCTATTGTTGCAAGCACGTATTAGGTCTCTACAACAAGATCAAGAGCCAGCTTCCGCAGCCAGCAGGCAAACCGAGAATTACCTTGAAGACTAATCCAGCACAACCTACGGTCTCACCAGTTAAACCACATATTAAACTCAAACCAGCACCAACCACTGCTCCAGTACCCAGTCCGGTTAAGCCTCATGTCAAGCTCAAGACAGCACCAACTATTCCAACGTCTACACCACCGCCGAAACCTCGCATCACGCTCAAGTCTAAATAAACTTTAAACCCTTAATTTAGGTGTACTGATCATGATACGAAGAGAAGCGAAATTTGAAGGTGGTCCTTTAGACGGGAAAGTACTGACGCTCTACATCGGACAGGTTTCCAAACCGGCACCCGTCTACTCCACGTTCCTAGGTGGCTTAGAACATGAGTACAAGCCAAAGACAGCTAAGGGCCTTGAATATCTCTATCTAGGTCCGCGCAAAACTTAGACTAGGGATTCTCAATGAGCACCAGAAATTACGAGCATAGCCATACCTTCGACGTAATGAAAAACGTCAATGAACAGGTGGTGGGTAATCTGACTAGTCTTCAGTATCTGCAGACCCTAGATCTATTTCTGTGGAATGCACTGACACCTATTCACGCTGAATGCCCATCCTTGTTCAACAATTATTTGGCCAAGATAGTTGCCCACCAATCGATTAACGCCAGCACCAAGTTCACTAGCGATGATCGATCCAAGTTAGCTATTCACTTGTTCAATGTTCTATCTAATCCTGATCCGAAAAAAGCCCACGAACAGGCACGTTTGATGTACATCAATAGAGGCTTGCTTTTCGGGTTCTTGGCCCTGTTTTTGAAGAAACTTAGGCGCTACGAAAAACTGCATTCTCCGTTCCTTAGCCTAGACCCAGTGGTCAGAAATTCAGAAATTCATCAAATAGAAAGAAGTGTGGGGCTCAGGCCAAACAGCTCTCTCTACGCGGTCATTCAGCAAGTTAGACACTGGCATGAAAAGGCTTTGTGGTGGAAGGGTGTGATCCTAGAAAAGTACACGAGGATGACGCTGCTCCAAGCAAAGTCAGCGTATGAGGATTTCAATCACTACGTGAAGCTTAATGACGTGGTGCAAATCTATTTGATGGTCCTGAATCGTGCGGTTGACCGTTGTGACGCACGTCAGGGTGTGCTCACCACGTTCATTCAGAACTGGTACAAAAGCGCCCGCTCAGAAATAGCCGATTTATCAAAGACACAAACCGATGTTAGCTACGAATCAATAGCTGAAGAGCATGGAGATTCGGCATCAGACATTCTAGGTTTTGCGGAACTAGATACGGGTAGTGAAATGCTGGAGCACATAGCATACACAGCCAAACAGATTGATAAGCATGGCTACGTTAGAGCGCCATTAGGCATTCCTGAGTACGTGACACGATCTCAACGTGAGCTCTTAGAGCTATTTATTGTCGAGGACTAGTTCATGACCTATTCAAGTTCCAACTCCAGCCGTGAGGCCAGTCTAGAACTGTCTTTGCAGGCTATGAAGTCCTTGCTCTCAAGCTATGTATTGCGAGCAAAGCAGGCGGAACAAACAGCAGCCCTGTTAATGCAAGAAAAACTAACGGAGGCTCAACTAGAGGTTCTTCATTCAACAATTCTAGCTCAGTTAGAACAGCATTCGGCAGAGCGTTCAGTGCAACAACAAGCTCTACTGCAAGCCTCGCTAGTTACCCTAAACGCAGCAGCAAGCTCACCAGATGAAACATGTAGGACCCTAGTAAATACAATGTTGAAGGACCTAACACTCGCCCTGTCCCACATGAATCCCAGGGCATAAATTTAAACAACAGAGGTTAAGACAATGGCACAACGCGGATCAGATTTCGACTCAGTTAAAACAAATTCACGTCCAGAGAAAAGTCAACCCTCGGACAAGGTTACGGTTTTCAAATTTCCACCCAAGAAGTGGATTACTTTCAGATGCGCAGGGCCTATCCACAGCTATGCAACAGGCTGGATTAAGACCAAAAAGAAGGATGGTAAGTCAGTTAAATTTCCTGTGGTCATGCCTTCCTATGACCCTGAAACTCAACAATTCGATAGCACGATTTACGATCCTTGGTACGGTGTATGGCAGGGTCAAAAAGATGTGGACCGTGAAGACCAGTTAGTACAACTCAGCACCAAGTATTATACAAACATGATTTGCCGTTCGGTTCAAAAACAAATGCCAGGCACTTTGGTCAAGGCGACCTCAGGCGAGCGCAAATCGGGTTTCAAGGACAAGGATAGCGACACGTGGACGCCGTGGGTTGCTGTGAGCCTTCCTGCAGGCGCAATCGCCAAGATTAAGGACCTGAAGGGTACCAACGTCGTTGAATCAGCTAAGACAGGTAATAGCAAAGCTTATTCGGTAGCTGATGCTAAGTACGGTTGTGACATCCGTATTATGTATGATCCGGATAAGAGTCCAGCCGAACAATACTCGGTTCAGACAACCAACAAGCGGACACCCATTACCGAAGAAGAGCAAGCGTTTTTACGCTGGGACACCTCGGACTTGGCAAGTCCTATGACCAAAGAAGAGACCAAGACAGAGTTCGATAACTGGTCCAAGCGTATGGGTATTAAGGTCGGTAAAAAGGCCAAACCTGAAATTGATGAAGACGAGGACATTGATTCGGATTATGAAGACGACGAACTGGACGATGAGGAGCCTGTAAGCAAGAAGAAAGTTGCTAAGAAACCAGCGTCTAAGTCCAAGAAGAAAGTTGAAGAGGACGAGGATGAAGATTTTGACGACTCTGAGTCTGAAGACTTTGACGATTCCGATTCAGACGATGATTCTGACTTTGATGACGAAGAGGAAGACGAACCTGCACCGAAAAAGAAAGTATCAGCAAAACCTGCGGCAAAGGGTAAGAAAAAAGTTGTTGAGGAAGATGATGAAGACTTCGATGACGATGATTCAGAGGCTGATGACAGCGACGAAGACGACGAGGACTTTGACGATGAACCGGCACCCAAGAAAAAAGCCCCGGCCAAAAAGCCGGTAGCCAAGGGTAAGAAGAAAGTTGAGGAAGACGAGGACGAAGACTTTGATGACGAGGACGAGTCAGATTCCGATTCAGATGACGGTGATGACTCAGACGATGACTTTGATGATGAAGATGATGAGCCTGCACCATCACCAAAGAAGAAGGCTCCCGTCAAGAAACCTGTAGCCAAAACCACGCCACCAAAGTCAAAACGCAAACCTGTAGTTGAAGATGACGAGGATGAGGACTTTGACGATTCCGATTCAGACGATGATTCTGACTTTGATGACGAAGAGGAAGACGAGCCCGCACCCCGTCGTAAGGCACCAGCAAAACCTGTTGCTAAGAAGGTCAAGCGTTAAACCTGTTAATTAGCAAGTGTGAAGTGCCCTCTGGCCCTGACCTGAACGCAGATTCACGTCGGGGCTTTTTCATTATTGTCCTCAAGGATAACCATGGTCACACGAACGACAAAGCCCTATCCTAAATCAGCGGCTAAGAAAACAATTAAAATGGAAAAACCTGAGAAAGATGCTGTTGACGAGGCTATTGAAAAAATCGTAGGCAAGAAAAGTCCTGCCACGTTTGACCCATATGCTTTATACACCACTACTATTGACGACATCAGCCGTAGACAAGGCGTTGACTCGGATTTGATGGAGGCCATTGTACCTCTGTCAACCGGCAATCTTATGCTGGACCTAGTCTATGGCGGCGGTATAAAGCCAGCTATGACGACGCATGCCGGTTGGGAGCAGAGCTGTAAGACCACGGGTGCCCTAACCATCATGGCCTCCGCAATAAAAGCTAAAATTCCACTGGTCTCACTTTGGGATTTCGAGAATTCAACGGGCAACAGTAAAAAATACGTCGCTAATATTTTGCGTACTGCTGGACTAAAGGTTTCTGTTGACGATGTATTTGGTAAAAAAGACCCAATGACCGGCAAGTGGTTGATTCAGCCTATGGTTCGTTATCACTCGGAGACTATAGGTGAAAAGTTTTTCAATTGGTTGTCTGAACTTTTGCGTCAGCTTCCAGACAAGAAATATGTAGCCAAGGAATGGTGGCTTGTTTATGAAGACACAAAAATCAATAAAACAAGACTGGGTGAACATGCTGTAGCTTCTATGTCCAAGAAATATGGAAAAGGGTTATGGGTGAAGGCTCCAGACGGCAACATGCAAGCTCTAATTATGGTTGATAGCTATCCAGCGATGAATCCAGAGTCCAACGACGAGGAAGATTCGGATAGGTCTTTGGGACTCCATGCTCGTATGTTTTCGAAACACCTACCCAGAGTTAAAGGTAGGCTAGCTAAGAAAATGGTAGCGCTTTTGGGTATCAATCAGATGCGCGATATTCCGATGGTTAAGTATGGGCCAAAAGAACAAGAACCTTGCGGCAAAGCTTTGCGTTTTAATTCAGATATCCGTATCAAATGGACTGCCCGTTCGTCTGGGATGCCTTTCAATCCTAAATTTGATACTGAAGAACGTGTTGAATTCGAACGCTCAATAGTCGATGGTGGCAAAGACCGCTATCGCTATATCCAAGTCCATGGTTTCAAGAACAAGCTGGCTAATCCTAATCGTAAGGCTTGGCTACGCTTATGGGTCGAGGACGCTACCGGAGAGGCTCGTGGTTTCGATCCCTTCTTTGATACTGCGTCATATCTTCGAGAGACTGGTCAGCTTACGGGAAAAAGTCGTCAGTCTATGCAGTTGGATATCAATAGCTTGGGTAAAGCAAAGAAACCAATTGACTGGAAAACTCTGAAATTGTGGATCCTGGGTACCAAAGAGGATAAGACAAAGATCAGTATTGCACAGGGCTACAAGGCTATGGACTTGAGACTTTTTTGTTTCAAACAGATGGCTAGCGGTGTAGGTGAAACCTTGTATGTTGCAAAACGACAGGCTGGCAAAGTTGCTGACTCAGAAGACGAATAGTTAAGAGTTAAGAATTAAAAATTAAGAAATAAGGAATTGAAAATGCAGAACAGCAAGAATTCAGTTGTCCTATCAACAGTTAGTGAAGAAAATGACGCCGATGATCTGCTGTCTGCACTTTCTACGATGGGGACGTCAATCCCCAAAAACAAACAGAAAAACATCAAGACTGTAAACTCAGTTCATGAGGAAGCAGCCAGACTAAACAAGGACTCCCTCTCTGACGAGTCTGAGTTCTCTACCTCAGGCCTATCCGTAGACCTGTCAAAAAAGAAATCAAAGTTCTTTTTTAGGGTCACTGAGTCTTTTGAAGAGGAAATGGCACGTCGTCAAAAGGACCTAGAGGATTCACGTGATCCCGGTCTAGTTAATCTAGACGCTGAGGTTGATCTAAGGAAAGAGAAATACAGTAAAGAGCTGCCACCTAAGCTCCAACGTAATATTGTGGCTGTTCGCGAATTCTTTTTGAAAGAAATAGGTCCCTTGTCCCTAGCTGCGGGTGCGGGTTCAATACAGGCCCGAGAGGTCATGCAGCGAACATTGAACGCACCTGTTGGTGAGCAGGCATTCGCCCAGTTTGAAAGGATGTTGAACTCGGCTAATACGATCAAGATGGCACGATTCATCACCAAATATACAGGCCTATCAATTAATGAAGCACCTAGTTTAGTGGCATCTATTGCACCTAAGAAAGAAGCTTATTTCTTTCCTAATCAACCACCAGACGAGCGCAGAGTCAAGGCCAAGACCCAGCCTATCCAAGAAGCCAAGAAAGGTGAGTCCAAGGTTGAAATAGAGGACTAATTATGATCAGGGAAAACTTCAATAATGTAGAGGCAGCAACTGATCGCTTATTGGCAGCTAAAGCCGATCAATTCTTTCCCGGCTTGTTGTCTCAAGCGGAACTCCAGGCCGTCCATGACCGAAGGCTCAAGAAAGAACAGATTAAGGCAAAGAAAGAAGGGCGCAAGATCAGGACCAAGGATTTTAAGGACTTAAATGCTGATCTTTATATAATACGTAAGGGGGGTTTAGACGACGCAGGTAACGCCGTTGACGATTTCGATATCGCAAAATATATGTTAGATGCTGAGGATCCTGCTACAGGCACTATACGTGATCTGAAGATCGATACTAGGCAACTCAAACACGCAAAGAACTACTACGACTTCACGATGAATATCTTGGGACCTGATGCTCCCAAATATAGTATTCCGTGGTCTCGTCAAATGTGGACAGGTCTCATACTATTCGGCGAAGTATGTCCCTGTTGCAGTGACAAGCGCGTATTTGACATTCACAATATTCCGAAGACCCTGCATCCAGAAAAGCTTTTGAAGTCAATGAAGCTTTTGGAATACGGAATATGTCCTAAATGCAAACGTCACAAATGGGATTTGATAAAAAATCATGGACTAAAAAACTATCAAGAACTGGTAAATGTGCTGGGCCAACGTAGCGGCAAATCGAGTGGAGCCGCAGGCTATTTTGCTTATAGCACGCATCAATATTTAATGTTTCCCAGCATTGCTGAGTTGGTGCCCAACATCATGCAGGCCTCTACTCAGTTGACGTGTACCATGGTCAGCCTGAACTTTAACAAAGCTGTTGGTGTACTATGGGTTCCCTTCAAAAGAATTATTGAGGCCAGCTCGTGGTTTCAAGATTATTTCTCGATTTTGAAAGCTGAGAAACAAAGAACCGGAGTTGAACTCTATCATTCATCCTCTTTGTACTTAACGTTCCAGCACAGGAACATGAAGTTTTATCCTTCGGGGCCTAATTCAACTACCCTTCGAGGCGATAGCCGGTTCGCTGCAGGCCTAGACGAATTGGGGTTGTTCCCGCTGCCAAAAGGTAACGATGAAGAGGATGAACAGAGTGAACGTGCAAATGCGGATGAAGCGCATAAATCACTTACCAATAGTCTGACCACTGTCCAAGGTGCTGTTCTTCAACTTCTGCAGCAGGGTTATAGTTCGGCTCCAGCCTCGTTAATGTTAAGCGTTAGTTCACCCTACAGTAAGCGCGATAAGATCATGCGTTTATTGGCTGAATCACGAACCGAGGTTGGCTCGCAGTACATGCTGGGTGTCAATCTTCCCACTTGGGAAATGCACCCGACATGGGGGCGTGACCACCCGGTAATTGTCAGAGCTTACAATTCGAATCCTGAAAAGGCCGAGCGTGACTTTGGAGCCAATCCACCATCAGTTCATTCCCGATTCATGAACCCGAATCTGGTTAAAGAAGAGGTGTTCGTCAACGGCAATAACAGTCATAACTTCATCTACAAATATGACAGGCCTGATGAGATATATGGAACGGTTGAAAAAATCCGCACCTTTAAATATCCGGGATTGGTCACTATCGATGCTGGGGCAGTAGACAATTCATTTACGCTGACAGGTGGACACTACGATTTTGATACAGGTAAATCGGTGTGTACGACAATTGTTGAGTGCATGCCTCAAGAAGGGCGACGTGTGAATTTCAACATGATGTATCAGTACATCATATTACCCATGTTAAAAGACCTAAATGCTGTAGCCCTATTAGCCGATCAATGGCAGTCGATTGACATATTGAATCGAGCCCAGGACGACATGAAAAATAATCCTAACGGAAAGCCTAGATGTAGGGCCCGGCAGTACAGTCCTAGACGCAAGGACTTTGATGGAACTGTAGCCATGTTGAGAAACAAAAATATAATATGCCCAACAGTCACAGTCCTTGATATGACTCGCATTTGCAATGGTGAGATTGATAATTTCAAGACCGAAATGATCAACAAACCAGTTCAACATTTAGTACTACAAATGACTACTGTTCGTGATGTTGGGCCTACACGTTGTCCAGAAAAGGGCGAGAACCAAACCGATGATATTTGGCGTGCGTTTGTTTTATGGGCTGCAAAACTGCATGATCCGAAAATCATGGAACGTTTAGTCGAGGCCAAAGACTGGAAATACGATGGTTCAGGTGGTCAACGTGCTGCCCCAGCCGCTGTATTTGTTGGACGATCATCTGGAGGTTTCAGACCAATGAACGGATTGCGCTGAACTACTTTTAATTGAGGGCCTGCAATTTTATGGCATATGTAGGAGAATTATAAATGCCGAAGAAAAGCGGTCCGAAAAAGGAACGAAAGCCTAATGATAGTTATGTAATACCTAATATTAGACTGAAGTCCACAACTAAAAGAATTCTCGCAATTGACCCAGGTTCTCGCAACATGGCTATTTCAGTAGTAGCCCTAAACGAAGAGCTCAAACTAGCAGTGGTTGCCAACTCTTTGATGACCAACACCATACATGATTTAACGGTGTTTGGTCTTCAAAGAGATGCTTTTCTAAAAGAAATTGATGCTTGGATTACCCATTATAAACCTGATGGAATTGTGATCGAAAGATTTCAAACACGAGGACTCCAAGGTCCATTAATAGAACAAGTTTCCATCATGTTGGGGCTAATTGCTGGCAGCTACCCGCGTATACCCATCAAGCTCATCACGGCATCTACGTGGAAAAATAAATTTCATCGTAGGTTCAAGGACCGAGAATTATTGTTAGACGATCTGTACAAGGTGTGTAAGACCACGCCCCATCAACTAGATGCCTGTCTAATCGGCGTCTATGGCCTAGAGGTAGGCTTGAATTCGGATATTGACTACGACCCAGCACTAATCATTAAGAAAGCTGAGAACTCATCCTTAATCAAGCTAGTTGCGAGGAAAGCCCGACGATGATTTCTTACTTAGCCGTCCAGATAGCTGCACAATTAGAATACCGTTATGTGCATTGCGTAGTCTTAAAACCTGGTGAAACTCCCAATCACGAACTCAACGGAGAATCAATTAAACCGTCAGAGTTCAAATGGCAAATACTTGTGGACGACAGTCCGACGGATGAGAAAGTTATTCAGTCCGTGGTATCTGACATCATGCATAGGATCTCCGTCCTGTGTCGTACAAAAATAGGTGGGTGCTTGGCTTCCGTTACGTTGAGAAATCTAGAGATTTCGGCCTTAACTGATGACCGAAATAGTTTGTTGGTTACGGCTGAATTAAGCGTGACTGCCATCTGAACAAGGATTAAAAATGAAACAAATCCCACAGGCTTTTATTCAGGCCTCAGCAACAGTCAGCGAAAAGAAAATTCAGGTCGAGGCCAAAGCCAAAATTAAGGCTGAGGTCCAGGACCCAATCAAGGTGCAGGCACGTATTGACATGAGTGCGGAGGTAGCTGGTCGCGGACTATGTCCAGAATGCAAGAAGCCAATGACGCGCACCAACAGCAATGGCATTCCTATTCTATCATGTGACGAACATCGTATAGCTGTGCCTGTACCTGACGAGGCCTGATGGAACAACGTCGTAATCATAGTTAAAATAATAAGGAGCACTTAATGCTCAATAACAAGAAACCCGATATGTCGTTTGATATCAGGAACCCTTCCCAAGGCCAGGAATCAAAGCGCGACCCCAAATCGAGTACAGATTCCAAGTCTCAGTCGGAAAAGAATTCAAAAAAATCTAAGCCAGAGGAAAAACGCGCTAGATCCACTTTTGAAGATGACGAAGAGGTCTATGATAGGCCTAAACCACCCAAACCTAAACGTAGGCTTAGGTCAAAGAATGCTGAAGATGCACCCACATCAGTAGCTACGGTAAAGCCCAAAAGACCTAGGGCCTCAATTACGACGGCTTCAGTCACCAATGTTGTGAGCACGGGTGCAGGCACCCGTAGAAGTTCACGCTTAAGTAAAGGTGCTAGATCATCTATTGTTGGTGAGGACGCTGAAGCACTCCAGCAACTGCTAGAAGACGGTGATAGCGACTCAGCAATAACGATGCTGAACAAGCGCTTGATACAAACGTGTATTGACCTGATATCTGAAGTGGAAGCGGGTATCCGTGAAAGCCAGGGGCGCTACGGTGTTCATTCGTTCAACGGATTAATTCAGTCTATCCGCGAACTGATGATTGATCTTCAAGCAACTCAGGATCGAGGGGCTATAGGTGTCAATCTTGTAGAATCCGTTATTCGTCCGGCTATGCAAGAAATAGCGATGTCCATCATGAAAGAATATCAATTACTGTACGACGATCTGAAATCCATAGGCATAAGCCAAGAACAATTGGTGTCGTTCAAAAAAGTCCAGATCGATAGTCGGACTCGTATTGGATCCTCTGTTCAAGATACCTATGAACGTATGAAACAAGAAGCTATTCAATTCCTACAGAGATGAGTACACCAAATGTATCAACCGTTCCAATTACTCCAATCCCTCCTAAACTACCACTAACTGCGGCCGAAATAAAGGCTGTTGTTATTCAGTATTGCTTAGACAAGAATATGGCGGTTAACGCAGAAGTAGGGTTGTGCAAATATGGAAAACTAAGGGCTGACATACTAGCCCTGACCTTTGCTGGTGACACTACGGTAATAGAAATTAAAAGCTCAGTTTCTGATTTCAAATCAGACAAGAAATGGCATAACTACTTGCCATTCGCAAATAAATTTTATTTTGCAATGAGTCCTGAGGTCTACGCCAAAGTGCAGGACTCAATACCAAAAGAAGATGGTATTGGTGTCATGTTGATTACACAAGCAACTCATACTTACGGCAAACCTAGATTGCATATAGAACGCAAATCCAAGCATAAAGAAATAGAAGCTAGCATCAATATTGAGCTGATAATTAGACTGGCGTTCCGCAATGCTATGTTCAATCGCCTACACCGGAAATAGAGGACTCAAATATTCATGAGTACCAAGCCAGAGGCTTATGCGCGTGATCTAACCTGTGTCTATTGTGGTGGATCCTTGCCGGAAACTCATTCAGCCTATTCTAAGTTGAGCAAGTACACCAAGGTAAAGACTGGTAACAAGTTGGCATTTTGTTGTTTGAGTCATGCTACGTTGTTCAACAATGCAAAGCGAACTCCTGAACAATTAGCCGATATTGGTGCAAAGACAAGTGCTGCACGTAGCAAACCAATACCAGCACACGATCTAAAATGTAATCATTGCGGCACCCCTATACATCTAGGTCACAAAGCCTACAAAACAATAGGTGCCTATAACAAAGCAAAGGCTGGATTAATCAACGTCTTTTGCAGTCTTAATCATGCTCAGCTTTATATCAATGAGCATCGTACCCACCAACAGAAACTCAAACGTAGGTCCACCATTTCTACTGGCTGTGTACAAAATGATAGTTCTAGCCAACGCCATGAGACAATGAAGAACCGGGGTTCTTATAACCAGAGCAAGCCTGAACTAAGAATTTTTCATAAGCTGCGTCGAGTATTGCCGAACTTAGAATATCAGTATAGGAAGCGTGAGGGCTATCCCTATGCCGCTGATTTTTACGACCCCGACTCAGATACTATATTTGAGTATCAGGGCTTCATGACGCACGGTGGTGCTCCCTATGACTCTCAATCGTCCGAACATGCGTTAAGGGTCAAGCAGTTAAAACTCAGGGCCAAGACCGATAAATGGCTTGCTAAATTAACCTTAAAGATATGGACTAGTAGCGATCCGCAGAAACGAGCGGCTATTCGTAAATCCAATATCAACTTTGTTGAATGGTTTACTGAGGAACAGTTTGAGACCTGGTATTCGACATTCCTTGCTCAACACCTTGGCTCCGATAAATCAAAAGGACTGGCCTACAAATTTGGATCTCAAGTACTGTGTGCTTACGACGAGCTATTACGTGCCCGCCTATTGAATAAGTACCCTGATCTTATAACATTCTATCCCTGGGAAGACGTCAACAAGGTGGCTAAACTTCTGCTACCAAAAGACGTAATGTACGCTCGTAAATTAGAGGTGTGCGTAATACCCAACGATATAGCTGATCAATTCTGTGCCAAATATCACGTGCAGGGTAAATGTCGGGGAACTACTCTATCTATAGCTTTGGTTCAAGGACATAGAATAATTGGGGCCATGACCTTTGGGACCCCTCGGTATAACAAGAATTTCGACTATGAATTATTACGCTTGTGTTTCAGCTCAGCCATAGTCGGCGGGTCCTCTAGAATGTGGAAACTCGCAGTCTCCAAATTAGGCAACCCTTCAGTAATATCCTATTGTGATCTCTCCAAATTTAACGGTAACGTTTATAGACAATTAGGTTTCAAGCTCAAGAGAACCCCAATCCCAGGTCTTCATTGGTATAACCCGCTAAATGGACGCCATGTAACTGATAACCTATTACGTCAACGAGGATTTGATCAACTCGTGGGTTCTAAAATAAATACTGTCTATGGAAAAGGCACTAATAACGCTGAGCTCATGACCAGTCACGGATTTATACCTGTATATGATGAGGGGCAGGCTACCTTTATCTATAACCCAATTTAGTAGGACTACTATGTTCACAAATAATAGATTGTTGGGGGTCAATGGAAAGACCATCAACATGAGTCATCAGGTGTTTGGTAATAACGGAGCCTCTGTAGCCATGCGTAGTTATAAAGGCCGTGATGATGGCTCAAAAGTAAAGTTGAGTGCCAATGTAGTGGGGAGTAGTGGCGGTGGTGGAGCCTCTATGTCTGTTAATGGTTTCTGGCAATCTAATTACCAGTACTACATGACAGGGATTATCCCGGCAGACCCCCATCTTATTGATACCTCAACGTTAGCTCTGTTCTACAGAGATATTTATATGTTCGATAGTGTCGGCGGGTCAGTAGTTGACATATTGTCGCATTTCCCATTCTCCAGTTGGGAACTCAGAGGCCTGGATGCTCAAGATTTAAAACCTTTCAATGACGCATTAGAAAGGTTGAATATTCAGACGATGCTACCCTTAATCAGCACCGCCCATTTAACTGATGGTTTCTTTTGTGGCTCCTTAGTATTCGATCCTAAGTCCAAACAGTTTATAGACACGATGTTGCACGATGCCTTGTCCTGTGCAGTTATTCCCTCACCGTTCTTTGGAATTGACCCTACGATTAATGTGCGGGTTGGCCAAGCAACACAGCAGTTCATGCACGATACATCAGAATACGCACGTCGATATCTGCAGCAAATGCCTCATCAGTTTGTCGACATGTTGAAAAGCGGTGCATTTACATTAGATCCAGTGACCACGATGTTTATTCCACGTCGATCCACAACGGATAGAGCTTATACATCGTTTCTACACCGTATTCTTCCGATGTATTTGATTGAGAAGACTCTGTTTCGTGGAACCTTAGTTGAGACTCAAAGACGTCAACGGGCAATGACACATTTGACGGCCGGTGACGATACATGGACTCCTACATCAGAAGAATTGAATCAATTGGTACAGTCTTTTCAACAGGCTGAATATGATCCTTTAGGTGGTTGGATATCTACACGTAACGCAGTGCAAGCAGTTGATCTCAGGCCTGGCGGAGATTTTTTTAAGTTTTCTGATATGGCTGATATATTTGTTCCCTATAAGTTAAGGGCTTTAGGTGCCAGTGAATCATTCATGAGTCAGGAAGCCTGTTTGATAGGCTCTACCCAAATTAAACTTCAGAATGGTACGACCACGAGTATAGAGAGCCTAAGTCCTATCCATGGTCTAGCACCTCATGAACTAAAGAAAGGTCAGTGGTTTCCTCTAAATTTAGAACTACCCAATCGAATTTCGAATTCTGCTAAAACTGAAGCTTGGTCATATCAAGGTTATAGGGAAACTTTTACGGTAACCACGGAAGATGGTAAACAAGTCACAGGGACTGAAAATCATCCATTTTTTGTTTTATGTGAAGACGGAACTACTAAATGGAAACGTCTAGACGAGCTAAAAGAAGGTGATTTAATTGCGGTAGACGAAGAAGAACAGGAAGTTAATAATGCCCAGACCACCGTCAGCAGCTAGAATAAAAACTTTAAAATGTTCTTACTGCAATGAAATCATTTCAGAGACTCACGAAATATATAAGACTAGACGGGACTACGATGAAGCTACAGCTGGACTACGCACTGTGTTTTGCTGTAAAGGGCATAGTGTGTCTTATCGCCATGATAATTTAAGCCCGGAAGATAAATTTGCATATCATGAAAAGATAGCGACGTCCCGTAAAAATCGTAGTCCTGAAGAGAAACATTTGTCAGGGACTAAACTTAGAGACACCAAAGCTAATTTCTCGGAGGAGAAAAAAGCAGATATTCGAAGTAGAATCCAGGCAACGGCTAAAGCTAATGATTCCTATGCAAAGGCTGCATTGAAACGTGAGATCACCCTAATTGAGACTCATGGTCTGGACTACGGCAAGAAACGTCAGGTCAAAGCCCGAGAGACTATGCTGAGGGAGCATGGAATTCCATGCTCCCTAGTTAGCGGTAGTGTTTTTAGGGCCAAAGCTGAGGCTACAAATGTGGAACTTTATGGTTTTCATAACGCTACAATGAACCCACAAATTGCAGCGAAAACCGTAGCTACTTATACTGAACGTCATGGCGGTATGGGAAGAGCAAGTCCTAGCGCTAATGCTGAGTATAAGAAAACCATGATAAAAGAATATGGTACTGATCAACCAATGCAAGTTAAAGAGTTTGTAGACAAGGCTAGGGAAAAGTTTAGGCAAATAGGGCGTCTAAAGTCCAACGCTACTAAAATAAAAAATAATACGACGCCTAAAGAGGTTGCTTGGAAAGGCCATGCAACTAAAAAACTTAATGGCACGTACACAACTAATAAACAAGAGCAATACATCCTCCACTGTCTTAGATCTTTACTGGGGTGTCAGGTAGAATACTTGTATAGAGACCACCCGGATTACCCATGGGAAGCTGATTTCTATGATCCCGACTCAGATACTATATTTGAATACCAGGGTTACTTTACACATGGTGACGAAGCTTATGACAAAAACAATAAACAGCATAAGCTAAAAGTTGCTGACTTAAGTACAAAAGAAGGCTGGGCTCCAGCTCTGACATTGAAAATATGGACTAAACTAGATCCGTTAAAAAGAAAAACTGCTAAAAACAAAAACCTATCTTTTGTAGAGTGGTTTAATATCGAGCAATTTCATGTTTGGTTCTATACTCAAATAGCCAAACTGTTTAACGCTAAACATAGCAGGGTCAAGAGTGGATGGTTTAAATTAGCTCCTGACTATTATTTAGCATCCCACTGTGCATTAGCTAACGTTAGACTTCCGAAAGGTAGAATTATTGTATTTTACCCATGGGACGATTTGAAAAAGCTTTCTCTTATAATTTCGAAAGAAAAAGAAATAATTTATGCTAGAAAAACTAAAATATCAATCATAACCAAAGAAACAGCGGATAAATTCTGTGAGAAATATCATATGCAGGGATCCTGCCGAGGAACCGATTTAGCTTTAGGACTTTATGTTACAACAGCAGAAAATAATAATCGACTAGTTGGAGTCATGACATTTGGGAATCCTCGTTATAACAAGAAATTTGATTATGAACTATTACGTTTATGTTTTTCTTCTTTAGTTGTTGGTGGCTCTCAAAAATTGTGGTCCGCAGCTAATAAGTATTTAACAGGTTCAGTAATAAGCTATTGTGATTTATCCAAATTTTCTGGGGCTATCTACACTAAATTAGGATTTATCCAGAAAAATAAACCCAAATCTTCAATTGTTTGGTACAACCCGGAATCAGGAATTCGCATCACGGATAACCTATTGCGCCAACGAGGATTCGATCAATTAATTGGTAAAAAATTGGGAATCATATATGGCAAGGGTGAATCTAATAATGCACTTATGAAAAAATATGGTTTTATTCCTGTTCAAGACCAAGGGCAGTCCGTGTACATTACGGAGTTAAAATAATGAAGTTTGTAAAAATAGTTTCAATTGAGGCCTCTGGTAAAAACCATGTATATGATATAGCCATGGCTAAAGACGAGGATCCCTCATTTATTGCAAATGGTATTATTGTGCATAATACCTATGCCAGCCAAGAAGCGGGGTATAGCCTATTCTTGGAAACAACTAATAGCTATCGGACAGACTTAACCGAACGTATTTTCAACTCAAAATTATTTCCGTTGATAGCCGTTGTTAATAATCTGTATAAAGATCCTAGTAAAGGTAGAGCCAAGGGTGGTCAGCTACTTGATTTTTTGTTTAACAGAAACAATCGTAACAACTTGAAAATGCCACAACTTCACTGGCATAAGGAGTTGGAAGCCAAGGGTGAAGACAACATGGCTGAACTCCTGGAATTAGCCTCTGACAAGGGTGTACCTATTCCATTGAAGATGTGGATGGCTGCTTCCAAAATTGATCCAGAATCATTGTTACGTGACCTATCTGAGGACCAAGCCTTACGCGATAAATTAGCTCAGTACACGGGTAAGGACACTAGCCATGAGGGTGAGGACGATCATGAGTTCTCTGATGAAGACGATAACGCGCATGATGGTCGGGGTGTAGACGTCAGAGGCTCGGTTCCAGGTGAACGTTTAACTACTCAACGCCTAAGTCAAATGATTCAAAGTCCACGTGTTCCGCTATTAGCCCGCGAGTTTGGGGACTCTGGTGACTCATGGACCTTCACAAAGACGGGTAAGGTCAAACATGTTCCTTCAATAGCTAAGGCTGACCGTAATGCTAAGGCCAATGACACGATATTGAAAATTGCCAAACAGGCGGACAGGGATCCTCATTATCGTGAAGAATTAAAGAAAAGGAATCAGGCCAAACTCGGGCGTACAAAAGTTAAAGACATGTAAGGACCACTATGTATTCGTTCCTAGTAAAGGAAGTTCCTGTGTCAGTAAGTCTTGAACCAGAATACCAGTGGTTTACCTATCACGGACGTTCACCCGTTCTAATTAAGTTCCAAGGTAAGTCACTGGCTATTGGAAAGGGAAAACGTTTTGGTGTTCGGCCCTCGACTTCGGGCACTGAAATTCGTTTAGTTTTTCCCGAGGATAAGTCAAAGGTATTAACCATTAGCAGAGAACAGGCTGAAAGTTTAGCCAAAGGAGTGAAGTAATGGACACGCATTCTTCAGAAACCGGGGTCGACATAGAACCCGATAAAGAGTCCACTATTAAATACTACGGTATTTTATTTGACGACTATACACCTCCAGTCGAGGGTCAAATTCTCAGGGACTGCTTAGCTCTGCAGAACATTGCGGGGCACTCAGTTGATGAATTAGTTATTGTTTGTGAAAGTGAGGCCCCCGATTCTTTACTAAAAGCCTTGGGCTTACGCAGAGTAGGGGACCCATCTTTAACCGATGACTGGATTGTTTATCGCACTCAAGAAGAGTGGCCCGAACCTCCTGATAATGCCACAACAGTAACGCAAAGAGACTTGTGGGTACAGCTAGGAAAAGAGAATCTGACGGTCATGGACGAGCAACATACTAATGGCTACTATTTGCCGCCTTTTTACCTGGGGCCGCTTAGCAGTAATGTTAAGTGATAAGGTTTTGAATTGCTGGAAACCCCTTAGAGCTTCTTGAACCACAACGCGTAACCACCAAATGGTTAGATGGTTAGATCGTGAAGGTTTGAAAATCAAGAAGATTGGGCAATCAGCAGCGAAGCTCGAAAGAGAACGTTCAACGACTAGGCCGTAAGGCCGTACCTACCAAGTGGTGGGGAAGTGGAGCCCTCCTAGAAATTTAGGATGAAGATATAGTCTGAACATCTGGTGAAAGCCAGAGCAGCTACTCGATGGTAAGACGAGCAAGCGCCTTTAGCCTAACGAGCTGAGGGGAACATAAATGCAAGGAAGACTTAGTCCAGATACGATTAGTTTGTTACGTCCGGCACCAAATGGCTACGTTCCAACTGACCCCTCTCTTATATTGATTTGGTCCTAACCCGTTTTTTAATTAAGCATAATTCTAAGTCCCAATTTAATAGTATCTCGAACTTGATGTCCGAATCGTTTTGTTTGCGCTTTGACGATTAGCTCTGTGGGAAGGGTCGGGCACTAAGTCTTGGGAGGGCCTACGGCTTCGAGGCTTGCCCTCCCTCTTTTTTATTTAATTTAAGTCTAATCCCTAATCCCTAATCTTTACCTTTACCCAAGAGACGGCTAGCTCTTGAGGTTCCAAACTTCAGCCGTCTCTTCGGTGTTCATTAGCTTCAACAGGGCACCAAAATCATGAGTGGATTAACATCGGCTATCAGCCAAGCAGTATCCCAAATTCAGGCTAATACCACGGGCAGCGTCAATGGTGCAATTCAGGGCCTAACTGGTGCTCAGGCTAACGCACGTAACGCCATTGCCTCAGGTATTAGCGGTGCAGTAAATAATACAGTGAAGGCCCTAAGCAGCACCGTAATAGGATCAGTTGGAAGCCTAATTCAAGGTAATGTGAGCGGAGCCTTGTCCAATCTGACAAATGCCCCAGGTAACATCATCAGTTCGGCGTTAGCGGGCTTAGGTGGTCAAGCTAATGTCGCACTAAGCGGTGCTGGCTCCCTAGGCTCTATGGTCGGTATAGGCGGTGCTAATCCAGGTAATAGTTTGGGCGGTGCCAATGCAAGGCCTGATCCTTTATTGAGTTTCTGCTGGTATGCTCAGCTACCGGTAATTAGTCCGGGTTCCACCCAGAACGCAGCATCGGCTAGCACCACGTCAATTCTCAATAATTTAAGTTCGACGTTACTAACTGGTTTGTCCTCGTCTGTTGGCGGTGCCGTATCCACGTCTAATGCATCGTCCTTGCCCTGGTATTACGTTGAGGAAGCTGCATTACCTTTTCGTAACTACAGCCTCAAGTCTATTTTCAGAGAAGGTAGAGAACGTCATTACCCAGATCGCTACAACGTAGATCAGCTCAAGCTCGCAATTTATGCTGATTCGGATAACACCAGCACTCAGTATCTGCAAGCTTGGAACAACGCAATTATTACACCCTTTAGTTCGGCAACAGCAGCAACTCTAGCCGGTGGGTGGGGTAGACCCTCCGACTACAAGAAATCGATCTTTATCTACATGCTTGACGTTACAAAAAACGTGCTGGCCATCATTGAGTACATCGAGTGCTGGCCTGTTACCATTGCCGAATACAACATGGATAGTGGAACATCGACGCGTATTGTTAACCACGTGAGTTTTAGTGTGGGTGACGTTTTCATTAACTTGATACCCGTACCCTCGACTTTCACCCAGAGCATAACCTCAAGTCTAAGTAACAACGCAATAACTTCAGTGATTAACGGGTTTGCCAATTCTGGAATTTCAGGTGCTATTCAATCAGTGCAATCCTCAATTTCTAGTTTAGCACCAGCTGTTGGTTCGGCAATTAACGCAATATTTTAAACAATAAAATTTATTAAATCCTTTCCCTAGGAGTTTAGCTATGAGCGGTAATAACAACCAAGGGGTTCCTGGTGGTCCTCCGGTCGTGCATCAGGTAACAACCATGGAATTTCCGAAAGAGAAACAGTTGGCACTGCAGGCCCGAAGCCAAGCAAAGAATACGTCTACTGCCCATTTTCCTAATCAAAAAGGACAACCTGGATACAACAAACCTAATGTTCCAGTAATGCAGCCTGTGGCAAATAGTGAGTTGCAACGTTCGCATCAAGGACCAAGTCCGGCAGTGATTAATCATCAAGCATTAGTTGATCCAGGACTTCATGGTCTAGCACCAGTACAACGTGCGACACCAGCACCAGCACCAACACCTCTACCTGAATCGGATACGAAAGTAGTTAGCCCAGAGTTGCAAGTTGAATCAACGTTGCCTGGATTCAGCACTGCCGTGGCTGATGGTGAATTTGTATCATTGGCACTACCTTCGCGTTTTGCCTACTACGGTTTCAAAGATATTTATATCAAGCCCTTTGTGGCCAGACATTTGAGTAAGCTCCAACGGGCACACACAGAACGCTCACTTTTGCATATGGTAGAAGCTGTGTCTGACGTTATGTACACTTCGGATCCTGCCTATGGTGGTCAACCAATGGCCTTCTATTTGACGTTACCTGATTTCTTCTTTGCTCTGTATTGGCTGCGTATCAATGGCTTCACCAAGTCTAACTATACTCACACTACGGTCTGTAACAATCAAGACCATATTGATCAGGTAGAGATTCATGAACAACTTGCTGAGTTTAAGAAGGCTGTGGCGGCCGGAGAAATGACGCCAGAGCGTTATGCTGAACTCGAAGCACAGGCCAAGGCCCCAGAAACACTGAAGATTAGTGAACTGATTCGCAACACTAATATTAAGGTTCGTCAGTTGGAGACCATTCCAGATCCGGAGGTCTTCCACTTCAGTGATACATCAGATATGTACTTTAGACCACCAACCATGAAAGACGTGTTGGAAATGGCTGACCATCCTGACATGCGAGACAAGGATAAGCGTGTGGAGTTTGGATTCCTATCTGGTCTGGCCTCACACATCCAACATCGGGAATACGTATTGACCTTGGACCAAAGGCTATCTATTGTCGGTGAAGCATCTATGGACCAAGTGCAATTGATAAAAGATTTTGAAGAAGAACTCGCCCATTATGGCGTCGTCGAAACGGTAACTGTTACTTGCAAAGGGTGTGGCGCATCGAGGGTAAGCAAACTTACTCTCGGTGCGCACTCATTTCTTCCCCCTTACAAGTGATAAAGACATAATGGACCGCTACATCTTGTTGGCTTCTGAGTTCAATATTTATCCTCCCGACACAATACCTATCTACCGATTGCAACAACTGTCGGAAGCTGCGGCTGCGCGTAGGGACAGACGCATTGAGGCTGCACAACAAGGTCTAGTTTTCACTGGTTAATACTTAAATAGAGGCTGGACGGCTATGCCACAATTCAGATCGGAAACAGAAAGAAAGAAGTGGGATAGCCTTCAAACCAGTGCGGGCGCTAGCTTGGCCAACATCATTAAAGGCCAAGCTAGTGCCGCTGATTTTCAGAAAGTAAGTTCAGTGTTAAGTGGACTAAATACCCTGGCCCAGAATGTATTTGACGAGGCGATTAACGCAGCGTCAGTGCAGGCCCGTGTGTTCCAAGGTTACTATGAACGAGCGGTAGCCGAACGTAAAGTAGGTGACCTAACCGCATTTGAACTGGCGTTAAACGAAGCCTTGAAAGGTCAGGCCTCAGAATTAATAGAACAAATCCATGATGCAATAACACTGGAGTTGTTTCAACAGTCTGACGTTCTTGAAAAGTCGATGGGTGGTCGTTTTGATCATCTCCAGGAAATGCTACCTAAAGATGCGCCGTCAGTCAATGACCTGCTCTCAGCTAACGAATTGTTGGCCGAGAGGTTAGAAGCGACCGATGATAGGAAGTGGGATGCGCGTCAAGGTGGGCTGGTTGACCGCATCCAGGACATGTTTAAGAGCGTGCTGTCTGACATTGCCGAGCAAGTGCAGAGGGCAAAGGCTAGACCCCAGTATTCCCAAAAATTGTTGACCCACGATCCTGATTCTGGACGTACCGTTGACATGGATACTGGGGCCTTAGTTAAAGCTCAGTCTTTAGTCAACGGGGGTCATCAGCTTGTTCCTTACACTGGGGATGATCCACAGCACACTGGAGATATAAACACTCGTGCTTCTTCTGCGTCTTCGATAACAAATCAAGCACCACCTGTTATACAGCTATCACAGAAAGCCGAGCACCAGATAACCACAGCCGCCGACAATCAGACTTCGCTCTATAAGCAATTGATGGACTTCTTAAAAAATCCATCAGCAAACAAAGGCCGAGGCTCAATGTTTGGTGGCCCAAGTATTCCAGATGCAGCTGAAGAGAATAACGAACAGGATAAGGCAGATACGTGGTGGCGTTCATTCAAGAACACGATGGGCGACAGTTTTAAAAAGGCAAAGGACTGGAGCAAAGATAATAAGGGCTGGGTAGCTGGGCTAGGTGATACCTTAGCCGCAATGATTTTAGACCCAACATTGTTCCAGACTCTGGCTGACGACCTAGAGAAGTATCTGACATGGGACAAGCTCAAAGACGCAGCCGAGACCAGCTGGAACTACATTAAGAACAACGGTGTAGCCGCAGTAGACTGGGTACTGAAGAAATTAGGTTTAGGAAGCATTGAAGAAGCCAACAAAAATGTGACAGAAAAAGGTCCGTTGGCCTCGACTATAGCTGCAGTCAAAGATAAGAATTCCAGTACATTGACCAAGATCGGTAATGCGCTGGTTTCACCTGACGAGCAGAAATGGATTAAGAAAAACGTTGTTGAGCCGATCACTAATCCTAAATCGACGGATTCAAAGACTGTAGGTCCCCCGAAATCGTCGATGAATGTTAAGTCTGATGTTAGCAATGCCTATAGTACGGCTTGGAATCTTTTGAAGTCCCCCTTCCAAAGTGATGCACAAGCCAGCAGTTCGTCGACTAGCAATCCAAGCGCAATTCCAACGTCTAGTGCTTCGGGAACTGCTGCAAACACGACGGTAAACGGCAATAACAGGTCGACGGTGGTCAATTCAAACCTGACTGTAAGTCCCCCGACTACGGGCACCTCATCAGTTCCAGCCAAACCCGTGGTCATGACGCCAGGATCTGCTAATCCAGCACCTGGAACAATGCCACAAACCGCCAATGGATCAACAGCTAATAGACCTGCTGCGGGTACTCCACAAATAAGCTTGTCTACATTTGGTTTTACCTCTGGTGTTGACGACAGCTTGGCAATGATGAACACCACGTTCTTTACTAATTGAGGACTATACATGGCCTACTCTATGATGGACGCGGCTCAACTCGTCCCACTTAGGGATGATCATGAAGCTGAACACTCTATGGGCGAAGCCTTGCTTCTCAAGCTAACAACAATGCCATTGGAGGATATGCTGAGTACTTTGGTGGTCCCTGTAAACCAGGTGAAGGACGACATCGTTTCTACCTGGCAGGGCCTAACCGAAATGTTCATGCAGAAACATGAAGACGAGGATGTGACTGCGTTCATTAGCAGAGGCGCTGCCGAAGCCCTAATTCAGTTTCAGGACGTACACGAAACTGCAGTTACACAGGCCAAGCACAAGGATAAAAAGAAGCATCATTTCCTAGAGCGCCTGATCAAGCGTTGGATAAAAAAGGTTCTTAAGAAAATAGCCAAAAAATTATTGAAAGAAGTTATTAAGCTAGGACGCTGGGTGATAGAGAAGATTTTCAAGAAGGCCTTTTCTGCCGTCATAGACTGGTTCGTTCGTCCAGTGTTGGTAGAAGTCTTAGAATTCATTGGTTTAAACCCCGAATTATGGCCCTTCGTTGCCGTGGCTGGTGGACTAGCTCTGTTGGGTGGTGGACTCTACGAACTGTTCTTTAAGTCGGGTGGTTCTGCCCCTCCTAGCGATGTCGGACCAGCCAATATTCCGGCTGTTAATGAGCAACATGGAGCCTCCACTTCATTGACTGCGCCAGCTCCTTCTACTGTGTCACCCTCAGCAAAAACTGCTGCTCCTGCTCGTCCTTATGGCGGGGCCGTAGCTTCAATGGCCCCGGCTAGTTCTCGTGTGTCAGTAAGTGCGCCAGAAACAACTGAAACTTTATTGTCCAAGGGCAATCAGCTTTTAGGTAAGGAAAGCCTGACAGTTCAGCAGGCTATTGAGGAAGCTTCGAAAAGGGTTGGTGTTGACGCCGGTATTCTAACCGCGTTCGCGTACAAGGAATCAACGTTTGAGGCCGGAGCTAAGGCATCAACTTCTAGTGCTGCTGGTCTTTTTCAGTTTTTAAAAGGCACTTGGAAGCAGGTAGTTGGGGCTTACGGTGATATGTACGGAGTATCCCAGGATGCCTCACCCCTAGATCCTCTTGCAGCTGCAATCATGGGTGCTGCTTTCATTAAGCATGAAATCTATCCGTCGATCTCCAAAGTAGTTCCTAATCCAACAGTGACCGATTTGTATCTAGGTCATTTTATGGGACCCTCAGCGGGTGCTCATTGGCTTAAGAATTACAAAGATAATCCAAATGCTTTAGCCTATTTGGACTGGCCTGACGCAGCTGCTTCAAATCAATGGGTGTATTACGACAAAGGCGGTAATCCACGGACCTATGCAGAGATCTATTCTATTTTTACAGGGTCTATGTCTGCAGTTGAAGCAGCTTACGACGCTAGAGCGAAAGTTAATACTACGACCAATTCCACGAGTATTAAGACGACGCCTAGCACTGCCACACCTGTAGCGCCTATCACAGGAACAGCCCCTGCGGGCACCGCGCAGGCTACAGGAGGACCTGTAGGATCGGATGCACCACCAAAAACATTAATCAATACGAAAGCTGGAATATACGCAGTTAATTCGTAATAAGGTTTAATCATGGCGAACTCAGCATATACCGTTTTGATCCAACAAATGGCAAACCCCAACGGGGCACCCACTATTTCTGTGCAGGCACCTATGCCAGAGACCGTGGCCTTTGATGTTGGAGCTACCTATGACCAACCTCTACTCCCAGGTTCCTCAGACAAGGGTGGTGTTATATCAAAGATAATGAAGGCTATGGGTGTCAGAGGTGCAGTTCAGGCGATGTCCGTCCAATTGTGGTCAGGTAATACGGAAACCGAACTCACTATTGAAATGGACTTCCATACTGAAAGTGATCCTATAGCTGACGTCAGAACACCTATTTTGAATTTAATGAAGTTAGTGGTTCCTGGTATCGGCGATAAGTCAGGACTACTGTCTAGTCCTGGACCCTATGTTAATTTTACGGTCCTAGGTGCCGCAATTGCTAATAGCGCATCAACCGTTGGAGCCGTAGCCGGGGGACTAGCCGGTTCAGCCGTGAGTGTAGGTAAGAACATTGTATCTGGTGCTTTAGGTACTGCCAATGGCACACCCCCGACTACAGGTTCGTTAAATAACACAGCACTTCAGACGAATGACGGGGCTAATAATTCGCAGGCAGCAACACCCACGGCTAATAATCTTATTGGGACTTCAGCATTTTGGAAATCTCAGATCAAGAATCAGATATCAATACGCATCGGTAATTACTTGTATTTCGACTCGGTAGTTGTTACCCGAGTCTCAAAAACTTACACCTCGAATTTTGATGCCCAGACAGGTCTTCCTCACCATGCAAGAGTAGCTGTTACGTTTAAGCCTCTCTTTATGTTGTGCCAATCTGACCTAGAGTCCTTGTACATTAATCCGACGGGTACTGCGGCACCCAGCACCAATAGCTTTACTATGCCTGGGGCTAATGTAGGACCCTCGTCGAATAGTTTTAACTTTACCTTGTAGGCTAAACCATGGCTCTAGAAAATTATACAGGTGACTACGATTGGTCAGCCTATACACCTTTGGACTCGACGGGCACCAATTACGATATCTTTAGTTCTGCCTACAAAAATGTACGATTCAATGTCCAGGTCCAGACTCAATATACAATTAAAACTAAGGATATAGCTAACTTTCCGGGCTTAGCTTATACCTTGTACGGAGATACGTCGTTGTGGAGGGCCCTGCTAGCCTATAACGGGCTGTCTGACCCGATATCGGACCTTGCCATAGGTATGGTTATCAATATCCCGGCCAAGGCCAGTCTAAGTGCCTATCTATCGCAGCAATCCACCAATAAACAGGTGACGATTAATATCTGAAGTGAAGGACTGATCATGGCCTACGCGGTCCAGAACATATTAGAGGTATCGCTGTATATCAACAATATTGAATTCCCGTTAGACACAATCAACACGCTTAATTTTCTATGGTTGGGTATGAGTGCTCGTAAGGCCCTGCTACCAACGTTTCATCTTTCGATATCCGATGTTAGACATAGTTTAGACAACATTGGTGTACCCGATGGAATTCCTATTAGGATTGTGGTGAAGCCCCAAGCATCGTCCACCATTATTTATAATTTTCGACAGTTCCATCACAAGAAACAGTTCAACGGAAGTTTCTTTAGCTACGAAATTGACGGCTATCTAGATTTTCCAAAATACTGGATGGGGACTTCTAATGTAGGAATTCAAGGAACGTCTAGCAGTGCTCTAGCATCAATTGCCAATACCTGCGGCTTGCAGTTTAACGGTGCGTCCACCAACGATGCTCAGCTCTGGCTACCTAGGAACCAGACCTACGCTGAATTCGCATGTAGCATAGCCGACAGAGGTTACATCACGGATAGTTCTTACGTTGAATTGGGAGTGGACTTCACAGGCACTCTAATCTACAAGGACGTGAATAATCTCCCTACCTCACAGTACACAATAACTCTAGGCCAACTAGACCCGAGTAGTTTCACGGCATCAGACTATGAGCCTGTAGCGCGCTCAGGAATCGTCAATAAAATGACGGGTTACCAGAATACGAAATACGGACAGAGCATTAGTTCACAGACGGCTAGTACTAGCTTTGCTCAATTGGCGTTCACTCCGGACACGACGGCCCCGCTTTATAACACGGCAATGGTGGGACAAATTGATAGAGGTTACTTATCGTATGGGGGCCTAGACGTTGGTAATACACATGAAAACTATGACAAAGCAAAATACCAGAATTTAAGATACAGCAATCTCTATAGTTTGGACGTCAAATTCTTGATGCGTATGCCCACAGGACTGAACCTATTCGACACCTTTACATTCAGTGTCGATAGCGAGGCAACAAAACAGGATAAAGCGTATGCCGGTACCTATATTGTGAGTGCCCGTTCACAGTTTATGACTGGTGCCAATTTCGCAGAGATGATACTGGGTACCAGGACCGGAACCAACGGCACGTATATTAGCGGATAAGATCATGACTCCAATGAACTTTGTTAAGCGCTTCAAGAAAGAATTAATTGAAGTGTCAAACGTCTTTGGCCATTTGAAAAGTTCTTACGTTGATGAATCATTGGCTCGTGGCTATGGATTCCGCACCTACGCAGCACTTGTAGCTAGGCTTAAAGACGAGCCCTTATGTGAGCTTCACCCTGAGCTGTTTGATTATCAGGCATTTAGTGAACGGTTTATTGAACTCGATGGACATAAGCTCAAGGCACAGGTAGCGACAGAAACAGCAAGAACTATTTTGCCAGTATTATCTAGGACATATCATGAGCTTCAAAGCACACAACGAAACAATTAATAGCCGTGAAGACTATGGTCAAGGTTATTACGCTGGAACAGTAACCGCAAACCAGGATCCCAAAGGTTTAGGTATGGTTCAAGTCAACGTACCGGGACTTTTTGATACCTCTAGTGGACCAGTTCCTTGGGTAGGTGCCTTAAAAGACTCTCCCTTTGGTTTTGGAACTGGACCCAAAGGACAATATGGCTGGTACGGCAGTCCACAGGTAGGCTCCAAGGTCAAGGTTGAGCTTCAGGGTGGTGACCCACACAGGCCGCTCTATACAACGCTGTACACAGCACCTGACGCTAATTCGGTATTTGCACAGCCATATACCTGGGGTTTTCAAGATCCCTCAGGTAACAGCCTTGTAGTCAATATGCAAACAGGAACTTGGACTTTTACTCATTCATCTGGTGACCAAGTAGCCTATGACGCTACCGGTGATCGCGTGACTCTTATTCAGGGTAACGAAAATCTGAATGTGCAAAAGGCTATGACCGTAATCGTTCAAGGTAACTGTCAAGTTTATAGCAATACCCGCATAGACATTCAGGCTCCGCTTACTACACTAAACTCAATTCCTCCGGCACCTTAATCATGGGACAAACTGCACGTCAAATGGATACACATAGTCATGGCGGCTATATTCTAACTGGTAGCCCAGATACCTATGCCAATGGTATTCGGGTTGCACGTCAAGGTGACTTAGCTATTTGCAATATACATGGAGTAGTGACCTTAATTCAGGGTTCGGCTACCGTTTATGCTAATGGGGAACGAGTTACACGCGTACAGGACATGCTCTCGTGCGGTGCTTTCATAATTACAGGTAGTCCGGATGTTTATACGGGTGATTAAATCATGACTTTTGCACTTCCTCCTCTAACACTACCCGCAGATATTATTGCCAAACAAGCAGCAATACAAACACCTCCAGGTGTTGACGCTGGATTCTACAACACCATTTTAGGTCTCTCAGATGCTGGCGGTTTATTTACAAATCCGTTTGCTGTTCACATCGCTGGATTAAACACAATCACCTCACAGCTGACGTCTATAGAGGGTGTTGCTGGGTCCGTTGGTGGTGCAGCAGACTTGTCCACTATCATGGGCCATGTATCAGATATGACCACGATATTTAGTAACATAGCTACCAATATTGTGCCAACACCTCTACCCATGTCTAGTGTTCTGTCAGCTGCTGTTACTTCAAGCTGTGGGTCGCTGCCCGATATCAATCCTAATGACTCGCAATGTCTAGCCCCGTTCGTCACGGCCCTAGGTGTTCCCCAACTAGGGCAGATAATGAATTTATCTCTGTCTCAGTATTCATTAGCGCAATTGTGTGGAACGGTTAGTCCTACAAATCCTGTGCCTCTGTTAAATCAGTTTTCATCTATGTTGACTAATATGACAGCTGGTGCAACATCCTTTCTGTCTTCTACGGCTTCGATGGTTACTGGTTTGTTGGAGTCCTCAGTAGAGGACTTGGCTGGAGCCTTGGGAAGCGGGGTATCCTCTATTGAGAGTGCACTAGGTTCTTGTTTTGGCTCGCCTATAGCTAGTTTTGGCTCCAGCATGTTTAGTGCTATTAAGGACCAAATGTCTACAGGTCTAGCCTCGTCTATGCGCCACATGGTTGAAACTAATTATGCTATGAAGTTCATGATCACAGGTACGGACAGCACGGGTGGCGGAAGTTTTGGAGGCATTCTTGGATCAGGTGTTGCCTCAGCTATTACGGACTACCCAAGTAACATAAATGTTGGACACATAATTCCGTAAGCCAGACCGAATTTTATAATAAGGATTAGTCATGGCTACACCCCAGATAACTAACTTTGCTTTGAACCTGACAGGTGCAACCTGGATTGACGCAAATTCTCAGTTCACCGTCAATGGAATGCCTGATCGATTGCCCGATGTACTGGCTGTGCAAAATTCTTTGTACAACATTTTTAACTGCGCAATAGGTGCAAGGGCTCGTATATTTCAGCCGGAATACGGCTCGATGTGGTACGAGTTTTTGCAAGAACCTATTGACCAGACAACGGCCAACAAAATGCAGATAGCCCAGATACAGGCTATTGCCAGATGGGAACCACGAATCACCGTTGATTTCTCTAACTCATACATCAATCCGAATCTGTCACTCCCTGGCTACGACGTAAGAATTGCCTTCTCTCTGAACTTGACATCAACCAAACAAAATATAACTTTTCAGGTGGTGGTTTAAATATGTCCACGACTTCAACAAGCTCTAGTTTAAATAGCCCTACGATGTTTCTAACGCTAAGTAATCTAACGGCGGATGTGGAACAATTCGTAACTCAGTTTCAGCAGTATCTTTTGACTCAGCCTACTTGGGCCGGGAACTTAACGACTCAAACGTCAGAGACTCTGGTTGAACTGATATCTACCATTGGTGTTTTTGCGCAGGCTCGTATCATACGTGAGGCTGAGGACGTGTTCTCAGAAACTGCTGAATCTGATTCAGCTATTTTAGCCATCACCCAAATGCAAGGCCTACGTATTGCACGCTATCTGCCTGCTGGTATGACGTGCACTATCACTTCGCCGGTAACAGTTACGCTGGCCCCCTTGACTCAATTTAGTTGCGCTGGAAATAATTTCTTTAACAGAGATGCACTCCAGCTTTTAGCCAATACTCCGCTGCTTACTACATTGTTCGAGGGTCAGATTTTCAGTTACTCGATGAACGGTTTGGGTACAGAGCATCAGACCTTTGTTTCCAGTCAGGATGGATTTGTTGTCTCCGACCAAGATACGATGGTGCAAGTAAATAATACAGTGGTACCCAAGTCTTATGGCGGACTGTGGAACTTTGACGGGCTTCCTGGATTTGCTGATATCACAATGAGCGATGGGCGCTTACTTATACAGTTCGGCAGCCTAGGTGGTATCAACGGTCAGTTCGCAACTATTCCTCAGACCAATGATGTAGTTGTAGTTTCGTTTCCCGTAACTCAGGGTGCTAGCGGCAACTCGATTGTCAGTAACGGAAAGACATTAACAGTAACTGGGTTTCCTTTGATTACTGGGACCGCTACGGCTAACCCAAGTGGCGGTGCAAACGATAAACCGGTAATTGCGTACAAGAACGTAGCAGCCGGTGGATTCGGTACCTATAGTTCGGCTGTCACCAAATCGCAATATGTAGCAACTATTGGAACCTATCCAGGAATTATTGATGCAGTAACGCAGGCTCAGCGTGAAATAGATCCTTCGGACTACAGATGGATGAACGTCATCAGAGTTTCGGGCTTAACAACTAGCCCTTGGACACAGGCTCAGATTCAGACGTTCACGAATTACTGTCAGACTGTCACGATGTACTCCACGTATTTCCTGTGGCAGGATCCGATAGCGGTCCCCCGTGATGTCGCATTGGAAATTTATGTCTTTAACTCTGCCTTGTTAGAACAAGTAGAAGCAGCCTGTACTGTGGCTATCAATAATTTGTTTGCCCCGCGTCCCGGTATATTGATGACCAACTTCTACATCAGTGATTTGATAGCCGTGTGCAAGCAGGCTAACCCCGGACTTATTTCGTATATTATTCCGCAGGCACCTACAGGGTCCATGATTGTGACTGCGCCAGAAAGCCCGCAAATCACATATGAAACGGTTCCTGGTGGGGGCACCCTGGGGCCATTAGTTTACGCCTACAGTATCAGCACCACGTTAACAAATGGTCAGGTCGGTATTCCTCAGAACTGGGTGTTTCCTCAGATCATTACAGAGATTGATAGCTATGCTGTGGTTCTGAACTGGCCTGCCGTATATGGTGCTGCTTCCTATCAAGTTTGGGGACGAGCACCGGGTACATCTGAACTAGGGTTGTTAGCTACAGTCTCTGCATCCACCTTAACCTTCACTGATACAGGGGCTATTACACCTACGGGTACTGTTCCTACTAGCTTAGACTTTCCGATTCAGTACAATAGTTTGAATAGCTTAACCCTGACTGTTAATTACTCAGATCGTCAACAAAAGTTAATTAATTCATTACCTTCAAGACTGTCCAACGGTTAATCTAAGGACAACTAATAAATGACTCAATATCTGTACACCGTAGATCCGCCTGGCATGAACACTCCGGCGGAGAACAAGAGACTGGGTTACAGAACACCCAGGTCAATATTGCTGCCACCCTATCTGCAGATAAACAACGATTACTACACCGAGTTTGTGAACGCAATCGATGTGGTGTTCGAGGCCGCAATTGATATTCCAACAGAGACTCTAGGTAACCTACGCAACATGTGGGTCACTAATCCGCTGCTCGAACAGCAACAGATATATGACTCGCAGATGATCGACTTTGGGGCCTGGTCTCAACCCGAACGCGATCTTTTGGTCAAGCAGGTTAATGCACTGGGTATGAAGTTGATGAATGCCGGTATCGTCACCAATGACAGCTATCAGGTCATTAGCCGATGGGTTGGTATGTACTGGTTTGGTAAGGGTACAGAGGCCTTCATCAGCTTCATTAACTACTGTCTCAGTTCATCGCTTGTTGTTACTACGTTGTGGACTCAGGACTACGTTAATTTTACACCAGCGGGTGACCCTACAATTGGCACCCCCATTTGGGAAGGTGGCCCTTGGTATCCGACGACCCACGTTGAGATTGTTGCCCAAGGGGGCCTTCAGGGTCTTGACCTAGCAACTCTCATTTCATTCTTCTACGAGATTGCTAACTATAATTTAGTGCTCTACGCAGTAGATCAAAGTTTTGATATGTGGATTGTTGATCATATAGCGCCTGACTACACATTAGCAACAATTGTTGCTGTTGGACTCTGGGCTAATAATTCGTTGGTTATGTCTAATGTACTGAGCTATGGTGCAGATGGTCCACCCACATTTAGCACTGCTCCACAGATGCCGACTGCTGCCTACTCGGTTGAACCAACATTAGATAATTTTAGTGAAGTATATCTGTTAGCCCAACCTACGGGCTGGATTCAGAATACAAATGGACAGACCGTACCTGTCTATAATTTCCATGATCAACCAGCAACTCTGGGGCCTATTGTCAGCCCAACGTTCATGGGCAATCAACCGGCTACTAATCAAGAAATTATTATGATTTTGGGACCCTTCTCCTGGATTGAGGTCCCAGGTGACACGCGAGGTAACGAGCGTATACCAGGTTTCGCCATGATACCTGTGCCCCGAACAGTTGCTTTGAACGAGCTTCCTGACCAGATCGTAGGAACGACCCGAAATAATTTATTGTGTAATCCAGATGGGTGGACCGAAATGGTTGCCGGTTCTGGACTCTATACACCTTACTGGAATACGTAAATGCCGTACACTCAAGAAAGTCCAATCTTTTATGACCCTGTAGAACTGGTGTTCCGACCAATGGACGGCAATACTATCTTCACACCAGCATTGCTGCCCATCAGTGCTGCAATAGGCAATACGATTCAGATTTACGGTGATGGCATTTACGTGGGTCAGCAGTCAACACCTACTGATTACGTATCTTATTTTGTCAACACTAGTACTGGCAGTAATTTAAACCCTGGAACCAAGGCCCTGCCTTTTCAGTCTTTCGAATATGCTGCCTCCTATGTGCAGGCGCTGTTCCCCAATGGTTTATATAATGGTTACATAGTGATTCTTTTGCAAGCGGGGCAGACATTCCCCATGATTGCCGATTTCAACACCTATGGCGGAAATCTGAAGATCGCGTTTTACGGTGATCCTCAGTACGGTGATTATAATTCGGCACCTATAGGCACAGGTGCTGATCCCTCAATGATGAGTGACCTTGAGCGTCCAATCTTGGCTCCCGCAAGTTCTAGCCTTAATGCACAGTGGAAGATTGCAGGGTTCAACAAGTACGGTGGTTCTATTGACTTCATAGGTATCAGTATTCAACTCCCGGCAGCACCTGCTAGTCCTAGCCCAGGACCCACATTGTATGGTCCTCAATCAGATGTAGTTCGATGCCCCAATCATGATCAATCGGGTTACGCAACACTGATTGGATCCTTAGTCAATATGACTGATCCAACTGCTTATTGGGGGCTCATCGGTGTACAGGCGCGCTCAAGTGGAACTACCTTTGTGCAATACGGTTCGCAGTTCTTGATCAATGGTCTGCAAATGAGTGCGGCTAATAGTCCAACTATTGCTCAGTTAAATGCTAGGAAATATTTCATCAAGTTCTATGCAGATTACGCGGGCAACAATCAACAATTGATATTGGTTGGCAACACCACAGCTAATTCCTCATTTGCCTCAGGTCAGCTTAGAGTGAATTGGGCGGATGTTCAGTCAATGACCGTTGCCTCAGGTAAGACCAACCAAGCATCTTATCCAATAGCATTTGACCTGACTTATGGCTTACGTACTTATGTCTACAACATAATTTATGACCAGCAGCAACGGCCTATCAACTTCTTGTGTGCAGAAGCCATCTAGCGATTCAGGTGCAACCAAATCAAGAACTGATGTGTATGTGTCATTCATATACGTGATACCGGAAAATAAAATTCCAAGTTGAGGGCTGACTTGAAACTCTTACAAACAATTATTAGAGGCTACTGATATGTCAGGTGGAACACCAGTTTTTGTCATAACCGATCTAGGATTAGCAGTAGCCTCGACTGCTGCTCCTACTGGCCCATTTATTTCGTTAACTTCCTTCGCTATTGGTAGTGCTTTTGGTTATACCCCAGAGCCTACTGACACAGGATTGAATGGAACGCTTTTATACACAGGTGTTCCAACATCATATGAAAATATAGGCAACAATACGCTCAACATTATTTGTAATTTACCTCCGGGTACGGGTCCCTTTCAATTTGGTGAGGTGGCCCTGTACCTGGCTGGTGGCACAATGTTTGCGAAAGCTGTATTCGACACGCCCCAACAGCAATATAGTTCTCTAGGTTCAAATGTAATATCGTCCTACACCTTCAACTGTTTGATCAAGCTTCAACAATCAACGGCCGTGTTCCAGATCGATACTATCTGTGCCCCACCCACACTTTGGAATGCTTATCAATGGTCTGATATTTATCCACCCGAACTATCGGCCAACCCTGATATTCCATTGGTTATGTGTGCTGAGCTGAGTGAGCGTGGTGATTCAACGTTGTTGTCAAACACGAGTGCTTCCTTGTGGACTATTGACTCAACCTATGACTACTACAACATAGGGACGACCATCAATTTATTCCCGGTCGAGAATTCAACCACCTCATGGGTGCAGGTACCGGCATCCGACTGCAATCCAGCAGATTTAACGGCACCCAATCGAAGATTCGTTATCAGAACTTACGAGGGTTATTTCCGATCAGTTTCAAGTGTGGTCACCGCCGGTTCTAATTATCAATTTAATTTGAATGTGACGAATGACGGAACCTACAATAATATCCCGTTGCCCGTAGCACCTGCTATTGGTTCTAACATTGCGATCTTTAGAGACGATGGTGCGGTATTCGCAGATCAGATTGCAGGCGGTGGGACTCTAGCTACTGTAGGCAATCCTGGATTAGCTTACGGTGGATCAGGACTGGTCATGCCCACTGCCGGGGAAATAACAGCCTACGGTTTGCTCCATGGTCCTGCTGATGGCTCAACCTGGCCGGGTATGGGACGCAAGCTTACCTCAGCTGATGACCTCAACGATACGACTTTGCCTTCCGGTTGTTACGATACTGCCATTGGGGCTTCTGGTGTTCCGGCTAATTGGCCCCCCGTAAGTTGGGATGGTATTCTGCAGATCGTGAACTACGGGACGATCACTCAGTTCTATAACCCTGAGGGCTATGGGGGGTCCAACACTGGTGGTATTACTGGCGTGCCTATGTACTACCGCTCGTATAGCAACCAAGCAAGTGCCTGGTCTGATTGGTTCTCTGTTGCAGTGGTTGGAAAATCGTCACCAACAAGCTATAATTTTGCACCTCAACTGGCGTCGACAAACTATATACCAAGCCCCTCTAGTGTGGAGACCTTGAATTTAAGTTTCACGGCTCCCTGTACTGGATACGTGCTGGCCTTTGGTACTGAAAACAAATCACAATTTGAATCCAACACAATAGGTCAAGGTTCAACCTTAATGGTAGTTTCTATCACTACTAGCGATAGTCTTAGTGCCTCAGGTCAGGACCATACGCAGTTGTCAAAGACGGATTATGCAAATCTTTTGGTCAATATGGGGACCACTATTACTATTGATTTAACAGTGACCGCTGATGCTGCAGGGAATTTCCCTCAAGCCTCATTGATTTTAGGCTACACATTCTACCCTGCATGGTAAGTAGATTGAGGTGAGTAATTAGACTTTTGCTAGATAAAAATAAAGGCCAGATTCCACGGTTAGGAATCTGGCCTTTTTCACCTTTTAAATCATTTCACAACGGAGTATTTGGTACATAGTACAGTCGCCCCGTTATTGCTGCACCGCCCGACAAATTAGTATTAGTGAGTACAACGGTAGTAGTTGCCTGGTCCAACACCAACAAGCTATTAACGATGAACGTGTTGGTTACCGTGGAGGGCGGGCTAACGACAGTCACCGTTGTTACAACAGTTAAAGGAGCAGTTGTCTGAAGAATTAGTCCCGCAGTACCTTGACTCAGGGTTAGGCTAGACGCAGCAGGGATGTTGAAGGCTTCGACTACTGATCCATTCGTAGCATCGAATGCAACCTGCGCAGTAGCTAGATTTCGTGTCACATGATTCTGACCTAGCCAGGCCCTAACCTCAGCGACCAGAGTATTCAATGGCGCGTTAGGCAGACTTGTTATGCAATTGTTTGTCATTTGAAACCTCTCGGGGCCTTAATAAACTGGGTGTTTCGGGCAACCCCGGGTCCGCCTGTACCTGATCGGAAGCCCATATTAAATGTAGATCGAATGCCTGTATTAATGGTAGAATTGGTCGGTCTGGGAACTGCTGTAGTGACTGACATCCTCATATTGCGTTCGGCTCTTGGCATCTTGAATCCTATGTTGTGGGTAATTCTGCCACTACTTCTAAATTGAAATTGATCGTACACAAGGCACCTAACAATTGATTGCATGTAGGCAACGTCAATCTAGATACCTGATTCGATTGTTCTGTAGTTGTAATCGTGGTGTTAGTCAAATTAGTTTCGGTGACATTCAAGAAATTTAGGGTTGGTGCACCTAATCTCTTGAAGGCGTAATTCACCATCATCTGGGCCGCATCTCCGTCAGATAGTCGGCCAGCCCAACCCAGTGAATTATTGTTAAACATCTCATAGTAGAACAGACATCTAGCCGTTGTAATACTCAGGTCCTCGTACTCGTAACCTGTGTACGAGGGTCCTAGTTCCCATTGAACCTCTGTTAAATTCAGTGTAAAGGTCCCTGGTGTTAAAGCCGTTGCTAGCTGTATCCTACAATAATTATTAGCACCAATGGTCTTACCCTGGACTGATGGAACATTTATGGTCTGTGTGTAAAGGGTCCAAGCCCCGGATGTCAACGTAATTGCTGAGCCCGCAGTAGTCACCGTTGTTGAACCTGAGGTCCCGAAATTTTGATAACTCGTTGGTGTTAGGGTCATCGCTTTAGACGGGTTAGCCCAGAAACTAATAGTCGCAGTCTGTCCTGAATACGTCGTTACATCGTTCACGGACTGACTGATATAGGGTGTGCCTGTACCCGCCGTTTCTTGCCACACAAAATAGGTTGAACTGCCAACAGGAAACGTCGTAGCGCTCCCTGTGCTTACCGTGGACCCATTGCTAAACATGTACCAGCGGTCAGCAATGAAGCCAGCCTGAGCCCCTGCAGCGGGCACTGATCGCTGCCAGACAATGAAGCGCCCGTTTATGATTTTGTTCTTTGGTTCATTGACGATGAAATTACCACTAGTATTAGGACTCACACCATTGATCGTCTTTACCAACTGTGTAGTCGTGTTCAATGGTGTGTAGGCCGCAACCCAAATGGACCATGCACCACTCACGTACTGACGTACATAAATAGAGCCGTCAAACGTGCCACCCAAGGCCGTAAACAATTGAGTAACCGCTGATGTTGTGCCATTATTAGTAACCAACAACGTTGCATTGAGGGCTCCCGTATTTGTGGGGAACGTTCCTGATGCTGTTGATGGTGCATAATAAAATCCAGTACTGAATGAGGTATCGAGATTTGTTATTGTGGCACCAACCCCAGTTATGCCGTATGTAGAGGCTACAGTAGTTGTGAGCGTTGTAGCCAGAATAGAAGCACTAGCCAATTCTTTAACTATCCCCGAACTATTTAAGGTCCATAAAGTACCGTCTGCGTAATTTATGGCTAACTGGCCTGCTGTTAAGTTATCTGCTGCTGGGGCAAGTCCCGGTGTTGAGTTACGAAGATGCAGGAGTTTTGTCATATTTTATATAGCGGGATCCTAAATCCCCACATCTCCTAACTAAATTCTCTATCTAGGTGCTCGTGCCTCGTCCGTTCATCCTCAGTAGTCGCTGTTCTTGTTCCCAATCATCGCGGCATTCTGTATTGCAGAATACGTGAGGCGATTTGACTGGCGTATCACAATAATAGCAGCTACCAGAGAATAATAACGTGCTTGACCTAGCACGATTACGAACGGCCTGTATTGCGCGAGCCATGTTTTCTGCCTCTGCGTCTTGAACAAAATCTAAATCATCCATGAGCCTAAGTCCTGTTTTAGTGATATTTTTATTGTTACCGTTGCCACTATATAAAATTAACAGGGCACGATACTAACTTGTATCGTTCACCAATTTATAAAACTAAGGCCCCCTGTACAAGCGGGCCTTTTGTTAATTACTAACTTTGAATTACGTACCTGTGTAAGTACCTTCATCCAGGGTCAATGCACTCGTATTGACCGAGAACACACCCGCGGACACAGACAGACCGGAACCAGCTTCGGCCAAGCCCAATGCCGATGCAGTAGCCACCGGAAGATTTGCTGTAGGCACGGTTGCAACCCAGGTGGATACACCCGAGCCATTGGTAGACAAAATCAGGGAATCGCCAGATGAGGCACCGACTTGAGCAGCAGATATGGTAGCAACCCAAGTAGGAGCACCTGCACCGCTGGTTGTGAGTACTAAATTATCACCAGCTGAGGCCCCCAATTGAGCAGCTGCAAACGTACCTGATGTAATAGACGCAGCGGTGAGCACAACAGCGCCAGTCTGACCATTAACTGAGGTAACAGCACCTTGTGTTGATATAGTGCTCCAAGCTGTACCGTTGGAGATTAAATAGTCACCACCGGCAAAGGTCAGCAACGTTCCTGAGGGTGGCGTGTACGTGCCCGCCGTACTAGCGATGTAGTACCAGCCCTTATTACCCGTAGCAGCCGCAGGAAGGGTAGTTGTACCCGGAATAAACGGTGCTTGATAGTCCACAGCACCAATCAGGGACGCCGGAATATTGGCCAAAGGCACTAAGCCACTCGAGTCCAGTGGCGCAACACCATTTGCCACGTTAATTTCTGACGTCGAAATACCACCCAAATAAGACAAAGCGGCAGCAGTCGTGGTCTCTGTGAATAACGTAGCACCAACGGTAGATGCACCAATTGCTGTTTGAGCCGCAGCTGTTGAGGCTGCGGTAAATACAGCAGCACCCACTGTCGTACCGCCAAGACTAGTCACAGCCGCAGTTGCGCTGGCCGTGGTAAACAATGCTGCACCCAAAGTCGAGGCCCCGATAGCCGTCTGTGCAGCGCCGGTCGAAGCAGCGGTGAAAACTGCTGAACCTACGGTAGTACCGCCCAAGGCCGTGACTGCAGCAGCTGCGGTACTGGCCGTAAATACAGCGTTACCAACAGTAGAAGCTCCAAGATTGGTGGGGGTTAATGTCACGTTGCCTGAAACCGGACTTACGCTATTAACCGAAGTAACGGTCCCGCCACCCGCACCACCCAGCGAAACTACAACGCCACTGGAATTTAGTGCATACAACTTTTCATCTGCCGTGTTAATTGCTAATTGACCGGCAACCAATTCATCAGCACCTGGAATTAATCCTGGTGTGGAACTACGTTTCATTTGGACAACTGCAGCCATGATAGACTACTCCTTAAAATATTAACCAACGAATGCACCCGCATCAAGAAAGTCTTGCAACGGTTCCCACGTACCGTCAACCCTGACAAAAGGTTCGTCAGGTACTACCGGAGCTTCCGGTACCGCTGCCGACGCCGGAGTCATAGTAGAAGTTTGTACTACTAAATACACATCATTCGCAGAAGCTGGAGATTCTAAGGTAAGTCCTGTTTCACCTACGGTGTAATTAACAACTTGTACGCCGTATCTGTAGACCAGAATATTCGCGGTTCCTGATGGACCTACCTGAAGCAAAGTTGAACCTTGATTGGGAAAACAAATAAAGGTGGAACTGACAGTGAATAATTGATCACAGAACACAGCGAATGGTGCCATGTACCTCCATTGTCCACCTTGAGAGTTAATAACCCATTGATAAATACCTGCAATAGCACTACCGTTGTTCTGTGTCAGAATCACACTTAAACTTTCAGATGGTTCTAAGGGTAGACTATCAACCGTCGGTGATTGACTAGGCACCAAGGTACCATTTGACTGGACAACTGTGTAGGGGAAAAATATTAAACTCATGGTCTACCTCGGTGACTAGTCGTTGATTTTATACAGTGGTTAGTTATTCCCCACCTTCTTTATTTTCTGTTGGTGCTTCTAATTGATACGTATTCGGACTCAAGAGTTCCAATCCATCCATTGCTGTTGCGGCAGTGAGCTTAAGTCTTGCCTGATAGACATTTTTAATATGCGGAACAATCCGTGTATGGAACTCCGGATGACAGCGCATGGTGTTCAGGTGATCGGCCGGAATCGATCCTTGGCTAATCATGTAGTTCTCGACTCTGGCTTGAAGTTCAAGTAACCATTCCTCTTGCTGACAAGCTTCAGTAGCTTCAAGCAAGGGAAGGTGAGCGTATTTGCGATGAGGCTCAAGCTTATCCATGTTTTCTTGGATATCTACGAGTTCCATCTTAGCTGCTTGCAAATTCATTTCCCATGTAGGGACATCAGCCAAGGCTTCAGCAATATCGGCTCTAGCATAAAGTTTCTCGCTAGGCTTTGCCTTTGGATCATCCAATACCTCTTCAGCAGCCATGATCTTGGCATCACGTTTGAGTTTCTGTGCTTCAGCATGCCTAAGCTTGCCCTCGATATCTATCTTCTGCCCGTACATCAAGGACCATGCACCATCTGCGGTTTTGCAATCACCGGCCATGAAATACGTTAATTGGAATTTGGAGTTCTGACGATGTGGTTTTGAGTTCAATTTGGTACCTATATTTGTAGGAAGGGGTTTTGACTTTATTGTTTTGGACTACTAATTTCTATTCTTCCCATTCAGGAATTTCTACGGTTTGTCCTGCTAACTTATGCGTGCAGTCATTCAAGAATTGAATCATCCCATCCTTAATAAACGAGTGACACACCATAGCCTTCTTTTCCTGCACTATCTCGCCGCTCTTAATCTTTGACCTAATCTCTGGATTAGACGCGGACGGAAACCACTGGTCCCATTTAACTAATACACTAGGGCTAACAGTTGGAAAGAATACATTGCCATTAAACGTCCAGACAGGGTGGCCGGTTCCCGCCACATGCACCATGTGCATGGACTCACAACCAGGACACTCAAACAACATAGATTTTGTTCCGTTTGGTTTGTCTTTGGTATAAAATTTCATGGCTTAACCTGTCTGGGATTTTAGTTACTAGGGAGCAACCCAAACGATTGCTTGAATTTCATCAATCGCACTATCGGTTGACGTTGTGATAGCCAAGATCGAAGCAGCTAGTGTCAAATTCTGATTGATAATTGCTTGTTTATTAGTTTCGCTATCAGTCAATACTTGCTGAATTTGTGCAGCTGTATGGGCAACCATAGCACCGACACCACTTGAATTGGTACAATAGAGTTGCGTCGTCCAACCCCCAACTTGTCCTGCTGCGGTAAACGAAAGTGCAGAAGCACCTAGGATATTTAGTTGATCCTGTACTTGAGACGGATAGGTATAAGCCGAACCCAAGGCACTAGAGGTAAAACCAGCAACCAATGCCGCTTGATACCCGGTAGCCACGATTGCAATCTGTTGAGACTGAATACCGGATAGACCATATAGAAGAACTTCAACCTCTTCAAGCGTCAGAGTACCAGCAGTGTCCACCCAATATTGAGTGCGATCCGCTGCATTCGTGGAATACGGATTCCATGTTGGTGTGGTAGCGTACAGCGATACAAACGTCGAGGGTAATGTCGGTTCCGAATAACCTTCGCCTTCAGGGGTCAACGGATACACCAACGGTGAGTACATGGTTGTCATCTTATTTCCTTAGTTACGATTACGGTCAGTAAGGTACAACAAACCCAGCCGGAACCGGGATCGTTGCATTAGATAGGCAATGGCCCTTGCCCATTAGGTGATCGATCATTGGGCCGATAATCTGTGCCCAACGTTTGCCTTGAATCAAAGCGTTACCGGTCCTAGCACTTATGGTCTGAATAGGAGGACCACCGAACAAGGAGTTGCCTTCTTCACCCTCAGCGATTTCCATATTCTTGGCCCTGTTCTTCGACCCAAACAGTGCTTGAGCTACCAAGAACAGGGCCAGAAATGGCATGAAGACGATGCATATTACGGCTAGGCCAAACAGCTGAAGTCTAGTCATCATCGTTCCTTACGCGACAGAAGGTGCAGCCCACACAATGGCTTGAACTGCGTCCACTGGATTAGGCGTAGCGTTGGTAACGGCCATGATCTGACCTGCTAACACAATGTTCTGCTGGATATTAGCCAATTTCGAAGCTACGAAGTCAGAGCCTACCTGTTGGATTTGTGCAGCCGTGTGGGCACGCATTTCCCAGTTACCGGTGGAGTCTGCGCACCAGAACGTAGTAGTCCATCCTGCCGCCTGACTAGCAGCCAACTGCGACAGGGTGATTTCCCCGTTAAGATTCAGTTGATCTTGTAGCTGAGACGGGTATGTGTAGGCCTCACCTAATGCACTGGATGTAAAGCCTGCGAAGATCGCGGCCTGACATCCGGCACTAACCAATGCTACCTGTGCGGTCTGAATACCCGTTAGGCCGATCAGCAGAATCTCTACTTCTTCGACGGTGAGAGTGCCCGCTGTATCCGCCCAGTATTCCGTGCGGTCGGCCACATTAGCCGAATAGGGATTCCATGTTGGGCTGATACCGTATTGGCTAACGAATGTCGACGGCAGCTCAGGTCTGGAATAACCTTGTCCTTCTGGGGTCAGTGGGTAGACTAAAGCTGAATACATGGTTGTCATTTCATTTCCTTAATTACATGTTGACGCCGAGATTGCCATTGTTGACCGAAGCGCCTGCGAAGAGGGTGGCCGTTAGAACCGTACCTGCGACCACCGTATCACCACTGTAGGTTATGACGTTGGTTGTCGTCGACGTGTTACCTATTGCAAAGATACCAGTCATAGAATTGCCAGCGGCATTACCGAAAGACGTTGTGGTCGTTAGGCCCGTACCAGCGACAACTGTTGCACCAGAATACGTAAAGGTGTTTGTCGTCGAAGTGCTGTTACCTAAAGCGAAGATACCTATGTTGCCGTTACCTGCGGCCATACCGCGATAAGCACTGGTACTCAGAGACGTGCTGGAGGCAACAGTGTTTCCGCTGTATGTGTAAGCATCTGTGGCGGCCGACGTGTTCGAAATCGCAAAGATACCGGTTGTCGAATTACCTGCTGCCGTACCTGCAATCATGTTGCCCGTCAACCCCGTACCTGCCGCAGTGGTATCACCGCTATAGGTTAGGATGTTGGTTGTGGTCGAAGAGTTACCCATTGCAAATATACCGACCGTGGTATTACCAGCAGCCCCACCACCACCCAACACAGCGGTTAATGCGGTCGATGCCACCACACCAGCCGTCGCAAACGTAAACGCGTTCATCGTTGTGCTACCAGACGATCCGCCTAATGCCAGATAACCTATTGAGCTTGTACCCGCACCCGCACCACTGCTAACGTTGGCCGTCATTGCTGTCGAGGCTGCAACCAAGTTACCGCTATACGTGTATTTGTTTGATGTCGTAGTGGTGTTACCAGTGGCAAATATTGAGTACGTACCATCTGGGTTTTTGAACTGCGTGAGCGATGCGAGTAACGTGTAGGTCGCGCTTGCTGTTTTAAGAATCGTGAATGTGTACTGGTCTACACCATTCTGATTACCCGTGCTCGGGGTTATACCACCCAACCACCGGGGAGTTATTGCTGTACCGTCTATCTCGAACGCATTAGCAACATATGCGGTAGTACCCTGGGTAGCCATCAGCACGGCCGTCATCGAATCACCAACAGACATCGCAGTGTTCAGCGAGGTCGACGACGAGAACGCAAAGTTTATAGTCCAGTTGTTTGCTGCGTTGGTGGTGTAATACTGAACCTTACCACTTGCCAGATATAGATTCTGCGTTGAGCTAGGAGCTGCACCTACCACATCTGCAAGGTCCGTGGTGTTAGTAAGCTTGATTGCCTGAGCTGTTGCTGAACCATTGAATATCTGTGTAGTTGAATAAGGACTACCTGAACCACCGCTTGGTGCCGTCGACTGCCAAGTTGTACCGTTGGATGTTAATACGTTTCCAGAAGTACCTGGAGCTACAGTTTGTAGTGCTGACGTTCCATTACCTAACAATACATCATTGGCTGCTAGCGTTGCAGCCCCCGTACCGCCCGATGCTACACCTAAAGCGGTTCCAATATTCAGCGCACCTCCGATACCCACACCGCCCGTAACAACTAAGGCCCCAGTGGAACTAGACGTTGAGGCTGTCGAAGCCGTGACAGTCGTTGCCCCATTGGACGTCAGGGTCGTGAAGGCCCCCGTACTCGGTGTAGTCGAGCCAACGGGAGTCCCATTCAAGGCTGCAATAGTTAATGAATTAGCATTAATTGCACCGCTTACACCTAGGCCTCCAGTAATAACCAAGGTGCCTGTCGTTGTGGACGACGAAGCAGTGCCAGCGGTCATTGTTACTGCCCCCGATGCAGCCAAAGTGGTGAATGAAGCAGTGGATGCGGTAGAACTACCGATTGGAGTATTTTGCAAAGAACCTGCGTACACAGCACCACTAATACCTAGGCCCCCAGTAATAACTAGAGTTCCTGTCGTAGTGCTAGTGCTTGCTGTTCCTGCTGTTAAAGTCGAGGCACCTGAGGCCGTCAACGTAGTAAATGATGCAGCACTTCCATTACCCGTAATTTGGATGATAGCCGATCCAGTACCCACATAAAGCAAACCTGAAGACAAATTAACAGCTAGTTGCCCGGCTACCAATTCATCTGATCCAGGTACTAGTCCCGGACTTGAACTTCTTTTTAACTGGACAACTGCAGTCATGATCACCCCTTAGTATTTTGCTTGTTCCTCACCCTGTCATAAAATTGCACCTTACTTATATAGGCCTTTCAGGATTTCTTTTGCTTTTTCATACTTAGATTTATCCTTGGCCGATGCATTGCCGCCCTGGCGATTAACGTAGAAATTTAACCTTTCCATGGCTTTAGCTTCACTATCGGATGCACGTTTCAAGGTCTTTGCTATGTGATCAGCGCTCTTTGTGAACGTACCTTCTGGAACAACTCCGTGTTCAGGTTTCACGTCTTTAATCCATTTATCCGCCTCAACTTCTACACTACCTATAGACGTGCTGTTACCTGGGTTTTGCAATGAGTTATAAATAGAGGCCTCAAGTTTTTCGACCTCAACTAAGCGTAGAGCTGCTTTGATACTTAATTTATCATTCGGCATTTGCAAATCCTTTAATTGATCTTCTAGGATTCCTAAGCCACCACCTACAGGATCATCTAGGTTATGACCTGGTGGCAGTGCGTATAAAGGGTATCCAGCGCTAGCAGTTTCTGCAGGTTGCCCATAGGCTTGTCGTAATGCGTTCTTTGCATCGTAGAGACGGGCTTTATCCCCACCTTGAAGATTACGCCCCTGGCTGTTTATATACCCAGAAAGTTTTGACATCGCCTGCTTGTAGTCCGTCGAATGCTGCTTCAATACATGAGCAATTTCAGAAGCACTTTTTGTGTACGTACCCTCAGGCAACACCTGATCTGGTTTTCGGGCCTTACCTTTGTAGCCCTGCTTCATTTCCCGCTGCCACTGGTAGTTCTTATTATTGTTTGGCGGATCAGTTACCTGAGTTTCAGCCAAGAGACGATGCACAGCTTTGCTGAGGTTCATTTAGCAGTCCTATATTAGATAGAAGTTTTAGAGAGCCACCCAGTCGTCACATCGTAGGCTTCCCACTGTTCAACTGTAGTGAGCTTAACTATTGCTTCGTGATGAACTTTCTCATTAGAGAAATTCTGTTGAATAACAGATGTCACGGCCGTACACAACTTGTTAGCTTGTTGAGGATTAATAGTTAGCCATACATTGTTTGGGGCCTTGAAGTCAATTGAGGATCCGGACCCATAATTAGCTAAGTCTCTAAGATAAAGCCACGTAGTGTTATCGACTACTAGTGAGGCCCCGTTCATAGCGATTTCAATATCCTGACAAGCTAGCCAACGTTTATTTGCTACCTTGGTCAGAAGAATTTTCTGCCCTTCTGTTACTGTTACTGGCGTCTGAATCCAAGTCTTGACATAGGAAATTCCTTGTTCCTCAGGTACGCCTTCTACAGTAGTTATAAACATTGAGGCTTGCGGCTTTGGTGTAGCTATTAACTCTGCAACGTCAAAACCTTGAAGGTGATGTGCTTTTAATTCTGCCGGAAATGATACTAATGGGTGTCTTAATCGAAGTTCCGTTTCAGACATTACTGTTTTTGTTTTACGATCAATCAACAACATTGTTCCCCCTAGCTACCGATGTTTTGAGTGCAGGCCATTAGGTACCATTTACATTATAGACTCCGTTAGAACAGGCTTCCGTCAGGTTTAAAGCTGCGGTTAAAGAGGTACCTGTAGCCACAGCACTAGTTGAATAGTTGTAAGTGTTCGTGCCTGCTGTGGAGGCACCTCTAGCTATAACACCCAAACTTGAATTACCTGCCGCTGCTCCCGCTTGGACATCCGCCGTTGCAGTACCCGCAGTTACTGCATCAGACGAATAAGTGTAAACACGAGACACACCATTGTTACTTGCAAAAAACACACCAAACGTAGAGTTTCCACATGCACATCCATTACCTGATGAAACCACGCCCAAGCCCGTACCCGAGGCAACGGTTGCTGCCCCATACTGGTACTTAGAAGTAGTAGCATTACCTGCTCCAGCACCCGCAGAGAATACGCCCTGTGTTGAGTTACCCGCAGCACCCCCTGTGTTATTGAATGATGATAGATTCAAAGATGTAGCAGCTGCGGTAACTGCACTACTATAAGTGTAGGAATTGGTGATGTCCGTGCCACCACCCCTAGCAAAAATCCCAATAGTAGAATTACCTGCAGCCAAGCCTTCACTTACATTATTAATAAATGAAGTGCCAGCAGCTATTGAACTACTACTCCAGGTATAAGTGTTGGATATCTTCCCACCACCAATGGAAAATATGCCAACGTTATAGGTGCCAGCCGCAGACATCCCAGAGTTGCCCACAGTTGCAGTTAATGAAGCACCCGTGGCAACCCCGTTAGTGCTAAAAGTATAGACGTCGGTCACACCGCCTACAGTCAATGCAAATACCCCATAGGTACCATCAGGAGGACCCGGCGGTACATACGGAGTTTTCTTGCTAGCTAACAAAAAGGTAAAGTTTGCCATTTTATGTTTCCATGTTCAAACCGATCACAAACACCATGTAGTAGCCACCGACCGTATCCCACATAATGCCTAACACATCATTACCCGAGGCTGTTAAGGCTGGTGCTGTTCCACCGGCAAACTGAGTACCCGAGGGCCAATTAATAGTTTGTGATCCGCCATTACCTATGCGAAGGAAAGCCACTTGTCCCGTTGAAGCCCCCAAAGTATTAGTGAAAGCAAACGTCGTTGTCCCGGTAACTGAAATTACCCACTCGCTTGCTAATCCTAAGTTCAATGTTTGTGTCCCGGACGTGGCTCCCAAATTAACTACGCTGTAGCTGTATGCGGGACTCTGAACACGACCGGTAAATGACGGGCTGCTTAAGCTGGCCGGAGTGTATGTTAATGCTGTTGTAACATCAGAACTAGTCAGTGTAACAGCACCTGTTCTGGAATTAAAACTAGTTACACCAGCACCACTAACCGCAGCAGTAACAAAAGCCGTCGTTGCTACCTGAGTTGTGTTGGTACCCGACGTAGCTGTTGGCGCTGTTGGAACTCCGGTTAACGCCGGACTAGCTAGAAGTGCACCGCCAGCGCCTGTGATGTCAGCACTACTCAGAGTTACTGTTCCTGAACGCGTATTGAACGATGTCACTGCAGATGCGCTTACTTGAGCCTGGACAAATGCTGTGGTTGCCAACTGGGTTGTATTCGTGCCTGTCGTGGCCGTCGGTGCGGTCGGCACACCTAATATACCTGGGCTTGTTGTTGGCAACGGTGTATAACCCAATGCGGTTATTACGTCACCCGAGACCAGACTTACAGCACCAGTGCGCGTGTTGAAACTAGTTACTACACCAGAACTAATTGCAGCCTGGACAAAGGCCGTAGACGCAGCTTGTGTTGTTGACGTTCCTGTTGTTGCTGTAGGAACTGCTGGAACACCCGTGAATGTAGGACTAGCCAGTGGTGCTGTGGTTGCCGCATTAGCCGCTGTGTACCCTAGAGCTGATGCAATATCCGAACTAGTTAAGGTAACAGCACCAGTACGAGAATTAAAACTGGTAACTGCATTGCTAGAAAACGCACTGATCGAGGCATTCACAAAAGCCGTTGTTGCAAGCTGCGTCGTATTAACTCCAGTCGTAGCTGTCGGTGCCGTTGGTGTGCCAGTAAATGCGGGACTAGCTAATGGAGCAGTTGTTGCAGCATTTGCAGCGGTGTAGGTTAATGCGGTATTAACATCACTGGCAGTTAATACCACTGCACCAGTACGAGAATTAAAACTAGTTACACCACTAGCACTTGCGGCCACGACGGCATGAACAAAAGCGGTTGTTGCCAATTGAGTGCTAGATGTTCCTGTACTAGCGGTTGGTGCCGATGGAACGCCCGTGAAAGTGGGTCCAGCCAATAGGGCACCGCCAGCATTTGAAATATCTGTGCTAGTTAGAGTTACAGCACCAGTACGAGAATTAAAGCTGGTGACTCCCGCAGGAATATCCGCAATTTGCGTATTTACATAGGACTGCGTAGCATAGTTTGCATCATTAGTGAAGGCACTGACATTTGATGGAACAGTGGGGATCGTCGGTTTATTGCTAAGATCTGTGTATGACCCAGTTGACGCAACGGTAGCCAAGCCCCCAATATCCGAAGTTGTTAAAACAACGGTTCCAACGCGTCCTGCAACCGACGTCACATCCGAAGTAGTGCCAGAGATGTGTTGCCATTGACCGCCATTGAACAGCGCTACATCGTTGACACTCCAGTCTGAGTTCCCGTCCAGATCGGTGGTGCCTGCAACACTTACTTTATAGAATTCACCTAGAGTCCCTACACCTGAGGTCAAAGTCGGTGTGTTAGTCGCCGCGTTCCACACACCTTCGTAAGTTAGTCCGCCGGTAACACCTGAGAGTGCAGCTTCAACAAACGCAGTGGTAGCTAATTGGGTTGTGTTCGTGCCGTTTGCTGCCGTAGGACCAGAAGGAATTCCAGTGAATGTAGGACTAGAAATAGGTGCCACCAGCGATTGGTTGGCCGCCGTGTAACCCAGAGCCGTTGTTATGTCACCAGTGGTAAGAGTTACCGCGCCGGTCCGCCCGTTAAACGACAATACGTTGGCGGACACACTAATTGTCCCATCGCTAGCGATAGTCGTACCAAAACCCTGTTTAACACCACCCAATACTGACGAGGTGGCGATGGGTAAACTATAGGGAGCACCAACACTAATTTCTCCGTTCAAAACAGAAATATTGGCACCAATGGTTACTCCACCCAGAACGGTGGACGTTGCTTCAGGTAATGTGTAGGGGTCATCAACGGAGATAACTCCATCATTTACTTGAATATTTTGACCAATAACTACACCACCTAGCGTAGACGTAGTGGCTTCCACTAGTTCATAAGGCGCACCAACACTAATTGTTCCATCGCCAGCAACACTGACGTTGGCCCCAATCTTTACACCACCTAAAACAGAAGAAGTACTGACCGGAAGTGTATAAGAATTAACGCCTGAGATCGTCCCGTCTGAGGCAATCTCAATATTGGCACCTTGTTTAACACCGCCAAGAACTACTGCGGTTGCAACAGGCAACGTGTAGCTAGCTGCATTGGCGCTTAGTACACCCTCGGCGGTGATCGTCAGGTTGTTCCCCACTATTACTTGACCCAATTGAACAGTGGTCGCAATAACCGGAGTCACAGCCGCTTCTAGTCCTGGAATATTTGCAATATTAATTTCAACATTGCCAAAACCGTCAGGCGTTTGGTCATTCACTGACGTTATGGTGCTATTCGAAGCAGTGATCGGATAAGCAGCCCACACTAAGCCTAGTCCCGGTTCAATAATTGAACCCGAAGTCCACAGGGTTCCGTTGCGCCAGAGTTTAGTTGTTGACGGAACAGTCACAGGTACACTTACATCGAAATAAAGTTCTAATGGCGCACCGAAAACAATTCCTTCACATACGAATGTGTAGGGAAGTACGAACCGCCATTGAGAACCATCAAACAAATACATACCCTGATCTTGACTACCTGAGGCAACAGGAAGCACTGCTACTTGGTCGGTGACTTGCTGAGGACTTGGCAGGCTAACGACCCATGGAGCATTAACAATTGCCTGCTGGGTCCCCATATTGAGCGTTACTTGGTAATAGAAATTGCTTTCCATGTCATGTCCTTAACTTTTATTTTGATTGATTTTTAATCACGATTTCACCACTGCAGGCACGCATTCACTGCATTTAATACAGGTAGACGCAAAGGAACTGTGGAAGTACTGCCATTGATAATGTTTGTGGTGACCGTGAATTCATCAGCATCTGCATGCGCGTTCAGTCCATTAATATCCCAGAACCAACCGGCGCTTAAGAACGCATCAGTAGGCTGACCAACTAATTCTGGATTAGCTACAATATGCCCATCGCCATACACCGATTTATCGTAAGCCGCATAATTGTTTCTGAACGTTAGATGGAAGCCACCGTGTCCACGGAAAGCCCAGCCATCACCAGAATCAGCATCACCGTTGCCATTACGATTAGCATAGACAAGATTTGCCAGCTTCTGAGGATTGTTAATATAGTCAGGCGCGTAAGCATAATTTGTATGTGTAGGGTCCATAGTAAATCTGGAAGGCCAAACAGTAACCAAACGTTCAGGAGTGGTGTAATTCAAATTCTCCGACCAGAAGGTAAAACCTTGAGTTTCGTAAAGCGATTGAGCTACGAAATAACGGACACGTCGTGGCTCCTGATCAATTTGGAATCGGGCCATCGTCGCGTTGATAGCATCAGTTAGGGCTTGAACTTGATTCGGGTCCTGAGCTTGCTCCTGACCCACTTTCGGGGCTAGCTGTTGAAGTTGTATCGTTGTTATCGAAAACGGCATTGTGACCTCCATCAATATATAAAAGAGCAATCGTGAAAGATTGCTCTGTGTAACGTATTGGATTTAATTTGTATTGAACAATCAGCGATACTGTGTACAGTCCATCCTCTAGGTCACCTGGAACCGTCACCTCATAGGCCATGTCTTTTACATCGTCTATGAGGAGTTCCGGGGACACAAGTTTATATTTTTTATTTTCAGATTGAATTATGGACCGCACGTACAAAGGTCCTGGTAAATCTTGAAGAGCAGGTGTCGGAATATAATTTTCCACTCCACCCTTGAACCTAACCATGGCTGATGGCTCTATATCTAACTGCGGTTGTTCTCTTATCCAATAGACAGTTGTCCCACCTATTGCTCCTAGCACGCTACATATTAAGGCCAGTGCCAGACTCAATAGAAACCCCTTACGTCTATTCATTGCGCTGTACCTCAGTAACTTGAGGACTTGGACTTGACGTCACGAGTATTCGAGCTAATTGAATTCGTACATTGGCGGTTTTGATTGGATTTAATTTGTATTGAACATCAACACTAACGCTGTAAGTTCCTGGAGCTAGACTAGAAGGTATCCTAACTGATTGGGCACCCAAGTCCATATGTTGAGGATCTTTGACCCTAACATCCGGATACACATAAGCGGTATCCCCGTAAGCATCAACCAACGTTACATGATAGACAGCCATAGACGTATCGGCTGTCAAATGAAAAGGATCAGCCAATTTTGCTGTTGCTCCGGCAGGAACATCTAGCGTAGTGACTGATCTTCGATCCAAATTATTTAGTGTTGGCTTCTGGGTGTACCAGAAAACACTGATGGCCATCGCCGCCGGGACTATACACATAGAGGATACTGCAAAGGCTGTGTCTGCTATGTGGAAAGCTTTGACCACCAACGCATGTTTAGCTACTTTTGATGCGAGCGTGATTAACACGATTGCTCCTCCTTGCTATTCTATCTTTGGCGGTTCATTGCTGTTAATGATGATTGTGGTGTTTGCCGTAGCATTTGACTTGGAATTAGACTTAGAGCTTGATCCATCCTCATCTTCAATGCCTAATCTTCTCTTGATGATGTTTTCAAATTCTTTCCAGGCTCTGTTGCCCATTAGGCCAGCAACCGCAATCAAAACCCCCATCAACGGACCCGTTGTGTTCGTCCATTCACAGAGCCAGAAAGTAACTAGTCCTGTGAATCCGCTTGTAACCACGTCTCGTGCAAAACTAGCAGGGCTAAATTTGGAAGCACTATTTAAATACTTCACTGCCCCACCAGCACATGCAACACCAATTACCCATATATAAGTGACGAGACTGTAGCCGAATGGGTCTTTGTCGCCAACCATAGGAACCCCTATTCGTTAACTGCTGCTATTTTGAGTTTTCGGATTTCTATTCTGCTGTAATTAAATTGGGGATTAGCCTAATTTTAGATAGTAAATAAGGGATACAAATGGAGAACCGCAAATGAAATTCAACACTAACCAAGCCTCTATTTCCTGCTTGGTATCGGCTTCAGCCCAAGCTCAGAACACAGATGAAACATTGCTTCCAGTATTCAATCGAATACTTACGGAGGAAATTAAGTTTGCGACCGAAAACACAGAGTTAGACCAGTTGCTACATAGCGTCAATAAGAGAGTGGCTATTAGATTTGGACCTAGATTTTATGTGTGGACGGCTGACGCAGATACAGAACAACGAGCGTGCGACAATTCACAAGAATTAGTATTGATCTTGGACTCGGTGAATCCCACCTCTTTTACCCTTCAGTGATCACTGACCAGTAACTACTGTTGATAAATTTATGACCAATATAAAAAGAGAACGTCTGTTTGTAGTGGACGGTAATTGGGCCCTACACAAAGCAGCATCCACACTCCACACAAATCGTCCGATTGAGGATGCGCTCCCCTATCACCTGTTAGGTATCATAATTAAAGATGCACTGGCATTGCGCGCACCTTACTTGTGTGTTGCATTTGATGGACCCGATGTATTCAGGTACAAGGTCTATCCTGGATACAAGGCGAGCCGCAAATTAGGAAAGGCTAAGCGCAAGGCTGAAACAACCAAAAATAGTTCAGCTAGTGACAGAGCCGTCAACGAACTCTACAGTTATTTGCCATGTATCTATAAATTGTTTGACGAATTAGGCATCGTCTACTATCAACCGCCAACATTCGAAGCTGATGATGTACTGGCGTCTGTAGCTTTTAAATATGGCGGCGTCCATGAGGTATTGATTGGCACCAAAGACAAAGATGCTAATCAATATTTGATGCCCCATGTACGATTGACCTACACGTACAGGGATAAAGATAAAAATACAAAACGGGTGTTTATTACGCATGACGATGTTGAAGCTAAATTTGGGTTACGCGCTGACCAAATGGTGGACTATCAAACATTGATTGGGGACAAGGGTGATGATGTTCCTGCAATCAAAGGCTTTAGTCCAGCTAGGGCAAAGAAAGTGCTGACCGAGTTCGGAACATTGTCCAACTGGTATAAGAAATCTACAGGTGACGAAAAAGCGTTCATCACGTCTCAATTAGAGAATTTGAGACGCAATAGAAAACTCGTTCATCTGGTGACTAATTGTCCACCACCGAACGAATTGAACGAATGGAAAATCCCGAAGATTAAGCCAACAAATAAATGGTTAAGTCGCACCTATCACGAGTTCCATGCTATGTGCTGGCCTAAGTCTAAGGGACTCTTTGGTTGATTACATATTGACACCCGAGCAGCCATCGCTAGCACCGGCACCCGCACGCAAGTTCCCAACCAGCGAACCTCCAACTGTAGTCACCCCGCTGGAGTAGGTGTAAGTAGATGTTGCTTGTGTGCCGGATGAGATGTTTCCTAAAGCAAATATACCTAATGTCGAATTACCGGCAGCAGCCCCTTCGTTACTTGTTGAACTTAGCGCTGTTCCCGCACCTACAGTATTGCCTGAGTAGGTGTATTTGTACGTAGTAGTGAGTGAGTCACCTCGCGCAAATATGCCGAACGTAGAATCCCCAACAGCAGTACCGCTATCAACGAATAAGGTAAGTGCGGTACCTGTCGCCACAGTGTTACCTGAATAGGTGTACACATCGGTAGAGGTGAACGTACCACCCTGAGCAAACACACCCAAAGTTGCGTTACCCGCTGCACCTCCGTAGTTAGCAGCAAATGTTAGATTTGTGCCAGCCGTCGTCGCGTTAGTACCCCACGTGTACGTATTGGTTACATGCCCGGAGCTACCTAAAGAAAACACTCCAACAGTAGAATTTCCTGCAGCGGCACCCCCGTTCACTGTGGCGGTAAGAGATGTTGCTGGACTGACTATAGAAGCATAGTAGCTGTAGTTATAGCTAACGGTGCTTAAAGCAAATATACCGTTCGTGCTAGTACCTGCCGCCGCACCAGCGGTGCCCCCAGGACTTAAGGAACCACCGACAGCAGTTGTAGCTCCTGAGTAGAAATAGACATTGGTAACACTAGGTGCCTCAGTGCCCATTGCAAATACTGCCATGGTTTGTGGAACACCACGGTCTCCAGGGAGAAGCGAAGCACTAGCACTTGCCAACAAAAGAAGCATTATGTCATTCATGTTCAAGCCTCGATGTTCAGACCAATTACAAATACCATATAGGTCGAACTAGTCGTGTCGTAACGGACGGCCACCAAATCAACACCCGACGCGGTGAAAGTAGGTGCTGTTCCTCCATTTGCGAACTGAGTACCCGACGGCCAACTGATGGTCGACGAACCCCCGTTAGTTATCCGCAAGCAGATGATCTGTGATAGACCGGCAGCCAGCGTATTAGTGAAGGCAAAAGTCAAAGCCCCAGTCACAGTCAACGTCCATTCGGTAGCGGATACTAAGTTCAACGTCTGTGTACCCGACACTGAACCTAGAGCAACCACAGTGTAGCTGGAGGCCACCGTCTCTACACGTCCCGTAAACTGTGGGCTAGCAATTGGCGCACCGCCTACACCAGTCACGTCAGAAAGTTGCAACGTAACGGCACCTGTACGAGTATTGAAGCTTGTAACAGAAGCTGAACTAAGTTCATTCAGAACAAACGCGCAGGTTGCTAATTGGGTGCTATTGGTTCCATTTGCTGCGGTTGGTGCCTGTGGAATTCCCGTGAATGTTGGGCTAATTAAGTTAGCAGGCGTATAAGTCAGTGCACCAGTTACGTCCGTAAAACTTAGGTTCACCGCACCTGTTCTGGAATTAAAACTAGTTACACCAGCACCACTAACCGCAGCAGTAACAAAAGCCGTCGTTGCTACCTGAGTTGTGTTGGTACCCGACGTAGCTGTTGGCGCTGTTGGAACTCCGGTTAACGCCGGACTAGCTAGAAGTGCACCGCCAGCGCCTGTGATATCTGAAGCTTCAAAAGTAATGGCCCCGGTTCTTGAGTTAAAACTTGTTACTCCAGCTGATGCAGCAATAGCGGAAGTAACAAAAGCTGTGGTCGCCAACTGAGTATTGTTGGTGCCCACCGTTGCCGTTGGTGCCGTAGGCGTACCTGTGAACGCTGGACTAGCAATGTTGGCCGGAGTGTACGTTAGAGCCGTCGTTATATCTGAATTGGTTAGAGTTACTGCCCCTGTTCTCCCATTAAATGAAGTGACACCGGAACCGGCAATAGCAGAAGCAACAAAAGCAGTGGTTGCTAATTGATTCGTTGACGTGCCAGGCGTAGCCGTTGGAGCCGAAGGAACACCTGTAAATGTAGGGCTGGCTAGCAGTGCTCCACCTACACCAGAAATATCCGAGGCTAAAAAGGTGATAGCCCCTGTTCTTGAATTAAAAGAAGTAACAACACCTGAGGCTAATGTGGCCTCGACAAAAGCGGTTGTTGCTATTTGTGTGGTCGAGGTACCCAGGCTTGCTGTCGGAGCTGTCGGTACACCAGTCAACGAAGGATTAGCCAACGGAGCATAACTGTTGGAAATAAATGCCGTCGTTGCTAGTTGCGTAGTGGACGTACCTGGACTAGCAGTTGGTGCCGTAGGAATCCCTGTAAATGCAGGACTAGCCAACAAGGCTCCACCAACACCCGTTAAATCGGAAACCAAGAAAGTCACTGCACCCGTTCTGGAATTGAAAGATGTGACTGTATTTAATCCCAATTCAGCTAGGACAAAGGCTGTGGTTGCGATCTGGGTATTGTTGGTGCCTAGACTTGCTGTAGGGGCCGCAGGAACGCCTGTAAATGTAGGGCTGGCTAACGGTGCGGGATTAAAACCCAAGGCCGTTGTGACGTCTCCTGACGCTAATACTATGGCCCCCGTTCTTGAATTAAAAGAAGTCACTGGCGAACTGGAAGCCGCTACATTCAACAGACCGCCAGAAGTAATGGTCAAGGTGTCACCAATCTGGACAACACCTAATTGCGTGGTTGTCGCTATTTGGGGACTAGGTGCCACACTAGTTGCGGTTCTTTCAAAGACCGAGAACAGGTCTCCAACAATTGGAGGACTCATTAAAGGGTTGACGAAACCCAGAGTCACGAAATTTCCACTGATCACCGTTGTCTGAACATAGCGACAAATACTGTACAAGTTCCCGGTCACAAATTCCAGAATGACCTGACCTAGATACGAAGGGGTCATTGCTTCAACGTAGTCGGACAGGGCAATAGTCACCGACTGTGTGTCGAACGAAGTGATGGTCGCCGTTGCTTGGTTAGCAAAATTGTAGGCATCGAAATTCCACAGGCCCGTCTGATTTGTGTAGGCTAGAAATGACGATTGATAATTCGTTATTCCGCTGATCACATAAGCATTAGGAGTTGCCTGGTTGCTCGGCGGTAAATAGTCAGGACTACCTAGAACAGCCATGCGGAACGCGTTATCGGACTCAGCGAATTGCAACCACATCGCGTAGTTTTGTCCCACCATCGATAGATAGCAGTCGATCCGGATAGAATTACCTGGCGGTGTAATTGCAGCTGCTAATTTGACTACCAATTCGTTACCAGCACCCAAAGCGAATAGTGTGCCGTCCTCAGTGAACAGTCCTACTTCACCGAAAGAGAAAGGTCCGAGTTCAGCATTCAGGAACAAAGAATAAACAACTATGTTGGCTGTGACCGGTGTTGGCAAACTCGGTGTCATTGAGAATACCAAGGATCCATGAATGTTGGTATCTGTTGCTTCAGGCACGTAATTAAAGGCAGATCCTAATTCGGCAGTAGTAATAGTGATAGGACCTGTATCCGCGTTTAGAAGAGCGGCACCCGCGTCCGTCAGTTGAAATAGAAAGCTCATTGCCTATCCTTTTAATTTATTTTAATAGCCGATGACAATCCAGGTGCAGTCTACAACGGCGTGTGGCTCTATGGCCCCAGTAGTGCAGCTATATGGCGCTGTATAGACACCGATCTGCACAAGCGGATTACCGGATGTATATGCTGATACCGAACAGGAGAAACCAGATACTCCAACGTCGGAGGCGACCCCACCCAAGTAAGCTGTTGTGAACGCTATAGGAAGCGTCTGCACCACGACGTTCACACCAGCCGCTATAGTTGTCACACCCCACTGAATGATGAATGATTTACTGGAACCGCCTATCGGTATCTCGAAATACCCAGGATTACCAAACGAGCCGGTGAAGTCAGCCAAGGGCGCAAAGTTGCCGGAGATGGCAGCCAATGCAGCTGCGACAAAAGCAGTACTAGCAAGTTGAGTTGAATTTGTACCTGGATTTGCTGTTGGTGCTGACGGAACGCCCGTGAACGTAGGGCTGGCCAGTAGTGCTCCACCAGCACCCGTAATATCAGAACCAGTCAATGTCACAGCACCTGTGCGTGAATTAAAACTAGTCACAGCTCCACTAACACTCAAAACACCAGCGCCAGTCACAGCTAGTCCTGAACCAACAGAAACAATTCCGGGGACACTAGTTGTAGCAATCGGAGGTAGCGGAACGACAACATTCCCTGAACCATCAGCGGCCACGCTGTTGACTTTTAATACAGGGCTAAAGCCAATATCTAATGTTCCGTCACCGGCAACCGTAATATGTCCATTCGATGAGGCCTTGACTCCACCCAACACAGACGTTGTGGCTATGGGCAAAACATAAGTTCCGGGCGCACCAATCAAACTAGAATATAGACCCGTGGTTGCTACCGTAGCTAGACCCGGAATATCCGAGGCTACAAGTGCAACATTACCAACCTGACCGTTGACGGATATAACGGGGCACGAACTAGGGTTAATGTTTAACAGGCCCTGGCTAGTGACAATCAATGAAGTTCCGATCTGTACGGCCCCCAAGGAACTCGTGGTCGCAATCGGTAAATTAGGAATTGTGGTGGATAGTTGTTGACGTCCAAATACTGTAATTTGGTCACCCACTATTGGATAAATCATGAGTGGATTCACGAAACCCAGAGTCACGAAGTTTCCACTAATAACAGCCGACGAAACATAACGACAAATACTATAGAGCGCACCTGTCACGAATTCAAGAATGACCTCACCTAAATATTCCGGATTCATGCCCGATACATAGGAGGCCAAAGGAATTGTTACACTAAAAGCATCGAAAGAAGTGATAGCTGCTGATGCTTGATTAGCGTAGGCATAGGCATCGAAATTCCACAGTCCAGTTTGATTTGTGTATGCTAGAAACGAGGACTGTGAACTGGTGACACCACTAATTATGTACGCATTGGGAGTAGCTTTATTGGACGGTGGCAAATAATCAGGACTACCAAGAACCGCCATCTGAAATTGATTATTTGACTCTCCTAGCTGTAGCCACATTTCGTAGTTCTGACCCACCATCGATAGATAACAATCAATGCGAATTGAATTCCCAGGAAATCCTACGGACTGTGCTAATTTATAAATTAGAAGATTGGAAGCACCTAGTGCAAATAAGGTTCCATCACCAGTAAAGAATCCAACCTCACCAAAGTCAAATGGACCAACCTCGTAGTCCAAGTAAATAGAATAGCGAACAACGTTTGCTGTTGCAGCTACGGGCAAGCTAGGGGTAGTCTCGAAAATTAGTGATCCATGAATGTTGGTATCCGAGGGCTGCGGAATGTAGTTAAAGGCCGATCCCAGTTCACAATTGGTAAGTACAATAGGTCCAGTATTAGCATTTAGAAGCGCGGCACCTGCCGTTGTAAGCTGAAGAACAAAACTCATGATTTGGCCTCGGGTTGAAATTTAATATTGCTTATATCCGTAAAATTGCGCATTTTCCTCAAAGGCTTTTAATGACCCGTATACGCCCCCTATCATCACATTCAATTGGTTCTGACTTCGTTCAGGTCTACCGAGAGGCTATGGCTGAACAACTAGTAACCGACAAAAATACACCGCACAGGGTCTTGAACTTGCGTCCCTCACAAATGCCGTTCTGTCCTCTAAATTTCTTTATTCAGCATGCAGTTCGCGGCCTCTATAGAGACCTGGACATGAAGGGCACTTTCTATACGTCTGTAGGGACCACTGTTCATGAAGTACTTCAGAATTTTCTGTGCAGAAGCGGAAGACTACTAGCCGACTACTATTGTCGTGAATGTGATACCTGGCACCGCTTTTCATACGTCCATGAATGCTGTGAGTTTCCAACCGCGTACCATGAAGTCTCAATAAAGTGGGGAGGTGTGCAGGGGCACATCGATGCTGTCTACCAAGATAGAAAAGGGAAACTTTGGGTATTAGATTTCAAAACAACATCAATTGACGGAGCTGAGGCCAAGAAAAAAGATCCAGGGGTAGCCTACAGAGAGCAGATCGAGACTTACGCTGTATTGTTCGAACTTCAGTACGGCTTGCAAATCGAAGGAATCATGGATGCCTTTATTATTCGTGACAATCCAGAAAAAGATCCCGTGATATGGGCACGTCCACTAACCGATGCACTAAGGTCCAAGGTAAAGACCCGGCTGAACAAATACAAACGTATGCACAGAGATGCGCTGGATGCAGAGACTGGCCCAGAAGTAGTAGCTTTGTTGAATTATGGACGTTGTGTTGATCCTTATTGCAAGGTCTGCAAGCTTAGCGATGCATCGTTGAGGACTCGTCTTAAGCACGCGTATCGAATGGGTAAAGCCAATGGCAACGTGCCGATCCGGGCAATGGCTAACCGTGCATTGTCTAGTAAATAAAGAGTGAGTTAATGATTGACACGTACACGTAAGATAGACTACGGAGAATGTCTTGGAACTACGCGAATTCATATTGCAGGAAAAGGAATTGCTAGACGGCTTTGCTTGGACCTACGCACAGCACATAAAGAAAGGAAAGGCCTTGACCAATATAAGGCCTGCAGAAGAATGGACCATATTATTAACCGAATATTTGGAGACCCGAAAAGATGGCAATCAAAGACAAAGTGAAGCTGCCTGAACGTCAGCCTGAAAGCCTCACTGTAACAGTTTCAAGAACAGCTCAGATTCGGCAATTCGAACCTGTTCATGTGTCAGTGACTCAGGTCTATACCGTGGGCGACAGCATAAGTATTAGTTCATTGCGACGGACGGCCCTAGAGGCTATCGGCTCAGCAGTTGAGCAGGCAATTGACAAGGAGATTGACCGATACTCAACGCACGTAAGAGACGATTAACATGGGTCGCTACGATACGGTGTACTTTAATTGCCCCGCGTGCTCGGACCTCAATTCTGAGCAAACGAAAGTCGGAGCCTGCAAATTCGACGGTTATCCAATAACTGAAGTTCCAGCTGAAATTGCTAAATCCATTCTCAATGATTGGACCACCTGTTACTGCCAACACTGTGGAACCCACATCGTGTTCGGTCACATAGACAATCAAATAATCCCATTAGTTTGTAGAGAGCACGCATGACCACAAAAAAAGTAGAAGACGTAGACTCCACAGATAATTCTAATAGACTGGCCCTCAAGTACAGGCCTCGCACGTTCGCACGAGTCCTAGGCCATGAGACGGTCGTGACCCGTCTTAGGGGCATGGTTGCCAAAGGCACACTGCCCTCTGTTATTGCATTCTTTGGGCCACCGTCAGCAGGCAAGACAACGCTAGCCCGTGTTCTAGCCGCAGAATTCAATGGACGACCAGTCGAACAACAACCGTCGTTCAAAGAGTTAAATGCGGCAACTCAGCGTGGAATTGATGATGTACGTGATCTAGAAAAACTCTCCAAGTTTAGACCCATGGACTGCAAGCAACGATTCATCGTTATCGATGAGGCCCAGCAGTTCATGAGCAATGCTGTGGCAGCGCAGGGATTGCTCAAGCCTATGGAGGAACCGGGGAAAAGCACAACTTGGATTATTTGTTCCATGGAGCCTGATAAGTTTCAGGGTTCTAAAGTCGGGCGTGCAATCCTTAGTAGAGCTACACAATTTGTGCTTAATCCACCTACAGCCTCGGACATGCTGAAACAGGCATTACGCATAGCCAAGGGTGAGTCCATGGACTATGTATTGACTGAAGACCGATCTATTCTGAAGGCTATCGTAAAGGCTAGCAATCAAGAACTGCGAGTAGTCGCCAACTTAATGGCCGACCTTCAGAATTACTACGATGGACTGGGGGTCAAGCCTAAGTTTCTTTCAGCCGAGAATGTCTCTGACGTCTTGGCCTCAACCGAAAGCTCAGATGACGAAGTAGCGTTGAAGTTCATGGTTGCTTTGTATTCTCTAAACTATAAGAAACTACAGCGAGCACTTTTAGACGTTACAGATGGTTTTGGTTTCATAAAAAAGATTTGTTGGTTATCCTCATTTATTCTAAATACTGAAGTCCTGGACGGTGTACGACATTCGAAAGTTTGGTCCTCACCCTTAAATAAGAAACTGCATGTTCAAGTAAAGGCCATGAACACGAGTTTTGATTTGATAGCCCAAGTGAATGCAAAGCTGATCCAGGTCCAGGGTCTGTCCATGCAATTCCAGGTCCAGGCCACCGAGCTTTTATCCTCCGAATTGTATGGGTTTATTAAGAGTGTTTGCTATCGTGATCGTGAAGTTAAATAACAGCAATAGGTAACATATGAACGTAGTCCACAGTATCAGACTAAAAGACGTAGGTGTTTTTAAAGACGTCGAGCTTAAGGTAGAGCCTGGCATTACAGTTCTGTACGGACTGAACCGAAGTGGTGGACGAGCCTCAAAGAACTCGAATGGTGTGGGCAAGTCCCTGATTACCAGTTCTTTGGCTGATCTCTTGTACGAGGAGCCTATTGTTGGTGAAAAGTCTGATCGTATGCGTGTCGGTAGCCGTTATACGTCGTTCACCGATTATAGGGGACGTAAAGTAGACTTGAGTCGAGTTATGAACGGGCGTTCCGAAAAGATTGGAATTTCTGTTGATGATAAAGAATTAAAGCTTAGGACGTCTACCTACAACAGACAGACCCTGAAAAAGCTGTGGCCTATTAGTCAAGAAGAATATCAGACCTACGTTCATATAGATGGTCGAATTCCACACCCCTTGGTCATGGGAAAAAGCGTTGAACGCAAAGCATTCTTTACTGCGTTCTTCGGCTTGGACAAAATGGATGCTGAACGCAAACTCTACACTGCTGAATTATCCAAATTATCCAAGATAAAATCTGCGTTCCAAGAATTAAGGACTGCTTACACTAAAGCAAAATTAGATTTATTGGACACCGAGGCAGAGACTCAAGTCACTGAGCTGGTCACCAAGTACAGACAGCAACTAAAGAACGTACAGCAACGGTTCAATAAGGCACAAGACATATTGCGTTTACTGAACTTTGCGACATCCGCAAAGTCCCATATCTCTACATTGGCCAAGGCCTGTGGGGGGACTATAACGGAGGAAGAGGTTGAACGCTGTGTGTCAGATAATAAATGGGAATTGAAGAAAGCTACTTCCGACCTAGAAGACGCTGAGAACTGGACGCTATACCAACGCGAAACTTCGAACTACACAAAGGCTATCGAGAAATTAAGTAAGAGCACGAGAGCTAGGATAGAAAAATATGGAGTCAAGAAGGCCTTGACCCTGGCTAAAGCGAAGACCAAAGAGCGACGCGAACTTCTTCATAAATCAGAAGAACTAAGAGAAGAAATAGGCACCGCCAAATATGCATTAGACCGATTAAAACTCGAACGCGTGATGAGACCTCAAGGGGAATTAGCTGATCTTGAAACAGCGCTTAGGTCCTACGTGCATCAGTTGGAACATGCCTTACAGTTCAAGTCGGGTACGTGTGAAACTTGTGGGCAATCTGTGACAGTAAAAGACCCGAGGACCCTAGAGTCCAAGGTCACTAAATTGAGGTCGCAAATTGAACAGCATAGGACCTACACTGAGTTCAAGAAGGCCCAGGCAGAGAGAACTAAACTAACAGAGATTTTTACATCGGCTAGTGCTGAACTTGAAGAGGTAAAAGCTAAAAGTTTAGCATTAACTACATGGTCTTCTGTCTACGAAGAACTGATTGATCTTCCGTCCAAACCTTCTCCGTTTGAAGGCAAGAAATTGCAGGCTGAGGTCATGCGCAGGGTCATGGCTGAATTAGTTGAGCGCAGATCCTTGTTCGATTATTTAGTGCCCCATCTAGAAACTATTCTTGAGTTCCAGGCATTGACCAAAGACGACTTGGAGTTGGCTACCCAAGTTGATGATATGTCAGAACGCATGAATCGGGTTCAAGAGCGGTTGGCTAAGGTTCAGGTCAAGCTTGAAGTGCATAAAACGGTGAAGACTCGTATCTCTGAAATGAGAACCCGTCTTGTATCAATGAAGCACGAATTAAAAGACGAACCGGCACTTAAGTTATTAGTCCAAGGTTTCCAAGATAAGGTCATGAAGAAGATGGCTGTCGAGGCTATTGGTCAACGCTTAATGGCATTAGTCAACACTTATGCGGCAGCAGCCTTTCCTGAGAACTATAGGTTCGAGATTCAATGGGGTTCACAAGTCGATATCTTGGTTCATCGAAAATATGGCAAGCGTGTATTGACGTCAGATGTTCGAAAACTCTCTGGTGCCGAATCTACAATATTTACACTGATATTGGTATGTGCACTTTTTGCTTTCGTTCCGTCACACAAACGCTGCAATCTTTTGATACTGGATGAACCGAGTGCTCGTCTATCGAAAGAAATGACTGACGTACTGCAACACTTGCTTAAGGTCCTCAACAAATTCATACCTTCAATCATTGTTGTGACGCCTAAAAACGATGAAATTTTTGAGGGTGCCCGAGCACTCACAATTGTCAAACAGAATGGTTACGCAACAATTAGATCGGGTTTCCCTCATCAACAAACTAGCAATTGAAAACTATGACTATACTTGGAGCATTCGGAGTTGTTCATCTATCACCATTAGAGGTGGTTCAGGCCCTAACCGAATTAAGAACCTCATATACGTTGGTCAGCCGTGAACGTAATTTGAAGGTCCATACTTCAGATGGACTATGCGAGGCACAACCGGCATGGCCTATTGTCATTGACTCATTAAAGGCTCTCAATAAAGTCAGAGGTGTTCCTCATGATCGGCATGTCTACCTGATAGTTGATAGCAGGGCTGCACTTTCACATACCAACGTTGATAAAACGCTGTGGCCCGAATCAGGGACTCAAGCTGAGTTCAGGACTAATCTTAAAAAAGCGTTGAGATTAGCGGCTAAGTCTACATATGAATGGCGGCTAGTCAACAGTGAACCCTCGATTACGGAGTATGTGAATTCAGCGACGAAGCCCTCATTCTTGAACTTCATTCAGACAGAGCTATACAAGATCACGAACTATCAATTGCGTAAAGAGGTACAGGGGCTAACCATTGCCTATTTGGCGGGGGCACTGCCTATCTCTGTACTGAGGCGTCGTATCAAGAGCAGTCATAAATTAACTGCTCTTGGGACCTATGTTCTTTCTGACAAGGCCAAACAGTTGAAGGACGCAATAGCTATGCTGAAGACCACGTCTATGGAACAGGTAGTCAAATCCACGGGTTTCCAGCAGTTTGAACTAATGTATGTGACAACCAGTCACGCTAAGTCCAGTTTGAAATAGACAATTTTATAAAGTAAGTCGACAATTCAATCTGGAGTTATAAAAGCATGACTTCCTATATCCGGCTGTACTTGGTTCCCACACAACCGACAGCTACTCAGCAAGTGATAGACGTAGATTCAACCCTATTGGTCTTGTCCCAAGGTCAGTTTTTACCTGTTCAAAGTGCACCTACTTTGACTCTAGTAGGGACACCTACCAGTTCTAGTTTTGATCCGTTCACCAGTGCGCAACTAGCTTTAACAATTAGTACGGAGCAGACTCAAGAAATAAAAGTATGTTGGCGAGAACCTGTAGGCACCGATCAGTTTCCTAATGAAGATGTGATCACAGAAGTTGACCCGAGTGGTGGAACCTGTGTTTGCGGCATAACCTGCAACGGCACTGACTTGGCCTATGTTATGGTCCAAAACGTAGCCTAAATTTAAAAGGATTTTCAAATGTCGAGTAATCAATATGGGCTTCCCTTGGCTAAGCCTATTACCCAGTCAATACTTCCCATCGTTATGCCTGATGGTCGGCTTTACGGGTTTTATCCAATTAGCGAGCACACATTCACAGGTACTGAAACTTCATTTGCACTAAGTCAAGGCTCGGTTCCTATCACCACTGTAACGTTGGCACCAAAAGTTTATACCAATGTTTATGATGAACAGCGTGTTGAACAATACATGGCAGCTCAATGGCCGTCCAATACTGAAGGTGTGTTCCCTTGGCGCGGTTACGAAGAACTGGTAACCGTTGACCAGCCACAGAATATTGGGACTTATAGCTGGTGGTCAATGCCTGTCAATCACATCATGAAGCACTTCGGGCGCGGTATCCTGTGGAACGCCTTAATGTTCAACATGAATCAAACACCGTTTGTGCCTACACCTCCGGAGCCGCCTGTCGTGACTACACCCCAAGTTCTCCAATGGGCGACGTCCCTTAATCAACAGGCTTTTAGTCAAGACTGTGCGTTTATCGACTTTAACTGGGTGAATCTGTTTCAAGCCGTGATTGTGAGCGATCCAAGCCAAGAAGGTAACGGCGTGGTGCCCATGTCTATCTCGACGGTTAGCAACCCCACTGGCGGCTATTTTAAGGCCTCTGTGGTGACCGGGGCGACCGTAGGTCAAACTATTTATCCGGGTGGTGGCGCGGTCTTTAATACCGTGCGTATTTTGCGCCTTCAAGATCCACCGGCTGGCACCTACACGTTCAACTTCAACATCACGTACACGTTGAACGGCAGCAACACAATGAACGTGCCAGCAGTCTTGACCTTAACTGTTGTGTAACTAGTAAATAGACTATAACGAAAACAACAAAGCCCCTTCCCGATGAACGCAACTATAGATTCAGATCTGATTCAAGAAGCACTGAGGGTAGCTCTACGTTTGAGTCCTCCAAGCTCAGGTAACGTAACCCTAAATTCGGATGGCACCAAACTATTTCTAATCTCTAGTGCTGAACTCAGCCGGTGCCGAGTTCTAGTTCCATGCGTCCTTGAGGGTGAAGCCTTATTCGCGATTCCAACAGCCGCGATTCAAGCTTCGGTCAAGGGCCGCAAGGAACTGTCAATTGTCTACGACAAGACTGTGCTCAATATAAAAAGTGGGCGATACAAAGCACAGTTGGCAACCGTAGACGCCATTCAAATGGACGAGGGTGACGAGAAAGCAGCCGACATTAAGACGTGGGTCATTACAGCGGAACAGCTTGAATGGTTAAGAACTGCTGTTGCTGCTGTAGCATTAAAGCCAACGGCTAATGTCACGGCATTCATGCCGGTCTCCATCAAGTTGGGCCCCAAATATGCGTTTGTTGCGTGCTACGATGAACAACACATGGCATTTGCTTTTGATCGATCAATGAAAGGTGACTTGGAAGTTACTATTCCATTGGATACGTTGACCGCTGTCTTAGACACATTCAAGAACCTAAGTTGTAAACTGCAGGTCACGCCATCGGCCCTCCACGTTCGAAATAAATTGGTTAGCGTCCAACTAGCACTTCCGTCTATGGAAGATCAGAAGATCAACGGGTCTGATGTATTAGAGAAGTCAAAAGAAGTACTCAAGGTTGATGGACAGTCCATTATATTCGTCAAGAAAGACGTTTTGATATTCTTGGATAATGCCAGAGCCGTTGCAGAAAAAAGTCGAATGGAACTTAAGGTTAGTACCGAAGTTGGAAAACTAGGACTATCCGTTACAACAGGTCAGGGGCGCGCACAGGCTACGATCAAGGCTAACACAAAGGCAGAAACCAGTTTCAAAGTAGACTTTGAATTCTTCGAGGAAGCGGTCCGCAAGTGCACGGATGATATCCAGATGAAGGTAGTAGGTTCAGACTTTCTTTCGTTTGTGGGCAAGAACGCTACCATCCTTGTAGCCTTAAACGAGGACTAATTGACATGGCGCGAACTAAAGTTAAGGACGAAGAACCGACAGTCCCCATCAAGATGTTGCTGGATGTTGAGCCTGGGCTTTTCTACGAAGTTGGGGATGCCCATCTAACGTTCTTCAGAGAAGAGAAGGCAACTACATTTTGGTTGGGTCCTAAAATTCCATTAGCCTGTATGTTCGAGGCCCATTGGATTGTTCTGGACGGTGAACGAGTGGGTTTGCACTTTGTTACCCAGTTCCAGGTAACCAATGGTGGAGGCTATCTTTTAGGATACCTGAATAAAGGACGAGGAAAGGCCTCCAAAGTAGAAGTGCTCTTGAAGTCTAAGAACATCGTCATCTACTCGTTTCCCAATAGAGGGGCGCTAATTATTGCCTGCAAGATTGGGCCTGATGTACTTACAATCTTCGAAGAGCAGTAATTCTAAACTGGAATTAATAATGGCTAAGACCGAAGAATTCGATCTGCAAGACTTACTAGCTGAAATTCGTAACGATCCAAGTTTTACCAAGTTCAAGCGTGTGGTCAGAATTACAGGCACGCGCCTGAACCTAGAAAAAGATAGAGAAGAAGCACTAGCTAGTCATGCAGCACGGACCAGCAGAACATTACACGGTTCAAAACGATATTCCCCAAAAGACTTGATTGATGCAACGCTTACTGATGGACGGACACGTAGTCGATTAGTAGAAATCAGGGTGAAGGCCTCAAATCATATTGAGCTTTTAGAAGATGCCTGTGATGCAATCAAACATCATTTGTTCACCGAGTACCACGAACAGTTAAAAGCGTTTTCTACTGTTGATCAACGATCAGCTCTAGTCAAAAGAGTCCAACGAGTAGCCCTAAACATGGTGGCTGAAGGTCGGACCCTGCTCGATCTATTGGACCAGATCATCAAGGACATCGACCAGAACGGACATAGCTTACGTAATTCTATGGAGCTTTTAAAGTTGCTCGACGGGGCTAAGAGTGGAGTCGTTATATGACAACAGAAACGATAAGAGTTCCTGATCTACGAAACTTCTTCAATGACATGGGGTATCTAGGAATTAGTCAGGAAGTTTCTAGTTTGTGGACCTATTATGAACGGGCAGTAAACGACGTAACTTATCAAGAATTGCGATTGGTGGGTAACTCTGTAATTATCCAACAGGCGTCCGATCAATTTGGACTATCCGTTCTAGCCTTACAAACAAATGAGTTACGAGTCTACGAGCATGCAGCATTTATGCTGGCTCAGGCCCTACCCTATTTCGTGCGTGGCTCCTCTGTTCTGCACCTTCATTTTCTAGGCACCGGTTACCAAGCATTTATAGGATTGGACCTGAGTCTATTAGGCCTGCAAGCAGAATTGATAAAGTTGGAAGGATCGTTAGAACTAGTAAATAGACATGGAGTACCCTACGACAAAGAAATATCCAAAGTCACAGGTGCTCTAGTTAAGGTAAAAGGAAAATAAAATGAACAATAATTATTTGGTAGCTACAGCACCTTCATTGTCATCAGCTACGGTTGATGCCTCGGGATCTCGCCATTTCGTTTTGATAGACCTGGGTGAGTTAGGTCCCTGGTCCCTTGCTTCTTTAGCTGTCAATCAAAAATTGAATATCCGGACCTTGTCACTAAACCCTAAATACGACTATTCAACTGATATTTCCGCAGACGAAGGTTCAGCTATCGTTAAATTTCTCGTGTCTATGGTTGCTCAATTCGGTAAAGCCCCGTTGATTATTACCGGCAGTCCGGCCGTGACCCTAGCCTTGGCACTAACTGTGCAGTATGCAACAAACAACCCAGACTTGAAGAACCTGAACATCGTATTAACGGCCGAAGTCGATCCTCAGTCCCAGTCAAATGTGGCGGTCAACCGTGTATCCTTGAGTAATAGTGAAATATCTGGAATATCTGCTTTGGGGTCGCCCACGAGTTTAAATCTAGCTTTCACCAGCGTTTGATGTGATATGACAGGCACTATCACCATCCATGCACGAGAGGCATTCTTCATCAAGAAACAGGATATTAGTCCTAAAATAAGATCAACGTTGATCGACAAATATCGTCACATGTTTTATGAGGTTAAAGCCTGCAAAAAATGCGAGTTCTATGAAGAAAGATTGGCTGACGAGAAACAGCATCTTGAGGTCTGTGACAATTGTGCAGCTTTCAAGGGTGGCGCGGAACTGGCAACAGAAGTTAAGGTAGGTAAGAATTCGTATATCCGAACACCTCTGGGCAATCCTGGGCCTTTAAAATCGGTGCTGGACCATCAAGAAATTAAGTACAAGTTCAAGTCCCATTTTCCGGATAAAAAGTTTAGTACCCCTATTAAGTTCACTGGGACTTTGAGAGACTATCAACCAGAGGCCGTTGAGGCCATGGTTAAAAAGAAGCGAGGCGTAGTAAAATCCAGGGCGCGTACAGGGAAGACGGTAATGAGTTGTGCCGCCATTTGTAGAATTGGCAAAAAAACAATTATCATGGCGTCTCAACGTGAATGGCTTTTAGGTTTTCAAGAAACATTCATCGGGTCAAAAACACAGAAAGCCTTAACTGACTGCAACCCCGATAAGATAGGTTTTGCACGCAAGATCGAGGACTTCAAAAAATACGACGTTTGTTTGGTAACGGTTCAGACTTTCTACAGTGAAGGTGGACAGCGCTTGCTAAGAAAGATTCGTGACATGTTTTCAGTTTTAGTCTGTGACGAGGTACACACAGCAGCTGCCTCCAAATATGCCTCAGTTATTTCCAAACTTAATTGTGGCTGGAAGATAGGTCTTTCTGCGACACCCTCAAGGAAAGATTTTAAATTTTCGTTGGTACGTGATTTGATGGGGCCAAATATCGCCGACCTTAAGGTTGCGCGGTTAAGGCCCCATGTTCGTTTGATACGTACCGAATATGTGAAGAAAGGGAAGGGACAACAATTGTGGCCTTATATTGTTGGATCCTTAGAAAAAGATCCGAAACGTTTAAAGCTTATTGCCAAATGGGCCTTGCAGGACGTCAAGAACGGGCACATGGTACTCATACCTTTTGCCCAAGTAGCGCCCATTAAAGCCCTCGTAGCGGCTATCAACACGATGGCTGGTAAGACCGTGGCCTACCCATTCTATGGGGGCCTTAAAAAGGCGGATAGGGATAAGTACATTGAAGGTGCGCGTCGGTACACTCACAAAATATTGGTGGGTAACATCAAACTCCTGTCCACCGGTACCAACATTCCCAGGGCCAGTTGTTTGTATGAGTCTACACTTTCTAGTAATATGGAAAATGCTGAACAGCGGGTGTCTCGTATTCTCACACCTATGGACGGCAAGATCACACCTATTCTCCGTATCTTTTTGGATGATGCTCATGTTAGACGTGCGTGCTTAAGGACCGAATGGTTTGGGTGTATCAAGCCCATGTTCAAGCCCGTCATTTCAGAAAAAGACACAGAAATCCTGAAGGCTTATTTTGCTGACAAAGACCGGGTCCCCAAGGTGGAATGGTAGCTTACGGCTAGTAAATAAGTATAGAACTATCAACGAGACGAACTATGTTTTTTACAACTGTCCAATCGCCTATTACGTACAACCCAACTGAGGCCTCCCTATCTTTGTTAAAAGGCCTTCATCTTCTGTACCCACATATGATGAATGAAGATCAAACTATGTTCTACGCACCTAATGGACATAGTTTGGAGGTGAGGCTTCAATGAACGAGATCAATGGTGGTTCGTCCAGGGCTAAGGTCCCCTATGCTAGGGGCTCTACTTACACTAGGTCCGGGTCTAAGTCAGGGTCTCCCGTCTATGATCCTAAAGACGAGGCCTCGGTAGAAGACCTTCAGAGTATCAATAAAAAAATAGTTAAAAAACAAGAATTAGCTAAATCAGAATCCAAATCTAGTAGTACTCGTATTATGGTGAAACAAGGAATAGCTATCAAACAGGTGGTGCCTTCATCTGTCTGGCGCTGTGCTCCATTTAAATGGGACCCCTTACCTTTTTCTGTAGAGAATGAAAAACTTAATGACAGAATTATTGAGGCCGAGGTCCAGAACCAAGGCTTATCCATGTTTCTGGACGATGTAAGAATTCCCATTGTTTATGGTGTGTCAGGCAACCCCGATGACGTACAGGCCCGTTATTTCGCGGCCTTCCTAGTCGACGCTCATCTACAGGCCCTAGGATCAAAAGCAAATGTAGTGTGGCATACCTTGTACGGTGGATTTGACAATCCGTTACTCAAGTCCCACACGGATAACGATTTAATAGAAAAACCCTCATTATTGGTTCTCACCAATTTGAGCCCCGCTAGTACAGGGGTGAAACTGGATAAGGCTAAAGATCTGCTGGAGAAGTTTCAAGACATTCCACGTATAGTGGTCATGGCCGGTGAAGACCCTTTGTCATTCCTGTCCTGCAGACTATACAGTGAAGTAAATGCTTTAGCCTATTTCTGTCAAAGCTTGGTCAAACGAAAAATGGATATTATATGAAGGACCCTCAAGTTGTTATTCAGTTATCAACGTTTTCGTTAGCTAAGACTTGGAGACCAGGAGTCCGTAAGTCAAAACCTATTGCTACTCTGACCGGCGTTATTCATAACGGTGGCGGGTTTAACTGCAAATTCAGTTTCAACTTTGGACATAGATCACAATTGGTGTTTGAGGACGCTCGTATATTTGATGGTTCCGAGCCTAAGACACTAGCTTTGTTAGTAAAGAATCGATTACTGGATTGGGCAAAGGCAACTGATTCCATACCTGAAGAACTAAGATCCGAGCTGGTTCAAAGCATATTGAAACATGATCAAGGTCAAGGTCACGGCTCGTCATGAAATGGTCAACCAATGAAAAAGTTGATAAAACGTTGCAGGACTATGCTCAAAGAGTTATTGATACTGAGGACGACAAAGAAAGATTTGCTGTAGCCCTAGGTTATATTGGTGCGGCCTGTACTTTGTACAGAGGAGAGCCATTGTTGAATAATTATATTTGTATATTAGCCCAATTAGCTTTATTTCCATTGGACATTAAATGAACAGCGATTACACCAAGTTAGTTAAAGATTTGCGGCTCCTGTATTTCACTACGGTAGTGCAAGAGCTAAATGATGAACAAACCCGTCGTTCACTAAGAATCCTGTTTCTAGAACACTGCTACTCAAGTCCCGGAATAACTAGCGCCCAAATACAATGTGATAAATCCAATAACCCACCGTCCGTTGTTGAGGCTAAGGACTTGGCGATTCGAGTTAAAGTTCAATGGTCTGCTGGTGATCAGACAATGATTTATATGTCGGTATATAAAGTCAGCGTGTTCCACAATTTAAAAGAAGTACCAAATGGGTTGAATCCAGAATGAGAAGTAAGTTAAGGCGCAAATGCGCTATCTGTTGGTGGCTAGTCCTAGTATTTGTGGTTGTCCCAATATCGACTTATTTATATGTAGCAGCGGTCTTAACCGAGGGTTCTCAATATGAATAGTCGACAACGTAGGGTTAACCGCCGAGCTGATCTAAGAAAACCTTATTGCTTTGTTCTTGAGCCAGAACACGATTTCTATGAAAGACTAGTGGCTGACTATATTGAACCCGACGAACCTATAGCTAAGGACAGACCGCTATTAAAAGGCGAGTTAGGAACGATCTAGGTTATCAGGTTATCTATTAAACTAAATAAATATAGGTTTCAGCTATGATTTATATGGGAAGTAAAGCGAGTTTCGGCAAAGAAATAATGAGGACTATGCTGTCCAGCAGACCAGATGCTACAGTTTATGTAGAGCCATTTGCCGGTGGTATGAACATGATGAAATATGCTCCACCAACAATGAAAAGAATCGGGAATGACATTAATGAATTCCTGATTGCCATGTGGAGAGCATTGGATAAGGGCTGGACCCCACCTAAGTTCGTTAGTCGTGCACTCTAAGTAGAGTGCAAAGCTAATCACTATGCACGGTCAGCGGCCCTAACCAGCTACATTGGGTTTGGTTGTACTTTTGGTAGTGCATGGTTTAGTAGTTATTTAGACAAAGGTAAATTCAAAGACGGTAGTGTACGTAACTATCAAGCTGAGGCCTTAAAAAGTATACTCAAACAACTTCCGGCCCTAACGGATGTTGAGTTCTTAAACAAAAGTTACTCGGATTTGGAAATACCTGACGGTGCTTTAGTATATTGTGATCCCCCCTATGAAGGAACTGCAGGTTATAAAGATGCATTTGACAACTCCAAGTTCTGGACCTGGGTTAGAAAACTTTCATTAAGATGTACTGTCTTTGTCTCTGAATATAAGGCTCCACCAGATTTTAATTGTGTTTGGAGTAAAAATAGAAAAGTGACTCTGCATAATGCTTCTAACAAAATATCCAAACAAAGAGTAGAAAAACTATTTGTCTGGAGCGGAGCATCAATCAGAAAAGAGGAGAATGCTATTTTGATTCTGTGGACTGAACCCTTAGTTGAGACTAAAGCTTTCTTAATTGAGCCTAAGTCCGATAAGCAACGTCAGAAACTTTTATCTTTGAATAATCGATTCGTCAATGACTCAAATCTAGATTAAAAGCATCTGGTCTACCAGTTGAATGAAAGAGTTCAAGATCAAGATCCAACACTGAATAAATACAGGGTTGATTATCCCTTGGCTTTAAACCAACCATTAACTGTTGTCCATTGTGGAATTATTGACTAGCAGTAAATAAGAGTAGAGCAACATAAAAGGATTAAGGTATGGCCCGATTAGTTAGCCTGAAAGCAGAGTTAGCAGTGCTTAGAGGTATGTGTAGCAAGAATAAAAAGATAGCGGGGGCCCTACTCTCAAATACAGACGAATCATATTTTTACTCAGAAGAAAGTGTAGAACTCTACCAGGCAATCAAGCGGCATATGCATGAATCGGGGACAGCCCCCAGCTACAGACTGCTTATTGAAGACCCGGAAATCAGTGAAGACGCAAGATCCCACATGCGGGATAGCCAGGCATCAGTGCTAACTGTTGAAGACGCTGATAAAGCTGCACGCATCCTCAACCGTTATCGTCAGACACGTGGACTCTTCAACTTAGCCTCCCACATCAATGATGCGATGAAGGGTTCCCGTCTCAATATTGATAACCTGTTAGAGGACTCGGCAACGGCCATCAATATTGTACGGAGCAAGAAGTCTAATAACGATGCTTTCACCCATTTCGGGCGCAACAACAACTCGAAAGAACTGGTTCATGATATTCTGTACGGCGATAACTCAGAGGACTTAATACCGTCTGGCATTGAAGCCTTTGACGAAGTGAACGGAGGATTTGCCAGAGGCTCTTTAGTTACTGCTGGTGCCAACTCAGGTGGGGGTAAATCAGTTTTAGCCGGTGCCATGGGTCTGAAGATGGCGGCTTTAGGCTACAAGGTATTGTTCGTTCCCTTGGAAATGTCTGAGAAAGAAATGACTCAGCGTATCTTGGCAAACGTAACAAAGACCAATCTAACAAAGATCATTAGACAGCAGTTAGCAACAGGTGAACGAGATTTAGTATTCAAGCGTCAACGACGTTGGGAACGTAGAGTCAAAGAAGCTGGTGGTCGATTCACTATATTTAAGCCTCGTGAGGACATGAATATTGAGGAGATCATGGCTGCAACCGCTGCCTACCAGTGTGATGTGATGATCATTGATTATATTTCACTTTTGAAAGGTGTAGACGGTGACGATCAGTGGCGGGCCTTAGGGTCAGTTGCTCGTTATGCTAAGATCAATGCCGAAATAGAAGGTCGCGTAAATATTTTATTGTGTCAAGTTAGCGATGATGGCAAGATCCGTTATGCGCGAGCCATAAGCGAGCACAGCAGCAATTCTTTAATTTGGATTAATTCAAAAGAACAAAAAGAATCGGGCATTACCCGTATTGAACAACCTAAGTCCCGTAATTCTATGGCCTTTCCTTTCTCTGTCAAGTTCGTATGGGACCAGATGAGAATTGAAAGGGCACCTACAGACGAAAGTTTGGGTGCAGTTGAGCATCCGCCAGGATCAGATGCCGAGGACCCCAAAAAGGCCCCAAAAAGGCGGAAAATGCCCAACCTTGCCACTGATACATGATCCTCAATTTAGGGTCGCCACGGGCCTCAAAAGGGCCTTAAAACAGCACGTGGCGTGGCAAGGCACTGCATGTTTCATGCTCCAATTTAGAGAAAAACAATGACAAACGTTATTAATTTTTGTAGGCCAGTCATTAGTCCCAAACCTAAGGTAGAATTCAGCAAGTGGAACGGTGGGCCCGGGCCCTGCCCTGTTTCCAAAGACCAAGTTGTGCGGGTAGTCCTACGCAACGGAAAAATTATGACTATCAGCGCATGTGCTTTAACTTGGGAACATCGGGGCTTACCTTCCGATATAGTAGGATGGTCCGTAAGTCTAGAGCTGGATGCGTCTAAATACTAAGTTTAAAAATCAGGAATTTGGTTATGCCAAAAATTAAGACTTATGTTCAAACTAAAGTTCATGTCGAAATAGACGTTGAATTTCCGTTTTACCGCAAAATTCGTGATGTCCACCATTCGGATTACTACAACGAAGATACCTATGTAAAGATCGAGGAGACTAGAACAATAACCTTGGTTTTCCGAACGGGTTGCGGCTATCCTGGAGACTATGAAAAGACTTCAATTCTAGTTGGGGCTACTAGTCTTGAGAACTATGGGATAGCTTATCTGAAAGGTACTGCGGATAACATGCTTACTGCGTCCGAGTTTAAGGCTAAATTAGCTGAAGCTTTGTCAGACATATCCCTAGCCGACCTAGACTGAACAGATTAAGATTAGAAATGACCAACGTTATCAATTTTTGTATGTCAAGGCCCCCGACCATATACAAACATTAAAAGCGTGCGTGCTCTAAATAAAAAAGGGACTACACAATCAAATGTGTAGTCCCTTTTCTTTTAGTCTCTCAGTTTATGTGCTACGCTCTACGGTCCAAAAACTATCTGATAACGTTGGGTCTAGTACAAAGGCAAAGGGAAGCCAGAAATAGCCGTCTAGTCCCCATTTAATGCCCCAACTATTGCGGACCAGAAACATACGGGTATTTAAATCGTAGCCCACCATTAATACAGCGTGACCGCCTAAGCATTTTTCTTTTGTATTATCGGGCATAGGTACTATCCCCGTCTTTGCTACAACTTCGTTCTCAAACGATTCGTAGACAACGATACCGAACACAATAGGACGACCTTCACTTAAGAAATGAAGAATCGTATTTTCGTGCTGGCTAATCTTTGTACATTTTAGGGCTCTACGTTTTAATCCATCAATATAGGCATCAGCTGAGGGTTTAGCCTTAAAATGATGAACGTTATAGGGCCAGACGGCCTCTTCACATACGCCGTAAGTCTTGAGTGCTTGTATGCCATCAGCGATCTGGGCCCCAGCGTCTTGTCTGGTTGTCCCCTCAATTAATCGTTCGTTGTAATAAACAAAGTTGCGACTTAACCGGGTGAACTTCTGATGCTGAACCAGTTCTAAGTGCTCCATTGCACCAATGAATGCGTGACCCGTACACGAGCCCTCCGATTCTTGATTCTCTACCGGACTACACTTAGGACGTAGATCAACTGTTCGCGGAACATCCACAGGATTAGCAACAGCGAATACTGGAGTCCTTGAGTCATAACTATCTCTCACTCTGCTATATTCTCTACTCATCGTTAGCCCCATAAATAATAATGAACAAAAGAAAAGGGCTACACCTAGTGAAAGATGCAGCCCTATAGTTAAGCTTTTGGTCTAAAACTGGTTCAAGCAGTAGTGCCTTCATTTACCTGAGAAATTACGTCGCTCAAATAAGCAGGATCGTAAGAATACAACTGCTTCCAATATTCTATAGCCTTTGCCTTGTCAGCACGACTAATACCAGCCTTCACCATCTTTTCGTTAAACGACTTCATGACCGGAACCTGAGCAATCGAGGTCACCAGATCATAGCTAACTGTAGTCGCCAGATTAGTAGTTGAGGATACAACCTGTACCTTTTCACTATTGGCCTGGACAGCAAACCCATAGTCCATGTCCCCGCTTTTAGCCACAAACGAAACGAATTCACCCGGTGCTGCTGAGGCCATAGACAACTGAGCTAGGCGTGGTACATCGGGGCGACGGCTGACCGTGGCTTCAACCAGTTCCGACAGATCTTCATGACCGTGACGTGCCAGATATTTGCCACTCTTACCTTCACGTACTTCCCACAGTGACTTGTCTTTATTATCCATCATGATATTCGAGCTCATGACACGATAACTAGCCCGTACTTCTTTTTCATTCAAGACTCGCACTTCTTTGTGAGCACGAATAAAACCAACAGCTACACCAGCCTTAATAATACGGAAACTGTCTTCAACGATAGCTGCTAAATGACTAAACTTGGATCCAACTGATGCACGAATGCTGTCTTTAGTTTGCTGACCCGTAAACGAGACAATAACCTTGGCTAGGGTTGGAGTTTTCATCTCGAAATCGGTAACAGCTACGGTAGACGTTTGAATATAATCGTTGTTCATTTTTAATCCTTATTGCGAAAGGGAGAGTACAGATTGTGAACCTCTAAGGGTTATCATTAAATTGTGGAACGTAGAACTACTATTTAGCGTTGATAATGCCAACCAATTTGTAGTAGCCATTGGTGTTACAGATAAACTGCAGATTTTTAATTTTTGACAGGTCCTTCATCAAATTATGGATTTCTAAGATTCCGCTAGGGTCCCAAGACGTACCTCTGAGGCCCGGAATACTGCTTTTACTAGCCTTCAAATAGATCGATATGACATTATCCGCTTCTTCACCATAACTAACTCCATCAATAATATGGTGCTTGGAGAATTCATGTTTCAAAAGTTCAGCAATTTCTGGATTTGAGGCCTCAAGTTGTGCAAAACCTGGATCGCGACTAATATCTGTTGCCACTAATCTTTGTGCTGCATTAACTTTGATGTTCATTTGCTATCCTTTGATTGTTGATCAAGTTCCTCTTGTGCTTTGGTCCACGCAGCGTCAGGTATATCACCTGACTCAACGTAGTCAGCAATTGCATCAATCACTTTACCTACAAGTTCGTCGTCCAGTTTATCGCTAGTTTCGGCTGTAATCAGTCTTGAAGCAATGCTTAAGGTTAGTGAACTATGGACACCATGTCGACTATTTTTGGTGCCTGGTCCACCTTGACGTTGACGGCGGTCTATTTCTTCGTCGCTTAATGTATCATATTCGTGTTTGGATAGCGGTACCCAATCGCCGTTTTTCCAATATCCATATTTATTTGCTTCAGCTTCTTCATCTGACCACCCTTTCTTTCTAGGCTTATCGTTTCCTAGTTTCTTAATGCTCGATCCAGCACCGACCACACCTTTCTTTACCAGACTATATATTGCCGGTGCACCCAAGTGCTTAACAGCCATGAAAGCTACTAGTCCAACACCACCTGAGGCACCCAGTACACCAGCCATAGCTGCACTGCCTAGGATATTACCGACCATTGATGCAATCTTCTTTACATCGCCTTCCTGCGTCTTACCATTCAATAGTCTGTGAGTTGCACCAATACCCGATAGTAGGCCTCCACCGTCCCTTATAATGCCTCTAATCAACCCTTTCTTCTTAGCCTCAGCTTTAACCTTGGAAGCTGCGGTTTTGCGTTGTGGACTACTTGGTTTCTTATCCTCTGGTGTTATTTTGGGTTTACTGCTTTTAGTAGGTGCTTTAACCGGCACCTTAGACTGGGGTTTTGGTTCAGGACTATCCACTCCTGACTTGTCCTTAGCTTCAGGTTTCCCTTTAGCTTTAGGTTCAGGAGCAGAATTGGGTTCAGGTTTCAACAAATCTTTCTTATTCTGCTCAAATTTCTCTTGTTCGGTTTTGGGTGCGGGTGTGGCTGCGGGTTTCTGCTTCTGAGTTTCGCTTATTGATTTAGGCAACGTCTTCTGATCCCTGGTCACGGTCACCGGCTGATTACGATCAGTGGGTCTAGATTTGGGTTTATTGTCCTCAGATTTTATGTCATCCGCGTACTTGGAACCCGGATGTTCCTCAACGTAGTCTTCTTGTTCTGGTTTTGAGAGCTTATCAAACCATTCTTCATTGAGTTTGTATTCTTTGTCGGGTTGAGGGTTATTGACCTTATAGAATTTATTAGGCTGATTCTTTTTGACTGGCTTTTTAGTCTCTAACGGCTGAGGTCTAGTGCTCTGCATTTGAGCCTGCCCCGTAGGTGCTGCACTAATAGTTTGGGTGCTCAATAATCGAAAAGCAGCGTTGAGTTTCATTGTTGTTCCTGATCATAATTTGGTCCATAACTATTCGGCGCATAATCAAATTTGTAGATAGCTAAGAGACTTCGAAAAGTACATTAATTCTTTACCTTTTCTTAAGCTTGCATGCGCACTATACGCAAGGTCAATTTCATGCCCCGCCCCCGCACTGGCCTTATAGCATTCTTTTATCAAGGGGTGACTGTCATAGGACATAATCCAAGGAAGCTTTAATTTCTTCTGTACCCACGTAGCGAGTCTTCTATGGTCAGCCTCTTTATACGCATCTGTGTATAGACCCGGACCTTTCTCAACGTAAGGAGGGTCTAGATATACTAATGAATTCTTTGGTACTTGTGACTGTATACCAGACATAAAGTCCAAGGCATCTAAATTATAGATACCTATACGGGACTTGAGTTTCCCAATAGTCTGAATTCGTTTTATGAGTCCATCTTTGTTGTAACGAGCATCTAATTTATATGTTCCAGCCTGTTGTTTTCCGCCGATAACACCAGCCTTTAGGATCCCAGATCTGTTCACCCTATTAAGAAAGAATGTAGCAAAACCTAGGTTTAGAAGAGGGGCTTTATTTCTGTTCAACCAAGTCTCACGTTGAAGATACCAAGTGTCCATGGTGCAAGGCACTGTTTCGATAAGAGAGCACAAAGCATCTGGTTTACGAATACAGCTATACCAAAATGCATAAATCGCTCTATCGTAGTCGTTGAGATGAATCGCGCTAACTGAATCAGTCAGCAATAAGCCTAGTGCTAATCCGGCTCCGCCACAGAAAGGTTCTATGTAGTGCCCGCTCTTTAACTTATTGTTGGCTATTAGTTTTTGAAAATACGGGAGTAGTTGAGACTTCCCACCGGGGTATCTTAAAGGTGTGTAATTAGTAATTTTCTTTCCTAGATTAGTCCACAACATAGTTGGTTTACTGCATTCAAGTCGAAGCACTGAGCACTAAACTATATTTACTATGTTGTGGAATAAGTCTAACAAAACATTTTACACATCTTGAACGTAATCGAAGCTCCAACCGATCTGTAGTGTAATCAGATTAGAGGCTCCACCGTCAAGCTCCACCTCGTTCACGGTCTCCGGCCACATACCGTAAACGTTAATAGTTCTACTAACTTGGGGTAAATCGTTATATACGACTATCTGACCATTTACGCCATATGAAGACTTAAAAGTACCGCTATTATTAAGCCATGAACGGGCGCTTTCAGACCAAGCATAAAACTGAGCACGTGTACTCCAGTCAGAGGCTTCCATGAAAGTTGAATTAAAACTTCCCGTGTAAGTCTTCATGCCCGCATAGTTAAGTTTTGTTCCGTGCAAAGGAACTACAACTTTATCCATTGCAAAGCCAGGAAGGCCAGTGGTCATACATTTCCAGGTTAAGGCCTGTGTAGAACTAGAGCCTGGAATAGCTGGTAAAAAAAGATCAAAATTCCAAGACTGAGCTGGGTCGGCAACCGCTTGTACATCTGCTAAACTCGAACGTCCCATAATACACCTCTAGGTTTAATGATTAATGACTAGTGACTAGTGACTAGTGACTAGTGACTAGTGATTGATGATTAAAATAACAATAGGTTGATCAATCAAATCAACCCAAAATTTGAATAACTGGATCCCAACCCTCTCTTAATTCTCGGACTCTGATCAAGCAGTCTTTACCTTTAAATAGATAAGAATTAGGTGGCTCCCCATGGGGTATAGGCTGGGCCTTGAAATCAAGCATTTGAACGGCCTTTAAAAGCTTCGCGAAATCGCAGTGACAACCTAAGCTAAAGTCCGCTTGGTTCAGGTGCACTCTTAGACCATGCATTTTCAATAACTGATTTAAGGCTATTGCTTTAACTCCACGGGTGCCTATGTCCGCTACATGCTGTGGATTCTGGCCCTTGAGCTGGTACTTAGGTTCTTCATGATAAGTAGCTAGTAATCGATGCCAGGCCTTAGACTTGATAACGACGCCTAGTCGTGGATTAACTGGAATTAAATTTTCCATAAGTGTCTCAGCCCAATGGTTGTTGACCCATGTTAAAGAGTCGAGGATCAGCATCACTTAAGACCTCGTGTTCTAAGACCTGCTCTCTAGTCATATTGGCTTCTTGATCCTCGTTCAAAACACCGGGCAACGATTCGTACATAAAGCCATCTGATTTAGAAGTCGATGGCGGACCGGCCTCTAATTGTTTTTGACCTTTCTTTTGCTTAGCATAGCTTTGGTTATCACCTTCTTCGCCAATCATTTGATAGCCGTCAAATAAGCCTGGCATCCCATCTGTATCCACAGTCGAATTAGCAATCCTAGGTTTAACTTTAGATTTAACTTTAGATTTAAGTTTAAGTTCGGCCCTAGCTACTGGACGCTGCTTAGTATTAGGTCTACGCGTGGACTCTTCTAGTGCAGCGTTCTCCATGTCCATTGTTAGGGGGTCGTCCTCAGCACCGGATTCAATACGAAACAAACGTAATGCAGCCTTAATCTTAAGATAGGCCTGGGCGTGGGCGTACTGAGCATCAGTTTGTTGGGTCGTCGGATTCTTGCTCACTGGTGTAGAACTAGCTGTAGTGTCCGTGCCCGTGTCTTTAACTGCTGTTTTATCCATAGCTGATTTAGGGCTAGTGCTAGTGCTTTCTTTGTTCTCAGTCGTTTCCCTGGTATCTTGCTGATGCTCTAACTGCTTTTCGTTCTGGGACTTGAAATCTGTAGCTGGTGCTATTACGTCTGAATTCGACTCAGCAACTAGTCTGAATGCTGCCCTTACCTCGGTTTTAATTTGCATCTTAACCGCCTGTATGTTTACGTGCTTAGTGTTTGTACTGTGGTGTGTTATAGTAAATAGAGGGTATAACGAACGTCAGGGCCATCATGTACAATCCAAATTACAATAATATAAAACCGGGGCACCTGAAATGGTGGGTAACCGTTGATCAAGTGCCTGAGAAAGTTTTCAAGGACGTAGAGAAATTAACTGGAAAATTCAAGATCGAGGACTGGACGGCTAAAGATGATGACGCGTTAAAGACCCAAATTTTGAAGTTCAAGTCTAGCAAGCAAATTACGCATTGGTTGCCTGCAGCCTTCTATGAACTAAAATTGACCAATCCTCGTCTTTGGAATAAATTCTGGTATTTAAATAGAGGCTATCTTCTCATCTTGGAACTAATGCTAAATGACCAAGCCAAGACCGTAAATGCTAGCGAATGCTTGGTAAAGAAGTCGAAGATGACACCTGAGTTAAAAACATTCTTTGCCCGAACCTGCATTCAAGGAAGTCCAGAAACGCAAACAGTGATATCTCTTGTTCAGGGCTCTGCTGTTGTAGCCGCATTAGCCTTTAAAAAATTAACTGAAAACGGTGGCTACGAATTACTAGCCTATGGATCATCACTACGTATTCAAGGACTGGTACCGAAACTTAAAGAGGCCCTGTTGAAACTGACGGACGCCAAGTACATAATTTCGTTTAGCGTCAACTCAACTTCAACAGGGAGTCTGCAAAAAGCATTAGGTTTTACCAAACTAAAAGACGTGGGTCCCGAAACAAAAGTTTGGTACGGTCCTAATCTAGTAGGTTCTAAAACTGGAGACTATGAAGTAGGACTACCCTCATTTGTTGACGCAGGTAAAACCAAGTGGAAGCTAGAGTTTTAAAAGTAGGGTGGGTAGGGTACCCTACCCACCCTACTTTGGCACCAACAATCATTGAGGAGTAACTTGCGAGAGCGCTTCTGTAAAGGATACACCCTGTTGACTAATAACTACTTGGAGGTTAATAATATGCGTTGGCACCAGCGGAATTACGATCACCGTCACATTTCTAATTCCAGAATTAAAATCCTGAGCCGTATTATTCGAGTTGTCACTAACAACAGTGAAACTAGAAATACCCCGAGCATTCTGAATAGATTGCAAGTAATCAGTACACGAGGCTACGATCTGACGGCCTAGAAAATCATCATTAGGTTCCTGCAGGGCGTATAGCAAGAAGTTATACAACGCTGTCTTCATCACGTTGACGATTCGCCGTACACTAACCCATGACAGGGCACTAAATTGAGCAGCTAATGTTTGTTGTTCCCACAGAGCCGTACCTTGACCGATGAATGTTTGCGTGTAATTAATCTGCGCATCAAACAGGTCATCCATCTGTCCAGCATCATAGGTGTAACGGGTACCCAATACATTGACGATACCTCGGTTTAAGCCCGCGATACTGAAAGATGGATTGGCCACGCGGTCTGTACGTGCACACAGGGCTGCAGCCCAACCAGAGAACGGCACATACTGTTGCTTGCCATTAATCGTATCTGCTTCCAACATATCGGGGCTAAAGATCGCGCTGTACGTTGAATTAAGATTAAGCTGCAGATTCCTATAGTTCAAGGCATTCTGGAACTGCTGGCTAGCACTTGGCATATCAATTAAAGATACACAATCACCACGAGATTGAGCCAGTGTATCCATTGCTAGTTGAACGGTGGGCGTCGAGTTACCCGAGTTCAGCAATATATTGATCGAATACAATTGTTTATTCTGGAACGTCGACCACGCAGCTGCTACGTCATACGGTGTAGGAGCTGTTCCCGAGTCACCGCCAGCCATTGCAGTGGAAGCCACGCTATCAATAGGCGGCAAGTCAACAGGATAGCCAGGAAGCGCCGGTACATTGGATGTCACTTGAATATACTGAGAGAACGGGTTAATCCGCTGCTCCAATTCGGTCTCCATACCCGTGCTATCCGTGTAATCAATTAAAGAGCAGTTGAACTGTTCCACAGGGTAATTCAGACTCTGGCTCAAACTATAAACGTTTAGGCCGAAAGTGGGGCTGGGTGCTGCAACATTGGCCGGACTGGTAATAGGCAGAATCGCAGGATTGGGGATCAGTGCCCCTGTATCGATGAAGCTCGATGTACCCTGCCCAATCGTTGCCATAAGCCCGTAGGTGCCCCCAGTAACCCGCCCATACAGGTTATAACCGATGGCATTGGGGTCAATCACCCAGGTTACGGTCACCGTATTCGTCACACCCATACCACTAATAATGATCTGGGCAGGAGCTGAGGCCAGGGTCTCACCTGCGGGACCCAAGCTAGAGACCTGGTACTGGTAGGTACCGGCTACTAGGGTGCCGCCTGTCAGGGCTGAGGCTAAGGTAGGTTCGGCTGGTTGCTGAAGATTAGAGCTAACAATCGAGATTGCTAGGTTATCCCCGTAGCTTCCGGGTCCCAAATTCGGGTAGAACAGAGCCAGTGCTTCGTTAGTAGAACCTACAGGCAGAATAGCTGCCCAATCGGGTTGGGTAGGATCGACAATACCTGCTGCAATTGGCGTCAAATAGGTTAAGACGCCATCGCTCCACATGAGAACTGATGAGTAAAGTGCACCTTCACCAACAACTCTAAGGCCCCAGAGTTGATTACCTTCACTGAAATAATCTAAGGCGCAGTAGACGTCGAAACTGATCTGCGCATTTGGATTACCATACTGGCTCAAATAGTTCTGACCATTGGTGAATAGTTTAGGACTAGTCGATCCTTGGTTGGATACTATAACTTGGGCTACTACGGATGTTGAGGCCGAGGTAATAACTTGAGAGAGATTAATTTCCTGGATTATTACCTTACTCGACTGCTGTGCTGAGATGGTCATTATGCGTTCTCCGTTTTCGTGGGCGTTGCACTAGCGGAGGACTGAGCTGCACTAGAGGCCGTAGTTGCTACAACAGTCGCGGGAATTGGAACTGGAACTGGAGCTGTCACCGTCTTTGATTGAGCCATAGTCCGGGGCTTTGAAGAATTGGTCTTGACCGGAGGCTTACTATTAGAAGTGCTAACCGTTGTTGGCGTGAACGATTTCACCGTATTCGGATGCAGGGCTTCCCAGTTAGGATCAACAACAAATCCTGCAGGTAGATCAACACGTCCCTTAGGACTAATACGGGCACCGCCTTTGATTCCTGACGAATTAATCGTGTCCGGAAACTGACTTACTTTAGTTAAGTTAACGACTCTCATTACTGCTCCTCTGTAGGGAAGGCGAAGAACTGCGAGCTAACAATTTGGCTGTTCACGCCTCCGATTTGTGCATTCACATTGATTTGATTCGTCTTGCCCATTTTTGCAGTGTAGGGTTCACTGATATAGCCGTGGATAGTGGCTAGTACAGTAATTTCGTATTTCGTTTCTTGCTCTACGATATTTTCACGCTGAGGAATATTGATTGACTCAGCTAGCGTCAGGCCTATGCCGAATTGTTTCAAGCCATAGTCCACACTGAACTTTAAATAGCCTGCTCTTCTGGCTAGGAGCCATCGTCGGACAAATGCCCTAACCGATCCTTGCTCTATAGAATCAAATTTGTTGGTTACGTAGGTCACTTCGATGTCGAAATTAGTGGGTTGAATCCGCGCCATTTGAATTGTGTCGTCAGATCTCACACCAATCCTAATTCCCCTACGTACCCATTGATGAGGGTTATAACTTTCGTTGTTGACGCTAGTCGTCTGGATCACAAAATAAGCATAGGGATAAGTCAGCGTCTTTCCCTGACCGAATAGCGCATCTAGGACCTTCGTCTTATCGTTCTGGTTAATGAACGCACATTTAGCACAACCGAATACTTGCTGGAATCGTTGAGCAAATCCCTCCATCACAAACATGTCCAGGGGTTGTACTGAAGGATCACTCATAAGCAACTCCTTTGTGTAGTACTAAAACTAAAACTAAAAGAAAAAGGGCACGGCGGTTCGAATCACCGGCGTGCCCTTCTTTGTTGAAACTTTTGACTATGGATTATTACTTTTTCTTGGTAGGAATCAATTCAGCCAAGGCTTTAGCAAACAGAGCTTTAGCCAATGCCTCTTTATCATCCGTCTTATCCTCGTCCTCAACAGCCTCGTCTTCTACTTCTTCAGGCTCGCCTTCGGGTTCGGCTTCAGCCTCAACCTCTTTACCCTCTTCGTCTTGGTCACCAACCAGATGATCCAGAGCTTTTTCTTCAGCCGCTTTTACCTTAACTTTCTTGGCATTAGCCGTAGCCTCTACCTTGGCTGTGTAGGCCTGAGCATTATTATGCTCAAGAATAGCGATAGCCGACTGCACGTCCGGTTGGCTAAGAGCTTTAGCAAAAAGAGCTGCTGCCGTTTTAGGCTTGCCCTTTGATGCTTGCTCCATGGCCAATACCACGTAGTCCAAGGACTTGTTGTAAGTCTTCATGATTCATTCCTTTTGAATTCGGTAATTGTAAGGTTCGACGTATTTTGAGCACTAAATCAACAACTTTAAATTGAGCAAGCGTGTAATCTCATTTTTAGTCCAGAACTTTTCAGTGGGGTAAAACATCCCATCGATATGAACATAAGTCTTGTACTCGGCAAAATGCAGACTTGCAGCTTCCGCTTTAGCACGGTTCTCTATCAGAGCTTCTTCTTTGGGCATCCAGTGATAATCTCTTAACCCTAGAGACGACAAATCTTTAATCTCTATATAAGTATCTCCAACCTTAAAATCTGGAGAATACTTAGCCATTCTATTTAGTCTTGGATTAAAATAATCTACTGATTCCTTGGGTTCATATACTATGTCGTCAACGGGAGTAGCCCTGTGTTTAACTAAATGCTCAACAAAGGCTTTCTCGATCAACGACCTAGTATTGAAATCCTTACCATTAATTCTGAACTTAAACCATATGTGATTTGGGTGGCAGATAGGACATATTCCAATAGTTTTTAGCTTGAAGAGAGTTTCAGGTTGATGACTTACCTTATGCCCACATTTAATATATTGATGCAAGATCGGAGTCTTCGTACCTTTATACTTCTCTATGACACGTATGTTATTACTACGTTCTGTCACTTCAGCTACATAAACATCATTCGGTTTCTTAACCCAAGGTCTACACTTGGAGCACGGATCTATGCACATATTGAAACAAGACAATCGCATGTCGAACACAAAACCGCAGTTATGCTTGTAGGTGAAAACAGTGCTATCTTTACTGCCTTCACCTTCTGTAATTTTTATGCATTTGTAGTCACCTTTACCTGCACTTTTTAGATGTTCGGTATAAGTTTTAGGCGTTCTCTTAACTTTGTAGAACTGCCGTTTATGAGTACATCTACATGCGTGTCCCATCTTACTGTGCTTGCATTCAACAATCCGCAACTCATTACAAGCATTACATTTAACCTCAAACTTGCGGTCACCCAAGACCCTGAGCAACTTATAGTTAAACGTTACTGAATACTTGTGAGCATAGTCCTCAGGACTAAGTGGTTTAGGTCCAGTCTTTGCCATTATTCTGTCCAATAATATTTAATTTGATGAGGTAGATTAGTCCGGACAGGAACCAATCAGGGCCGCTAAACCTTTTCCCTCAAACTCGTTCAAGCTTCTGATAGAGAACCGCGCTAAACACGGAGTCTTAAGGCTTATTGTTGATTAAACGTTGGTGCCTACACACGTAAACCTTTCGCGACGGATCTGCTGTTGGCGATAGACACGGCCAAACTTTCATACATCACCCATCCGCGACCCGGAATACGCTCAATAGAAATGTCGATAGGTTGCGATTGCAGGCCACCACGATCCGAGTAAGCACCGTGATTCAATGCATCGGCAATGACGAAGAACTCACCTTGGTTCAACACCTTATGTTCCGGATGACGATAAGCGTCCGAAGTAATCGTGCAACCATACATCACACCCAGTTCACCGGTCAGCAACAACTCGTGACGTGCAACCGGATCAATGGCGGCAAAGAAATCCGAATTACCGATGATGTCCTGATAGATATCGGTAGCGATCAGGACATGCGGTGCTTTCAGGCCCCAGCGCGTAACGTTCGTCATTACTTGAGCGAACGTGTAGGGCGTAAGCTGACCTGAGATAATCGACAGCGGATTATCAATACCTACGATCTGATTCACCTGGTTGTACCACAAGCGATCTTCACCCACCATGATTGCTTCGGTTGCTTCAACATACTTCTCTTGCAGAACGTCGCCAGCTGATTGGTTCAACTCGTTCATCGGAATAAACGGACGAGTAACGACTTGCATTTCCGGCGGTGTAAACCATTTATCGCGAGTGATCTGCGACTGAATCTTGGTGGGGCTAGTCGAGTACACAGCCGTTACGTTTTTAGTACGCAAGGGGAACCGTGGGATAGCGCCTTGCTCGACGGTAATCTTCGTCAAGTACTTGCGCATAAAACCCTGACGATTTGCCGTGATATACAAAGAATCGCTAATCTTTTCACCCAAGACACGATGGGCTTCTTTGTCGTTGAACGCTGCTTGCACTAGTTCGCGACTAAGCTTGACTTGTTGCTCTGCGCTAGCAAATACACCATCAGCAGCCAAGGAACCATTCGAGGATGCAGCCAAGAACTTTTGTTGGCGGTTAATAAGGTCACGTTTATCCGATGCATTAATTTCACCGTTACGACCAATTGCACGCTCACCTTCTTGCATGCCGTCGAAACGATACTCGGATGCTGCCACCATTGGCGTCTTCGACGCCCGAACCTGAACTTTTGTACGCATCTTAATACTCCGTTATTTTGTTTAAGTTAGGACCACTAATTAAATGATTAACCTTAGTGATCCTAAATTTGTTCTTAACTAGTTATCAATTCGAGGCCGAGAACTCAATACCCAACCACGGATAGTCTTGACCCGGAACAGCAATAACCGAACCAGGAATACCCACATTCGGGCCAGCAGTAGTGTTAGCCAAAGTAACTTGACCACTCGCACCCAAGGCCAATTGCGTAGCAGTAGTCGAACCCGCAGCAGCCCAGTTTTGCGAAGCATCGAATTCCGAGGTGAAGATGACACCGCGAGTAGCAACGCCGATTTGACCCACGTAGGCACCGCTGTAACCACCCGGTTGAACATCACCAAACAAGGCCCGTTCTTGAACAATGGTCAGGCTGTACTTGTAGGTAACGTTCACCGTGTCACCAGCGGTCAGGCCCGTGACCTGATTACCAACAACCGTCGGGCTAGTAACCGGAGCATTAGCCGTAACGTCGAATACGAAAACCTGACCAGAAACCGGCGTCAGGCTCAACGTAATTGCCCCCGTCGACGGAACCAGGAATTGTTCTACTTTGTTGTAATACGATTCAGGGAAAGGCAAGGCCGAGGTACCGGCAACAACGAACCCTTGGAAAATATCAGATGCGGTACCCGTCGATACCAAAACACCGGCCGAAGTATTACCTTGAGTACGAACCAAGGCCTGGCCTTCAGCCAAAAAGATTGCGCCGGGTGCAGTCAGCATCTCGGTCGAATCGGAGAGTCGAGTTCCTGGAAAATACAAGCTCATGATGTGAAACTCCTGTTTGGAATTTGTAAATAATTAGGCAGCGGGAACTATAAAACTTGAAGTGTTAATTAAGTTCCCGTCACCATTAAATTAAGGATTGTGTGAACTTAGACTTAGGATTAAGCAAAAGGCAAAGGAGCTTTACCCGAAAGCACGGCCGCAGCATTTACCGAATAACCGGTTGAGCTTGCCTTTACTTCGTTGATACGGCGATGAATCGGTCCACGCAACAGCGCTGCTTGAACCGTGTTGGGGGCCTGTTCTTCTGCAAATTCATCGTTGAACTCGTCATCAGAATCACCAGCAGCGAATTCCGATTGAAAATCCGGGCTAGCCGAGTCACCGAACAAGTCTTCTTCGTCATCAGTGCTGGTGCCTGCTTCATCGCTAGTCATGTCCAAGGCAGATGCAAATGCATTACGTTGAACTTCAGGCAAGCCCGAAAGTTTGTTAGCAACAGTGAGAATCGATTTAGCGTAATCCACACCGTAGCTAGCAAATACCCGACGAACTAACGACACGCCACCGCGAACACCTGCAGCCTGCAATTCTTCTTCTAGGGCTGCACGCAGTTCATTGCGCGTATCCTTGAAGTACTGTTTGTTGATGCCAACAGCAGCAATTGCCAAGCATTGATTCAGGGCATCGTTAGAAACTTGATTAGAACGACGAACGGCAGCTGTCAATTTAGCGGCTTTAGCCTCAACACGTTTGTTCAGTACTTCTTGAGAACCTACGTTGACGGTGGCCAGTACAAATCCCATCTTTTTCAAGCCCGCACGCAAGCCATGTTTTTGCATCTCAACTTCAGTTACTTCCTGGAATTGATCCGACAAATACATGTCGCCATGACCCGCTTTTACAGCTACTTTTTTGCCCAGAGATGCAACAATACGATTAGCTTTAATTGCGTGAACTCGGGTCCCCACAGTAGCGAATACAACGTCGTCGCCTTCATCATCCGTACCATCTACGTCCAACAAGGCTACGTTGTCTGCTTTATCAGCAACGGGTGCAACTTCAAGCTCATCCGAATCTTCAGTGTCCGTGTCCGTGTCGTCTTCGTCGTCAAACTCCGAATTAACTTCTTCGGCGTCACCGGCGTCCCAGTTATCATCAACTTCCAACAGCGATTGAGGATTGTCACCGTCTTTCAATTCGACTTCCTCGTTATCGAAATCGGCATCGACTTCATCTGCTTCCTCCGTATCATCCGAATCTTCAGTGTCAGTGTCTGCATCTGAGCCAACCGTCAAATAACCGGCAGCAGGATCAACTGCATTCGGAAGATTAGTGGTTGCTTGCTGGCCCGGTACATTCGGATCGTTGTCAGCCTTAACTTTATTGGCTTTCAAGGTTCCAGAATCAGGACCACCGGCTTTAAAATTAGCATCAGCATCGGGACCTTTAACCGTATCTAGATCAACTTCATCAGCTGCATCATCAGCGTCCAATCTGGCTTGCGCAGGATGTTTCTTGGGCGAAACCTTCGACAGAGGAACTGGTTTAGTTTTACCCGGCTTAGCCGCTGCCGTGGTTCGACCCCCGTTGTTCATCTTCGATTTCTTGTTGTATTCTTCGTTGTTATTGAAGTGTGTAGAACCGCCTTCGTCGTCCTCCGGATCAGTCAGAGTTTCCGGCACTTGATGGTTCAAAGCCTGTTGACCATTATCGTCAGCGGGCTTCGTCGTGTTATTTGGAAAATGCGTGCTGGTGCTAGACTGGGCTTCAGCTTCGACTTTCCGCTTGGTACCGATGGTCATAGTGTTCCTCGCTCAAAAGTTAATATGTAGGGATTACAATGACGCGCGTCCTAATAATCTCACATACAGTAAAATTAACGTATGTGCGGAATTAAGAATCGGAATTTGAATTACAAATGCTGGGGATTGATAACTGGATTTTAAATTTAATTAATAACTACGAATAATTATTAATTAAGCTGTAGGACGAATGTGGGTGCCGAGTATTTATAATTAAATACTGGAAATTGAAGAGTGAGGAGTGAAGAGTTAATAACGCATTGAGGACAAAAAGAAAGCCACCGATTTCATTTAAGAAAAGGGTGGCTTTTATACTGCTAATTAAAACTATAAAAACTGCTGAGGTTTTGAACTTCCAGGGACATCTAAATCTGCTTTTACTTCTGACGTCCAAGGATACTCAACCCAATCTGAAAGGGCTGACGCCCAAGCTGGATCCCGAACAATGGAACACTCTATCGGACTTATTCCGTGAGCATTCAAAAATGCTAAATGCGATGAGCCATCATAATCTTGATAGCGTTTCCAATTGACGTTGTCCGTACCTGAAGTATGTGAGCAACGTCTGTCCTTAGAGCAAACGGTTCCGCAATAACCGCAGGTAAAACTATCGACTAGAGCACCCATAGAATAAGTATTAATTGTTCCATCTAAAACCTGTTGAGCAATGTCCGGATACTTATTTTTATCAATGCCTAAAAGACCCATCACTTTCCACAGTTTTCCATTCCCATAACCCTGGACTTTATTGAAAGATGCGTCAAAGATAACTCCATGTGCCGTGGAGCAGTCCTCATTGGAATGTTCCTCATGGATCGGGCAACCTACCCAGGCCTTATAAGACAATCTGTTTATTGGTGGTGGTTGAAATCTTACTAATTCGGAACGCGGAAATGCAATGCCGTTTCGATTAGGAAGATCGGATGGACATATAATAGTCCGGACCAATATGTAGTCTTCAATACGGGGCGAAATTTTGTAGACCGGAGCACAGAAGGGTAGCCATGTTGCGTAATCCAGTTCACTAATTCGCGCCATTTCTTTTTCAGCTTCAAACGTTTCGATTGATCGCTGAAGGTTATCTACTGAGTTGGTTTCTAACGTGCGTTCTAGAGGCACAGTATCGGCTGTAACTTGATGCTGGTATTTAGCAACACTAAGCTTTTGGTGGGCACTGACACTGACACTGGCACGGGCACTCAGAAATGATTTTGGTACCTGAAGGTTAGCCATATAGACCTCAATGAGATACTACGTAGAACTCACCAGCTTCAGTCCACGTAACCCGAATACACGAGAATAAATTAATTGTTGGTTGAACAATCGTATCTGCAGGAACCGTCAGCGTGTTAGCCCATTTAACGGAGGCCTGGACCGCTGGATCAGGATTGGCAGCTAATCCCGCGTTCTGCAAGGTGAAGTCCACGGTACAGCCACCAGTCGATTGAAAAGCGTAACCCTGAAACAATTTATTATTTGAAGTACAGGACGCGGCCGTGAAATAAGCTACGTCTCCGGCCTTGCCAACAGCGCCAACCCAACTAATAATTCCGTCAGGTTGGTTGCTGATGCCAATACCATCGGCTCCACCTTTGAAATAGGCTGACCGATTGCTAATTACTTTGGCAACCATGATTCATCCTTTGACTTAGGGTTGTGGCGTAACTTCGGGTTCGATTGTTTGTGTTGATTGTTCTACAACCGGAATACTTTCTGTAGCTGGTGCTGCAACTTCAGTTACTGCCTCTGGCGTAGGTTCAGCAACAGTCTCAATCACTGGCGTCTGCTCTACAGCCGGTGCAACAACTTCGGTAACTACAGGTTCAGCAACGGGTGCTGAATCCGTAATAGTTGATGCCTCAACAGCAGGGACTGGAGTTACCGGCGCTGCCGCAGGAGCCTCAACTTTAGGACCAGCAACTTGTGCACCAGCAGTAGTTTCTGCCTGCGGGTGGCCTGGAAAATCCTTGGTGATTGTCGAGGGATAAGCCAGACCATATTGAACCTGTTTCTTGGAAAGCCCAAGATGCAAATAAGCCCAGTCATAGAGTTCAAGCATATCTTTGTGCGCCAATTCCGCGCCCTCGGTAACCACGTGACCAGCCTCAGTCAATGCTGCTTTAATTTTTGAGATATTGAAACTCATGTATAGCTCCTAGGTGAAGAATGGATTCATGAACAGCGCTACAATTAAATTGTGTTGTTTTCAGTTTGGCGAAATTTCAATTTTCGTAACTTATTGAATTCTCTGGACAGCGATTTAGCATTAGTTATGGTCATACCTAGGGCCACTATTTTACGCACGACGTCCCGCACTTCTTTTACTGAGCCGTAAAATGACATGGTGGACTCGCTCTTGTGCCATTCATAGGTTGGTCGTTTAAATCGCATAGCAGCCTTCGTACCTGCTTGGCCTACTGCCGGTAATACCAAGTAAGGTACGCCGTTCTGGATCATCGGATAAGGCTTGTAAACGTGTTTATCGTTATTCGGTTTGTGCTGCAATTGATAGAAATTCACCGTCTTTGATTTAGATAAAGCTTTGACCACGGATTCATGGTCAGAAACTTCTTCCTCGACTAAAAGATGCAACATAGCTTGGAGGGATTCCCGCACACCGTTTTTGTAGACCGACGGATCAGGAGTCAGCCCCTTCTGACGCCAGAGTTTGAATTGATTTCTTAGGGCCGCAGCATTCTTGACCTCAGAATAATAAAAGTCAGACATGGGTCGCAAGCCACACTTAGTCAACAATTGAATTGCAGCCTGACTACTATTGGTCATCACGTAGTCAATGCCCAAGAAGCCATTGGCAACCACGAATTCTAGGCGAATAGTGGTGTCGGCTTTACGCTGGCGCTCACGGACTTTGTACTCGCGAACTTTGATCTTGGTCTCTTGCTTCTTAATTTTTGCTGCTAATCCTTTGGAAGGCTTCCAAGATGTAGCCAAGGTGTTAATCGAACGAGTGACAGGAAAATCGCCAACTAAAGTCAATAATTGTTCTCTAGTGTCGTGGGCCACTGAATCAGGAGCAAGCAAGAACACTTGAGACTTGTGGGTCTGCACGGAATAGCTGTTGAGCAGATCAATCGTAATCAGCGCATTGTTAGGAGCACATTTCGAAATATAGCCGTTGCCATATTCCGTGTGGACTAGTCTGTGTTTGAGTTCCTGTGCTTTCTGTTTGCGTTCAATCGAGACCTGATCGCTACCCGAGTCATCAGAGAATTCATTCTCGTCATCGTCATCGGAGTCTGAGTCAATATTGGTATTCAGATTGAGGAATTCGTCAATACGAATAAGACCTAGAGCTTCGGCCCCAAACAAATTCATCCCCGGAGTATAGACCGTGCTAGTCAGTAACTTGGTATCTGCGGGTGCCTCAGCAACAGGAATTAATTCTAGAGCTGGGGCCTTGCCATACTTAGCGATGTAGTCCTCTTTGTACTGACGGTAGTCCTCATCACGTACCTTCACATAAACAGCTTGTGCCTTTGCATAGTCCAATAGTCCTGGATTATCTGGGCCTAGGGCCACCCAACTATTGAACTCGATAATTGAGTCAATAGTCATGCTGATAGTTGGTACATCAGGAATAGTGGAATACTCAGCGTTGTCCGCGTTCTCAAACTTAGCAGCTGCAATTACCTTCGAAATTAAGCGTGCGCTTTTCGTGATGTCAATCGTGCGATCAGCAACCACAGTGTCAAAGAAGATTTCTTTGCGGAATTCTTCTTTCTTGAGTTCCGGTCTATCGATACGAGAATTACCTTGTTCCAATGTACCTGGGTTCCACGGACTTTCACATCTGATCAATCGGTCTGAATGCTGAAAATTGAGACCTTCATTCATGGACGCCTCTACACCCGCCATCCATCGAATGGTCTTAATCTTTTCGTACTTAGCGCCATCCTCGATCTTACGATGAGCCTTATATAGTATTCCGCACTCTTTTAATTCTGGGCCTGCCAGTTCATAGATTTCTTCAGCAGAAATAATGTTGTTGGTGAAGATCAGGACCTTGCCGGGAAAAGGTCCGTATTGGACTTTCTCGCCAGTATCAGGGTCCGTAATTAAGCCACCGAAAATATGCAAGCGTACACGTTCAAGAATAGCTAGAACCTTAGGGCTAATTGCATCTTCACCCTGTAGTTGATCAGGTGCGATCTTTCCCGGCGCAATGATGAATTGTTCTAGAGTTGCTAGATAAGGCATGATCGCAGTCTCTGTCAACTCACCTGAGTCTTCGTCTACTGGATTATCGTAGTCAAAGTCCTCAGGTGCCTCGCCCTCGACGTCTTGGGCAAAGAATTTACGCAAGGCCAGCGCCTTTTTCCTTGAACCCTTGATCGAGTCCTCTTGCATTTTCTTTAGTGCGCCAGCCAGCAAATCGTTGTATACGCTCTGCTGATTAGGTGTCAGAGTCACACCACCAATCCATTCGCGCTTGGACGGCAATAATGCAGCCCACTCCTTGCGCATAGCCCTGGCCTCTACAATCCGGGATCTGATTTTAAGCATGATCTGGACCTGGGCACCAGGCTTCCATTCAACTACACGGTCACTTTTGACGATCAAGCCATAAGTATTATTGAAGTTCTCACGTGATCCAAAAAGCGTTGGGTCCAGAGCCATAATTTGGAGGGCTAAATCCGATGGCGAATCGTGAACCATGGTTCCGGACGCCAGTCGTTTCTTTGGAATGTCTGTGATCAACATCATGGCTGCACGTGTACGCGCCGTATTATTCTTGACGCGATGGGCCTCGTCTAAGGCTGAATAACCGAAGTCGAATTGACGCAAGAAATCAATGACAGGAAATACCTGGATCGGGGTCGTTCCGTAATTAATTATTCGATTGAAACCCTTGGGCACGTAGCTCAGGGTGTCATAGGCAACAAACACCACGGTGTTACGTGGTGCCTGCTCAAACAGGGTCTGCAGACGTGCGAATCCCAACTGGCGTATGGCAGAATTGGTGATAGCCAATACGTTCAGTTGTCCGTTAGTAAAGTACGCAACTTCTTTTACGTAGTTCGATACCAAATGACCTGGGCACAAAACAATGTAAGGATCATTTGAATTTTCTTTAATTTCGTACAATATGTCGGTGATAAGAAGTAAACTTTTTCCACCCCCTGCTTGTACGGGTAGAATTGCTAGGTCAGGACTGTCCTTCAGTAAATTGCGTACTTTCTTTTGATGCGGCAAGAACCCAATATTCGGAGCCAGCAACGGAATAGCTGGAATTTCCCAATCAGGATCAACACCCTGATTAATTGCTGCATACCGATTGGCCTCATCATTGGTGCGTACCCATTCCATCCGTGATGCATATTTAGCAATCAGGGTTAGCCAGGGCAGCATTTCAGTAACAGAGGCTACACTCCATTTCGTGTACACGGCCTCCAGGTTTTCATTGATAGCTGTTTCAAGGATAGCGAAATACCGGGCCAATGATCTGAATGGCCCGAAACCTGTTTCGCTTATTTCGGAAAACTTAATTGATGATCGATCTTCATATCTTTGATGAAGTACCACAGATGCTTTAAACCAGTCTTGTGGACCGGCCGCACTATCAAATGTATGTTGAAGCTGCGGCTCTAGGGCTAGGCCCTCAAAATCCGAATCTTGAATGCATGAACGAAAGAAATTGGGATCAATGCCTGCGCTCTTGCCCATGCGAGCAAACCAGTCTACTTTTTCTGACGTAATAAACCGGTTGTCCAACAGTTCACGGATGTGCGAAATATCTGCCTTGCGATGACGTGTTAGGTCCTCAACATGCAAGTTTCCCTGAGTGTTGGTGTACGAAAATTTGTTGTTCACCCAGTCAAGGGCCACCACCATGTTATGTGGGAGTTGCGTCCTAGCGTCAGTTTGTGAGCCTAATTCTAGGTTAGCTGAGGCTAGAGTAGATAAAGCAAAACAATCGTTGTGAGTCCCGGCCTGTGCATAGCGATCTTCATAAACAATTGCGTTATTTCGATCTACTGTTAGAGGAATAAATTCGGGTTCGCCAACAGGTGAAATAGAAATATTGTACTTATTTGTACGAGCGGATTCAACGTGATCTGGAGGCAAGCCAAACACGATTTTCGAAATCGGAAACGAAGCAGTGCTAGGCAGTCCTCGTTCGCCAAAGCCTGAACCTACCCAGTGCAGAATCAATGGATAGATATCGATGTCACGAATCTGAGACCACTCGGTGGTCGTTAGTTGTTCGGCCTCGTCCTTAGCTATTTTGAAGTCCGCAAAAATGATGTACAGATGTCCTCTAACTTGGACTTTTAATTCTAAGAAGCAATTGAGCAACGCCTGTTTAGTTGTGGCCTTGATGTCTTTCAGGTTAGCGATAACAGTAGCTGCCGGGACACTTCTTGTGGACACAAAAGAAAGGGATTCGTCACCCAAAAGTTCAGCAAATTCTTTGTACTCTTGAACCTGCTGCATGTTGGCTTCTGGACCATGCGTTTTCTCACCCAGAAACCAGTCTTTCAAGAAGGCTAATGGCGCACCCCACGTGTCCTTGCTAAAAGATGCCAGCGGCAATGACACCTCGTAATGAGGAATATGTGCATCGTCTACTTTGTTGATTGATAAATAGGTCTTCGGATTTATTTTTCTTAATTTTTCGGCCAACAATCGACTGGAGCCACGGCGTGGGTCTGCAACAATCGAAGGAAAGAAGGTTGACGCCCACAAAGTAGTCAGAAAGAAAGACGGACTCCCACTGTATTTTTCTGTGTAGAAATGCATGAAGCGCTCACCCATAAGACGTCGGTTGAGCTTCAGGTGCTGAGGTACCACCAAATTCGATTTGGGCCTTAGCTTGTCTTTTAGCATAAGTTTCCGTAAAAATTAGGGTAAGACATGGACTTAATATTGTACATCAATTCTCAAAGCTATCAATCCTGATTGCAAAATCTGATCAGCAAATAGAAAAGAGCCCACCTTATTAGGGATGGGCTCTGGACTGACAAATGAAAGGGCCTACTCTTATTTACTAACGCTCGTAGTATCCGGCGAACTTGAAACGATAGTTGTTTCAGACACGGCGCTAGGCACCGTAACTACAGTTGAGGAAACAATAGAGCCGGAACTTGTGGAACCGGAACCAGAAGCTGACGCACTCGCAGCACTGGTCTCAGTCTTAGCTGCTTCTTTCTTGACCGCCGATGCAACGTCTAAAGCTACTTTCTGCACGTCCGTGTCGATGGTGGTCAGGAAGTGACCTAGCAGGGTTGGATTGGTACGCAACAAATAGCGGTAGACCAAGACACCTAGGACTAAACCAATCAAAAGAAAGGGCACGTCAACAGCCAGGCGTACAGCGGTTTCAACCGCACTCACAATAGTGGTGACATCATTCATTTCTTTTTTCCTTTTAAATAAGACGGCGTAGGGTCTTCAACGGTCGTGCTGACATCATGACTGGACGCCATAAAATATCCAACACGAATTTCTCAATTTCTGCCTTTGACGGCAATTGATTGGTAGGCAAATCAGGGAAAATAGGACACACAATTTCGTAACCTAGATGCCAACGTTGATCCATTGATCTGGAATAGTCGTTGTACGCAAATAGTGTAAGTCCGTCCATCAATTGACGCCTGTAATGTCCGTTAAGCGTGTCTAACTGGAATTTAGGGTAGGGTGTGCGCTTCAACCATTCAACAAACGTTGGATCCTTTACGTTGACATCAGCATTAACTGTTAGCACGAATCCTTTGTCAGTTACTTTGACCTCTCTGGTAGTCGACTTGATAAATAGGTTACCAAACAAATCGGTTAGATTCACGAACTTGACGAAGGCCCGACGACGCTCAGTCAAATACGTTGAAATCTGATCATTGCGTGACTGGCTAACGTTCTGGAACGGAAACAAATCATGAACCATACACAGATCAACGTATCTGCGAATAGCTACAGACCAGTCAAGAATCGAATTGTTTGTGACCTCCGATTCAGTAACTGCCTGAGCCCAGGCCAATCGATTGTTCTGATTAAAAGCCAACGGAAATCCTTCAATCGTTGGCTTCCGTGCTTGCTGCAGAACGGGAATTCCCAAGTTACTGAGAAATGGATGCTGCGTCTGTTCCTCACGTTCACGACTCATGATTAACCCGCACTTTCAGTCAGACGTAAAGCGGCTTTGAGTTGCATGGGTGCAACGCCGTCACTAATCATTGCATCTTTGTCACCGTCAATTCCGGTCCCCACATCGTTGATGCCAACACCGTCATTTAATGTTGAATCCTGCAATGCTTGCTGGCTAGTAGTTCCCGCTGGTGCCCCGTCATTTAACACCAAGTCTTCAACGCTAGTTGTGTTCGGATCGTACTCGCCGTCCAGCACTTCTTCGCTCTCTGTCTGGGGTGGTTGAACTATTTCAGCCACTACTTCTTGTTCAATTTCGTTGGTGTCGGCCAACATGGCATAAGCAATTGATTCTAAACTTTCATGATCAACACCAACGGACTCAGCCAGCGCGTGGAACTGAGCATCAGACGGTTCAGGATTGATCTGAAGAAACAAAGCAATTAGGCTTACAAGTTTTTGATTATCCATGACAGGTTTCTCTCTATAGGGCACGCAATTGGGACAGGACTTCGTCTAGTCCAGGTACCTTTTTATTTACTTCCGTTGCTGCTTTTCCGATTGAAGCCAGTAAGCTTTGATCATCCGAGCCTTCGGCCTTTAATTCGTACTTGTATTTAGAGGCCTTGAAATAAAAGTTTAAGTCCTCATCAACCGTACTGAAGTTCAAGACCGCTTGATACTCGGAAGTGCGCCAGATCAAAGACTGGTTGGTAGACGATCTATCATCCAGCAGAAAATGAATGCCTAGAATTCTTTTTAGAATGGTCAGCACGTTTTCCACGTCCTCGGGACCTGCCTCTATGTTGGTGCCTTTCTCATCGGCGTCTGCCAATAGGCGTAGGGCTGCTGTGATCATGGTCATAATTACCTTTTCAGAAGCTAATGTTGGTTCATCTTTTCTTTAATTGTGCTGCTCTAACTAAATGTGGGTGCCTACGGTCGTGACAGGCCTGGCACAAAAGAATTAAGTTAGATAAATTATTGGTGCCACCAGCGTTTAACGGCTGTATGTGGTGAACCTCAGATCCAGGCTTTAAACAACGGGTGCCCCTAATTAAGGCCTGGCACACACCTTTATCCCTAGCATAGGCCTTGGCTCTGAGTTCCCACCAAGAATTGTTCTGGGTGAACCCATTGACCGTCGAATAACTGTCTCTTTTTATGCTGGCTACGCCATGCACATTTCGGGCTCTTGGTCGTGATCTGCGCGCCAGCATAATTAATTCCTATTTACGATAGAATAGCCGGAGCCGTAGCGGAAATTGCGGGCACCTGGTTACCGCCAACAGTCGGGACCACCGAAGCTGTAAACGTACCGGCCGCACTATAGGTATAAGTCAGGTGAGGTACTGTGGTAACCTGCGGGGATGAACCGTCACCCAGGTGCCAAGAATACGAAGTACCTGTAGCTCCGGTCTCGGTCAGGGTCCATGTAACAGGTGTAGATGCATGGGCACCAGTCAATGGAGTACCGGCCAACGTTGCATGATAGTCATCGATCTCTACAGCGTCCAACACGGATACAGGCATGATCGATGGATAAGCAAACCCGTAATTAGTTTGATACTTGCTGTATGCAACACCACCTTTGTAGGTAGCAGCTGCAGCGAACTTATCGTAGGATGCTTGGTCAATTCCTTCCCAATTGGAGCCAGCGCTGGTTGGTAGTCCAGCAGCAACCAAGGCCGCTTTAGCATTCGTGTAATTTACAGTAGTCATTGTTAGCCTCAAATGGAAAAGAAAATTCTTAACGCTACCTGCACGCGCTGCAAGCATACGCCGTCGTTACCCTTAACCGCGAACGAAACCCTTTTGAATATTCCAGGGCTTGCATTCATGGCGTACTTTAAACGGTTCAAAACTTCAACAGAGGCTTCGGCCTCACGTCCAACATCCTCTGGATTGCTCTTGTGGAACATCAAATGTGGGTGTACGAATTTATAAATTAAGCCGTGCTTGCGCAACTCGGCCTGTATTTTACGAAGCTCATCACCTTTACCTTCGTGAATTTGAGCCTCTACTTTTTGTTCTTCATCTTCTATAGCTTTCAGTCTCTGAGCTGCATGCACGTACATTAATTATCCTTATAGTTCAAAACTGACTCATAAATTCTATTGCGGTGGATTTCCAGCTGGTGTAACTGAATTATCCTGGGGTCCACCCATTCCCACTCCACCCACATTAGAATTAGCCGGGATTTGGTTGCTACCGTAGCTGAAGTCCGTGCGTCCTCGACTAGTCGTCCATTGATTGATGGCCTGGGCGGCTGTCCATATCCCCATGTACGTAGTGAAGTACACACTGTCCATTCGATTTTGTAGCGCTAAATACACCAAGAGCCAAGTACTCATGACTAGAGCCGTGAGTTGCCCTAGTTTATGAATAGAAGGTTGCTTGGTTTGCTCATCAACGATTAATGACCGTAGGTCTAAATTATCTTTAGTTCGTTGTACTACCCATAAAAGTATTAGGGCAATGACCACTATTGCCAACAGGACAAAGGCCATGGGATTTTGAACAATGAACGAAAGTACGGTATTAAACATGAGTGAGCTCCGTGAGCCTAGACCTACATCTACTATGGGTTTATTTTTTGAATGCTTGTGACTGTGATTGTGAGACTATTACTATTAAATTAGTGCCAGTAACTTAAGTTCAGGTTTCCACCGTGGACCCCAATAGAGATTTCATGATTGGCTTTGGTGTACGTGTCCAGGCCGTCAACTTCGGATGCCTTCTTTGCGTAGCTAAAACCTGCGATCTCTAAGTTATGAATAAAACGTGCGGCCTTTTCATAAGCATCTTTAGGTGAACTGCATCTGAAAATATTGGTGCCCAGTTTAAGTTTGAACCCACCTTCTTTTTCTAGGTCCTCACCGGCATAAACCGTAGTAGTTGAGGCCAGTATTCGCTGACGTGCATTTGTTTTCATAGTTTAAATTCCACGATTTCCAAAGTATCCTGGAGCATAAGCTCCCCACATTGAGGCCTGCGTAATCGTAATTCCTACGGCACCGATTGCTCCGTGTTGAAGTTGACCAGCGTTGACCGATCCATCACCTGAAGTATTTCCCTTGATAATAAGATTGGTTTTGATCAGCTTCAATTCGTTATCTAATCGGGTTTGAATAGCAGTTGCAGCAGCCTCTAAATATTGAGTTCTATCTACGTCTAAACTAATTGCTGCACCTTGAAAATTAAAGGATTTCTCAGCCTCCGAAAGATAAGCACTGGCTAAGGCGGCAGCTTCACTGCATAGTAACCAAAATTCACGAATACCACCCAGTGCATTTGTGAACGTGAAATTAGTAAACTGTCCATAAGCGATATTGAATGCGTCACCACCACGGCGTAGCCAGGTTAAAATAGTTGAAGCAGGGAACAACATATCAGGTGTTCCATAAAGCGTAGTCCGTGCCTTATTAATCTTGGCTTTAACGTCATTGACCGCACTCATGATCGACGGATTAACAACAAAGAAATCAGCATTTTCCTGATTGATGATTCCCGTATTAGTTGATGCCCAGTATTTCCAAATTATTTGGTAGGGAACTAGGGATACGCCTAATCCCGAGGTATCTAATACACCAGCAAAGTACCAACCATTAGCAGTTCTTTCATAGGCTTGAATCTGGGTCGGGGCCACTACTTGAGTGGGTCCAGCCCATAATTCGACTGTCACATTATCATATAGCGTGTCCAACACAATTGAAACAGTAGCTGGTACACCCTGGAGCTCGACTGATGGTTGGGTACCCAATGGAACTGTGTTCAACCCCACCACCCGAACGTTCTCGAATTGAAAAAATACGTTCTGGCCTAGGTTCCCTGCTGTGGGATCAGGTGGTGTTCCATACTCTTGACTTAGACTTAGCGTATATCTTAATTGATAGGCTTGTCCATCTAATGATGGTGGGACTGTAACGGGCACCGTAATAATAGATTTGGCAACTACAGTATTGGCCAACCCATTTGATTGCACAGTGTAGTCGAAAGCATTACCTGCGGCATAAACAGTACCGTCTGAGGCTAGAAATTCCCAGGTAACAAAACCACCGGAAGGGTCTATTTGCGGGGGAAACGCAAATACGGATGTTCCGACGGCTGCTTTACCGGCTTCTATTTCGTCTACTAAGTCTTGGAACGCATCTGGATTTTCAGTGGTGTAAGGAATAAATTCTGCTTGTGAAACTGATGTGGCGACAGTGACGATGAATACACGAGCATTAGTAGTAATTGTTAACTGAAAGCCATAACTAAGTCCGTCATTGCCGCCCGTAATCGTTAATCCAATTACCGAGCTAGTGCCTGTCGTGACTGTTGCTGACAAAGGAGTGCTAGTGACGGGACTGGCTGTACCTACAACGATGCTGGTGATTGTCTCAGCCCCAATCAACATTGAGGTTACATCAGCAATAACGGCTATATCTGTTGTTGGTGTCTTAAAATAAACATAAGGTACGGCCATGATTTATCCTTGAACGGGTGTACTTGGGAGCATTATATTATTGACGCCCATACCTGTTCGTGTAGGGTGGTCCCCAAACAAATCAGGCTCTGAATTTAAATCCTCTGTCGTGGTACCGAACCCAGGTTCGTCAACTAGTTTGGCACTAACTGAAGAACCGAGGTCCTTTAAGTCTTCAAAACTAAAAGAGGTTCCCAGCATCAAAAGTCGTATCAAATGTGACTTAGCTATTCTTTCTCTAGTCTTTGGTGACAATATTTCGAGACCCATCAGGTCAATAAGATATGTAGGGAACACTGAAGCTAGGTTCCTCCACAACAGGTTGGCGGCTCTAGAATGTGAGTCACCGGTCATCAGACAATTACCGGCTTCAAGAAACCATGAATAGATACTTGATACTATTTTCTGCTTCTGATGATCGGGATTAATCTCAGCATGAGGCGTGTATAGCTTGTTGCCCAGGGCACTTTTCAACTCCATGGTTTTACCATTGAACTGTGTGGCACCAATGCTATTAAAAGTCACCAACCCCACTAAAGAATCTTGAGGATAAGCATCAAGTAAATCGTCATGGATAAAAATATAGAAACTATAATTAAAGCTAGCTACGGTCAGCCAAATATTAGGTCTATCTGTTTCGACTATCCGTAATTCACCTTTCGCCTGAACCCTTAGCCATTCTTTGATAACAGCATCATGATCGTAATTAGGGCCTTCAAATGTACGGAGGGCCAGCAGTCTTGATGCTGCATAAACTTTAGTTAAGCCTTCCATAGCTCGCCTTATTAGATTAATTAGAACTGCAATAGTTTAGCTATCTGGAGGCCCGTGAATCCAAATTTGGAACCCAAAACCTCAGCGTCATGAGGAATGACCGCCGATTTAATACCCGAGGTTAGAGGTTCAAACGATATGAATTTCGCACCAATCTTCACTCTAAGTTTTACGACCGGACTATTGGCAAACAAACGTTTGACCTCAAGATAAAGCGGATACTTAATTTCGTCTATCTGTTCGACAGTAGTATTCGCTTTGAGTCTAAAAGATATACATTTAGCATCAACGTCAACTTTCTTTATATAATCACAGTAGTTAAACATAGAAGCACTGAACTTGGAAGGATCATTCTTCATTCTGGTAGACAGTGGAATAGCAGCTAGGCTAGTACTGAAGTTCTCTTGTTCCAAAAGTTTGTCTATCACCACTAAGGCTTCGTTCAATGAACTAACCTCGGAACCGCCATCAACTAGTAACAGATTGGGTAAGTCAAATTCATGATTAACCTGAATTTGAATTCCTTGGTTCACAGTCCATTGAAGGCTGATGTAGAGATGGGGCGTTACCTGTAGGTCATCATTCTTTACGTTCTTTAGCAAGATGTAATCCGTAAAGATTAGGGCTCCGTCTTTGACACTGACGTACAAAAACTGTTCCTTGTGCTCGAATATAACGTGCTCTTGAAGCTCTTGGACTAATGTCGATACGTAGCTCTGAAACACTTTAGGTACGTAGTGTGAGGCCACGCTGCTCAAGAATTCTAAAACGTTTTTTAACTGAAAGCCAATCTTGTCCTTCAGTGCTTTTAACAGTCCGTAGGCCTTCGTGTAAGGCTCGCCCCGCTTATCCGTGAACTGTATAGCCAACTGCGTTTCTAGGGCCTCTAAAGCCCTGTATTTCTCGTACAAGTCTTCTGACAATACATATTGCGTATTCAGCTGTTCAATTTTGGGAACCAAGGTCTTCAAGGACTCATGATCAGGATCAGTTTGAGTCTCGCCGTCTAGACTCAAGCCGCTGGCCTTAACTAGGCAGGGATGAGTGTGGATTTGTGCCTGATTTAATTTTGCTAGTTGTTGCTGCTGGACTCCACTTAGCTGACTTAATTCTTTAACCGTGCTTCCCGTCTGGTCAAGAAATCGAGCAACATCGTCAATATATCGGAACTTAGGTAGCTCCAAGGCACAAATACGAGCAGCTGCCTTGACTTGAGTTCTTGGTTTATTTTTTGACGTTTTAACGTTACCTGTTTTATCTTTAGTCGTGCTTGCTTTCAATCTCTGGGCTGCATTGGTAGCCATGATCATCCTTAAGCTAATGTGCTGGGCTGTGCTTGTCTGATGTTAAATTACGTGCGACGGGGGCCTGTCACGTTATCTCTGGTCATTGACGTAGTTCGGTCCTTGGTCGCAACTCTTCCTCTGTGGGGCAAGATACGAAATAATTCTTGAGGCTGAATTACACGGACTTGAACCTCCCAACCCAAAACATTCTGCAATCTGGAACGCCAAGGATTGACGTTTTGGACCACTAGAACTTTACCTAGCTGTGATTCAACGATCACGTCCATGCTCGATATATTGGGTAGGTTAGGACTCAGTATAATTTGGAACGGTTCCATCTGTTCCAGCAGTGCAGTATTAGAGCTAGTCGGACGTTTTGGGAACTCGAAATACACGCTCTCTGTCGTCAAGTTGAATTGAAGTTCTAGATGGGTGAACCGTCCGTTAAACGTAGCAGTAACTAGATGTGGCTTTCCATCGCAATAAGACAGTAAGGTCGTGATGCCAGTCAGCGGATTTCCGTCAATAGAGAATTTAGCGGGGACCGGAATTGCTGAGTCCCAGACTCGGAACACGTCAACCCCAATAGCCCCTCTGGGCAGCGTAACTAAGACATTGAAACCGGTCTCTGTTGAGGCCGTCCACGGTTTATCCTCCAGATTAATTTCACCAGTTAATGGGAGCTGGACATCAGGCACAGTAAACACCTGACGATGCGCGTGGTAGGGTGCAAATCCGCCAATGAAGCCGGATCCAAAACAGATGGGGCACGCTACATCGGAAAAGCCCATAGTTGAGGCATCAAAGTCGCCTACCATGTCGTCAAGCGATAAGGGAGAAACTGGACCGTTGTCCCCAAATGAATCTTCGTCTGTGATATCAGCTAGGGGGAAATCCTCGCCCAGGGTCACAACATCGAACACACCCTGATTTTTGTTCTGCGGAGCATTAGGACTGGATTCTCCGTTATAACCTGTTACCCTTTGCTGATTGAAGTTATAGGGCGTCACATTGAACGATAACGGAGTTTGGCCCGTGATCAGACTATTGATTGTGCCGGTGCTGGCCTTACCCTGTTCATCTAGGATTCCACCTAATTGTTTAGCACTAGCTTGGCAATTGCATTTACGACCGGACGTCAATCTGTTGAAGTGCACACAAGTTATGCCCTGCGGACGAAAAGCATCGTAGTATCTGCGCTGTTGCATAGGTATGATGTGTTCAACCATACGTTCAGCAACATCAGCAGCCCTAGCGTTGGCCGGAAGTAGCCTGTTGTTATTTGATTCACGAATTGGCAATTTATCACCTCACTCAAACTTTAGTTGGTGTGGGATTTGGCTCTCACTCCCAGTTACTATTAAATTTGAGGGTTTAATAATAAAGGCGCAAACCCGATGAAGAATTTGCGCCTTTTATGCTAAAACTTTAATTGAAAACTGAGCTTAGTATGATGCACGACTGGCAATTGTTTTACCTTGCGCATTCAATACGTAGGCATTTCCTTGCAGCCAGTATTCCTTACCTGTGTCATCACCATACTTTTTGATAACAGCAAAGACAGGGCTTGAATTATTATCGTCACCTATACGCGGACGTCTCTCGAAAGAAAGCTCCTCATCGTCATTAATTTGAATCAACATAAAATCGTGTGCGGCATCTGAGTCAGCCATAGCCGCACCTGTCATAAGTTTCAATGTAAGCATTATTGTCTATTCCTAGTAATTAGGCATCTCTGCCAAGGTTAAAGACTGGTCCCTAGCTCAGAATCGACCTAAGGGTCCAGGTTTTTGTGTCAACCTAGACACAAAATGGTTACTGCAAATTCTGAACTTTCGGAACAGCCATATCCAGTATTTGGACTGCTAGGTCAGTCAGTTCTTTATTCGACTTGCATAGATGGTGCTCGCTATGGAACACACCATTTATTTTCCGGTCAACATACAGCTCTTGGTTGACCGTTACCTTGAAAATGAAGGATCGTTTGGGATTAACAATAGTTAGGCTACGTCCAGCGTAAATACGTTCCCAACCTTTAGGTAGCTCGTAGACCCCAACACTTTCTTTGATAGCTAGCCATGCGTCATTGGTTGTGAACACACGATTCTTGTGGAACACATGATCGGTATTGCCCTGGGGATTTGGATTGGAATTCATGTTTTTCATTTAGTACATCAAAAGGCTAGTTCTAATACCACGTTTGTTGAGCAACGCCAAACCTTTGTTGTCTCTATAGTAATCGGCAAAGACAACCTCGGCAATACCTGTTCTTTGAATTAGTTTCGCGCACTCAATACAGGGTGCGTGCGTACAATAAAGCGTGGCACCAACAGCGCTTACCGTAGATGCTGCTAACTTTGCACAAGCATTCATTTCAGCGTGACTGACCTCATCGTTGGTCTTCAAACCGAAATGCATTACATAGCTGTTACCTACATCGGATCCTGACAGTACCGAATGTTCACATGTATTGTCGTAACCCTGGGGCATGCCGTTCCAACCATAGGACACCACAGAGTCATCCTTCACAATTACGCAGCCTACTTGAAGTCGTTGAGCATGACTTCGTTCGGCTGCACGTTTAGCAAAGTCCATGTACATTTTGTCATCGTCTAGAGGCTGAGTCATTATTGTATTTAGTTGTTGTATGAACCCTATTTACTAGCGGATCGAAAGTTCGGAGTTAACCAATCTGGATGCTGCATTGACTTTGACACCCGTGCTTAAATTCTGTGCTCTACGTTTCAAGGCTTGCTCCAACACGAATTGCACATGTGGATCATCCAGTACCGCTTTAAGTCCTGGATGCATTGGCTGAGGCCATTGATTGAAAGCTGTCCAAATAGCAGCCGTCGATTCTGACCTGAATTCTGATTCTGGGTTGACTACGAACTGCTTGGGGACAGTAACAAAATAAGTGTGGTACTCAAAGCCTTTTCCATTTCTGGATACCTTGAGCGGCATTACAGACCACTCACCGTTATAGCCGGTCTCTTCTCTGAGTTCCCGGCGTAGGGCATTGACCAAGTCTTCTGCGCCGTCAACGGAGCCACCCCACGTTCCGTAGCAATTCGGTGTATCAGAATGAGGACCACGTAGCTGGAAACTAAAGTTACCGGTGTCTAGGGCCAGTACTAAGGCTCCGACTGCTTGGTGATATCCTCTGATGCCGGGTCCCCAATTCTCTTTATCCTTAGACGCCTCTATAGCAATAAGTCGTGACGCTGCTTTTATCATTTTATAGTCCACTGTCAGTTCGAAAATTAGAAAAGGCCCACACATCTGAGTCGTCGTGCTCGTCGTCATACAGTTCACGATTTGCATGGGCTAGGGGCGTCCAATCGCTGTAGACCGCAGCAATAGGCCCAAGGAAGGGCGAAGCGATGTTTAACACGAATTCAAATGGTAGGTCCTCTGGTTCGCAATAACCTTGATTAGGATTGTCCAGCATCCAAACAATAGCACCTAACATTGAACCCACTACCTGCAATGTTGTTGCGTTTTGCCCTTCTACCAGTTCCCGTGATTCTTCGATAGAAAGTTGCGATCCGTACCACAGGGCATTCCGTTCATGACCTAGAAGCAAGACCCCTAGTTCATCGATTCCGCTCTGAATACTATTTTTAGCAATTCGGGTCTTTCTGTGCATCCACAATTCTTGTCCCTTCATTTCATGGACAGACGCAATTGCAGCATCACACGGTTGATACGCATAGTAACAGGTCGGTCGATAATTCTCTGTACTAAAGTATTCGCTGATAGTGATGGCTTCCGAGTGCTGAATCAAATAGCCGTTGAATGTACCGCCCAAAGGTACCCACGACTTAACCGTGGTCTCCACACCCGGTTGCTCTAGATAGAGCACAGAGCCACCAGCGAGTTCTTTACCGTCAGCAGGAATCTCTTTTTCGTGCGTGCCCCACCCCATTTCTGCTGGTGCTCGACCCTCAGCCCAGAACCCTTCACAGCTCCAGGTGTTGACGAATTCATTAACACGCTTGGGTTCTTTCAGAATTTGTGTATCGCGCTCAGCCGTTTGAATTATTTTCACATTCAGGGCTTCAGCTAGCATTCCCCATTGCTCTTGGGACTCAGGGGTCCCTGTTTTCAGACCTGTATCTTTTGCGAGTTTGAGCAACGCCGCTTTAACAAAATGCGAAACTAGACCTGGATTAGCTCCATGCGTCACCACACAGGTAGAGGCCCCAGGATAGGCCGAGGCCATTCTTCGCATTTCTTGATGCGTTGTGTAGAGCGTGCGTTCACCCAGTTCCGGAATGATTTCGTCGGGTTCAGTAGCCCAACGTTCGATAGACGTGTCAATGTAGAGCACATTATTTTGTAGGCACCACTCAACGATTTCTAGTCCGTCTATGTTCAAGCTTACGTTAATCAGTAAGTCACCGGGACTCAATAATTCATTTAGTGTTGGCACCAAATTAGATTTGACGATTTCACGATGAACGTAAGTTACACCCAAATCTTCGTATTTAGCAAATTCAGGGCGTACCTCTTTATCCAGAACGACTACCGCGCTAGGACTTACATCGAGGTGACGTAGAATTACGGGGAGAATCGATTGACCAACACCACCGAAGCCTAGGACCAGGATATGTCCTCTGTGAGTTGCTAGTTTTTCGTGTTGATCCTCCAGCAGTCGTTGTGCAGCGTGTATTTGAACCTTCATATCAATCCTTTTAAGCACTTTCACTTTCAGCTCACGCAACGCTGATAATTTTTGTTTTATTTCCTATGTCCTCTAATTCTACTTCGTGCTCACCTTTACTGAAATGATTGACCTCGGCGGACCTAGCCTTTGCCCAGTCGTTTGCATAAAGCTTGGCCTCAACGTCTTTTAACGGCGCGTCAACGATCACGAAGTCCTCGTTGTCCGGACGTTCATACGCATACTGCAGTGTATTTACCCAACCCTCGAAAGCATCTGCTTCCATCTTGGAGACCGCGACTAGGCGTAAGGCTGCTTCAACTTTAGTGCTACCTGTCATTTTGTGATAAATATAATTAGTCAAAGCATAGGGCTCTTTCTTGCCGCTGCTTTTCTTGGCCTTATCCTCAGCGTCCTTCCATTTATGTTCAAGACTTTTCTTGCTACCTTTGCCTTGTTTTACGTCATGTTTAATTATGTTATTGGGCATTGTTGAGACTCCAATCAACTTAGTAAAATCGCTGATTAATCTTTATACGCACAATATAGAAAACGAACGTTGCGATTTTTCGGCGTACCATCTTTATTTTCTAGACGCTCAGCTAACAAGGTGTAATCTGAATTATCGATATCAAAAGGAACATCAATGTAGATGCAACCCATGTAGTCAACATAACCACTATTCTCCGCAGGTCCGCACTCGATCCAGCTCAGGTTCCTGAGTTCTAACCAGGAAATTAGGTCAAGCCTAGGCTTATACTTGTTGTATTTAGCTTCCAAAATACAGGGGAGCGCGCAACCAAACTAGTTATTCTAAAATTGCGAACCCGAGATAAAAAAGAAAAAGGGTGGAATTTTTAGTTCCACCCTCCTTTACCACACAATAATTAAGAGTTATTCATTTATCAACGTTTTCGACCAAACCTTAAGTTCCTCTTCTTCGTCATAGTCTTCATCCGCAGCTTCGTCATCTTCATCTTCGTCAGTATCTAGTCCTTCGGCATGAAGAATGTCGGTCATCGGGTTACACAGCAATTCTTCACCGATAACAGAGAAATCATTAACCAACTGTGACACACCTTCGTATTCAGTAATCAGTTCTTGGGTACCGAACAAGGTGGCATAAATATGCTGTTCGGGTGGCATGAAATTCGGACCTTTCTCGACTTTGCCTGTTGCCTCGTTCTTGATAGGCAACCCGTTCTCGTCGAGCTTGGTAAAGTTCGAACCCATAATACAGGCCAGCATAGACTCCAAAGGAATACCATACTTCAGACTTTCGCTGCGGATGTAGACTACCATGTCACCGAGCCAATCGCCCAAGGCTACAAGTATCTGGCGCTCGACTTCTGTGGTGCCATCGTCATTGAATTGGAAGCCTGTGCTCTTGTCATGCAGGTAGGCTTTCATGAATGTCTCTGCCGTGGCCTTAGCACGTTTCGCCGACACGCCGTTGCTGGTCGCCAAATTAGTTACGTCTTGCTCGGTGATGTCCACATTTTCATGTGATGCACGACGGGCCTGCATCAGGGCTAGAATTTCATGACCCTCGCTGATCTCATCGCTAAGTACACCAAGAAACTTTTGAAGTCTGGCTTCCGGGGGCTCGTTCAGGTATTCGTCCTTGATCGTCGGGCTTTCGTTGATTGGCAGCGTGTACATTGTGTTCATGCGGACAATGCACCAGGGGAAATACTGGCCGAAAGACAGACCGGTGGCCTGGAATTCATTGGCCGACGAGCCAACGACGTGGTGATAGGTTTTCAGATCCATGCTATTAATGTTTGTCATCTTTGTTTCTCTTGTTGGGAAGGGTGATTGGTACTCTAACTTTCTTGCTGCTGGTTATAAGACTAAGATTGAATATTCGCAGTTACGTAGTCGATAACCTCTTGAACATTACTGAACTTTTCTGCCTCCTCGTTATTGACCTCTAGTTCGAATTCATCCTCAATAGCTATCAAAAGTTCGAGCTCGTCTAGGCTGTCGATACCCAAGTCATTGACGAAGTTTGAGGTTGGAAGAACTTCATAGATAGCTAGTCCTAGCTGTTCAGCTACGATGTTGATGACCCGATCCTGAATACTAGTTTCCATTTGTTTATCCTTTAGTTGACTTTATTTACTAGGTGTCCTATGCATCAATCAGTTTCGCACTTAGGCTGTCGATACCCAGGTTGCTGCAGTCTTCATATCGGCTAGGTCCTGGCCGGTGAAACCTCCTATCTGGATTGGAATCGTCCCTGTAAGTCCACTGAATGTTATGGTCTGTAGTTGTTGAATTTTCAAATGCTTAACTTCGGCTACAGATTTCCCGTCTTTCAAAAATACAAGGTTAACAACCGGCTCGTCATTAACTTCAGACTGACGATACTGGACGCTCAAGCTATCGAACGATATTTGCATTTTGGATTTCAACTCAGATTCGGCTGAAAGTTGAGCTAGTCCTGCTCCGGTTATAGTCGGGGATATCATAGTATTTGTCCATGTCTGGCAAAGAAATGCTCTACGCGGTTGAGCCAGACTTGACGATCTGACAAATGATTTGGTTGGTCGTTGTCGGCAATCTTAATCGCGGTTCGTTCCCCCGCAATCCCGCGAATACCAAACAAAATAGTAGTCTCTACTAGACTTATTTTGAAAACGCAGGCTAGTGCTTCAAAACCGGATAAATACTCACCATTAACTATGCAATAAGGTTTCCCCCGAACATGTCGTTTAAGTCCACGATCATTAAACAAGGGATTAACTGCAAGTGTACCAGCGGCACAGGCCAAGGTGCGACACGGGTCAACCATGTGGGGCTGACACCATTTCTCTAGGTCGATATCCTCGTCAGATGTAGTCTTGATTAGGGCATAAGCATCTCGAAACAAATCCCAGTCAATGTCCTCAGTATCGCGATAATCTTTCATGTCAAATATCCTTTAAACAATATTTAGATTCAAATCTCTGATACGTAAGTTTACCAGTTGCTTGTTCACCTCGGATACTAAATCTTTGACCCTTGATTCCGGAGTAAACAATTTTTCGTCAATCGGGACTTGAAGTTCGCGCTCTACGGTAAGAGCTAGGTCCAGAATATGGAGAGCATCCAAACCCAAACTCTTGAATGTAGAATCCAGTGTGGCTGCGGAAACACCGAATGCTATGCCAGCCACGGTGTCAAACACGTAGGCTGCAAGTTCTTGATTGGTCATGACCATTCCTTAGTCATTATTACGCTGGGGTTTCTTCCCCACCCGTTATAACAGTCTTCAATAATTGCTGTTTTTACGTCGATCCACGCTTTCGACCAGTCCCAAGCAATACCATAAGCTTTAACTGTGTCTCCGGTGTAGAAGCCGGAAGTCACCACACCAGTTATGTCCAAAGAGTAGTCATAATTCTCGGGACACAAATTAGAAAAACGCAGGACCTCGATTTCTGAATAGTTGGTCTCTGACGGATTAGAGTACACATAAACTAAAGAAAACGAGTTGACTCCATTTTCAGTAGTCTTTATGAGATGAACATCGGTGTACTGAATTGATAACATGATCAGTCTTTGTCCTTACCTTCAATCAGTTTGAAATTCAGATCCGGATCGTCAACTAAATTCTTGATTGCTGCAGATACCCGTCCAGCTTTCTCAAAAGGAATGGTAATACCGTTACGACCTATTTTCCAGTCATCCGGTTCTTTCTTAGTCTTGTAGATTTGGCGGATTGAAATACGCTTGGATCCATCTTCGAATTTGATGGCCTCGATTCTGAGTCCCGAACTCGGCGTTATTGCAAGTATTTTTGCCATGGTTGTTTTCTCTATTTCTAATTTTGAACTAAACCCGATAGAACTCAGCTAAAGGTTTACCTACGAGTTAGGAGGTCTTTGCTCCTTAACTTTTAAGGCTCCCGGTCCCGCGTACTCGGCGCGGCCGGGTAGAGACTCCCAAGAGTTACCGTTCCTGATGGGCTCATACTCGCTCCAGTACCAGCTATCCTGGTCGTACTGGAATAGCCATTCAGCCCAATTCGGGGCATTAGTCCAACTTGGTTTGTCCATAAAATTCTCCGTAACGTTGAGGCTATGCTCAGACCAGGATATGGTTGTTATATCTATGTCGCAAGTAGGCTTCGCGACCGAAGGTCTCCATAGGTGCCCGCTGTTTTACTAAAGATTCATCAATCAGCACATAACAGGAGTCAATGACAGCCGTGCTTGGAATGGAAAATCCGTTAGAAGCCTTCAACCCGATGTTCCATACTAAGGCTTGATCGCCATAAGTGTCAAATCCTAATTTGGTGTGAGCATAAATAGGCTGGGCCTCGGGTGCGGATGAGGGAAACCTAAAATCTTGTTGGTGCTTAGGCACCTTCAACACACGTTCTGTTTCTACTACCTTGATGTAGTTAAGGTGCTTGATTACCGGATACGGCAGACTATAGTGATGGACAATAGCCGGAACTCCGGATCCATCTAGTATCATCACGTGCTGTTCGTTACTCAATAGTTGCACGACTTCGGAAGTGTGTGAAATCATAGCTGTCTAGTTATTGATGAACTTCATTGCTCGCATACGGGCATGCATAGCTTGGCGGAAAACATTTGGGCTTACATCATCCCCGTAAGTTGGCCATTGACAACCGAGAAAGAAATGAGCAAAAGCATCTAGTAAGCAATCTACAGTCTCTGTATCTTCTCCGTAATAAGCTAGTTTGATTCGTGCATGAGGATATAAGCTTATAATACCTCGCATCTGGACTTCCGTCAGATTAAGTCCTACATTTTCCTGGAAAGTCTCGGATGCAAAAACAATATCAGCAGTACTTAATTCTACATTACGATTGTCGAATAAGAAACTATTGATATTCCGGGTTATGTTGAGGAGAACACTAATCTCTTCCTCAGCCTCGTATAAAACTTGGTCAACCGGAATATCAAACATGATCTTGTTCCTTATTTACGTTGTGTATTAACTAAGCAGACAGCTAAAACTAATGATGACTAGTTTGATTTCAAGCCTCAATCAACAGCTTCAGTAAGGTATCGCGCTCCCAGAGCCAATGAGATTCAGCTGAATTGGCTGACAGTGCTAACTCTGCTGATGACCATACTGCTGACCAGTAGGCTGAAAGTGCTGATGACCATACTGCTGAACCTGTTACTGACCAGTAGGCTGCTGACAGTGCTGAATCTGCTGCTGACCGGACGATATCGAAAGAACCTGCTGCCCGTGCTGAATGTGCTGCTTCTTTACGCTGGTCCTCCGTAGCTGTTCCCTCAATCTTTGCCCTGCAATAGTTGATAATCAACTGGAGGGCATCTAGACACTGGACAGCGTAGTCCTCTTTGTTATCTTTTAAGGCCTCCAGCTGCCGTTCGTGACGGGCAACTGCTAATTTCCATTGGACAGGCTCCAAATCCTTCCCTATGGGGATTGCCTCCAATAAGTCAGTACCAAATTGAGGAGCCTCTATAGCTGGCAAGCCTTCAAAAATAGAGTCAGCCAAATGTGCTAGCCATTGAGGCCTGATTTGTTTGG